ACACTCATACTTATCATATAGTGTAATATATAAAAAAATGTTTATATTTATTATGTTAATAATTTGATAATAATTATTTTACAGACAAAGCATTTTTTTTAGTTGTGTTTCGTTTGTTTTTTTTTGATAACGATAATTCGCCTATAATCGATATATGTTCATCATTTAATTTATATCGAATACCAATTACCTTTGCTACAATTACATCATTTTCCTTTACTTGGTTAAATTGTTCATTTTTAATATTATGTTCTCTTGCTATAAACATTACTATTGGATTTTCATCTTCTTTATAATATACAGCTCGAATACCGGCTCTAGTGACATTTTTAACTACACATTTAATTTTCATATTCTCAACAGGATGGCATATTAAACACTCAAATGATACATCAAATATTATTTTATTACCTTCTATAACACCAGAACTGTGTGTAATAATACTAATAGAATTTTTTTTAATATATCCTTCTTTACTACATTTACCTTCATATTCTTCCTTCAATCTAACTAAAATGTGTTCTTTTAAATAATTATCAACATGCTTAAATTCTACATAAACTTTCCTAACCAATATAGATTTTGTATAAATGGACCCCTTTTTCGTATTTTTTGTAGATTTCATTATATAGTATCAATATAAATTTTTATATTTTTACTATAATATTATTATTAAATCAATTTTATACCAAAAATAAGGTATTGCCTTCCTTATCTTGCTTATTTTTATCTATTTTTGGTAAAAGAGAAACATCATATAAAAATCCTTCTAACAAGTTATAATTGTATTTTTCATTATGTTTATATGTCAAGTAGTAAGAATATAATGTAATAGCAATACACATATTTTTCAAACTAGTAATTTTTGTATTTGCCTCTTTTTTGTTTAATTTTTCCTTAATATTGTTTTCTAATGTCTTCATTTTGCTTAGAATAGTTTTTTTATTTTGACCTATACTACATTGTTTTCCACTACTGTTTGTTTTTAGTCCTAATTCTTTTATTTTACTTACAATTCGATCTCTGAATATATCATAAAAATGTATGGTTTTTTCTTTTGCGTCTTTCAATAACCATTTATCTTGCCAATTAGTAACCTTAAATGTTTCTATTAGTTTTTTAGTTAACATAGACATTCGTTTAACATCTTCTAACCATACATTATTATCTTGTTCTACAAAAAAGTTATATTTTCTAATACTTGCCTTTTCGTTTGGCAAAGCAATTACTTTACTATTTTCTACTTTACCTATGTAGTATTTATCAAAATAATCGGTTAATATCTTTTTAATTTTTTTATCTTCTACTTGATTGTAATTTAATAAAATTCGCTTTTTTGAAATATATGGTAATTCTTCTATTAAATGATGAATAGTATATACTGACAATAATTCAATATCAATACCAATATTTTTGTGAATTGCTTGTATTACAGAATTGTATTTCTTTATTTCTAACTTATTTGGAGTATTTAATACTTTAATTTTACCATTTAAATAATTGTAATTAGAAATTATACTGTCCAATATAGAATTATCATTTGTTTTTTTATTGTAAATAGCTTTTGGAATGTTTAAACTAATTTTACTATTTTCAAATTCAATAGGTGTTTTTCTTTGTATCAAAGAGATGTTTTTATTATATAATTCTAATGGTTGGAACATGTAATATTCTCCAATATTCACTAATTTACCAGGGCGATTTAACATATCTTTTAAATATTCGTTTTTGTTATTCAACAAAATATCCAAGGCAATATAAATTTCTTCATCTGAATATTTTTTGTACTGGTTTATAAGTAAAAATAATTGTTTTTTATGAAAAATATAACCATTTGAAAATATAAATTTTATCTTTTTTAATAAAATATCTAAATTTAAAATGATAAAGTAATCATTGTAAGTAGAAGTATCAACTTCTGTATCCTTAAAACTAGGGTCTTTATTTAAATTACAAGTATAATTACATTTACCTACTTCACAAGCAAAACTGTAATCCTTTGCTCTTACATTAAAATCGGAAATGGTTATACCACTAGAAAGGTTGATTTTAACATTTTTATCATATCCTACTAATTGATTTTTATTTAATACACAATCTAAAGCATTTTCTTTTAATATTTGTGAAATTTCATTAATTTTCATCGCTTTTTGTTCAGCCAGTCGATACATATATAAATCAATCGCTTCTACATCATTTTTATCGTTCAATTGTGTTCCATATAAAAATATTTCAACATTTCTTTCACTAAAGGGTAACATGCAATGGCTTAAATTTCTAACACCGCGACCAATTATTTGATTTGTTCTATTTAAGTTATACCATGGTTCCATTAAATGCATTTGTCGAATATTTTTAAAATCAAGACCCTCAGATCCAGCCTTAGAAATTATAACAACTTTTACCATTTCTCCATATTTATTGTTTTCATTTGTTGCATTTTTTAATTCGATTTTATTATTGGGAGAGATAGTTGGATCGCCTGTAATCATTGCGTAAGTTCCAAAAAAGGCTTTATTGCGATTATTCATAAATTTAAAACGCTTCTTAGGTGGTGTTTTAAATAAATTTTTTTTAGTTGATCGAATTAACCCTAATTCTTCCAATGCAAGAGCAATTGGAACACACCCACCTTCAATGAATTGAGAATAAATCATTACAACTCCTGTTGATTTTTTAATTTCATTGATTATGTTGTGTATTTTACGACTATATGTTTTAATTTTTTCCTCTGAAAATATACGACCATAATTATCAATAGTAGATTGTTTATACTCGTATCCTCTTTTGTTATCGTCTCGTTTCATTAATCTTAATAAACCTTCTCTTCCGTACATTTTATCAATAACACCAGGACTTGTTGTTTTTTTATCATCTATTAACGCTTTATTTGGATAAACCATGTTTAAAAGTTGAAGTGGACCATCGATAATAGTATATTGAACACCTTTGTTTTTTTTATTTAGTATTGGATTATCTTTCTTTAATCGTTTTATCAATAAATTATACGCTTTTTCTTGTATAGTTCCAGATATATTATTAATAAATAAATCAAGATACTGAATAGGTATGTCTATTTTTAATCCATTTATTTGACTTGTTGGATAATTCCATGTATTACTTTTAGTTAATAATTGTAACGATTCGCTACGATTCGCTACTTCTGGCATAATATGAAATGGAAATGAAAATGGATTATTTCCCTTTACATAACTAAAATATCCCGTACTTTTTTTAATTAGTGTTTCTTTTCCTATTTCTCTCCCATTTTTATCAACTTTTAGGTCACCATATTTATCAAATATATCTTTTTCTTTTAACATGTATCTTCCATCATTTAGATTCATCAAATTCAATAACCATATTATTTCCTTGTGATCATTGTACATTGGTGTTGCTGTTAATAAAATTAACTTAGTATCCTTAGCATATTTTACTAAATTTAAAAAATGTTCAGATGTTCGTTTCATTTTATCTCCAGTTCTAATATTGTGTACTTCATCGATTACAATAACACGATTCGAAAATTCCTTTTCGATAATATCTATTTTATTTTTGTCTTTTAACTCTTTATCAGTAAGAGATATATTTGCTTTTTTAATAATAGATGTTATATAGTTTGAGAATTCTAAATAACCCATAAACTGATACCAATTTTTTATAATTTTATTTATCTGCTTAACGACCTTTTCGCGAGAAACATTTTTTGTAAACATTGGATTTACTTCTTCAATAAATTTGTTTCCAGTACAGGATTTAATATTCCAATAACCATCTACTAATTTCAACTTTCTTTCATCAAATAGTTGTAATTTGTAATTTTCTTGTACCACTGGACTAGCAATAACTATTATTTTTTTTGTATGACCCATTAACTTCATATATTTTCTAGTTTCTTCTGTAATTGAAATAGAAGAACATGTTTTTCCTGTCCCTAATCCATGATACAATAATAAACTATTATATGGAGTTTCAAATGATAAAAAGTTTCTAACAAATTGTTGATGATTACTAAGTTCAAAATCTTTAACATTACATAAATCGTCTGATATTTTTGTAATATTTTTATAATCTTCTTTTGTGTAACCCTTTATTTTCGTATTTTGAAACTCTTTTTTTAATGTTATTTTTTTATTGAAATCAGATGACTCAATATGTGGGTATAAATTTTGCTCCATATTAATATATATAAATATAAGATTAAACTATTATTAAACAAAAATATATCAAATAAATATTATGCCAAATTATAACTTTTTACTAATGTATTAATCTTTTCTAGAATTTGACGAAGTTCATCATTATATGGGCGAATATGTTTTAATGCTTTTTCATATGTTAACCATTTCATATTGCTAACTTCTGTTTTTTGAAAATTATTACTATTGTCAATATTTTTCATATAAGCTAAATAATATTTGTGCTTATATGTTTTATAATTTGAACCCATAAAAGTTTCTTCATATGGTATTACATTTAATATCATATCCAATTTATTACTTGATATTCCAGTTTCTTCTTGGAATTCTCGTTGACTACATTCAACATCTGTTTCAAAATATTCACGCCTTCCTTTTGGAAACCCCCATTCGGGTTCTGTCCAACTAGTATTACTTTTTTCAATTAATTCTTTTAGATTGAAATACTCTGTATTGTGTACATTAACACCTTCTTTTATATGATTAAATTTAGATCTGGATGTCTTTCCTTCAGTTGAATATTTTGTATTAATAAAATCACCCCACAAATCATACCATAACTCATCAAATGATTTATTTAATAAACTATTTTTTTCTTGTATAGTCATTTCATTTATCAAATTAATTATATAAGATTTATAATACATAGGATATTTTCCTCGCATAAATTCAACAAATCCTAATGTATCTTTTCTACAAATCAATAAATATTCCAATTTATTATTTTTTTTTCGAAAACATATTATACCCGAACTAGTTATGGGTTTTTTACATGATCTAAAGTGATGTCCAGACTTTCCGCAATTAGTACAAAATAAATTTTTAGTATTATTCATTAGTTTATATGTTTAGAATGGTTTATTTTTATATCATTTCCTATATAAATGAGTTTAAATAAAGAAGTCTGGCTACCTCATGTAAAGTTTTTTATGATGACAATGGCTTTAAATTATCCAAAACATCCTAATGATGTAAGTAAAAAAAAATATTATGATTTTATTCAAAACTTGCCACTATTTATACCAATGAGTCCATTTGGTAATAATTTTATTAAAACATTAGACAACTATCCAGTAACCCCTTATTTGGAATCGAGACTTTCATTTATGAAATGGGTACATTATATATTTAATAAAATACAGAAAGAACATAATATGGAAACTGAAAATTTTCAAACTAGTTTAGAGAAGTATTATGATCATTATAAGCCAACTAAAGAGCAAGATAAAGATTATTATAATTTGAAAAGAAAGGTTATTCAAATGTCTGTTGTATTAATAATTATGGGTGTTGCCGGTTATTTATATAATAAATGATTTAAATAGATTATATTTAATTTAATAATCATGATTTACAGAAGAATCTATTTTTTTATTGCTTATTTAATTGTATTAGCTATTTCAACATTTATATTTTTATTATCTATTGCCATTATTTTAACAGAAATGCGTATATTACATTTAAAATCAGGTCATTAACCTTTAAAAAGTATATTTGAATAAAATATCATTATGTATATAATGGGAATAGACAAATGGATTTTTATAATAACTATTTTATTAATATTTGATACATATCATGATGGTCAATATTCCAAATGGTTTTTATCTAAAAAAAAATATTTTAAAATAGCAACCATCGGATTTGTTGGGTTAAGTTTGTATGTTTTTATAAAAAAATATCCTGTTTCATCTAAAAAATTATTATACCATGGTTCAAATATTGTGAGGTATTTACCAATTGATCCTAATACACGCGATATGATCACGCCAATTTTTGATTTAACAAATTCAAATAAAATAATAGAAAATTTAACAAGTAGTCCACAAACAAAACGAATGATGAATTCAGGATTTGGTAGCACTAAACGAAGTGTTAGTGAAACAAAGAAAAAGTATGTAGCAGCACAGCAAGGATGGAAATGTGGTTATTGTGATGAACAATTAGATGAAACATTTGAAGTAGACCATAAGGTAGATTTACAATATGGCGGTTCAAATCATGTAAGTAATTTAGCAGCCGTATGCAGAAGATGTCATGCAAAAAAAGGTATGATGAATCGTCTTTAATTATTATTTAAATAGATGTTTGTTTTATAGATTATTTAATATAAATAATATATAAAATATAGTATATTTATGGATAAATTAAAAAAAGATAGTAAAACAGAATATGAGTTAAAAATACAAAAAAAGAAGGAAGAAAGAACTATTATAACTGTAATACTTTCTAGTATCAGTGCTATTATAGTGATGGTCCTCGCTCTAAACAAGACATTAAGAGATAAAGTAAAAGTATGGAGTTATGATAAATGGTTATCATTGAGTAGTTTTGTTAGTAATTGGTGGGGATGGGTAACTGGTAATATACATGAACAAAATGATGTTAATGATGTAATAAAAAAATCTAAAATTCTAAAATTTTTAAATCAATATCTTCATTTTCGAGATAGTATCAATAATAAGCATCTCTTAAGCTCTATTATGTTTATATTAGGTTCAGGTATCGCAATTGGATTGACAATTGTATTTTTAACAGCAATTAATTTACCTTATACAAAGGGAAATGCGGTGTGGGGAATTGTTTTGTCTATATTGGCAAGTATTATAGCTGGATTTTTTTATATACGAGTTAAAAATAAAGAAGGTTTTTTTAAAAATGATGCGTTTAGTTTATGGCCACAATTAATAAATATAAAAAATATTTTGTATGATAATCGTCTTAAAATAGCAAGTATTGTAATGGTAATACTTGGATTAACAATAGCAGCTGGTGTAACACTTCAGTCTGAAAAAAGCGCAATTATGGGTATGAGTACATTAGGTGTTATCACTGGTATTATTGGTATGTTTATTGTTTATACTTTAATTATTAATTCATCATTTTTTGAAAAAATAAAACAATTCAAACCTTTTTTACTATTATTTAATTTAATATTTATAATTCCTTGTCTGATATCAATAGCACTAAGTTGGATTACTGATCAAGTAAGAAATACTCCTAGTTTTGTTTATACTGTATTATTAATTGAATTAGTAATTATTTTATTGTATTTTGTAATCCCATCGGCAGATCGTAGATTTTACTTTAGTTTAACCAATAAAAAGAGTAATTCAGATGAATTAAATAAAATAATAAAAATGAATAAACAAACAAAAGATAATCTACAAAAACAAATATTTAAAATTAAAAAGAATTTTTTTATAAAATCAAATAACGAAAATGTTATAAATATGAATAAAAAAGGTGTAGAAGATACATGGATTGATTTAATATCATTATTTAATAATAAAGAATTGCTTAAAAATAGATTAATCGAATTGGGGTTTTGTTATAAAGGACAAGATACAGATAGTTGTGAAGAATTATTAAAAGAAAGAATTGACTATTTAGAAGATTATAAAGAAAAAATAGTTAAAATGGAACAACAAATAGCAGGACTTAAGACAGAAATATCACCAAATGAACAGTTGGTTGAAACTGCTGAAGAAGATTTGGATGAAAATACTATGAAATCTGTTAAAGACGCTATTGTTTTACAAATGAAACCAGTATCTCTTAAAAATATTACAACTCCTACATCAGTAGATAGAATTAACATATTTACAAATGTCGCCAATCAAACAAATTATTCTTATGGATTATCATTTTGGGTATTTATACATCCTCAATCCGGTAGCATAAAACAATGTAATAATATTATTGATTTTGATGGACGACCTAAGGTAATGTATTGTCCAACTTACAATAAAATACCCAATGGCGATATAGTAAAATATGTAAAAGATGGAAATATAATACGAGCAAAGGTGATTAAATCTAAATTGGTCTCTAATGAATATGTTGTTTATACATTGAAAAATACAATAACTGGAAAATTATACAAAGATGTTCATCATTCGCAAATAAAGTATAACTATCCATATAGTGTATTAAAATTTGTATTAGGATCTTCTGAAGAAACACAACAGGAATATGCTTTACCAAACTTAAAAATGCAGAAATGGAATAATATTGTTATAAACTATGTTGATGGTATCTATGATTTATTTGTAAATGGAGAAATGGTAAATAGTTTCCAAGGTGGAATGGAAGAATTTAAATATAATAATATAACTATTGGTGAGGATAATGGTATTAGTGGAGGAATAGCAAATATTGTTTACTATAAAAATTATTTAACAAAAAATAAAATTATTGCTAATTACAATTCATTAAAACATAAAAGTCCTCCAATAATATCAAATTTATTAAAAGTATAATAATCATATTATAATTTTCTAACTAATAATTATACTATGGACTTCAAAAGAATATTATTTGGAGCAGTTATTGTTATAATAATATACATTTTTTACAATTCTGTTTTTGCTGATAAAAGTAAAAATGATTTAGTAACTATGCATAATGGTATTAAAAACGAATTAAGTATTAATTCTGAAAAATTATCGGTAAGTAAAAGTGTTGATTATACATATGCTTTTTGGATTTATGTAAATGATTACAATAAATTCTATGGTGAAGAAAAAGTATTGATAAAGCGTTCTGATAGCTCTCTTAAAAACAGTAAAAATCAAGATATTGTATTTCCAAAAATAAGTTTAGGAGAAAATCAAAATGATATGCATTTTAAAGTATCAATCGGAAATAAGGGTGATGTAATTGATGATATTACTTTAAATAACATTCCTCTACAAAAATGGAATCATATTATTATGACTAAATCAGGAAACACTATTGATATTTACATGGATGGTAAATTAGTTAAAACACATATTTTATCTGGAAATGCTTATAGTGTTCAAGATGAGGATATAATTATAACCCCAAGAGAATCTGGATCATCTGAATATGGATTTGCTGGTTATTTATCAAAAGTAAATTACTATCCTGTAGCAATGAATACCAGAGAAGCATATCAACTTTACAAAGAAGGATATGGATCTGGACTATTAGGAGATTTTTTCAATCGATTTAAGTTAAAATTTGCTTTCTTACAAGACAATCAGGAAAAAAGTAGTATTATTTTATAATTTTAATTTTATTAAGAAATTTACATTTTAAATATGTTAATTTCTTATAATACTATATATAAAATGTCATATGAAGCACCAGCAAATCCAATACAAAATATAGCCAATATAAATCCAATTGAAAAAGCACAGGATGTAGCAAAAAACACACAAGAAGCTTTTACATCAGCAGCAAGTAACATAAAGCAGACTACGAGCGAACTTTTCGACACATTTAGGAACAATCGCTATGTTTCTGGAACTGCTGATTTTTTAGAATCTAATTCAGCTATAGCTAAGATAGCATTCTTATTACTTGTATTAATTGCTTTTACATTTGTACTACGATTGGCAACAAACTTAATTCAAACTTATTTCGCTCCTTCTCCAAATCCAATATTGATTAATGGATTGAAACGAGGAAATCAACCTAAAATTATTAGTCAACATCCAAAGGATAATGGTTCTGTCACAATAATGCGTTCTAAAAATGAATCTGGAGGTATTGAATTTACATGGAATTTATGGTTATTTATTGAATCAGTTGATATGAATGGAAAGTATCAACATATTTTTCATAAAGGAGATTCTAAAATAGGTGGTGATATGATTAGTCAAATTAATAACGGACCTGGATTGTATATTAAAAAGAATGATAGTAATAATGGAGCAGAATTAAGAGTTGTTATGAGTTCATTTGAAAATCCTAAGGCTGCTGATATTAGTATCCCAAATATTCCATTGCAAAAATGGATAAATGTAACTATTCGCGCTAAACATAAAAATTTAGATATTTATGTTAACAATAACATTGTTCATAGACACATATTTGAAGGATCTCCTCCAAAACAAAACTATGGTAATGTATATGTTGGTCAACAAAGTGGGTTTGATGGTTTAATATCTAATCTTCGTTATTTCAATCGAGCACTTACCGGTGTTGAAGTAGCAAATATTGTAAAGAAGGGTGCTAATCTTAAAGCAGCGGATGGTGATTCAATGTCTATTAATCCACCATACTTATCAATGAGATGGTATTTACCACAAGAGTAAAGGAATCATTAAACTTATATGTATTTGTTTAAATGAGTTATATTTTATTTAAAATAATAACTCCATTTAGTAAATTAATTAACTTACATGTCAATTAATTCTATATTTATAAATGAATCGATAAATAATAAAAAATCAATTAAAAATCTCGAGCGAAAAGTTGACAATTTGAATATATCATTAAATGAAATAGATAAGAAAATAGATATAATAATAAATATATTAAACAATAATGTCAATAATAAATTTAATAGAATGGAAGAACATATAGATTTTATTAAAAATGTATATGATAATATTACAGATACTTCAAATTATTCACTAGAAGGTTTTGAAAGTGATGAAAAAGAAGATTTTGTTCCAGAGGAAGTTCAAGATGATAAATATAATGATGTAAAATATAAAAAAAACTATGTAGAAGTTTAATTATCGCAAATATGGATTAATACACATTTGCATTGTTGGGAATACTTTATTTGATTCACAAACATCTGTTTTTGCTATTTCTACACATTGTCTATTACCATTTTCACTACCGATATAACAGTAAGCAGATTTTTTAGATTTTACACTATTGGCAGTAGACGCATTTACAGTTCTACTACCATTAACTGGAATATTTTTTTCTGGTTGATTTAAGCGTTTTCTAATTTGTTGTTCTGGAACATTAATTAATTGAGAAATGCTTCCTTGTGCTACATCAAGAGCAACTTTTCCACCTATATTGGTAGTTGCTAGTGTTTTTTTAGTTCCTTCAGCTCCTTTTAATAATGATACACCTAAATACTTTCCAAATATATCAGTTCCTTCTGATAGGTAAGTAAAAACATTTAATCCCATCAATGCTAAAAACAACACAGCAAATATTATTTTAATATAAAACCAAACACTTTTATTTGAAACTTCAGAAACTAATTTATTTGTTGGTGATGACAAAGATGGTGTAATAACATCACTAATATTATTTTCCATATACAAATAGGTCATATAAAATAAATAAAGTTGTAACAAATATAGTTATATTCATTCTATATTTGTTATTGAAAATATCTAGTTATTAGATTTAGCATCCACATTTATTGTCGGCACGGTTAATGATTAGACGCATGGTGTATGGACTTTTACCAACACGGGTTGGGACACCAGATTTCATGTTACCACCAGTGGTACCATCATCTGCACGTTTAGCACTGTAATATCTTGGTCTGTAGGAAGGCATTATATACTAAATAAATATTATTTTTTATGAACGCGGTATTAAATTGGTTAAACTGTTCATTTTTTCCAATCTCTCAATTGTTTTTTCTAAATTACCAGAGTTATAACTATTGTTAAATAAATAGTCCGTTTTGGGTGTTATTTCATTTACTTTAATTTGTTTGTATATAACATTTATCTTTTTCTTTATTTTTTCTATTAGTTCTGAATTATTTATTATTTTTACAGAATTATCTACATATTCTGTTAATAACGCAATACTATAAAACATTAAATATTTTCTTTTTTTTTTAACACCTGGTAAATATTTTAAACAAAATAATGAATTAATAGCTGATACTATTTTGTACATTCCTTTGCTTTTTTCTTTTGCTTTTTTTAAAATCAAATCCCATATTATCCAAACTATATCTTTTTGAAATTGGTTAGCAACATTATATGCTCTTCTAGTTCCATAAAACACCAATTTGTTTTCTCGTTTTGACAATGCTTCAAATCCAAGTATCCATTCTATCCAATATATACACTTTGTCATATTTTTAACATTACTACTTAGATTATATGCTAATTCATTAACTGCTATAAATAATTCTTTGGGATCTTCTTTATGAACACTACTCTGTCCATATTCTAAACTATCTGCCTCTAATTTATATGAAATACGCAATATATTATATTCTTCAACTGGTATTTTTGGAACATCAAATGAGTTCTTTTTTCTAGATAAACATAATACACATACTATTTCAGCGAACATTTCTCGTATTTTTTGATTATTACGCATTTTAATTTCATTATCGATGTAACCATTATTTAGCATATCTCTAAAAAAATTAAGTCTTAATTCTAAATAAATAGAAATTTTAGGATTTCCAATATGAATATGTTTTCCAATTAAAAGTATGATAATTTCCCACAAATCAATAAAATGACCACTACATATAAATTCGGCACTCCAATAACATGCTTCTTCTATTTTATTATACAATATAGAATTTATTAGCTGTCGTTTAACATCACTTTTTTTAAATTGTGAAAATGTTATTCCTGAAAATTCTTTTTGTGTTCTTTTATCATTTATATCATTTTCGTTCATTAATAATTACATTTCATATAAAAAAAATACCAATAATACATATATGGCTAACTCATTTCTTAAATTTTTCAATAAATTATTTAAATCATTACGAAAAGTTCCTAAATTATTTGTTAAGATGCCTTTAATACAAAAAGTATTGGTATTATTAATAGTAGCATTTGTAATAACATCATACATGTTTAATAAAAAGGAAGGATTCGAACAATCTAGTGAGTTTATGGTTAAAAAAGGCAATGATGTATATGACGACTTTTATTGTTCTATTTACGATGATCTTGTATATGATGATCTTAAAAATGATTTTGAAGTAATTAATTTGAAAAAAGTTGGTAAAATCGATGAAAATTCATCACTAATTGATTTAGGTTGTGGAAGAGGACATCATGTAAACTATTATAATGAAAAGGGTATCGATATTACTGGATTGGATATATCTCCAAGTATGGTAAAATTAGCAAAGCAGGAATATCCAGAATGTAATTTTAAAGTAGGCGATATGTTGGATTCTTCCAATTTTCAATATGGAACTTCTAGTCACATTATTTGTTTGTATTTCACAATTTACAGTATAGAAGATAAAGTGAAATTCTTTAAAAATTGTTATGATTGGTTAAAACCGGGTGGTAAACTAATTATTCATTTGGTAAATCGTGATAAATTCGATCCTATTTTAAATGCTGCCAATCCACTTTCTTTAGTAAACGCTCAAAAATATGCTAAATCTCGTTTAACTAAATCTGTAGTTAAATTTAAAGATTTTCTATACAAAGCATCATTTGTTCCAGATAATGAAAACGATATGGCATATTTTTATGAAACATTTAAAGATGACGCAACTAAAAACACAAGAAAAAATGAACATATACTTTACATGGAATCACAGAAAGATATTTTAACAAAAGCAAAAAGCACTGGATTTATTATGCAATCTAAAATAGATATGGTTCATTGTCAATATGAATACCAATATTTGTATGTTCTTCAAAAACCTGAATAATTCGTCTTTTCTTTTAAAATTTATTGATTACTAACATATAATGAATAAATTTATGATAATTAAGTATATGGCGTTGATTATTATTATTTTTTACATTTTTTTTATAATTTATTTTAAACTGCGTTATCCATTTTGGTCAAAACAACCAATATTTTATTATCACGACATTAAAAATATATTTTATCCAAAGGGAATTATAGAAACATCTCTCCCCGATCATATTTATAAAGTAAATAAAAATATCGATTATATAAATGCAAGGAGGTTGACAAATGATCAAATTAAAAATATAAATCTTTTTTTAAAAAATAATTACATGATTGAAAATCATGAACGATATGTTCCTACTAATAATGATGTAATGGATCATTTATTATGTAGAACAATGCCTTCAAGTGTTTCATTGTATTATGATAATTTTTATCATGACTTGATAGGAACAATGACATCTGTTTATAAGACATTAATAAAACGAGATATTGAATTAAAAGTGGGATATGTTGATTACTTATGTGTTGATAAAAAACATCGAGGTAAAAATATTGCTGGAAAAATGATAGAAAATCATTACATAAGGGAGAGATACAAACATAAAACAGCAGTATATATGTTTAAACATGAAGGTGTATCTAGACCATTTGTTCCATTAACTATTTATAATACTTACTTCTATAAACTTGATTTATTTCATAAAATTATACGTACTCAAAATGGCTTAACTAATATATTAGTTAACGATAGTTCGTCGCATTTATTATACGATTTACAAAATTCATTAAAAAAAGATATCGAAGAAAAAAATAATCACTTTTCTTTTAAATGTGTAATAATGGATGATCTAGAACATATAACTTACCTAATTAAAAAACAACACTTACATGTATTTTGTTTGTTAGAAAACAAAACACCATTAGCTTTTTACTTTTTTAAAAATAATTATACTACTTATAATGGTGATAAATCGATTGAATGCTTTTCATGTATCAAATATGTTCCCACTATTGATAACGATAAGTTTTTATTTGGATTTTATCTAGCTATTGACTATTTAAAAACAATAGATAAATATAAAATTTTATTATTAGAAAATATTTCGGACTCACATTACATATTACAAGGTATAAAGCAATCTCCATATCATTATTCCAAATACTATTACTATATGTATAATTATGCCATGAAACCAATTAGTGCAAAACAAATAGCTATTATATAGAATATTCAAACCATTTATCGAGTGTATTTTCCTGCTTTGGCAAAACTATCTACTACAAATATTACAAAAACTCCTAAAAACATATATAAAATAAGTTCTTCTGTTACATTGTTTGTTTTTTCATCTTTATTTTCTTCAAGTAAATGAATCATATAGTTGAGCTTTTTCATCAAGTCATCTTTTGAACCATGAATATTTGGAACATTTGTTGTATTTTCATAATATGGTATATAATTATCGTAATATTGCTTAATCTTTTCATCGGATACATTAATATTATTAAATGCTTCAGGCGATAAAGCACTATCTACATTTTCTTCTACCTTTTCATTTGGGAGAGATGTTAATTCTGGATTAGGTGGAGGATTGAAATCTGCTAAACCTTCATCATCATCTTCATCATCATTTTTATAACTACTCATAGAATTTAGGAATTCCATTGCTTTTTTACTTGGTTTTGTTTTCTTCTTAATAGTTTTATTTTTCCTTTTTCGTGGTTCTTTATCCATATTTTCATTATTAGACATAAATTCAGAAAATCCTAATTGACTTGCCATACTTATAAAAAAAGAAGATTATTTTTTATTTGTTTTTATTTATATATAATGAAAAAATATGCAAATATAGTATTACTAGCAATATTAGCTGCCTTGTTTTACAAAACTCCAGCCTTTTTAATCGATAGTGTTAACGGTTCTGTTGGAAAATTGTCATGGATGGTTATTATTTTTGTTGTATACCAAATGTTAGATAAGGTTAGTGCTGTTATTTTAGCGATAATTATGATTACTCTTTTACATCAAAATATTGAAGGATTTGAAGATAAAAAAGAAGATGATAGTTCAGAAAAACTAAGTGAAATGGAGGAAGAAGAATTAGATGAAGAAATAGATGAAGAAGAAAAACATGATAAAAAATCAAAAAAAAAAGATGAAAAGAAAAAAGAAGAAAAATCAACCAAAAAAGAAGCTGAAGAAGAAACAGAAGAAGTAGAACAAGAAGGGTTTGAACTATTAAGCAAATCAGAAAAAAAATGTGAAACATATGATAAAGAAGGATTTACTGGATTTACTGAACTCCTCAAAAAATTTAAAATACCAGTTACTACTACAAACACTACAGATTTAGATAGAGAACTTAAAATTACATCGGAACGATCAACAATTGATTCTAGTAAAGAATAAGTTGATATGTAATAATCCCTAAATAAATTACACAATAAAATCTTTTAGATAATCTAAAAGATTTTATCAAACTATATTAAACAAGATGATAACAAAAATAAAAGAAAATTTAGCATCACTTAATAATAGTAAATTTTTTGCTGGTTTAGTAATGATAATGCTTAATATTGGTTCAAAATACATTACTATTGAGTTAAGTAAAACACAAGAAGAATATTTAAAAAACCATGTAGCAAGACAAATACTTATATTTTCGATATCTTGGATGGGAACTCGTGATATTTTAATGTCTCTGGCACTTACAGCTATTTTTATTGTAATGACTGAATTTTTATTTAATGAAAATAGTCAGTTTTGTGTTATTCCAATGGAGTACAGAAAATACAAAGATGTATTAGATTTAAATGGTGATGGTGTTGTTACACCTGATGAAATAAAGAAGGCAGAAGAGTTACTTAAAAAAGCAAAACAACAGCAAACTGATACTGCAATGTTAAAAACATTAAATAATTTTAAAACACTGGTATAAGGTTTAGATATAATGTATATTATCTCTCCCTTTTATTTTTAATTTATTTAATAATGATTAAATTATATTTTAGTTAAATTATCTAACTAAAATATAACTATGAGTAAATCTGATATATTAAAAAAAGATAATGTAATAACTTTAATAGATAAAACAACCAATGAAAGAAAAAGTGGAATAATTTTAAACACAGTTCGAAAAGGAGAAAAGGAAAGAATTGTTAATAAAAATGCGATTGATCATGAATTTGAAAAACGGTTGTTTATTAATAAATCAACATTATCATATGATGAACTAAACAATGAAAGATTTAAAAACTTATTAAATAATAAAGTTACTCGCGTATTAGCATACAATATCGAAGAAGAAGATGCTATAGATAACTTTCCTGATCTTGATAATATAAATATTACATTATCCCAATCCAGAAATAATAATTCTATTACATACAATGAATTTGTAAAAGAAACTTATCAAAACAAAAAAACTGAATATTGGTATAAAGCAACTATTACAAACAATGACGGGGATAGTATTTTTAGTATAAAATTTGATGATGGAGATGAGATCGATGAAATTTCACCAGAATATATTAGAAAACTTGATGAAGTATATGATACAAATACTGTTAATGTACTCACATCGAATGGTATAAAAACATTAAGAAACCTAAGTCGCGGTGATTACAAAAATATACAAGGTCAACTTGAAGACAATACAATTTATACAATATTAGAATCAAATGATTCTGAAGAAATAGCAAAATTAAAGAAACTTAAGGAAAAATTTGGTAAGATGTCTAAAAAACAAAACAAGAAAACTTTGTATAATTTAAAATGGTACTATAAAACAAACTATTCTGGTTCTCGATACTTTCCACTTAAAATATCAAATGTAGAATTACTTTCTGAAGCAGACAAATATGCTGAAATAGACAAATACACTGAATTAAAAGAAGGTGATATTGTAAAATATAATGATCCTAGTCACCGTAACCATACCTTATTAGCTAAAATAACTGGTATCCGTGAAGATCCTTTAAACAAAAGAAATTATTACGATAGAAAAAAGTATATTTATAACATTAAGTTTGAACCATTTGAAACATATATTGAACCAACTGAATTACAGGAATATCAAGAAAAATATGAAAATATAGTGACAACTATTCCAAATGTAAAACCAGAAAAACTTCTTAAATACAAATATGTTGAAAAAGAATATTATGATGAAGATATCGAAACATTACTTAAAAGTAAAGATAAAATTAACAACTTTAATAATGTTATTACAGAAAACACCCTTCAACAATTAAAAAAAAATACAAAATTCAATCTTGATTTTATTTTGGCAAAATATCAACCTGAATCTGGTGTAAAAGATTTAAACAAATTAATAAAACCAAATACAAAACACATATATACTATATCTCATTCTCCTAAAATAGAAAAAAGACAATCTGGATTGTTTTTTGATATGAAAATAAAAGATAGTGATCGCAAAAGAAAAACTATCGATATTGACATATATGTTGATTTAACATTATATCAATCCAAAGTAATCAACGAAGAAGAATGGAATAAAACACCATTAATTGGTAAATTGGGTACAATTTTAAGTGAACAAATTAAAAATAGTTATGCTGGTATATTAAATTGTCCTAGTAGGTTTGATAAGTTAAAAACAATAGTGTCAACCAAGGGATGGTTTATTAATCCAGATGAACTTGAAACAAATTTAATAAAAAAATCGTTTAATCAAACAAAAAAGGACATTCAAACCTTAAAAAAAGAAATTGATGCTATGGAGAATTCTAAAGATGAAATTTTAAAAGAAATAAAGGAAAATCAAAAAATGGATCAATTACTTGTAGTAGAAAAACAAATAGAATTAGGAAAAAAAGAAGAAGAAATTAAAAAAGCAAATAGACGACTTATTGAACTAGAATCTATTTTAAAACAAAAAGGGGGAAGAAAATCTAGACGAAATAAATATAAACTTAGACATAAGAAAAATAATAAATCAAAAAAAATAAACAAGCGACATCATAAAAATAATAAAACAAAGAAAAAACACTAATATAATAAAATGAATAAGTAACATTTTATTATAATTTAAATAGAATCACAATAATCTTCTTTAAGATCTGTTTGATTTATATTTCCACTTATATCTAATAAATTTTCTAATTGTTTTACTCTATCTTCCAACATTTTGATATGTTCCTCGTCGTGTTTTATTTTATGGTCTAAATTATTTATATTAATACCATAATACCAATTATATACAAATGCGACTCCATTAAATGTTAATTTTGTAGTATGATATGCAAGATCAACTGCTTCATATAATAAAAATCCCAAAACCATTTCTAGTATAGTGTATAAAATATATTTATATTTATAATTATATTTTGTAATAATTTAATTTGTCAATGATTGTTATTGTTAATATCTAATTATATACCCAAATTAACTACATTACGATTAGACTTTTTGCGTTTGCTTTTTACCATCTTATTTTTATTTGATGTTAAATCCGTTGATTGAATTTCTTCTAATTCTTGTAAACTAATTGTACTTCCTTCTTTTTTATCTTCATTGATATTGATGGTTTTGGTTTTCAATCCAGCAAGAATATCTCTTAAATCACCAGGTCCTTTCATTTCAGCTCTAGCACTTCCAAAACTAGAATCCATGTTTTCAGCATCGTTAAAATCAGGGTTTCCTCCTCGAGCAGCATCAATATCTGGTCTAGAAATAGTTACTTTTTTTCTTTGCTTAGGTGGATTTCGCTTCATTTCTTGAGATGGACCAGGCGGTGATCCTCGAGGTGGCATTACAGGTGGAGGTGGCATACTGTTATTATTTCCACCTCTGGCAAAATCAGACATAAAATTTCCAAATCCTGGATTACTTTCTCCCATTGTATTTACTGCTGCTTGTGTAAATTGTTGCATCAATTCAGGATTTTGTCTCATGATATCATCCATACCAGGCATAGACGACTTAAACATTGTATTTGTCATATGAAGCATTAAACCACTTCCACCCAACATAAACAATAATTTTAATTCAGGGGCTACCTTAGTTTTACCACCATACTTTTCATGTAATTCTCCAAACACTTCATCGTATTCATCCATATTTTCATTTACAGCTTCTGACCAACCATCTAATTTTAAATCAAATGGATCAAATTTATTGTTTAAAAACTCTATACCAGATACGAATGCCATCAACATCTTTGATTGAAATTTTTTGCTATTGTCCTTTTCCCTCTCAGATCGAATCATTTCATATTCTCCCTTCATTTCATCCAAATTACTTTCCATAGAATACTTTTTACTTAATGTAATTCCTTTTTTCTCTAATGCTTCCAATTTTCGTAAATAATTAAATTTCTCCTTTAAAAGTTCTTTACCAGTCAACTTAGGCTTTTCTGGTACCCTTACATCTGGATTTACAGGAATATCGGTAAAACTTTTAAAACCATCCGTCGATTGTGTTTTCCCTAAATTTCCCATTAATGATGGGCCTTTAGAAGAGCTACCAAAATCATCAATTGGTGGAGATTCAATATTCAGTTTAATAGGTGCTTCATCACTTAGATTGGATGCAGCATTTAATAGAAAATCTCCTTTACTTACCGACTCTTTTGGTTTTGTATCTCCAATATCAATATCGTCCAAATCATTAATTTCAGACAGCTTAATATCTGATTTAGGTTCGCTAGATTTATTTTGTTTACTAGGATTCATAAGCATTTCCGCACCCGGTCCAAAATTAACCGATTTTTGTCCTCCACTACTAATCGGTTCTACAGTTGGACCTGGCATAACTTCTTCTGATAATTTCAATTCAATACTCATACTTATGATTTATCTAGAACTTTTAATTTTAAGTAATCCGCACTATTATTTAATTAATTTTTATTATCAATTAAATAATATTTTATTTATTTTCTGATAATGTTTTTATAGTTGAAATAAACCACTTGCCCTGTAAATAACAATCGGCCAAATCATCCTTTTTACTATGTTTATTAAAATGATCAAACCATGATGATATTTCACTATATTTATTTAAATCTCCTAATGTATATTGAATACTTGCTTTTTTCCGTTCACTATAACATGTCTTTTTTCCACTACCAATCATTTGATTTAATTTATTAGAAGCATTTACCATTTCAATATCAGTTATACCATTTTCAATAAAATGTTGTGTTATCATACCTTGTAATGTTTTCATTCTTAATGCTAATGGACCTATTTGATTTTCTATGACAACTTTATCTATTTCTTCATAATTAAAAGTATCTGTAAATTTATCCTTTAAAGCAATTCCATAATCTACTAAACTAATTGAACTTGTTTTCTTAATAACCACAGGCATTAAATAATTATTAATTAATTCTTTTTTTATAGCATCTAATAATACTGATTTTGTATGTTTTTTAATAGATGCGTCTATTTCTATATTATACTTTTTAACATACTGTTTCAACTCAGATACAAGTCGTTTATCTATTTTTTTTATATTTAGTTCGTCCGTTGGAATTTTATGACTGCTTTGTTTTGCGTGTGTTTTGCAATAATAAGTTGTATTTTTAAAATATTTTGCTTTTTTATTACATTCCTTCTTATTTTTCGTTAAACATTTACACACATACTTATCTGAATCTGTTAAATTAATTACATTCCAATCAATCAATCTATAATTTATTTTATTAGCACTACACTCCTCTTCTGTATTAATTTCCATTAAACAATATGCTAAATTTTTCATACCAACATCAATACTAACTATTTTCATTGTAATATTATAATTTATTCTTTTAAAATTATAATATAATTAAATACTTAATTGCTAAATTTATTTGCGTGCGCGCTGTCTTAACAATTCTTCTTGAGTAATAATTGATGTAGACATTTTACTTTCTAATTGTTTTCTAGATAAATATAAATTTTTTAGATCAGATTTTTCATTTCCAAAAGGAGTTGTTGTGTCCGATAAACTTTTAAATAAATATTTACCGTGTGCTACTACATCAGAAAAATGTCTAACATTTGAACATTCTTGTGAAGATTCCATATTTTGAGACATAATATCCAATCCATTATTAATTAAATATTGTCTATAATCATAATTATTTTTTATTCCAACACTTTTCTGTAATTCATTGTTAATGTCACAGGCGCTTTCATGTTCTGTATGAACACGCCCATCACTCATCATAGCAGGAAAATCAGAATAAATATTATTTGAACCCTTATAACATGTGCTCCAACTCATTATTAATATATTATAGTATGATATTTTTATTAGTCATATTATAATATTTAATTATTAATTGATATCTTTTTATTGTACCAATAATTCTAAAAGCTCATGTTTCTTTTTTCCTTTAACCTCATATCCTTTTTGTTCACATAATAATCGTAGTTCAACTTTTCCCATTGAAGAATAATCAACTACTTCTTCAGTATCATCTTCTTCTAAATCTTCATCTAAATCATCCATATCATCTAATCCATCTTCTTCTTCGACATTTTCCTTCATTTCATGAAGAACATGTGTAGATGTCAAATCCATTATTTTATTATCTTCTACCTCTTCTTCTTCATCTTCATCTCCTTCTTCTTCTACTAATTCATGTTTTACAGATTCTTCTACATGTTCTTGCATTTCTACATTTGCTTCTTCTTCTTCATCTTCTTCTTCGTCACTACTTTCTTCGTCACTACTTTCTTCATCGGAAACTACTATTTTTTCATAGTTACACTGACCACCTGCCATACGAGTAGATGGTTGAGATAATTGGTCATGTGATTGTATAATTTGTAGCAATGTAGTAACCTTGTTTTCAAGATTATTAATTCTTGATTTTACATATAAATAAATCAAAATAGTAGAACATAATGATAATCCAACTGATAAAATAAAACCTTTGCTAAACATATTTTAATATCAATAAACATATTTAATCATAAATTTTAACGAATTAAATTGTGTTTAATATTTGCTTAGCAGCAGAAATAATAACTTCGGGATAATTTAATTGTTTTAATACAGATATACCTCCACGAATATTGGATATTCCTAAAATCATTTCATAGAAATAAGTTAATTTATCATTATACTGTGTTGTTTTCATATGACAATTTTCTATCGTTTTTTCATTTTTTAACAAATCACATATTTTCATAAAATGTGTCGTTAAAATAAAAGATACATTGTCAAATTTATTAATATATTTTAGATATGAAGTAGCACTAGAAATAGCTTCATATGGATTTGTACCTGAATACAATTCATCAAATACACAAAAATGTCTTTCGTTTGAATGTTTCTTTATTGTGTCTAATATATTTTTACATCTTCTTACTTCTGATTGAAATAAACTGTCTCTACTACAATTGTCTGGAATATTTATGTAACAATGAAAATATTTATAAGGATTTAAAACACCACTATCATAATATCCATAACCAAAACGCTGACTTAACAATATATTTACAATAACTGATTTTAATATTGTAGTTTTTCCAGCAGCATTTGGTCCTGTTATAATTTTATTTTTAACAAAATCTATATTATTTTTAACTGGAGTATCCTTAATGCTTGGATGATAGATAGAATTAAATTTACATTGATTTTTCTTTGTATAAGTTATTTTATGAATTTTATCATTTTTAATATTTTTAACCAAAGATTTTATTATATCAAAATATCCATGAAATCCTAATGAATATGTCATTACATCGTCTACTTCAGTGGAATCATATAATTCGTAAAATGTCTTCATTATTTTACCCGGTTTGGAACAATAACTATAATTCATATGTTCACTTACAAATTCAAATTTTTTATGCAATTCAACCGTTTTTTCTTTATAAGCATTTAATGTTTGCATAAATCGATTTGTTCCCATATATCCATATTCTTTTAATTTACAGTATTTAATTTTGTTATTTAAATAATCATATGACTGTATTGTGTAATTTAAATATTCTTTTGTTAAATATAAATGTTGTTGAATATCAAATTGTGATTTGTAAAACTTATAACATGATAAAAAGTTTTGATATAAATTATAAAAATACATAGAAACAAACATTATACATTGAAGTTTTTGTTGTATTGTTCCATTGTTAAAATTAATGATCATTTTCCCCAATGAGTTATTACTTAATACATATTTCAATCCTTCAAAATAATTAGAAAAAGTCATATGCTGATTATTTGTAATACTTCTCATTAGTAAAAAGGGTAATATAAGAAGTAACACAGGTGTTAATACCTGTAGTAATGGAGACAATAAATTAAGAATTGTAAGCCATGTTAAAAATATAGTAGAGTAATTTAAGTAACTAAATCTCTCAAATTCTAAATATTGATATGTTTCAACAAAATTTTTATTAGATTTTATACTCAACCAAAAATCAGTCATATTATTAACTACATGCTTATCAAACAATATATCTTTTGAATGTTTCAATAACTTTTGAGTATCTTTTAAATACTTAGTATTTGTTGAATATTTACTAGCAAATACTGGTAATATCTCCTTTCCTACTTGCGTGTCCGTTTCTACTAAATTATTATATACACTGTCACTTTCATCATTATCACTATTAACCAATTCTAAATCGCTCTGTATATGTTCTGATATTGTAAATGTTTTTTTACAATATTCAATTGGTTGTTTAAATATTTGATTTAATACTAATTTATAAGATTCACTATCTTTTTTTTCTATTTCATTTGACATAATATTTATAATTAGTAACTATAAATATGATGGTTATACAACGCGATTATTAAATTAAGCAGTATTTAAATGTTCTGTAAAATTAGCAGGCATTTCAATAATTTCTGTATGATAATAATCAGAAAATCTTTTTAGTTTTGTACTATCTTGTTTCGTTTGAAAATTAATAGCAATTCCTTTTCTACCCCATCTACCAGATCGACCAATACGATGTAAATAAGTATGTTCATTTTTTGGAATGTCAAAATTAATAACAATACTTACTTGTTGAACATCTATACCTCTAGCAAATAGATCAGATGTTATCAATACTCTACAAGCTCCTTGTTTAAATTTCATATAATTATCCTTTCTTTCTTGTTCTGACATTTTTCCATGTATCTTTTCAACTGGAAAATTGTCAGTCTTCATTGCTTCGGTTAGGTCATCTACACGATGTGTACTATTACAATATATAATTGCTTGAGAAATTGTAAGACTTTCAAATATATCTTTTATTGTTTCATATTTTTGAACATCATCCATTAAATTAATATAATATTGTGCGATACCTTGTAATGTAAGTTCTTCTGCCTTAACACGGATTTCAGTGGGATTCTGCATGAAACTTTTCGACAATTCTTCTAGTTCTTGAGAATATGTAGCACTAAATAAAGCGATTTGAATATCATTATGGAGATGTCGAAAAATGTTGTACATTTGATCTTTAAATCCAGAAGACAACATTTCATCTGCTTCATCAATTACTAGAAGTTTCATTTTATCAACTTTAAGATACCTTCTTCGTATCATATCGTGAATTCTACCAGGTGTACCAACAACTACATGTGGTTTTATTTCATTTAAATCCGACTTATTTTTATCAACTGATGTTCCTCCAACCAGCAACATTGATCTAATTTTCAAATAATGACCAAGTTGTTTTATTACTTTTGCTGTTTGATCCGCTAGTTCATGTGTTGGTGCTATAATTAGTGCCTGTGTTTCATCTAGTTTTTCATCAATTAGTTGTAGTGTTCCTACTGAAAAAGCACCTGTTTTTCCAGTACCAGATTGCGCTTGAGCAATAATATCTCGATGACGATTATTATTAATATTGTGTATCATTGGATACAATGCTTTTTTTTGAATACTACTTGGTATTTCAAACCCCATAGCATATATACCACGAATTAGTTTTGGTTTTAAACTAAGGTTGTCATCTTCCCATCCATCCATTTCATATAAATCATAATTATTTTTAAGTTTTGATTCGGTTTCAGTTATCATAATACTATTATTTCTTATAATGTTTTTAAGTTTATTTAAGTAAAGACTTATTTCATTTAAGTAGTGAAAATTATTATTATATGTAAAAATATATTAAATACATTAATATTACTAATATAATGCTACAATCATCTTCAATTAATTTTACTAAAAACGAAAACCGGTATGATTTAAATTTTTACAATAGAATTGAAAAAAATGGAAACATAGAAGAAATAAATGAAAATACTATTTTATTAATAAATAATTTGGCAAAACGAGTAGGAGCATCTACTTATCAAAAAACTCCTATTTTTAAAAAAAAACATAAGCATACAAAAAAAAATGATTTGTCTAATTGGAATGAAATAAGAAATTTTAAAGTTACAAAACTAGAAAAAAAACTAGATGACACCAATATTATAATAGACAAGGTTAGAAGTAATCTAAATAAGCTAACAAGGGATAATTATGATGTAATAAAGACAGAGGTCATTGATTTAATCAATAATGATGTTGAGGATAAAGAAATGATGAGAAAAGTAGTTACTTGTATTTTTGATATTGGTAAAACAAACTTTTTTTGGTCTGAGATCTATGCTAAATTGTATAAAGATCTGACTATTAAATATAATTTAAATGATATATATCAGGTAGACATTGATACATATACTCAATTGTTTAAGAATATCAAATATGTCGATCCAGATACAGATTATAATGAATTTTGTATTTGCAATAAAGCAAATGAAGAACGAAAAGCATTTAGTAAATTTCTAACATTTATTATGATAGAAAAACTAATTGATTATAATATTATTAAAAATATTGTAGTAGACCTATTAGAAAAATTTCATGAGTATTTAAATGATAAAAGTAAGATCCATGAACTCGATGAAGTAATTAACAATATAATAATTTTTGCTACTTATGACAATGGAGATTTATGTGAGTTAAAATTAAATGATGTAATTGAAAATATATCAAATATGAACGCTAAAAAATACGAAGGCTTAACACAAAAAACGGTATTTAAATGTTGTGATTTCGTAGATGAACATCTATGATAAACTATTAAAATAATAATATTAAAAACATTTGATAATTTTATGTAATGGACTATAATATTATTGATGGGAATAATTCAAAAGTAAGGAGTGTTTGTTTTGAAGAAATTGAAAAAATTGTTGAAATCGATTATCAAAAATTGTTGGATGAATCTGATAAAGAAAATAATGAATATGAAGAAATGGATGATAATGATTTATTGTGTTTAAAAATGGATTATGAAATCAATTATTTAAAAAAAGATTTACTTCATATAATGAAATATTACGGTTTATCAACACGAAAAAAAAATAAAGAAAATTGTATTGACGACATATTAGAGTTTGAACTACAACCAGAAAATGCGTTTATAGTAGATCATCGAAAAACACTTTGGTTATATCTAGAAGAATTAGAAAACGATGAATACTTGTCACAATTTATTAACATGAATAAGTAATCTATTCATATAATAACTTTTGTATATAGTAATAAATTGATATTAAATTAATATTTATAATTAAAATATTAATTTAAATTATAATGGTAGCCTCAAATATCATACAAAATGTTACATTTAAAGAAGATAAATCTGTAGAAAAACATGATAAAAAAACACTTGTATCTATATTTAGAGTGACTTTATTTGATGTCGATGTAAATATATCGTTGGGTAAAGTAAATACATCATTGTATGATGATATTTATTTTGCTCCAGTATATTTAGTATTGAATGAAAATGTTCAAATTAAAATTGGCGTATATGAATTTCTAGCTGAAGATTATACATCGTTATTAGATGAAGATAATGATTTAAATATTGCTTATATCGAAGGACCACTTTTATTTGACTTTGTTAATCAAGATTATCTACAAGAAATGATGGGAAAGTATGAATTGTTAAACGATATTTCTAGCGATGAATCTGAGTCTGACAATGAAGAAGAAGATGAAGATACTGATAAAATGAAAGAATTTACTTATGAAGAAGACGATGATGTTTATTTGGAATTAGAAGAAACAAAAACAAATGATGATGAAATTGTAAAATCATTTAAAAGTAATACAAATACATCATGGATTGAAGAATTTTATAAAAATAATAATTATAGTATTTTAGACAATGAAGGTGGTGGTGATTGTTTGTTTGCTACGATTCGAGATGGATTAAGAAATAATAATATATCTGTTACTGTTCCTGAAATTAGAAAAATGCTAAGTGAATCTACTACTCAAGAGCAATTCAATACTTATAAAGAAAATTATGATATGATTAGTGGTGAAATAAATGAATTAGAATCAAAAATGATAGAAACAAAAAAACGGCATGGTGAACTTGCTAAGGAATATAAGAAAATAGCAGCAAAAGCCAAACAAGAAAAAGATAGAGATAATAAGTTAATACTAAGAGATAAGGCTTTACAAATTAAATCCGACTTTGAATCTATTAAACCAATATTCCAAAAATATAAGGAAGAAAAAAAGGTTGCTGAAAAAAATTTAGTTGAATTTCAGTTTATGGAAAATATTGAATCACTTGGTGATTTAAAGAAAATGATTAATACTTGTAAATTTTGGGCAGATGCTGCTTCTATAACAAGAATTGAATATGTTATGAATATAAAACTTATTGTTTTAAGTAGTGAATTTTATAAAATGGGATTAAAAGAAAGAGTAGTTACATGTGGAGATTTTACTCTTAAGGAAATAGAAGAAAAAGGTTATTTTAATCCAAAATATTATATTATAGTAGATCACACAGGTGATCATTACAAACTAATTAAGTATAAAAACAAAGGTGCTATGTTGTTTCATGAACTTCCTCACAAATTAAGGGAAGATTTAATAGAACGATGTGCTACTTCACAAGGTAAAACTGTATACAATTATATACCTAAATTTCAAACTTATATGGGTGTTCCAGTTACAATGCCTAATGCTGGTGATAATGTAGAAGAAGAAATCACATCTGATAACGAAGCAGAAATGACTCCATCAGCATCTAAAGAAGATGATCAACCTTTATTTGATGATAGTGTTATATTACAATTTTATAGTAAATCTAGAGATTTGGCACCAGGAAAGGGTAGCGGTGAAAATATCTCTCCCAAATTAGAGAGCGAATTTGTAGAATTAGGTAAAATTAAAAACTGGAGACGACAATTATCTAATTTCCATACAAGGGTTGATAAAGATAAAAAAGTAGTTCCATTGTTTAAGTTAGATGGTTACAATTGGGCTAGTGTTGAACATTATTATCATGCAAATAAATTCAAGAAAAATAATATGGATTATTACAAATTATTTACTATGGAAAGTAAATCTGAAATATCTACTGATCCTATAGCAGCCAAAGGAGCAGGAGGTAAAACAGGTAAAGTTAACAAAAAGAAATTTCGACCTTCTAATATTAAAATGGACGAAGACTTTATGATGAATGGTAAAAATGAAGATGTTATGTATAATGGTCAACTCGCAAAATACAAACAAAATCCTGAATTGAAAAAAATGTTGCTATTAACCAATGATGCTAAGTTAGTTCACTTTTCAAGAGGAGGTTCTATTGTATTTTATGATACAATGAAGGTTAGACAAATGCTTCGAAATGAAGCAACTAAATAAATAGAAAAGAATATAAATAATTAAGTTAAATATAAATTATTTATATTTATAATATAAATGAGTAATAATGAAGAAATTATAGGTATATTGTTAGATAATATAGATAAATTTTATGTTCATAGTAAAAGTAGATCAGTAGAAAAAAAAATAATTGGAAATCTTTTTAATGATTTATATAGATCTTATAAAAAAATTCAAAATATGATAAAATCAAATAAAATACATGTCAATACTATTGTTCCTAATACTCCTTCTGACATTCCAAGTACGGACTTATTGGATAGTCATTTTTGTATTGAAAATCTAAAAGATATAGTCAATCAACAAACAGTAAAAGTTATTGTGTTTAGTTGTAGTATTAAAAATGTCAAAATTAAAATTTATCTTAATGATTTAACTACGTGTCAGGATATTCATAAATATACTATACATCATGTATTTTCTATTATCGATATGTTATTAGGGTATTCCTCTATAAAAAATCTAAAAACTTTAAATATCTTTTTATATTTGACAGATAAAGAAAAAAAATTACCAATGTCTAATATTTGTGTATTAAACAAAGAACATGTTAATTCTGCTGTTACATACAGTTGTAGTAATAATGGGGAAATATTAGTGTTTAGAAAAGAAGAATGGTTGAAATGTTTAATTCATGAATTATTTCATAGTTTGTGTTTGGATTTTATTGACTTGAGAAGTGATATAAATGTTAAAAAATATTTAAATGGGTTATTTTGTATAAAAAGCGACTTTTTACTTAGTGAGAGTTATAATGAATGGTGGGCTACTAATTTAAATTGTTTATTGAACGCTTTCATGATGTTGGAAAAAAAAAGTAATAAAAAAGAATGTTTAAGTTTTTATCATTTGTGTTTACTTACTGAACAAATGTTTTCTATGTTACAAATTACAAAAGTATTAAACCATATGGGGATGGATTATCATATGTTAGTAAATAAAAACATTGACAAATACATAAAAGAAAATTTATACAAGGAAGATACCAATGTATTTTGTTATTACATTATTAAAGGATTATTGTTATTTAATAACAACGAAACTTTTCGTTTTTTTAAAGACAACAATACTTCCTTGTTAAATTTTGATAAGACACCTCAAACTTTAACCAACTTTTTAAAATTAATAGAAGTATATCACGATGATTCTAAAGTTATAAAATTATCAAAGCGTTATCTTGAATTTTACAGAAGTTTGGATAAGTCAGATAAAAGTATAGAAAAATTTGTCAATACAATGCAGATGACTATAAATACTATTTAAATATAGTTCCAATGATTTATTTTATAAAATAATATATACTAATATATATTATATTATGTCTAGCGTATATCGTAAAAATAAAACTAAAACAAGAAAGTCTAAAAACAAAATAAAAAAACCGCGTTTAACTAAAAAAAACACTAGTTATCTTAAAAAATTAAAATTAGATGAAGAATTAAGTAGAAATATAATTAAGGAATCATCCACTAAAACCCCGGTAGTTGCTATGGGACATGGTGTTAAATTACTTTCTAAGTCAAGAAACCAATTGCGTAAAGGTAATATAGGTAATGCTATGGCATCTATATTAACAGCAGTAGCTGTTTTATCCGCAACAGGTCCATTCAATAAACATCCTAATGTAAGTGAATCGCGAATGTCTAGAGATTATCATGGTAGATGGACAGGTGATCCCGATGAACTAATGAAATGGCATATGGACGAACAATTTAATCCTTCTTTGAAAAGTATAAATCGTAAAAAAGGAAAATCAATTAAAAAAAGTGAAAAAAAATCTTTAAAACAAATAAAAAGTGTATCAAAACAAAAAACAAGAAAGAGTCGTATTAAAAAATAAATGTATATAAAATTGAAATAATAGTATTACTTAATATTTTAAGTATATTAAAATCTTACATAATAATGGGAATTAAACTACTAAACCGTTTGATGAAAAAACACGCAAAAAGTGGAGTCGATATTATTCACTTAAAACAATTAACAAACAAAAAAATAGTGATTGATATTAGTATTTACTTATACAAATATAAATCTCAAAATATGCTACTAACAAACATATTTAAACTATGTAGTATCTTAAATCATTATAATATTGATGCTATATTTGTATTTGATGGACGACCTACAAATATTAAAATGGAAACATTAAATCAACGAAGTGAACAAAAATATATTGCGAAGCAGAAATACTATGATATCATTGACAATTATTCTCAAGAATATATCAAAACAAATAAAAATCAACTGTTTGAATTAAAAAAATCATTTACAAGAGTAAAAAAAGATGATATTGAAAATATTAAAAATTTGTTAAAATCATACGGAATGAAATACTGTGAAGCAGTAAATGAAGCCGATCAGATTTGTGGTAAACTTGTTAATACTATTTGTAAAGATGGTTGTTTGTCCGATGATATGGACATGTTTGTTTACAAATCAAAATATGTTTATAGAAATCTTGATATTGTAAATGAAACATGTTTGTGTTATAATTTAGATTTGATTTTACGAAGTTTGGATATGAATTTTGAAGATTTTAAATGGATGTGTATACTATCTCAAAATGATTATAACACCAAAGGTAAAAATGTATTTTACTACTACAAATTGTATAAACAATATAAAGCAAGAAACACTGGTGTTAATACAAATAAAACCTTTATGGAATATGTTATGGTAAATGAGTTCATGAAAGAAAAAGAAATAGAAATGTATAAATCAGTTCATGATATGTATACAATTAAAAATTCATCATTTGATACAACTACAATCCAACAAAATTTCGCTGATGTAAATAAAGTGTATAAATTATTGGAACAAGATAATTTTATATACCCACCATCATTTATAACAGCATGTTAAAATAATATTTATAATAAATTATCATAAATATAATTAATTTTTATTGTGGTTAAATGTTAAATTAAGCAGATTGGGTACTGGTCTTGAAATGAGGTTTCATCCATTTCTGAAGATTGAAGTAAGTAAGACTGTCAGACTTCTTCATTCCCAATAGTTTACGCAACTTAGCATCAGCATTGATGTTACGACGATTTGATGGATCTTGAAGCTTATGACTAAGAATGTACTTTTGTAGTTCTTTAGTTACTTCAGTGCGTGCCATTTCTGTTCCTTCTGCCTTTCCTAGAAAAGCAGCCAATTCAGAACTAATTTGAGCTGGTTTGGTAAATCCACTTGGTTCCTTACTTCCTGCCTTACGCTTCTTCTTACTGGCTTTTTGTGCCTGCTTCAATTCGCGTTCAGATCGCTTGGCAAGTACACGAGCTTGAGTAGTTACAGCAGATAGCTGAGTTCGCAACGAAGACAATTGACTTAGCAAATCAGCAAATTGGTCTGATAGACTTGGTACTTCTACCGTTTCAGGAGTAGCAGCTACAGTCTTTTCTACTGGTGCTGTTGATTTAGCAGCTGCTTTAACAGAAGCAGGAGCTGGAGTGGAGGCTTTGGTTTTCTTTGATACTTTCTTTGGCATCTTATAATCTATTATTATCACTTCTTTTTAAGTTCATTTCATAGAATATATTATTTACTAAATAATTTTATTTTTAAACGAACCATCCAGTTAAAATAAAATAACTTTTTTTAAACAAGGTTGGATTTTCTAAATATCTAATATTGATTTCGTATAGTTCCATTTCGAATAGGTTCATCCATTAGACAACCTATTTCTAAAGTTAGTGAGGGCGATGCTTTATCAAATTCAGCCATTGTTCCATCATGATGTCTAAATTTAAATTTTAGTTTACTGAGAGATTTTATTGGTGGGGTATAATTATGAGAATTACTAGTAATTTCTGAAGAATTAAATGAAATCATATGAAACAATTGATCAGCAACAATTGATGCTTGAAGAACATTTGTTTTTACCAAAGAAAGTTTAGCAAAAGCACTATTGTTTTTAAATACTAAATCATTGTTAAAACTTGCATTTGTATTATCTGAATAAGGTTGAATTTCACTAATATAATTATGTTTGTCTAATTCAACATACATTGTATCATATTTTGTAGTATTTACAGCATGCGGTGATTCACTATATGAGACTGTTGTTTTTGCTGTAGTATGTTGTTTTGATGGTATCAACCATGCGGTTGTTTCATGTTCTAGTGTTAATCCTGTTTTCAATTGAGTGTAACTATCGGCTGTTGCTACATCAAATACAGTTCCCGTATAATCTTGTTTTTCATATCCTAATATACATCCAAGTCCCCAATCCATATAATTTGAAAATTTTGGTTTGTAAATACATTTTAATTCATCATTGTAGGTATGTTTATAAGTAAACAATAATTTAAATTCTCCTTCAGTTACACCAAATAAAATTTTATTTGTTATTTCATTATATTTAACTTTAAATGGTTCAAAATTAAACTGATTGTAAAATGTTCTATTCAATATGTTTTGAATCATATTTGCTAGTTTAACTGGAGTATAATATCCGTCTGGTATTTGTATTGTTTCTGTGACATCACCCGCATGGTGATTAATATCCATTGCTGTCCCAAATGATGGATTGGCATATTGAATTCTTAGTTTTGAATTTTGTTTTCTCTGACTTACATTATGTAGAAAATTAGGCAATGTAATATCTTTTAACTTAATATAACTTACATTTTGAATTGGATAAGGGAGAGATATTTCAAATTCATTATTTTTTGGCCATTTAGATACATCTTTATCCACCCCATGTATTGATATCAATTCTTTATGCATTACATAGTTTTGTCCTGGTTTTATTATTGGATGCATTATTATAAATTTAATATATATTATTTTTAAATTTATATCATTAACTCAATAAAATATCTAATTGTTATATATCATGAGTAAATTTGGATTAGCATTAATAGGATTTACAATAATAAACACTATCGTATCTATTCTTTTTGGATTTAAAATAAATAACGCCTTATTTGGATTTATAATTGGATTTCTAGCAATTATCGGTTTAGTATTTATTGGTAACATTTTTACATTTGCTAAAGAATTAGCAGAAGCCTTTCAAGAAAAATCAGGTGCGTTAAACATCATTAAAAAAACATTTTTTTCAATCTACAATAGTTTCGATATTTTTATCATTATTGGACAGCTTGTATTTTATATGATGATAGTTATGAATTCACCTGCTTTATTTGCTAGCAATGAAGTACCCAAAAATTTTAAAACGAAAAATACTACATTTATTTTATCAATAGCTGCCCAATTAATAATGACCATTGTTAGAGCTATTATGAAAAAACCAATATTTGGAGAAATAACAATATTAATAGGGGTAATTACAGCATTTTTAGTTTATGATATAAAAACAGATATTGAAAAGAAAAAAGTTGACAAATATAGTTATAAATAGAATTTCATAAATTATAAATAATTAGATTAGTTATAATTTATATTTACTTTTAGATCTACTTCATATCTAAAATTATAAAACGAAATGTAAGACCATGCTCTTTATTAGTTAACCACAGTCCAGATATCTTTAATATAATAGTTAGTTTTGAAATTTTACCCATTATCTTATTAGCATCTTTATGAAATAATTTAATGTAGTAATTCATAAGTTGTTCGCGTATAGTATATACTGGATGCTGTGTTAATTGAATATAATTTTTTAATATTTGATGTTCAATGTTTATTAACTCGCGCATAGTTGATTTGTTTTTTTCATTGTATCTAGAAAAATTGCATTTAATTTTGCTATAATACTCTTCTATTTCTAAATCATACAAATTAAATTTAATATATATACCGTTAGTGGAAAACAAACAATTTGAATAATACATTCTATAAAAAAAACTATGTTCTATTACATTGTTTTTAGATTTATCACTTATTATTACATTGTTTATTTCAAATTCTTTGGTTGGAATTGTTAGATACATGTTAACATAATATTTTACATTGTATTTAAATTATTATTATTGAAGATTGTAAATATAAGCAAAAATAGTTTGTTCATGAATTATTTATCAATTTTCTCATCATAAATATTGTTTGTAATTCTTCTATAGTAATTGATTTTTTACAAGACTGCACTACATCCAGCATATTTGAACACTCTTTTAAAGAATTATAGTATTCTTTTTCTTTTTTTAATAAATAAAGCTTCCAAATATTATAAACATTCGGTTGTGATTCTTTTATTTTGTCTAATTCTTTATGTACATTATTATAGTTGATATTATCCATTTTATAATATTTCAAATATATTTTTAAGTTTATGTATTTATTTTAAGTTAAACTTATATTTAGGTTTAAATATAAAACATTATTCATAAATTAATACTACATATGAATAATAAATTTGATGATTATATAAAACAAGTAGAGAATCATGATTTACATGAATATATTACAAAAGACAAAATTATAAATGAACATATTATACTATATGGCCCATCTGGAATAGGTAAATATTCTCAAGCACTTAAATATATAAAAGACTACAGTGCTACAAACTGTAAATATGATAAAAAAATGTCATTTATGTTTCAAAATAAAAAAGAGTATATGTTTAAAGTTAGTGATATTCACTTCGAAATAGATATGGAACTATTAGGTTGTAATTCCAAAGTGTTATTTAATAACTTATTTTATCATATTATTGAAATTATTAGTATGAGACAATCAAAATTTGGAATTATTTTATGTAAAAATTTTCATAAAATACATTCTGAATTATTAGACATATTTTTTACTTATATGCAGTCTCTTATTCACAAAAAAATAAAAATACAGTATATATTACTAACTGATCATATTAGTTTTATTCCAGATAATATACTTTATCGTTGTCAAATAATTAATTTAAGACGACCAACTAAAACTTCATATTTACAATGTGTAAAGTCACATTCTTCTAAAAATAAAAAATACAAAATAAATAAAAATAATTTGGATAATTCATTGTCTCAGGTTTATAATATTAAAAATATAAATAACATTCTATTTAATACCAATAAGTTAAATGAAATTGGTATTGTTCATATAGAAAATGTCATTAAAGCAATTGAGAATGTAAATCAAGTCAATTATTATGAAATAAGAGATTTGTTGTATAACTTACTTATTTTTGATGTTGATATATCCGAATTTTTATTTTATTCTATTAATTATTTTATATGTAAAAAAAAATTAGATGTAACAAAAATGGAACAGCTATTGTATGATATAAATCATTTTTTTTCACAATATAATAATAATTATAGACCTATTTTTCATTTAGAAACAATATTTTATAAATTATGTATAGCAATAAATAAAAATGGAAACTCAAAAAGAATATGTAATCGCTTGTGAAAGATTAAATATTTCACTGAAACGATTAAATAACATAACATCTAAAGAAGAAAAAATAAACTGTATAAAAAAATGTTATTACAAGTTAGCATTAAGACATCATCCAGATAAGGGGGGTGATTCAACAGAGTTTAAAAAAATTAAAGAAGCATATGATTTTATTATTAAACATGAGACGGATAACGAGTCAAATGTTTACATTAAAGAAGATAATGATACATTTGAAGGTATGTTTGTATCATTTGTTGAATCCATTATTAAAAATAGAAAGGGATTTGAACGATTTGATAAATTATTTATAAAAACAACATTGCATTCTATTTTAAAGAAATGCGATGTTTATTCTATTAAGGTATTTTCTCAACTTGATCTTGAAAAATGTAAACAGATATATGATTTTCTCTCCCAACATAAAGATGTATTTTTTTTATCAGACGAACAATTATTAAAGTATAAAGAAATTATTCAAAATAAGATGAAAAACAATAATATTATTTTATTGAATCCATCTATTGACGATATTTTAAGCGATAATATATATAAACTAGAATTAGAAGATGATACTCATTATATCCCACTATGGCACAATGAAATAATAGTAGATGATATGATTATTAAAAATATACCAGATATCTCTAGTAATATATCTATAAATGATAATCACGATATTATAATAAAACAAACTGTTTCAATTGTAGAATTATTTGAAAATGGTAAGTTAGGTATAACAGTGGGAAATAAAAATTACAATGTACATTCAGATCAGGTTAAAATTACAAAAGATATACAATTTATTTTATTTAAAGAACAAGGAAAGTTAATACCCAATTCGAACAATTTATATGAAAATAAAAAAAGAGGAAATGTTATTGTCGAATTAACATTGAGTGTTGTATAAATAAAGAAAATACATAAAAAAATTATATATTTTTATGTATTTTTTTATAATTTTAATTATTTAAAATAATTGTAAATTAATTTTTATTTTTATGATATTTTACTATTTAGTTCTTCTTTCTACGAACAACCTTCTTTTTCTTCTTTGGCTTTTCTTCAACTACTTCTTCCTGCTCTTCCTCTTCTTCATCGCTATCTTTAAACGATGGAGCTGGCATATCATCTTCTTCATCATCATGATTTGTTGTATCATCCTGTGCTTCTTTTTCTGCTAGACTTTTTTCCATTTCTTCATCATCACTATCATCTTCAATGTGACATGTTGCTGTTCCCAACAATCTAGCAGGTGGTCTTACACATGCTTGAACCAATTTCCATGTTACACCACATCTACCACCAGCGAACCATAGACCCTGACAGGCAATCAATCCATTTACATGTGATGCTTTTGGAATACATTCAACTGGATTACTAGTTGCTTCTTCATCTCTTCGTGGTGGCAAATACAATGGCTTTTTATCTTCGTAATTATACAATTCAATATTGAATCGTCCTTCCCAATATGGTAGTTTTACCTTCAATGATGGAGCTCGACTGTAATCTGCTTCATCTGTGTAATTACCATCGCTATCCTTCAACTTAGGATACTTAAGAATTGGATACATTAGATTGTCTACCAATTCACGACTCATCTTACTTTTACCAAACCATTCTTTACTGTATTTAATACAGTCATCCTTGATTTTATTTTCAAATGCTGTCATTGCTTCTTTGAATTTAAGAACTGATGATGTTTCATTTCTAAAATCCAATGCCATATCGTATGTTACTCGTCCACTTTGTTCATCTACACGCTCATTGACACCCCATGTTAGCATTAAAGGAACTTGTAATACAATAGGTTGACCAGATAAATTTAATTGAACGCTCTTACCACCTCTCTTATTATTAAGAGCAGGTTTGTAGGTAACTGCTTCGGCGTTAAATGATTTTGCTTTGGTGATTAGATAACTTACTGAACTCATGATTGCTTATATAGTTTATATCTATCATCTTTTTTTTAAATCAATTTTATAAAATAGTTAAAATCTTGAGAATTAAGTAATTTAATGTTATCACAAATTATATAGGATATAATATTATTAATATACAAATAATATTATAAATACTAACGAACAAAATTAGAGGAATGATGATGATGATGATGATGATTCGCATTATTTCTATGTGTGTTACTATCATTTGAGTCTGATGATACTAATCTTATATTATTATTTTGACTAGGCAACTCAAATGGTTTAATATTATTAGATGGAGGTAATGGAATATCATTATCTGATTGTAATATTTCACCTGGAAAAGTTTTTTTATACCATCTTGTTACAGATCGCTGTGATTCATCTAATATTTGTTTTGTATTTGGGGTGAGAGCATTCGAATTCTTATTTAACTCTTTTTTATGATTTGATGTTGTATTTATATTTAATCTATCTTTTCTAGTTATATATAATTTCTTTGTTGTTACATTTTTCAAATCTTTATCATTACCATTGTCATTAATAGGATTTTCTACATTATCCACATTTTTTTCAAACGGTTTAATCGTTGGTTTGCGTTTTGGAACTTTACAAGATAACTTATCTTGGTGTATTCTACTCTTTCGTTTTTTATAATATATAATACCCATTGCTACTAACATTGTAGAGCAAGTTCCTAATATTACAACAATAACTATAACATTGTCTTTATTTTCCACTGGAGTAACTTGATTTTCGTTTATATTTCTAATAGATCGCAAATTTGTAGATAATGTTTTATTTTCAATTAACGAAATATTTTCTGTAATATTTTTTGTTTTATTTTCAATAAAGGGAGAGATAGTTGTCGTATATAAATGTTGTGTTGTATCTATGTAACTTGAACTTGTTGTTGTTTCAATATGTTCTTGTATTTTATTTATTGTATCTGTTATATTTTTATCATTTGTTAGGTTTGAAATATTGTTAGTTGTATTTTTTATATCATTATATACAATGTTTTTCAAAGTTTCTGATGTTGGTTCAGATGACTTTAAATATGTGTTTTTGTATATGTTATAAGGATCTTCAATACACATAAACATTTCTACTTTATACAACATTTTACCATTTGCGTCTTGTGTAACACCCCACATTTTATTACAATTACTCATTTCAAGACAATTAATTGTACTAAAAATAAATAAAAATATTAAAATACACAAGTTATAATTATTTAAGTTTTTACATAATATATTTTTATATTTATTCATGATAATAATAAATTATTTAATGTATTTAAATATGTTTTTCAATTACTTAACGCGAACTTATAACAATATAATTAAAACATTAATAAAAATAGTATAAACATATATAAAATGTATAAATTAATGATAAATACTAATTTTGAAAATGAAAATAGATGTAATTTAAAAAAAACAAAACTACCATCACCAAAAACATATATACAAAATAATCTATATAAGGAAGTTGTATTTAATAAAAAAAGACATAAAGTAAACAATAACGATTTCAGAATTTTAAATCTAAACGAATTTGATGATATTTTACATTACAATTATAATGTTTCACAGTTAAAAAAAATGTGTAAACATTATAAATATAAAGTAAGTGGTAACAAATCTGAGTTAGTAAAAAGATTATATAATAATATGAGATTATCATCATATGCTGTAAAAATACAAGCTTTATTTCGCAAAAGAATTGTTCAAAAAATGATGAAATTAAAAAATATACATCTTTTAAAAGAAGCAACTAACGATATTGATTTTTTAACACTAGAACCAGTTAAAAATTTAAAAATATCACAAATATTATGTTTAACATCTGGAGAAAAAAATCATGTATACTGTTTTGATATTTGTTCATTATATAATTTGTTTAAAGAACACTATAACTCAAAAAAACAGTCTCGAAGAAAAAAGTCAAACGATGTATTTTTAAACCCATTTAACAGACAACCATTTCCTTCTAGCTTACACAAAGATCTTTATAAAGTAGTTAAATATACAAAATTAGCAGGAATAAATATTAATATTACTATTGAAAATGACAACTATTGTGAAACGCTAAAAAAAGAAAACCAATTTAGTGCTATCGAATTATTTCAAATCATTGATTCTCATGGTTTTATAACAGACAGTTCTTGGATAATGAATTTAAACATGTATGAATTAAGTAAATTTGTAAAACAATTAATTGATGTATGGGATTATCGAGCACAATTGTCTTCTGAGACAAGATTTAAAATTTTTCCAAGTGAATTAGGATATCCATTTCGTTTTAATAGACGCGTATTTTTTGGAGCTATTGAAAATGCTAGAAAATCTATTATTAAAAAAGTAACTAAGTTTATAACTGCTGGAATCGATAGAGAATCTCAATCACTTGCTGTATTTTATGTACTAGGAGCACTTACTATGGTTAGTAAACCAGCCGCTGAAAATCTACCATGGTTATTTGAATCATTTGCTCAATTGTAAAATAATAAAATAATTTATTTATTTTATTATTTATATTACTTATTATCAATCTTTGACTGAACCCACGACACTGTTATTTCTTCTTGTGTAGTACCCTTCATAGATATAAATTTAGGTACTCTCATAGTTGAAGTTTTATAATATACATATGGACCGTATATTCCTTTTCTAATACTAATATCATCGTTTATATGTTTTATAATATTGGTAGACGATGATGGTTTCTTATTTAAATATTCAACAACATCACTTAATTCAACATCATCAAACTCTTTTTTTATATTTTTAACTGATTTATTTTTACCTCCTATATTAACATACATTCCAAATTTCCCTTTTTTTAATATTACTTCTTCTCCATTATGATTTCCCAAATTGCGATTGTATTGACTGTATTGATTATTTCCAGAACTCATCAATTCTTTTAATGTATATTTACCAGATTTTAATTTTTCTAAATCTAACTTAATTGATTTGTTTATTTGTTTAAAACTAATCCCATTTTCATCTTCACATTTTATTACTGGTCCATATTTACCAATTATATAAGTATGATGTTCATCTATTTTAATAACCGGTTTATCTACCTTTTTAATTTTCTTTATACATTGATCTATGCTTTTATTACAATCATCACATAAATCAGTCCATTTTTTCTCTCCATTAGCAATTTCATCCAACATAGATTCCATATTCCTAGTATAATCATATTCAAACAATTGATCGAAATGTTTGATTAAAAATTCAATTACTAATATACCAGTTGGTTGTAATACTAATTTATTTTTTTCCGCACCAAACTCTTTAACTTCAGTAGTAGTTTCTATCTCGTCTCCTACTAATTCATAATTATCACATTTTATTTTAATACCAGGCACATTTTCTTTATGTACATACCCCTTGTCTTGTATTTTACTAATAATGGATGAAAATGTACTTGGTCTCCCTATCCCTTTCTTTTCTAATAATTGAATTAATTTTGATTCTGTATAATGTTGTTTTAAATCTATTATTGACATATTACAATTTACTTTACTATAATTTAACATGTCTTGTTTGTTTACATCATTAAAACGATTAAATAAATCTAAGTTATCTTCTATACCATACACTATTTTCCAACCAGGAAAATCGTTTTTTTCAATACAACTTTTATATTCCATACTCAAGGGTGCTGATAATGTCAAAGTTAATTTATCATATATAGAATTAGCCATACACGATGCTAATGCGTTTTTATAAATTAATAAATAAAGTTTTAACTCTTTTGTTGTAATTTTTGAATTAATTTGTAACGATGTTCTTTTTATATCAGTTGGTCGAATAGCTTCGTGTGCTTCTTGAGCCAGATTCTTTTTCTTTTTCGATTTTTCATTTTCAGATTTATTATTTTTCGAAATTGTTATTAACCCTAAGTTTTTTGAACCATAATTTTCACCATAGTTGTCAATAATAAAATTTTTGGCTTTTTTAACAAATTCAGCACTATATTTTGTCGAATCCGTTCGCATGTAAGTAATATATCCATTTTCATACAATCTTTGAGCACACATCATTGTTTGTTTTGGACTAAAACCAATATCATTACTCGCTTTTTGTTGTAATTTACTAGTAGTTAATGGAGTCGGTGGTTTCTTCATAACTTTTTTAATTTCTTTATTCGTAATATTGTGATCAAAAAATACACTTTCTTCTAAAAATTCTTCTATTTTACTTACATCTTTTATTTTTGTTGTTAATTCAAAAAAAATATCATCTGATTTCGCATTTGTATTAAACAACCCTGATGTAGAATATACTTTTTTTCCAGTTTGATTTTCAGTTGTTTTATAATTATCGTATACTAATCGCAAGGCGGTCGATTGACATCTACCAGCAGACAATTTTCCTCTTCTAGATATATTTGACCATAAAATAGGAGATATTTTGTATCCTACCAACAAATCCAGTATTTGACGGGACTGTTGGGAATAAATCTTATTTAAATTTAATGTAGTCGGATTAGCAAGTGCTTTTTTTATAGCAGGTTTTGTAATTTCATGAAATATAATACGCTTCGTATGTTGAATCGGTAGTTGAAATGACATACATATATGCCAAGCAATTGCCTCACCTTCTCTATCATCATCCGTTGCTAATATCACTTCTGATGCTTTTTTAATGTTTGTTCTTAACTGATTTATATACTTTTTCTTTGAAATCATTAATTTATACGAAGGTTTAAATGTAGATCCAGCAATATCAATTGATTTTAAACCATTTAAAAATTCTCGTATATGCCCATAACTTGCTATACATTTGTAACCTATTCCCAAATAAGATTCGATTTTTTTACACTTCGCAGGAGATTCCACAATCACTAATTTCATATAATAATTATTTTACTATAATTATTATATTATACACTTTAAATTGTTTGTTTAAATTATTCCGTCTTAATTCTTTTTTCAGAAGTATTATCACAATCTTCATTACTAAGCATTACCAATGCTTCAAGTGCTTCTCTTTCTTCTGCCATATCCATTGTTAAATCAATTGGATTTAGATAACTATCTCCCTCACTTACCTTTACAGGTTTTAATGGTTCAAAGTTATATTTCGAATGATCAAATAAACCTTTACTTACCTTCAATAAGTATTCATGTATATTTTCACTCATTCTACTACCAGCATGAAATGAGAAATATGTTATAGAACCTAGTTCTACAAAACTCCATTGGTTCATCGACTTCCATGTTGTAAGTATTGTACTATACAAAACACCAATTACAAATGAAATTAGGATAGTTGACATTAAATTAATTTTTGATGTTGTAATTTTATCATACACTCTAGTATATTTATAATAATTATATTCAAAATAAGACTTATATAAGTTTACTTTTTCAGTAATAGATTCAATAGTTGACTGCATTGCTTATATTTACTGGAATAAAATGTTTATATCTGTTTTATAAACTATTTAATTTATTTCTCTGCTTTTTTGCTTTTAAAATCGTTCCATGATACTTTTTTTGCCTTTCGGTATTTATGTTTTTTACTGGTTCGTTTTTTTTCTTCTCTTAAAGCACTGTCAATATACAACTCTTTTAATATTTGTCCAACCTTTACAGATGCTTCGTGTTGATCTAATTTTCCAATTTCTATCTGCTTTAGAATATTTACAAACTGAAACAAAATATTTAAGTCTAATTCATCTTTTACAAGTTTATTATAAAGATTTGTATAATTGGTGTAAAGAAATTCACATTTCTTTTTACACATTGATTTAAATGTTTCCTGCGATACACGACTGTACTGTTTTTTTAATTGTAAAAATAGATTTACTTGTTCTTTAATTTTATCACTATGTTTCAATGTTCTAATTTTTCCTGTAGTTTCTTCTGGATTAAATTCATTAATCATATTTTTCAACTTTAATCTTGCTTCATCATTCATAATTATATAAATAATTATTTTTATTGTTTTATATTATTTTACGCGTTATTTATATAAATGCCAAAACAACTTTTAAAAAAAAATAATCAAAGTAATAAAACCAAAAAAAATAAATTAAAAATTAAAAGTAAAAAAAATCGCAAAAATAGAATTAGCTTTAAAAAAATGTCGAAGCGAAAACTTAAGACGACACTTAAAAAAGCAAAAAAAAAGATACACAAACAATTAAAAAATATCGCTATGAAAGGGGGATCAAATGATGGTAAAAAAGTTAAAATGCATAAAGAAGTTCCTCAAGATCCAAATCAAAGTGAAGATAGTATAGAATCCACTAAATCAGCCGCTGAAGTTTCAAACCAAGCAAATGTTCTCAATCAATTAGAACCCAATGTTGTAGAACCATTCACCGGTATGTCATCAAATAGTTATTCTGTTTTTTCAAGTCAACCTACTATGTTAGGAGGCGGTAAAATGCCTAAACCTATGAAACATCTTCGAAAAACGATGAAGAAACGATTGAAACTAATTAAAAAGCATAAAAAATAGTTATTGTAATACTATATAATTTATTTTAATGTTTTTGTAAAATATTAAAATCAAAGCATAATTTATTATGGAAGCATTAAAAATTTTAAAAAATTTAAATTTTACAAAAAATGTAATAACAAAAACCCCTAGTCAAAATAGTGATTTGGGAACTACATTGCTTATTATTGTAATTTTTATTGCATTATATATCTCTTCTTTTTTAGCTATAGGTTTAAAAAAAATAAAAGAAAATTGGAATACATATAGATGTAGTCCAATGGCAATGCCTTTCGCAGGATATTTAGGATTTGATGCTTTGGAAAATTTCGCTTTTTGTATTGGTAAAATTCAATCCGGGTTAATGAATACATTTCTTAAACCTATCTTTTCAAATTTAAATATATTGGGTGATGTTGCTGGAAGCATTGTGGGATCTTTAAAATCATTAACAGTATTAATGTCTAATATGAATGTTGGATTTGGTATGGCTAGCTTTGATATTTTATCAATGTTTAAGGGTATTATGGTAAAAATGCAATATTTTATTGTAAATATTAAAGATGTATTCGCAAAATTTGCTGGAACAATGTCTGTTATGTCTAATATAATAGAAGGAAGTAGTTTAACAGCGCGAAGTATGTGGAGAGGACCTGTAGGTGAAACCTTGAGAACACTGTGTTTCTCTCCCAACTCAATGGTAACAATGAATGATGGTAGTGTTAAAAAAATAAAGGATATCGTAATTGGAGATGTATTAAAAGATGACATTGATGTAATTGCCACTCTTAAAATTAAAGGAGGAACCGATAATTGTTTTTACAGAATATGGAGTACAGAATTAAATGATTTTATCTATGTAACTGGTAGTCATAAGATTATCGATCCAGAAAGCAACACATTAATTCCAGTAGAAGTGTGTAAACTAGCAGAAAAAACAAATAAGTATAGTGATACTTTATATTGTCTAATTACTTCAAACCATATTATTCCTATTGGAGAATATAAATTTTGGGATTGGGAAGATTAGATTATTTATAATATGATTTTATTAAATACAAAATCATATTATTATCCATTTTATATATAAGATGAATGATACTTTTATTTTAAATGTAAATAAATTATACAGAAATAAGACTTATTTAGAAAAATATGGACATTCTGTTGCAATTACCGTTATCATTCTATTAGCATTTTTTTTTATATTTTCGTATTTTTACATAAAATCAAATTTAGAACCAATAAAAAAAGACTGGAATAATATGAAATGTCATCCAGGTATCATACCGTTTGCTGGTATGATAAATAGAGACCCAAATGACACTGTATTTGAAAGTACTGGAAAAAATTTCACCTTATGTACTAATTTGATATTAAAAACCGTTGTTGATGTATTTACTAAACCAGTTACCTCTACTATGAACTCATTAAATAATACCTTTAAAAAAATACTTCAGTCAGGTGGTATGCTTCAAAAGGTTGTCGCGAAATTATTTGAAAAAATACAAAAAATGATGCAATATTTTATAAACCGATTGGCGTCTATAATAATACCTGTTCAAAAACTTTTTATTAACATCAAAGATACAATGAAAAAGATGAATGGTGTACTTAGTGCTTTTTTATATACATTGATAGCACAATTTTATGCTATGAAATCATTTGTTGGTTCGTTTATTGATATGATGATTGTAGGTATGATTGCTTCATCCGCATCTATAGTTGCTCTTTGGTTAATTCCATTTTCATGGCCTGTTGCTATACCAGCAACTGTATTTTATGTTGTTATAATGACTCTTATGATTATTATAAAAGTTAACATGTCTAGAATATTACTTATAAGCTCTGGACAAATACCTCCAAAACCAGGTAAGCCTGCTAATTGTTTTCACAAAGATACAATTATAGAAACAATTAACGGGGATGTAAAAATATCTGATATAAATCCTGGAGATAAATTATTAAATGGCGATATAGTTACTGGTGTTTTTAAAACTTGTGGATTAAAAAATAATTTTTATGATTTAAATGGTATTATTGTAACTGGTAATCATCATGTCTACAATGAAAGCATAGGATGGAATCGTGTTGAAAATGATCCTCGTTCTATTCTTATACCAGAAATGAAGGAGAAATATGTGTTTTGTTTAAATACTCAATCTAAAAAAATTAATATTAAAAATCAAGTATTTATGGATTGGGATGAGGTTGATATAACCGATATTCTTATTCTTAAAAACAAAAAATATATTTACACAAAAGAAGATATTAACTATTATTTAAATAGTGGATTTTTTAAAGATACATTAATCGAAATGAATAACGGTGAGAAAAAGAAAATTCAAAATGTAAATGTGGGAGAGATATTAAAAGGGGATATCAAAATAACAGGTATTGTAAAATCATTGGATCATAAAAAAACATATAATTATTTAAATGATGATTTTAATGTAAAAGGTAATAATATTATTTTTCAAAAGGATAGTTTAGCAAATTACAATAAAAAATATATTAAAACCAAGGATACAGGTAGATTTTTATATCATATTATCACAGATAAAAAATACTTTTTTTTAAATAATGCAAAAATATTTCATTATAACTCATGTTTAGAGCATTTTTTAAATAACTGATTTTATACTTATATATTTGAATTATTATCTATTTATTATTTATATGAGTAATATTTCTATAACCCTTGATCTTAATTTAATTAATATATTAATTATTATAATCATTGCTGGATTTATTGTTAGTAATACATGCATTAGTTGCATCCATAAAGAAAATATGGCTAATCTGTTTTACAAAACTTCTGATGGAATTCACGAAGATAAATATCAAAAACTCTACGAACCAGGTGAGAATTTTGAAAAAGTATCCGTTCCTATGCCTGAAGGACAATTATTTTACTACGGAAATAATGATTTTAAACCAGAATGCTGTAAACATTCAACAGTTAGTGGAACAGGTGGTTGTGCTTGTGAAACATCGGAACAAAAAAATTATTTAGCATCTAGAGCAGGAAATAAAAGTGAGTCGGATTGGGACAAGGAATTTTAAGAATAAATAACGATTTCACTTAATCAATATTAAATAATTCATTTTATATATATATTATATATACCATGAGTAACAAAACCCTTACATTTAAAAATACGCTATATAATATCATCGACAATGGTGTAATTGGAAATGGATGGAAATATGTAGAAGTGTTAAATAAAAAACACGAATTTTCTCTCCCTCAATGCCTTTATTATAAAGGAGAGTCCATGAAAAATTTATTAACATACAGTGAATATATCAATCATTTAGATGTTGGTAAAGATTTTATGAATGATTTCGTAAAAGATATTTTTAGAGAATGTTATCCTGGTAGCAAAAACCCTATTTGTAAAGTAAAAGAAAATTTAATGATAGGTGGTGCTCCTATAAGACTAGGATATTTAAAAACTATTGTAGACATGAGAAAAGATGATGAGTATAACGATAAAACAAGAAATCTAGATGATATAAAAAAATTTATCAATAAAAAATTAGATGAGAATGCTGGTAATTATTACTATTGGGGAAATGGTAATATAGATATTAGTAAAACTCAAAAAAAAGTGGAATTTGCTAATAATATTATTGACGAAGTAACTAGAAATCCTGATTTAAAGTTTAATGATATTAATCGCCCTGCCGGTATAAATCAATATATCCAAGATAAAAAAGGCCGTCGTGGTATGATTAAAAAAGTTACTATGCAACATATAGAAGAAGAAAAACTTTTTAATGATATTAAAGATTACATTATTTCAACTTTATTATCCGATACTTCAGAAGGAGAAAAAGAAAATGAAGATGAACCTGGATCAGTGGAAGAAAAAGAAGAAAATGATGAAGAAGAAAAAGAAACTGAAGTAGTGGAAGAAAATGATGAAGAAGAAAAAGAACCTGAAACAGTGGAAGAAAATGATGAAGAAGAAAAAGAACCTGAAACAGTGGAAGAAAATGATGAAGAAGAAAAAGAACCTGAAACAGTGGAAGAAAATGATGAAGAAGAAAAAGAAACTGAAGTAGTGGAAGAAAATGATGAAGAAGAAAAAGAACCTGAAACAGTGGAAGAAAATGATGAAGATGAAAATGAACCAGAAACCCCAAATAGAGATGATCCTATATTATCCAAATTTATGGGTGATAATAGGTACATAGTTGAAAAAAATGAATCAGATATATCTGAAGTAGGAAATTATTTATACTTTGAACATGATTTATTAGAAAAACCAGGAAATTTAATTGTATTAAAAAAGAAAGGAGATCTTAAAGAAAATCCTGAATTTAAATTATACTTAAAAAAAGATGAAAAATATTTTAAAGTGACATATGAAGTTGAAGACGATGTAAAAGAAACATATAACTTAAATGAAATTAGTAGTAGTGATGATAAAATTAATCGATTGGCAAAACTAATTGTTCGTGATGTCATAGGTTCAGCATATGAACTAGATAATTATGAGTCTCTTAAAGCATTGGTTGAAAAATTCAACAAAGATGAAAAAAACAAAAAGAAAACATTATTTAGAAAAGGAAATGAAAATGCTCCTCCTGCTCCAGAATCGGGAAGTGATAAATTAAATAATGAAGAAGCGCCACAAGAAAACAATGAAACTGAAAACAATGAAACCGACCAGAAATTAGAAGAATAAATATCATATTTAATAAATATTATATATGATAAGGTAATTACAGTAGTTATATTTTTTGAATAGTTCCATGCATTTTAAAACATTTCACCTTTTCTACCTTATGTTGGTCAGAAATAACATAATCACTTGATGTAGTTTCAGCATATTCATTTTGAAAAAAAGCATTTGAATCCACAATACCTTGATAACCGTCTTCATATGTTGTAATAATACTACCAAAATAATTACTACTTATATCAGTGTTATCAACAGCATATTGAACGCAATTATCATCATGAATAATTTGACCATTATAAGTTGTAAAAAATGAATTTGATACATCAACCGTTTGATAGTAATCATGGAACCCCTTTGTAATTGCTAGAAGAGTACTATGATCTGCTGTTTGCGTTAATACACCATTATTACTTTTACTTACAAGAGAACTAGCGTTATTTATATCACAGAATATTTGCTTATTTTTTTTTGAAACTATATAATCATTTGATGTCATTTTATCATTTGTTATTGGATTTTTAAAACTTCCACTCATAATTAGTATATTATAAGAAAATATTATCTTTACCAGACTTGTTATTTGCATAATTATTTACAAATTAATTAAATAATTAATAAATTATTGTAATAAGAACAAATATTCATATTTTATTATATAATAATTTATTATATGGACTTCTGCCTACAATTAGATAAATATTCAAAAACAGACTTATATGATATTTTTGAATTAAAAGAAAGCGAAGTTAACCACCTTAATATACATCATAAATGTTCAAATTATATTGATGAAATCGAATCAAATCAAAATATAGAATTAAGTGAAAAAATCCAATTGGTTGAATTTCTTAAAAAAGCAATGAATCAATTGATTGTTTTTAATAATACTTCCACTGTAACAAAGCAAGATTTTACAGGTGATTTAGAAAAAAACAAAACATATCACAGCGAACACTTTTTAATCCAAAAAAACCCTAAATCGAATCTTACTTCCAAAATCAATCCAATCAATAGAAATGTATTGGCTTCTGTTCTAAATATCAATACTATGTTTCGAAATGATTATTATAATACTAAATCTTCTAATTTTAATATTGATTTAAATGATACATTGCAAAATGTAACATCATTAACATTACAGTCCGCTGAAATACCTGATTTATACTACACATTTTCCAGTTTAAACAAAACAAATGAATTTACTATTGAATTATACGATGTTAGTAGTAATAACCAAGACAATGCTAATATAAGTGATGATGTTACTATTATAAATGAAAGTAAACATGTCATTAAAATAAAAGATGGAATCTATACACCAGAAAGTTTAATGAGATACTTAAATGAATATGTATTTGAAGATCCATTAAATAATAAACTAGCAAGAGTAGGAGCATATTATGATAAAGTAACTAAAAAGTTTAATTTTGTTCGTGATATAAGAAGTTTAAAAAATGGAGGTATTCCTGTAGAAAGTACAGAAGGGGATCTAGTAGAGCTTAGATTTAATATAGATTGGAGAATAAGCGACGAACCAAATAGACCAATACAAATGAACATGGGATGGATGTTGGGTTATAGGAAACAGTATTATAATTATGACACTGATTTTGTTCGTAAAAATGAAGCAAATACTAAAACAGTTCAAGGTTATTCTCCAGAAGGCATGTTTAATACTGAAGGTAGTAAATATTTATTTCTAGCAATAAATGATTATAATAAAAACTATTCTCAAACAATATTTTCACCTTTTCAAGAATCCGTTTTTACCAATAATAATATATTGGCTAAACTTGTTAAAAATTCAGACGGAAACTATAATTATACAAATCCAGATGTTGATAAAAATTATAGCAGAAAATACTTTGGACCTGTAAATATTACACGATTACAAGTAACAATATTAGATGAATTGGGAAGAGTAGTTGATTTCAATAACACAGATTATTCTATTTCACTTAGATTAGAACAGCTATATAACCTAAACTCAAAAAATGCTTAGTAAAACTATTAATAAAGTATTAAGAAATACTTAATAAAAAAATATATATAAAAATATCCATAATATTCTAAACATAAATATTTCTATATGGTTGTAAATATCATAATATTAGGGTTTATGTTGTTTATAGTAGGTGTATGTGTAACTATTTATAGTTTTGCACAAAGTTTTAAATAAAAAATAACCATCTATAATGGTTGTTTTTTATTTGTTTTTTATTTTTTTATTTTTATTGTATTTGATATATTTTGATTTACATTGGAATTACATTATATACAGGATAGTCTGTTTCAAATCCATAAACACGATTACCAATGCGATGTTCTTTACCTATGCTTATGTTTTTAAATTTTGGACCTAATAATAGATAAACCATGCGTTCCACTTTGCGATCACCAATTTCATCACATAATTTAAGATCAGATGGTATTTTTGCTAATGCTAATCTTATGTTTACAATTTCATTAATCATAAGATTACTAGATTGTGTATTTGGTGATTCAGTGCGTTCAGTTTCTTCATCATAGTTTTCAGTATTTAATTCATTAGAATCAGTAATTTCACGAGTATCGATTTCTTGTGCGTCATCATCCTCTGAAGTATGAGAAGACACAACAGAATGTGCGGGTGACTGTTCCGATGTAACCCGGGATTGTGATGTGCGACTCAATTCAATGTCATCTACATGAGACGATACTGATGAGTTATTAGAAGAATTACTATTTATACTAGTTTCTAAATCAAATTCTAAAACATCTGGTAACTCTTCTACAGTCTTATCTAAATCATCATTTACATTAGTATCAATATCTAGATCTGTTTGTTTATCTGTTTTGTCTGATTTTGATTCTTTATTTGCTGTTTTTGAAGATTTTTTCTTATTTGTCTTTTTTTTTGGTTTTACATCTTTTTTATTATCAGAAGTATCGTTATTATCACCTAAAGCATTTTCGACTTCACTAAAGCATTCGAATACAACCTTGTTAACTTTCCAGAAGTCTATCCATTGTTCACCTTCTTTTAACTCATAAGTTGATTTTCTCCATACCTTTTCCGTTTTTCCATTTGGTTTGGTTCTTATGATTTTACGGTGAATCTTTGGATTAGATACATGTTCAGTAGTTGTTACTTCAGAAGTTACTACAATATTTTCAGTAACATCTGATTTTTTTTCAACTGGTTGTTTTACCTTTTTAGTTTTTGTTTTAATATGTTGTCCTGAAATAGTTGTAATAGAATGATTGCTATCATCGTTAAATTCACTAGCAATAATAATTAAATCTCCCTTATTAACTTTAAATGATGATTTTCTACCTTCTGATTTATTAAGTGTTTTGTTAAACCACTTCATTTCAGAAGGATATTCATCACTTCCTAGATGAATATACATTGATGCGCCTGAGTATCGTTCACCATTATCATCCTGTGTAAGAACATCAAATTCGGTAAAGTCTGTTTTCTTTTCAGTAGAACATTCAATTACACCATCTAGCGTATTAATTAAATTTGATAAAATTGGAAGGGAATGCTTCAACAAATCATTAATTTGAATCGGTTTGGATGAAGTTTCGTTATAGATTGACTTATTAATCTCATTAACAATTTCATCCTTCATATTGTCTGGTATGTAATTTCTTACAATTAAAACATTGGTTTTTCCGGGAGGAGATACTTTCTTATTTGCCGCTTTAAGATTAAAGTTATCGCATTTATAGGAATAGTTTTCTTCCATAAATTTTTGGATAGTTTCAACATTAGAGCATTGAATACCATTGGTAGAGTAAAGTTTTACTTGTAAGCACTGAGATTGCGACATGTTTGTAGTTGATTGTTTTGATAAGTTTGTGTTTGATAAGTTTGTATTGTTTAAGTTTATTTCTAATTCATAGGTTTTGTTTTTTTGTCAATTTGTAAAAATAAGTTAAACATCAAATATTAAATAATATATATTATGTTGTTCATAAATCCACCATTTGGAAATTATCTTAACATTCCGAATACTATATCGATACGCGGTAGTTTTACATTATATGAAAGAAAAGGACTAATTGTTAATATATTTAAATCATTGCGATATTCGCCATTTTGCGGTGGTTGGGTTAACAAAATTGGATTAAGAAACAAAGGAATTGATTATGCGATTCAAACATATAAAAAAGGAGAAATAATTAGTGTTGCTATTCTTGAAGAATCTGACATAAAACCACTGTTAAAGAAGATACCTGATAATATGGATATTGAATTAAATATAAGTTGTCCAAATACAGAAAAGAATTTGGTAAAAGATGGATTATCTATGTTTATAAATGATAAAAGAGAATGGTGTATAATAAAACTTAGTCCTGTATGTGAAACCAAACTAATTGATCAATATTACAAAGAGGGATTCAGACAATTCCATTGTAGTAATACATTACCAGTAAAATATGGTGGATTATCTGGTCCATCGTTAATACCATATACATCACGGTTAGTAAAATATATTAAGCAAACTTATCCAAACACAGTAGTTATTGCTGGTGGAGGTGTACGAAATGTCGAACAAGCGGAAAAATATAAAAATATTGGGGCTGATCATATATCTGTATCTACTCTATTTTTTAATCCAATTTTATCGTGGAATTTTTTGCATAAATATTTGTAAAAAGGCGCGATTTTTGTAAAAAAGTCTCCAAAAAAAGTCTCCAAAAAAAGGCACCCTTAGAACGATTTTTTTCCAAAAAGTTTTTTGAGATTCGGATTTGGACAATTTGAAAATGTCCATTTTGCAAAATTGAAAAAAAGTTTCGTAAAAAAATCGTTCTAAGGGTGCCTTTTTTTGGAGACTTTTTTACAAAGATGGTTTGGTAGTTTTTATTAACTAAAAGAAATGTTTCGATAAATGGTTTGATAATAAAAAATTTTCTAATGGTGCCTTTTTTACAAAAAATTACCCAAAAGTTGGGTCAAAAATGAAAAAAAGGCACTATTAGAACAAATTTTTGGACAAAAAAATTGGATTTTTGCCTATTTTTAGCAAAATTTTTTGCAAACGTAGAAAAACGTAGAAAAAAGTGTTAAAAAGTGTTAAATTTTTTTTGAAAAAAAAAATTTTATTTATTACTATATTTAGTAATAAAAAAATTTAAAATAAAAATTCTGAGAGCAGAAAAAAAATTTTGCAAACGTAGAAAAAACGTAGAAAAAAGTGTTAAAAAGTGTTAAATTTTCATGAAAAAAAGGCACTACGTTGTAAAAAAGGCACCATTAGAACAACTTTTATTTTTCTAAGGGTGCCTTTTTTTGGAGACTTTTTTACAAAACAGTGCTTTTTTTTCGATTTTTTTCTCATAAAAAATATTAATAACAATTTTTTTACACAACATAAAAATAAAATAATGAAACAATATATACCGTAGAAAAATGAAGAAAAAAAGTGTTAAAAGTGTTAAAAATAAGAAAAATTTTTTTTGTAAATTTTGTAACTATACAGCGTCACAAAAATCACATTATAACAAACATCTTAAGACCAATAAACATAAAAAAAAAGTGGGGGAAAATGTAGAAAAAGATACAAAAAAAGTGTTAAAAAGTGTTAATAATACTGTATATTCATGTGATATATGTTCTAAACAGTACAAGGACAGAAGTGGTTTAAGATATCATAAAAAAAATGCGGATTGTTATAAAAACATAGATAAAAGTAATTCAAATCAAAACAAAATAGATAATTTAACAAAACAGATGACAAAATTAACAACATCTATAACAGAGGCGGTTGATAGTGGTATGTTAGGAACTAAAAATGTTATAACAAATAATAACATATCTATTAATTTTTTCTTAGATAAGTATTGTAATAACGCACAAAGTTTACAAGATTTTGTTGAAAATATTTCATTTCAATTAAATGACATTTTAAATGATAATCAAATAATAGACAATTTTATATCGAAAAAGGTACTAAAAAATTTACAAGATATACCCATAACAGAACGCCCGATACATTGTACTGATCAAAAGAGAAGAAATTTTATGGTAAAAGATAAAAATGATGGATGGGTAAAAGACTCTGTTGATACAAACGGATCTTTGTATACACAAGTAAATCAATTACATTCAAAAGCATATATTGATTTTTATACAGAATATGATAAGGTACATCCATTACCTCATGATACAGATCATGAAACTTTTAAATGTGAAATGGCTTCAAAATTATTAAATTATGATAAGAAAAATATAGTTAATGATATTGCTAAGACATCCGATATTAAACATATTGTTGGAACATCTGGAATAAAAATAGAAAATACGGATACTCCAATGTTAGATAATGAAATGATGTCGCCAACAAATCAAATTAAAAATAATGTTGATATCTCAATTGAAAATGTAAATATGAATAACATTGTTAATAAACAAACAATAACAAAAAATTCAGATTCAACTACTATTAATACAAATATTATTAACATGAAAAATAATATGTTGGACATGGTAAATATGATGAACTGTATGGTGAAATCAGACAGTGATACTAAATAAACAAAAATAATTAATATATAATTATTTTTGTTTTTAAATTATAGATACATTCCAAATGGTGGTTGAGTAGTTGTATCGTTTTTCTTTATAAATGCTTTTACATTCTCAATTGTAACAGTATGAGGAAATTCTACTTTAAAAGTTTTCTGATTTTCAAACAATGTAGTATCTTCCTTCATCAATCTGTATAGATTTAATTTGGTGTAAATAATTTCTAATGCGCGCTTTAAGTTTCTTACACCCTTTTCTCCTTCTGTGTTTTCATTAATGATATATTCTAAAGTTTCGTTTGGAAATACAATATCTTCCCTTTTAAAGTTTACATTTTTAATAATACTAGGAATTAAATAATCATTGGCAATTGTAATTTTTTGTTTGGTATCATAACCCTTTGTTCTAATTTTATACATTCTATCTAGTAAAATTTTGTTTACCTTTGATTCATCATTGTAACTAAATATAAACAATGCCTTACTTAGATCGAAATCAACATTTGAAAAGTATTTGTCATGATATTGTGTATTTTGTGTTAGATCTGTTAAGTGTGTTAATATACCTGCAATTTCTTCACCTTTTGGTGTATTACTTATTTTATCCAACTCGTCAAAGTAAATCACTGGATTCATACATTTACTAGTAAGTAAAATATCAACTATTTTCCCCCACGAACTACCTTCATAAGTATATGAATGTCCTTCTAGAAAACTACTATCCGTAGCACCACCTAATGCCAAAAAGGCAAATGGGCGATTTAATATTTTACTAATACCATTTTTAACTAGTGTTGTTTTACCTGTTCCCATAGGACCTTGAATAGCAATTGCATTTCCTACACTATCTGGATTTGATATCCATTGACCAACTATTTGCATGATTTGCATTTTTGCGTCGTCCAATCCAAATACAGCGCTATCCAATGAAGCTTTTGCGTCTTCCATAAAGGATTTACACTTTTCAGGACCATCTGCCATTGTTATAGGTAATTGATTATGTTTATTAAATGGTATTTTCATAAATGTATCTACCCATTGTTTAATTTTATAATATTCACCACTACCTGGATCCATATAAGTTAAACTATTTATTTTCTTAATAGCACATGATTTATATTCAACAGGAATATTTGATTCAATCAACTGTAAACGATATGGTTTTTCGACATTATCATAATCATTTAAATCCTTCATTTTTTTTAAAATGATCTTCTGTTGTTCGATACTCAGTCCATTAAAATATTTAAACTCATTCATAGGAGGTTTAGTTTTTAATAGAGATTTAAACTTACTCATATGTTTTTTTTTCTTTTTCTTACTCTCCTTTTTCTCATTTTTTTCTTTTTGTTTTTCAGATGCTTTTACCATTTGATCTATCTTTCTTTGATATGCCTTTTTACCCTTCTTTTTTGTAGAAGCGATTTCCTTCATTTCATTAATAAGTTTTTCAAATTCCATTGCTTCTTTATTTACCTTTTTCATTCTAGTAGAAGGAACATCAATAACTGTTTCAAATTCTTCATCATTTTCAGCAAATAATTCAATATCATAAGATACATCTATTTTTTTTGTAGCCTTGTCTTTAGTTCGATGAACTTTAACAACCTTACCCTTATAGAATTCATCCCATTCCTTCAACTTTACCATAACAACCTCATTTTTCACAAACTTAGTTTTATTTTTTTTGGAAGAAGATTTAGATTTAGACTTTTTTGTATCTGTTTCACTATTATCACTATCGCTGCTACTAGTAATATATTCTTCTTGGTCATTATATTCACTATCATCATCTTCGTAATAATCACCACCCATAAAATCATATTCTTGGTCGTAATTTTCGAATTCAGCCATAGACATCGGATCGCCTCCACCTAGTCCTCCAGTAGTAAATATAATATTAAATTTCATATTACCATCTTTAAGCATGTCCAATTCGTCGTTATCCAATTCGTCGTCTTCATTTTCTGGAAAGTAATCACTATCACTTTCTTCTTCATCTGAAGTCGCTGATTCTTCAACTGTTTCCCATTCTTCATCTTGATTTTTTACGACCTTTTTGTTTTTTGCCTTTTTCTTACCCTGTTTTTCCCGTTTCTTTTTATTATTTCGAACCTGTTTTTTTGTAAGAGGTCGATTCGGTTTGGAATTGTTGCGTTTTAACGCATCAAACGATCGTTTCAATGATGCTTGATCATATTCATCTCCACTTGATTCAGTTTCATAATCAACATCACTCGATGGTCGTTTACCCTTTTTTCCCTTGTTACTTTTTTTACCTGCCTTTGATTTCTTTTTTTGTTTCATGTTTTCTCGTTTTTCTTTTAATTTAAATTCTTTTATTTTCTCAAGCTGCTTTAATTTCTCTTTTTTAGATTTCAAAGGAAATATGTCTAAAATCATTTTATTGATTTCTTTAGCAGAGATATTTGGATTTTCGCGAACAGTTTCTTGAATATAATCATAATCACTATCACTATCGCTATCTGAGAAATCTTCTTTGTTTTTTTTCGACATATTTTTGCGTTTATCTGAATCACGAGGCATATTTAATAAATAATAAAATATATCTTTTATATCATTTTTTTTGTTGAAATCAATTTTATTGATAAATAAATTAAGTAATTAAAAACGAATAAAATTGATATAAAAATAATATCTATAATATCTTATTAATATAAAGATGAGTTATTCAGGAAAAAGTAGCGATTTAAATCCGTCTAAAATAATTGGTATTCAATTCAGTGTATTGAGTCCTGAAGAAATAAGAAAAGGTTCTGTAGCTGAAATTACCAGTAGAGACACATATGCTAATAATAAACCATGTATTGGTGGATTGTTTGATCCTCGTATGGGTGTTTTGGACCCTGGACTATTATGTCCAACAGATGGTTTAAATTATATGCAGACTCCTGGTTATTTTGGACATATTGAATTAGCTCGTCCAGTATTCTACATTCAGTATATTGAAATGGTAAAAAAAATATTGCGATGTGTTTGTTTTAAATGTAGTAAACTACAAATTAACAAGGAAAAGCACAAGCATATTTTGAAAATGAGTAATAAAGACCGATGGGATTATGTATTTTCCATAGCAAGTAAAGTGTCGAGATGCGGTGAAGATATACATGGAGGATGCGGTGCTTTACAACCACGCAAAATATATAAGCAAGATTTAGCAAATATTTATGCTGAATGGGAAAACCAAAATAAAATTAAAAATGGCGATGGTGATGTTAATGAAAAACCAACAATTCGCATTACTCCAGAAATGGTAATAAAAATGTTTCGTCGATTTACAGATGAAGATATTAATTTTATGGGATTTAGTCCAATTTGGTCTAGACCAGAATGGTTTGTATGTCAAGTATTAGCAGTACCTCCTCCAGCAGTTCGCCCTTCTGTTAAACACGATGCTCAACAAAGAAGTGAAGATGATATTTCGCATATTATTGTTCATATTATTAAGATAAACAACACTTTGAAAGATAAGTTGAAAAATAATGCTCCAGAAAAACAGATTGAAAATTGGTCTACCGTTCTTCAATATTATGTTGCTACAATGGTTGATAATCGTATTCCAGGAGTTGCATCTGTAGCACAGCGTTCAGGAAGAGCATTGAAATCTATAAAAGAGCGTTTGGTTGGTAAACAAGGGCGTGTTAGAGGTAATCTAATGGGTAAGCGTGTTGATTACAGTGCTCGTTCTGTAATTGGTCCAGATCCACAACTTAGTATTCGTGAATTAGGTGTACCTCTTAAGATCGCTAAAAATATTACATTTCCTGCTAAAGTAAATGAACGAAATATTAACTTCTTAACTAAACTAATGTTGAATGGTCCAGACAAATATCCAGGTGCTAACATTTTACAGCGTAAAAATGGAGAAAGTATTTCATTGAGATATGTAGATAGAAATTCAGTAAAATTAGAACCAGGTGATGTTGTTCATCGTCATATGTTGGATGGAGATCCAGTATTATTTAACAGACAGCCTACATTACATAGAATGTCTATGATGTGTCATATTGCTAAAGTAATGAAGGTAGGTAATACATTCCGAATGAATGTTGCGGATACCAAACCATACAATGCTGATTTTGATGGAGATGAAATGAATTTACATATGCCTCAAGATGAACAAAGTCAAGCAGAATTATTACATTTGGCTGCTATTCCACATCAAATAATTAGTCCAGCAAATAATGCGTCTATTATTGGTATATTTCAGGACTCTTTATTAGGTTGTTATCGATTTACACGAAAAGGGATTAGTTTTAATTCACGGGATGCTATGAATTTAATGATGTCAAATAACAAACCAAATGTAGAATTGTTTAAAGATCCAAATAAAAAAATTACCAACTTCGAGTTGTTATCTGAAATATTTCCACCACTGTCTACCAAATTTGCCAACAAACAATTTGATGGCGATGAAGATAGAAGAACAAGTAATAACATTGTTGAAATTGTTAACGGTAAATACCTAAGAGGACAAATGGATAAGGGTGTATTAGGTAGTGGTTCAAAAGGGTTTATACAGAGTATATTCAATGACTTTTCACATCGTAGTTCGTCTGATTTTATAGATCGTCTACAATTCTTAGTAAATGATTATATGAAAACTAGTTCGTATAGTGTAGGAGTTAGTGATTTGATAGCAGATGATAATACAAACAAAAAAATTACATCTGTTATGTCTTCTAAGAAAAAGGAAGTATATGATTTAATAGATCAACTTCACTTATCGGTATTTGAAAATAACACAGGTAAATCGAATTCTATTGAATTTGAAACAAAGGTAAATTCTATTTTAAATAATGCTCAAGAAGAAGCGGGTAAAATTGGTAGAAAGAGTTTGTCTAAAGATAATAGATTCTTAATAATGGTAAATGCTGGAAGTAAAGGAAAAAATGTAAATATTCTTCAAATGGTATCGTGTTTAGGTCAACAAAATGTAGATGGTAAACGAATTCCATATGGATTTGAAGATAGAACATTGCCTCACTTTAAAAAGTACGATGATTCACCAGAAGCTAGAGGATTTGTAGAAAGTTCATTTATTCAGGGATTAACACCAGAAGAATTGTATTTTCATGCTATGGGTGGTCGTGTTGGTTTGATTGATACTGCTGTAAAAACTTCTCAAACCGGGTATATTCAAAGACGATTGATTAAAGGATTAGAAGATTTAAAACTAACATATGACATGACTATTCGCAATAATAAAAATAAAGTAGTACAATTTTCATATGGAGATGATAATATATCTCCTATGAATGTTGAAAATCAAAGTTTACCATTAGTAAAAATGACGCTAGAAGATATTTATATGCATTATCAAATACCTCAAAATATTAAAGATAATGATATATTGTCTGTCTTTACAAAATCAACTATCACAAAAATGAAAAAAGAAAAAGTAAAACTTAACAATAAAACAAAACAAGTAATTGATATGCTTATAAATGTAAGAGATGATTTGATAACTCATGTATTTAATCACGAAGGTAAATCGGTAGTTCATATTCCTGTTCATTTCAATAGATTAATGAATAATGTAATTGAACAATTATCACTAGGAAGTAATATGGTAGATATTACACCATTAGAAACTTATAAAATTATAGATGAAACTTATAAAAAATTAGAAGAAAATGAGTTGACAAAACCAACAGAGTTATTTAAAATCGCGTGGTATTTCAACTTATCACCAAAACAGTTATTAGTAAAACATAGATTTACTAAAAAGGCATTGATGGTTTATATGGAAATATTGGTTTATAATTACAAAAAAGCAATTGCTCATCCAGGTGAGATGTGCGGTATGATAGCCGCTCAGAGTATTGGAGAACCAACTACACAGATGACGTTAAATACATTTCATTTTGCAGGTGTAGCAAGTAAGTCAAATGTAACTCGTGGGGTTCCTAGAATTGAAGAAATATTGTCCCTTTCTGAAAATCCTAAAAATCCATCTGTTACCATAATGTTAAATGAACAAGACCGTGAAAATATTGAGAAAGCACAAGAAATAAAATATAAATTAGAGTATACAAACCTTCGTGATATTGTAAATACTGTTACGATATGTTTTGATCCTAAAATGGACGAGACATTGGTGGAAGAAGATAAAGAATTGGTTGATAAATTCTTAACTTATGAATCAATGTTGAATAATATTGGTATCGAAACCGATGCTGATAAATGTGGAGATTCATATTCAAAATGGATATTACGATTTGAAATGTCAAGAGAACTGATGTTGGAGAAAAATATTACAATGGACGATATTGATTTTGCTATTAAAAATTCAATGAAAGAGCAAGTTCATTGTGTATTTAATGATTTTAATGATAGTAAGTTGATATTTAGAGTTAGAATAATGGATAAAGAAAAATACAAAGTAAAATCATTGGATCAAACAGATGAAATATTTAAACTAAAACATATTCAAAATGTTATGTTGGATAATATAATTCTTAGAGGTGTAAAAAATATTCCCAAGATCATTTTGAGAAAAGTAGTTAATTATATGGTAAAAGAAAACGGTAATTATATTCCAAAAGATATTTGGGTATTGGATACGGTTGGAACTAATATGCTAGATATACTAGCACAAGATGACATTGATGTAAATAATACAACTAGTAATGATATACAAGAAGTATATAGAACTCTAGGTATTGAAGCAGCTAGACAGGCTATTTATAATGAATTATTAGAAGCAATTAGTTTTGATGGTACATATATCAATTATCATCATACATCAATGTTAGCGGATAGAATGACCTGTTCTAAAAAGATGGTAAGTATATTTAGACATGGTATTAACAATGATGATATTGGGCCAATTGCTAAAGCATCATTTGAAGAAACACCTGAAATGTTCTTAAAAGCAGCTAGACATGCTGAATTGGATTTAATGACCGGTGTATCATCAAATATCATGTGTGGTCAACATGGGTATTTTGGAACAGGTAGTTTTCAAGTATTATTAAATACTCAAAAATTGGCGATGATACAATCTTCATCGGAATATAAAAAGCCATCATCAATTGATGAAATACTTGAAGAAGATGATCCATCTAATGAATGTAGTATTAACAACATATCTATTGGAAATTCAACTACTAACTTAAATGAAAGTAATACCGGAACATTAGATGATGATTATGACTTGGGTTTGTAAATTAATATAATAATTATAATTGTAACTATAAAAATATAATAATAATAAATAAATAAACAATTGTTTATTTATTTTTTATAACATATGTGATGATACACATAATATTATATTATCTATATGTATTAGAGTATAATATGTGTGCGATAATATACTATATTAAAAAAGTGTATAGTAAAAACAATCAATCAATTCCATCTAATATTTTTTTGTTAACTCGTTCTAGTGATTTGATGTTTTTTTATAATAAAATTTTTGAGAATCATGATATGAAAATAAAAAATAATATACTTTTTAATAATTATATAAAAGCAAAAAAAATTAAAAATGCGATGAATCGGTTGGCTTATATTTACAAGTTAAAAAAAGCAAAAAAAAGCGTTTACTATGATTTGTATTTCAATGACTTAAATATTATTAAATCAAACCAAAAGGTCGAGCTATACTGTAATAATACTATTTACTATTTTAGAATTAGCGATATTATAAATATATGGAAGGAATGTTTAACTAAATGCGAGAATATGTTTTGTACACCAATAAAGATGAAAAATCCATACACAAACATAGAATTTTCTGATCATAATTTATATAATTTATATTTAAGTTTGCTTTACAGTAATTTTCACATACCAAAATGGATTACACTTTTTTTTGAGGCAGAATTTGATTTAACCAAATTTAATTATGATAATTATCCTGTATTAAAGGAAGTGGCATTAAATGATTTTATGGAAAATGGAACAATATATGAAAAATATGAAAATGTGATAAATATGATGCATGAATATAGAGAGTATTTAAATTATATTGTTATAAGGAGTCCATTTACATTCAGAGAAAAAATAAAAATTGTAAAACGATTATCTCCATATTTAAAAAATTATTTATATGGAGAATATTGTTGTCATCCATTAAAAAAGAAAAGATGTAAAAATTTGGCAAAACGAGGATTACGACGATATTTTGAAGAAAATGATGATATACCTTTCTATAGAGAACCACCGCTTACATTACCTAGGTTAGAAGAAGATACATTATCATCTAGAATTTCAAGAATATTAGCCAGATCCAGAGAAGAATTAAATGAACCAACTGTGTCTCCTTTAAATTTATCTAATTCAGGTGATAATGCGTCATCTTCTTTATTATTAAGACGATCCATAAGAAGAACACCAATACCTATTGTTCCGTCAATAAATGTAAATAATAATAATAGTTTAACACGAAATTCAAATTCAGTTACACCATCAAATACAGTAATTGATTCTAACAGAAATACACGAAATAATACAAATACAACATCGAACACGCATAGAAATGGTAGTATTTTTAATATTAACTTAAATAATAGAAATAACATACGAGATCCGTTTACACCTTCATTTACATTAACTAGAACACCTAGTAATAGATCGAGAAATACAACAAATAATATAAATATGAGAATGTTTAGATAAAATATAATGTAATAATATCATTATATTTTATTTGATTTTTAATTTATTGTTCTGTAATTGCTTTGTCTTTTTAAATAATGTCATTTCACTTTTAAATGTTTCAAAAATAGAAGGCATACCATTGATAGGTTTGAAAATGATATCAATATATGTTTTTAAAGTTGGTGTTTTACTATGTTGAATTAGTTGTTGAGTATATTCACTTTTAATTTGTATTTTATATGAATCATCGATTGTTTTCATAAGTCCTACATCAAATGGAATTTTATATTCTTTTAAATAATATTTATTTAATCCTCTGTTATTTTTAATACCATCTTTTGTATAGTAATCAGATACACGGAATTGCATATATCCGATAATATAACAGAATGATTCGTTATTTTCATTTATGTATAAGTTGTTTTTGATTGATTTAATTTCGGAATCATCTACCTTTTTACCCAAATACTGTGTATTGTATGTTGTATAAAGAGGATCATAATGTTCTATTTTTGATTTTTTGTATGTTGATATAGGATTCTTTTTCTCAGTAGTTCCATGTATAATACAAGGTAGTTTAAAATATTTACATAGTAAATATACTTCAAATTCTGTTATATAATATTCTGTATTGGATATGATATTAAACAAATGACTCCATTGCGAAGACTCGTTTTCTTCTACTACACTCCAATCTACAGTTGATTGTCGTCGATGTGTCATAAGTAATATATTATAATAATTTGGAATTGTTGTAACTGGACCTGGTTTTGTTATAAATGTTTCATCATTATGCATATTCTTAAGTATTGATAGTAAAGTTTTACATAATTCCATTTTTGTAATATTTGTATTATAGTAATCTTTATATATTTCTTGGACTACCGACCATGAACAATTTGTTTTGTAATTATTCATTCCTTCAACTTTTGGAGCAACAATTTTATGAAACTTTAAATGTTTATTTAAAGAATAATTGTTAAAGATTTTTGATATTATATTTTTATTTTTATTAAATACAGGTGCACAACTACTAGGTGAGTCTTCTACTGTATTTAAAATATACTTATCAACATCACTAGGTAATTTCACAGCATTTCTAGAAACAAAATTCTGGATTACCACATTTTGGTTATTCTCTTTTTCTATATATTTATCATAATTAATATTAAAAGATGTTTTATATGCCTTTGATATTACTGGTTTTGTAAAACCATTTTGATTTGTATTAATATAATTGTTTTTTTCTTCTAATATAATATTATTTAAATATTGGTTAAACATTTCTTCTTCCAATACTATAACTTCATCATCATTAATAGAATAATTAATAACATCTAATGTAGTAGTGCTTTTATTTTGTAATATATAATCTCTAATACGAGGGTATCTAATCAATTCATCTATTAATTTGGTGCTATATTTGTCCTTGTTATTGGTTTTATTTATTAAGTTTTTCAATGGCATTGTCATAATGTTTTCATTTGAAATACAAACACTGATGTCATCTTTTACCTTTTTATATAATTCATTTAAAATTTTTGAATTATAAACAACAAATTTCACGATTTTATCAGTTATTACTTTATTTATAATTTTCTCGACTTGTTTAAATTTACTATTATATTCTTTTAATGTATCACCCTTTTTCACTTTTATAGTAGTGTCTAATAAATCAAGCAATTGTTGACGCAAGTTACCATTTTTTTCTTCACCAATATGTTTTTTAAATATATTTCTGTAGCAGTTGTAAAAGTTCTTCTCTAGTAAGAAATTGCGCATTGTTACAATTCGTTCTACATCTTCGATAGTTTGTTTCATTATTTCTTTGTCTGAAAAATATTCATTGTTTTCTTGAATGTTAATAATACTTTTATTTTTTGATATAACTTTATTTTTCCTATCTTTTATAATAAATAATTTTTCATCATAATCATATTGTTTTGTAGGTACGAGTTGGTTTGTTTCAGTAATAAATCCAGTAATATTTATTTTGTCTGTTAATAATATTTTTAAAGGAAGACATAGTATATTATGATTTTTCGCGAGCAGTGTTAATGTATTAAATGTATCAACCGCATCGAAAAGAATATTAGGTGAATCAAAATATTCATAATCAATATCAATAATGATAGGCGATGGCTGACATGGGATATATACATTTTTATTATTAATATCAGCAATTATCCCAATAGTTTTATAATTGTAATGTACAACTTGTTTTAATATCCGTGTTTTCATAGAATTATTGTTTATAGAAAGTATATTTTCTATAAGAGTTTTTGCTGAAACATTTTTTTTATAGTCGTATTTATCTGGAATACTAGGTTTTAAGGCACACCCTTCTGTTATTTTATTTTTTATGTCTGTAAATAAATTATGTATCATTGTTTTTGAAGTTAATTGATCATAATCAAATGTTGTTTCAATTGTGTTTGTTTTATTGTCATATAATACAATTGGTTCAAAATAAAACCCTTCTTTGTATAATAAAATAGTGGGTTTAAATTCTGAAAAAATTTCATTTGTAAAATAATTTTTGGGACAAATAATTTCTATTTTATCAGTAGTATCATCTTGAGGTGCATTAAAAATTATCATATTTATACCTTTTTCAAAGACAACACCTGAATTATTTTTATCCATCGGTTTACATATAAAATCCCATAAGTAAGTATAATCTATTTTAATATTATCATCTTTTAAATAATTTATAAAATTTAAATAAGAATTTATCAACTTATCTCCTACTGACTCTATTAGCAAAAAATCGTTTATAATAGTATCATTTATAGATTTTACGATTGTTTGTTTGGTTTTTGCGTCTATAGTTTTTGTTTTATCATAGAAAAGATCAATTAAATTACCTTTAAAAGCAATAATATATTTTGTTATTGTAATCTTACTAATTAAGCTGTTTTTAAACTGTGATAAAGTTTTGCCTTGAATAGCAGCTATGTTTTCTATAAAAGATTGTTTTGGATTATTTGGTACACCTAATCGCAATAAACACTTCGCATCTTGTTTCAAAGAATAATCATTTGGAGGATTGTTATAACATATTGAAGTAGTATCATATTGAATAAATTTTTGTAATGAAGGTTTTAAATATCCAAATGATCCGGTTAATTTTAATGGAAATTCAAATAAGAATGGTTTTACTTTTTTACGAGTCATTCTTTTTTGTATTGGTTCTTCGTTTATTCTTTTTTCTGATATACTTCTCTTTATTTTAGTAAGAGGCGTTGGATCTTTTGTAATAGTTAACTCATCATCCACCGTCTTGTTTAATTCTTTTATATTAGTAAGTGTTTTACTTTTCTTTTTACCCCTTTTTTTTGATTTGATGGTAACCGATTTTTTATCCGATACATTATCTTGATTTGATTTATTTGTACAACTATAAAATCGTTTGTTATTTTTTGATTTTGACAACAACTTATCAATGTCTTTTCGTGTAGGATTTTCTGGTGTATTTTTATTTTTAGGTATTAAGTCTATTTTATTTAATCTAGATGGGTCAGATTCTTTTTTTCCAATATCTATAATTTTTACATTATTACCCTTTTTAGTTATTTTAAATGAAGGTCCAAGTCCTTCCCATTGTTTCATAAAATCATTGACTTGTTTATCATCTTTAAATGTCTTATCTACTATTATCTCTCCCTTTTTATTTCCAGGGTTGTAAATATGTTGGAAATAAAGTTTATGTCCTTTGTTATTATCATCTCTAGCTTTTTGTGATTCCTCTGGAAACCCATCGTATTCTAATGGAACTTGTGAACAACATGGTGCGCAGAACCCCTTTGGATGATTTTCTGATTTTTGTAAAAATGGATACAATGGTTTGTATATAAGTGGATTATTTGATTTTGAGGGGTTATGCATTCTATCATCTGTTAATTCAACAATTCGTTTTCCTTTAAGCAATGATTTTGAATCTTTTGGATTTAAAGCATCCCAACCACCACACTCACCGTCATTTATCTGTTTAAATGATATACTTCTCGAGTTACCATTATCGTCTTTAAAGCACCAATATCTAGGACAAATGTAATTATACCCATTGTATTTTATATGTCCATCATATGATTTTGAATTAGATGACTTGTCTGATTTATCTATTTTTTTTAGCTCATCATCATTTAAAATAATAGGTTGTTTTTTGTATTGCCATGGACATGATTTTGAATATTTTACATAGTTTTTGTTTTTCTCATCTTCCTTTGACATTACAAAAATATCAGGCTGTCTTTTTCGTAGTCTATTGGTAAACCAATTTTTTGAGCCTTTTAATTTTATAGAAGTAAGATCAATATTGTCGTTTTTAACACCTCCTGAAAGAGAAAGAGATTGTGATAATTCATCTGGAATAGAATCAATGTCTATACTACCTTCGTTGTCATCTTCATCTTCAATAATAATATCATCTAAATCGATTGATTTATCTTTACTTGAAGATTTACTGGATGTTTTACTTTTTGATTTATCTATACTTTTACTTGATTCTTCAAGATCACTCATTAAATCAAACATATCATCATCATCACCTTCACTATCGAATCCTATTTTTGCATCTTCTAATGGATTTTCATATATTTCTTTTATAGCTTCTATTTGTTTTTCTTTTACAACCTTTGTACATTCAATCAATGGTTCGTCTAACTGATTAATGTTAATAAGAGCAACTAAATATTTTTTTATTATATCATTTGATAAATAAGTAATATCATTAATATTTTTAATTTCAAACAATCGTTCTAATTTTACATTTTCATAATCTGTGTTTTTAGTTTCAATATGAATGTTAAATCCAGGACTGTCTTCTATTTTAATTTTTCTATTTTCAAATGCATCTGAAGCTAATCGAATTTCTTTTAAAAATCCATCCATTATTTCAACCGTTTTTTCTTCATCAAAATTAAAATTACTCATCACTAATTGTTTTATTTCTTCAATTGAAATCGCTTCTTGTAATTTGGCATTGATAAATGATTGAACATCATTCATTTTTTGATAAAACGAAACGCGCTTATAGTTTAAATCATATATATTATTTTTTTTACTTTTATTAACAACTGAAAATACAGATGATGTGCATTTTAAATTTTTAAATGTTAAATTATCAATATAACTAGATGAATATATTACATCAATATTGTTTAATTCAACATTATTATCATGAATAGATTTAAAATTGTAAATATGTTTTTTATGAACAAATGTTTTTACAATATCAACTATTTGATTTTTAATAATAGGATAAAATATTTTTTGTATTTGATGAATATCATACTTACTGACACAGTTTAATTTAATCTGTATGTCACCATTGTCCATAATAATACAATACATTTCTTCATTTATAGGTGATTTTTCTAGATTTTTAAGATCAAAATAAATTCCAATTCGATTTGTATATAAAATATTAGATGATACTTGTTTTATTTTTCTACTGTTCTCACCATTTTCTACATACAATGATGGAATTTTAAGCCCTTTATCGGAAATATATTCATTTGTATATAATCGATAAATACTTTCCAATTCTTTTCCAGGGTTGTATTTAATCATAGGTATTAATCTACTTGAATTTATTTTTTTAAATATAACCTCTAATGGTAATTGTAAAGACTCCATTGGGTGAATCGTAAAATTAATAGATTTTACATAATATTTTAACACATCTGATTGTACACTGGAATATTTATGAAGTAAATCAATGTTTTTGTTGTAGTTTTTAAATATAGAGTTGTATTCCTTTGTAGATATTGATTTTGTTTTTACTTTTGATCGTTTAATATCTTCCAATGATGTAATTTTCTGATTAAATAAAGATGGAAAATACAGTTGAAGAATATAACTATCTGGTGTATTAAAATCTTTTTGTTTTTTTAAAAATTCAAGAACTTCATCGGCAAAACAAAAATATATTTCATTGTTTTCAGGTTTATATTTAAACAATAATTTTTTGTTTTCAGTACTAATAAATTTTTTCATATCATCCGCAATATAATCATCTTGTTTATTACATGAAAATGGATTATGATGAAATATATATTTTTTTTTATGAAACGCGTTTATTCCAATTGGACGGATTATTGAATTTTCTTTATTCCATATTTTTTTATTTTTATAAAAACTACTTAGTTGTTTTGTTGGAATATCATTAGGAGTTTTTAAAAAGTTTTTATTTGTAATAATATTACTAATAAACCGTTTATAAATATCTGAACTTAATTTAATATTATCATCTTGTGTTAAGATATTATATAACACGGATTGATTTAAAGTTTCTTTTGATTTACAAAACATATAAATTTCGTTATGTGATTGTTTTTCAAACAAACTAGTTATTTTATGTTTTATATTAACAATCATATCATCTTCATAAATTGGGATATCTTGTGTTTTATTATCAGAAGAATTAATGTCATTAAATAAATATGTTTTTTTTATATTATCACCAATAACGTGGTGGAATTTATATATCTTTGACATGTATATAAATATATTTGATTATATTTATATAAAAATGAATATTATTGTAGCTATGTGTAAAAATCGAGGCATTGGTATCAATGGAATGATCCCATGGTCTTTGAAAGAAGATATGAAATTTTTTAAAAATAAAACAATTGGCAATGGAAATAATGCTGTTGTTATGGGAAGAAATACATTTGAGAGTATATCAACAACTCTTCCTAAAAGGAGAAATTATGTAATATCATCTACTAAATCTAATGTAGGTAAAAAAGAAGAATCAGTTATATATTCTGATTTAATTAAATTAAATTATGATATTGTAACTAGGGAACATCCTTATGATGATATATGGGTTATAGGTGGAGAACAATTATACACTTGGTATATTAATAACAATTTGGTTAAAGATATATATGTAACAAATGTATTAGAAGATTATCATTGTGATACCTTTTTTCCAGAAATACCTAACAATTATAAAAAAATAGGCAGTGGTGATATAGTAGTTTCTAAAGAAAATAAATTACGATATAACATTGATATTTATAGAAATAATTTTTATAATCATAAAAATGAAACGGTAAAATGGTGTGATTTTTTAAAAGAGCTTGATAAAATAGGATATCATGGTATTATTTAAAGATCGAAATAAGGATTATCTGTAATAGTCATACCACAGTATGGTTGTGGATTTTTTTTATAGTCAACTGGATTGTAAATTCCTTCTTTTTTTGCCTCTTTTAATAGAAATTTAAAATTACTCCAGAATTCGTCAGTGTGTCCTACCGTTTTAGTTGCTAAATGAGACAATTCATGAATGGCTACAAATGTTAGTGTGTTTTCGTCTATAAGTTTATTACCCCCTTTTGTAGTAGTAGTACAGAATGCTAATTTCTCTCCCTTATTTTCAGAATAAGCAGTATATGAACTAGTTGGTAATGTTTCATATATTTTTTTAGGATTGAAATTTTTAACAAGTCGTTCTACATTTTTTCTTTCTGGATATGTTTTTTTCATATGTAGTACAAGTGCTTTCATATTATTAGTTACCTTTGCTAGAAGGTCAGCAACAAGTTGAATTTTATCTCTTTCTCTAACGCAATATTTATTACCGTCTATATCAGATACAATACATTTTAATTGAAACATATCCGATTCGTGATAAATTTTAAATATGATAACAATAATAAAAATAAATACAATTATTCCAAATATGTTTATGTTCATTTTATATAATGTAACTAAAATAAGAAAATCAAAATAAATAAGGGGGTTGGTTTAAAAAATAATAACTTAATTAGTTATTATTTTTGATGTTTATAATTAAATTTAAGCACTGCTTCCAATTTCTAGAGGACGACGGTGGGTGTCAGCAGTAATGGTACTGGTGTTCCATGGACCGGTATTAAGGCGTGGGTTAGGTGGTTCACTTCGAACCTGAAGGTTGGCGTTACGCAAACTAGTTCCAACAGTATTAATACCAATGTGGTGTCCAGCTCGCAACAAGTTAACATTCATTAGATCACCACTTCCAGATGGGTTCATCTTAGAAAATTCAGTGTTTCCATCGGCTGGAAGCAGTTCTTTGGGGTCACTAATTTGCTTAGAAGCGCAACTAGGTGGAAGGTTTTGCATATCTGTATTTAATCCATTTACATTTGCTTCAGTTGGTTCGTCGGCAACAGAAGGTTTATAGTTGTTTACAGATGGTGCTGCTTCTTTTTTGGCATCCATGTTACCCATAGAGTCCAATCCAAGACTTGATTTGATTCGTTCGTAATCCATTACAACATATACAACAGCAACAATTGCTAAAACAATCAAAATATTACTACTATTCTTTGACTTAAAGAGTGCTTTGATATTTTTTAAAAAAGCCATTTATATAAAATCAAAACATAAAATTTTTTTACAAAACGCGTTTTAACTAAATAATTAGCATTTCATAAATGTATTATGGTTATTTCATGATATTATATTTTAAAAATCAATTGTCAATTCATTGAAATTTTCATCATCTTCATCTATTTCTTCAATCATATATTTATTTTTAATTTCCTTTAATTCTAAATATGCTTGAATAGCCTTAATTTTCGCATCTTTTGCCTTTTCTAATGCCTGTCTATATATATCTAAATATACAGTATCTGGTTTTTTAAGTTGAAACATTTCATCTTCTTCTGGAATTTGTAGATCAACTTCTTTTATGTCTAAAGTATCAAGAGTATTATTTTCAATAATAGGATTATTTTCATTTTTTACTGTTTTTTCTAAATGTTGTCTATCATTAGTTATTTCTTGCTCAGATTCAGAATCAGGATATTGTTCATGTGAATCTATCATATCACTATTTTTATTTGTTTCTGGTGATAATATTTCTAAATCATTGTCTACATTATCTGTTTCTTCTACATTATCTGTTTTTTCTGTTTCTTCTACATTATCTGTTTTTTCTGTTTCTTCTACATTATCAGTTTTTTCTGTTTCTACTACATTATCAGTTTTTTCTGTTTCTTCTACATTATCAGTTTTTTCTGTTTCTGAATTCAATATATTTGTATTTTCACTTTCATCAGTAACTAAATTAGAAGTTTCTTCTAAACTGTTTGATTTTTCAGTTTCTATTGTTAATTTTGGTTCTGTTAGTTCAGAACTACTATTTTTATCTGATAAATTATCATCATTATCTAGATCTTTATCAACCATTTTTTGTGAAGTACTTGGTTTTGAAAAATTAATTAAGCATTTATTAAATAATGGTTTTTTCTCTTCTAAAAGCATAATTTGTCTTAAACAATAGTTTATATGAAAACTACTACTTGAAAACTTTAAACCTGTAATTTCAACAATTGTAATGATATTTGAATTTGGTTTAACAAGATCAATTGAAATTTTGTTTTGATTACTATCATAGACACTAACTGAGTTATTAACATTTTTTACACTTCCCACATATGTTCTTAAATAAAAATTCTGTTTTGTTTGTTTAATACTATCATTCCAATTATATTCAATATCTTCTAATGATGGTGGATCTTGAAACCATAACTCATTTTTATCTAAGATTTTATCACGAACAACCGTTTCTAGATTTTCAATAAACTCTATTACTTTATTATGATCATAATTAAATAACAAATCACAATAATATCGTTTACCACTGGTAGCAATACCTCTTTTTGTTGTACATTGAGGCATTTGAAATAAAATAGGATTTCCATTCAGAGTTGTTTTTGCTAAATAACTACCACCTTGTATAGGCGTAGGAGAGTGTAATGTAATATTGTTCAAAGTATTTTCATCAATATTATTAATATCTAATAGATATTCCATTAATGTAATTAATATTATTATTTTGACTTTAATACGATTTATAATTAAAATAATTATGTTTAAATCATATAAATGGACATAAAAGAAAGAATTATAAAAGAATGCTTCGATATTTTGGGGAGAGATGATGTAAAACAAGAAATAAAAAATATTACTCGTCCATTAATTGATATAATTTTAAAAGAAATATACCCGTATATCTATATCTCTATTATTTTTGTATTTATAAGTTTTTTGCTGATTTTAGGAATATTTATAATTTTGTTGCGTAGTAAATCACCGTTTCCAATTTTTAATAAAAAAATGAAATAATATAATTAGTTTATATATATGTCTACAAAAATACACCCTAGTAGTAAGTCTAAATCCAAAAGCAGAAAAGAAAAGCGTTCTCAAAAACGAAAGAAAACACAAAAAAAATATGATGCACAATGGGAAAGTATGCCAGCGAATGTAGCATGTGCTGGAAAGGTAGGTGCTACTTGCGTTGGTGTTGGATGCGTAGCAGGTGCTGCTGCTGGATCATGTGTCATTTCTGGAGGAAAAAAAACTAAAACACTAAGAAAGAGAAAATCAATGTGTACAAGATTAACAAATAAAGAGTGTAAACAACCAAGATATAAAAATCGATGTAAGCTTACAAAATCAGTAAATAACGGTAAATTCGCAAAACGAAGCCATTGTCGTATAAAAAAAAATAAAACTAGAAAGATTAAACAAAAAAAATAAATTTAAAAAATAATATTTTATTATTATATAACTATGGTAGCAAAGGTTAAACAAGCAAAGAAAAGTAAAACTATGAAGCCTCGAAAGAGTGGAAAAAAACATAGCAAAACTATGAAATCCAAAAAAGGTGGAAAAAAACATAGCAAAACTATGAAATCCAAAAAAGGTAAAAAGAAAAATTTAAAGAAAAAAACAATGAAGGGTGGATTTGTTAGTGTTATTAAAGAAGCATTAGTTCCACTACTATTTACTGCAGCTGTTGTTAAAAAAGGTAAAAGCAAGACTCGTTCTCGTAAATAAATTAGAGTAAATAAGATAAAATTAAATATATTAAATAAATTATTTTAATATACTTAATGGATTTTGAAACAGATGTTAAAAATTGGGTAATGATTGATAATCAAATTAAACAAAATAACGATAAGGTAAAGGAATTGCGTAAACAAAGAACACATCTTACCACAAAAATATTTAGCTATGCTGAAGAAAATAATTTAGAAAATGCGATAATTGAAATTTCAGATGGAAAACTTAAATTTCAACAAAGCAAACAAACAACGCCTTTAACATTTAAGTTTTTAGAAGAATGTTTAAATGAGTGTATACAAAATAAAGAACAAGTAAAACAAATAATTCAGTTTGTTAAATCGAAACGCGAATTTAAATATGTTAGTGATATTAAACGATTTTATAAAGATTAATAATAATTGAAGTTTAATATATTATTAAACATATCAATAATAAACATATTAATATTAATAATATATATAATAAAATGTATCAAAATAAAGAAACAATGAAAACTACAGCAGGTATCTCTGGATTACATAATATGAGTAAAGATATTATGAATCGATTACAACATTTGAGTATTCCATTTGGATTATATACTACAAATAATGTAGAATTATATTCAACTAAAGATAATAATGTTTTAAATATATCAAAAATAGAGAAATTGGAAAATGAAGATATTATATCAGATGATTTATTTGAAGGATTACTAAGTATTACTATTACACATGATAAATCCAAAACAAGAAAAAATAGAAAAAAAGATAAAAAGTTGAAGGGTGACATTAAAATAAAAATCAAACCATTTGGAAATAAGAAAAGTACAAAAAAAAATAAGAAAAGATCAAATCGCAATACAAAAAAGGCTTTAAAATTTAGAAAATAATAATGTTACAATAACAATTATGTAAAATATATTTTAAACAAAATATATTTTATAGATAAATTCAAAATTACCACTTCCATTTTTCCATATTAAATGGATTAATGGTTAGTTTACCATCTTTAATTAATTTTTTATATTTATTGACGCTTTTATTAAATTCGACTTCCTTTTTAGATTTTGGGTATTGTTTTTTCTTCATTTGTTCCAACATGGCTAATTCAAATTCATTTGGAGATCGTTTTACACCATAACAGTTTACACCAAATTTCGCTTTACTGTTTTCAATGTATCCACCATTAACACCTGGTCTACCACAATCATTTTCATGACCTTCTATTTTTTGTAATTCATTCCATGTATTTTTTTGAGTTGGAAACAAAATCATTTGATCTTTTGACCATCCATATCCACACCATTCACCTCCTTCTTCATAAGTTTTTTCTAATTGATTATAGTCCGCTAGTTCAGAATCATATGCTTTACATACTGCCTTAGCTTCATCATATGTGTATACATTGTCTTTAATGTAAAACACCTCTTTTTTATCTTTTTCTTCCTCGTCTTTCTGTGCTTTTGTTTTTTTTGCTTTATTTATTTCTGGTAAAGTTCGTTTAAGCAATGCCTTCGATTCATCGCTTAATTCAATTCCTACTTCAGGAGTATCATCAGATAATAAGTTTTTTACGGACGCTTTTGCTTCTATTCCAAAGAAATATTGTAATCCATTTGCTAATAATAAAAATAGAAACATTGACCAGAGTATAACTTCTAATATATTGATTCCTGTACCCGATGATGAAATTTCAGAATCTGAACCACCTAAATTACTAAATAAAAGTGAAAATACAACTAATATTGTTATAAATATTATAATACTTTTACTATCCATTGATTCCCCCAAATTTTTATTAATTTCATCGTATATATTAGAAAATGCCTTTGTTGGAGAGATATTAACTGATTCCATATATATATAATTAACTTCATTTTTTTTTACGATAGAAAAAGCAATATGCTGCTTTTGTTTTCATCGAATCAAAATCTTTTACTTTATTTACATTTGTATCATTGAATTGATACCATTTGTTATTAGCGTTTTTAACATACGATGTGTAGTGACCACCATGAACGCCTCCCATATGATTGCATATTCCAAACAACTCGTATACATAGCTATTTTTATTGTATCCAATTACATATTTGCTTAAATCTAATGTTTCATCAAAATCAACAAATGCCTGATTTTTACGAATAGAAACACTAGATACATTAAACCTTTTTAAAGTAACAACTAGTATATGAGGTAAACTCCAGAAATGAATAGATTTTTCAGCATCTTCCCTTGTATTTGTTTTATCATTTAAAATTTGATTTTCATTTTCCAGAAGTTCTTTTTCTGTATATAAATCAAAACAATCCATAATATGATGGGGCTTATTTTCCTTTGGCATTGGGATAGTTAAATTAAAAAAAGGTTCTGGTATAACATTGATATAATCACTTGAAGTTGATTTTACTTGAGAAACATGAATACCATAAAATAAATCAATAAATTCAGAATATTCTTTACTATACATTTTTTTCATCATATTAAAACATTTTTTTGCTAATAGATCCGTTTGAGTTTCTGGTTCACCTGTTATATTCATCAATACCTCTCGTTTAATAGAATTATTAAAACAATCTATTACAAAACCCAAGAACTCTGTTAAATCATTTTGTGCAAATCCAGTAAATATATCTTTATCTTTTATTTTGGCAACGCGTTGAATCGATTTTACAAACCCATTGGGAGAGATAATACAATTTTCACTCCACATTAGTTTCCTAAGTTTATCCCATTCAATTAGTATCAAACTATCTGGTATTTTATTAATTTTATGTTTATATGTTTCTTTATTTAAAAAATTATTAAGCTCGTAACAATGAGATAAACATTGTAGCGTAGAATTTAAAAAACATGTATTTCCTAAATTCGTGAGACCAGTAAGACCCATGTTTTTATAATCATTTTCATTGTATTCTATATGTAGAGCCATTAATTATAATATACATATAAAATTTACATTTAAACATATTTTATAAATAATATTATTAAAGATGAATGACAATTTTGTTAATATTTCGAGCTTACTACATAGACAAATCGATTTAATGGAGAGATATCATTCAAATGTGAATGAAAACATGCAAAGAATAGACAATTGTATTCAAGAATTATTGGCTATACAGAGAGGTAGAGATAGAATAGTAAATAGAACAACATTGACTGCGGGTATGGATAGATTAAACAGATATCCATATATGAATAATACAAGTAGAAGTACAGGAATACACCCAACATTTCGACCTTTAAATCGGACTATACCACTGAGAAATACTAGAAACAGGGCACGAAATCAAATGTTTTACGATAATCTAAGAAACGCAAATATATTACCTACTCCAAGAAGAAGGGCAAGAAATTATCAAATCCCTAGAAGAAGGCTTACTTTACAAGAATTTATTAATTCAACTCTTAATAGTGGTAATCCACGCATACCAGCACAAGAAAATGAAATAATGCAACAAACTTCTATTGTTAGTTTTGAGGACTTATCTGGATCAAATACAAGCAGTTGTCCTATTTCTTTGACAAGATTTGACGCTTCTAGTAATATATTGCGAATTAATGGCTGTGGTCATGTATTTGATTCGGATAGTTTAATGAGATGGTTTAGAGAAGATTCACGATGTCCATTGTGTAGATATAACATAAGTCAAAACACAATACGGGATAATAGTGGAAATAATATAGAAAATACAAACGCAACACAAGATATTTTTTCAATTGATGGAAATAGTGAACAAGATGATACAGACGAATTACCATCAAACAGTGCTATTATTTATGATATTTCTTTTTCTATTCCCCAACTGTTTGGGAGAGATATGTCAGACAATCAAATAAACAATATTATAGATAGTATTACATCAACCATAACTAATTCTATGACTCAGAATTTATCCAATCATAGAATTAATTTAAATGAAAATGAAGATCTAGTTGTAGAAGAAATGACATTTCAAGTTCCAGGTAATGATAACAATGAACAAAATGAACAAAGTAACACTAGTAGTGATGAAGAAGAAATATATGTTTAAATGATTACTAAAATTGATTTTTAATAATTTTACAGTTATTCTTATAATATAATATTATACAATTCTAATTTATATTATCAAATGTATAGATCTGAAATATACGAGTCTCCATGTATTTCAATTTGTTTATGTGATAAATGGGTAGAATCCAAATATGGAACAACTAGTAGAGAATCAACTAACTTAAAGTTGATTAACTATTTAGAGACCAAATACCTAGTTCATATGGTATTTGATACAATAGATGAATGGAAAGGATATGCATACTATGCAGCGTTGTTTGAAGAAGAAGAAAGTTTTCAGTATGTGTTAATGCGTAACGAATACCGATTCGCAGATAGAGACTTTGCCTTTAGACATTATGGCATTGTTAAATTTCAAAAATTATGGAGAAAGTATTATAGCGATAAACTTAAACGATGTAAAAATATAAAAGGGATATTAATGCGACAACTTACTGGTAAAAGATTAAGATAATAATTATACAAAAATAAAAATAAGTTATAACTTATTTTTATTTATAAATGATTAATAGTGTAATAATAATCACTCTATTTTATGTATTGTGTAAAGAATGATCTCATTGCTTGATTTTTTTTGTTTGTAGCACATTGTTTTACAGATTTTTGAAATATTAATTTATTTACATACTTTTCTCGTTCTTTAGTTTCATATTGTACAGCTTTATCTTCATTATCACTGTATTTTCTTTTAATAGATCTAACCTGTCTTTGAAATCCTCTTAAATTTGGTTTAAATTCATGAATTTGTTCTAATACCAAACAAAATACTTGCATCACTGGTTTTTGTATTTGATTAGTAATATAGAATGAAAAGTCTGGCTTTAGTTTTTTACGACGAATAAAGTTGGGGTCTTCAATTCTATCACCCTGTAATTTAACCTTTCCTTTTGTTTGAATATATACAAATGGAACTCTACTTCCCACAGCAGGTTTATTCCCTGGCTCTCTTTTTCCTATTCGTTCAGCTAATACTTTATGAGCAATCTGATTTGGATTTTTATAAAACTGTCGAAGTGACTTCGAAATAATTAATTTATCCAATGGGAATTTTTCTGCTATCATGTCTAATAAGAATTGTTTTGTAAATTCAACTGCTTTATTTACATCTTTTTCTTTCATTAAAATATCAATTATACCACCATAACAATCTTTTACAATAGGAGCGTTATCTCTTCTTTTCAATACGATCCCCATTGATTTGCGTTTACATTTATGTGGATTATGTTCATACAACATACCCACATACCTTTTTTTAGATAAGAGTAGGAAAGGCATAAATGTTTTTTCATATTCTAGATCATGTGGTAATTTTAAATATTTCGTAGCTAATTCACCTGCTTCAATTGCGAGTTCAATAGTAATTTCTAGAGCTTTCTGACCCTTTATTGGTTCTCCATCCAATGTTTCTGGATTAAATTTAAAGAATATAGAATCTGTATCACCGTATACATATTCAGCATTTACTTTTATCTTACCATGTTTTGTGTCTGCAATATGATTAGTATAACATTTTTCAATAATTGTTTTACCATAAATAAGTAGTTTTCTACCAGTTGCTGTAGTAGAAGCTGCTATGTCCTTTTCATAAAATGCGCTCGTTTTAGCACCACACTGGCCATAAAGAGAGTTAGCAACAATCTTTTTTGATAGTTGTCGTTTATCTAATACATTTTTCATAAAATCATTAAAACGATCTTCTACATTAGCAACATTTTCATTTTCAACAGTCGCAACTGTTTTATTTTCTAAAAGAATTTGATGGTGTGTATCTGTTTTAGTAAGAAGACCTACAAATTCTACACCGTCTTTAGTAGTTACAATTTTATGTTTGGCTAATTTTCTAGTAGCCTTTCTAGAAGCGAGAAGTTCAGACAACACACTAGGCATAATGGCCTTTTTACCATCAGGAAACTGAGCGTATCGACATATTTTATGTCCTGTTTTTACCTTTTTTGCGGCTGCCTTAGGATGTGGTCGAATATAAGCAAATGTATCATATTTTACATCTACATATTTGTAATTTGGAAGATTATCGTATACGAAATTACCACTAGGATCACGAAGACCCCAAATTTTTGGCTGTTTTGTCTTTGGGTTTATCATTAAATTTCCATCTAAATCATATTCTTTCGTCCACACTTTACTATCATGTGATATATTTTCACTTATCATACAACTAGGGTATAGAGAACTATAATCAACACATGCTACTGGATCATCTGGATAAAATCCTGTTTTGGGAATCAATACAATAGCTCCCTCATAACCATCGTTTGAATTATCTTTTTCAACAGCTGGCATTAATGTATTCATTTCTCTACATTGTTTTGCTATAAAACTAAGTAATTTAATACCTTGTCCTCTATTGATAATAAAACTCATAGGAACACTACAAATAGAAGCTAATTCTGTAACACCAGTAAGTACATCATTTTTTTTCATTAATGTATGACACAGGTTACAATCCTGAAAACAGTATTTCGCAATAATAGCTCGTTTGTCAGGACCTTGATTAGTGTATTCAAATATTTGGTGATGATTAATATCATCTTTGTTTAAACACCATTTAATTTTTAGTTTTTCATCAATATTAAGTTTATGATCAATAGTAAATTGTTTTTTAATTGTATCGAGATTGACTATCTTAAACTTTTTACCATTATCATACATATCTGACGAATGAGCAATAATTTCAAATGAAACAAAATGCCCTGCTTTTAAACCAGTTAGGTTAGAACTATGTATTGTAGTTTGTTTTGTATTTTCGTCATAGTGAAAATTACTAATGTAATCACTAATAAAATGTGATGCGACATAATCTAGTTTATAAGAAGGAAGTTGTGATTCTTTGCGAAAATAGTTTAAAAGATCTATTTGAAGACGCCCTGGTATGTCTAAGTAAACATCTTCATAAGTCCCACTAGCAACAGTTGTTACAGATTTTTTTACAGTACAATCTGTTTTTAATTCATAAGAATGTGTATTGCGATTGAATTTTTCAAAACACTTATTTCTTGACATTTTGATAAAGTCTGACTTTATATTAAGTTCGTCTGTTCTATCTAACATAAACTTCCAATCAAAACCAAATATATTATATCCAATAATAATATCGGGATCTTCTCGATTAATAATTTTTGTCCATGCTAGTAATACTTCTGCTTCTGTATCATAAGTTTCTATTTCTCTATTAGGAACTTCAGGAGTATCATCACATGAATTCAGTACTATCATATGGTTTAAATAACTTTCTTCTTCATTACATTTTATAAAAGTAGTTCCAATAAATGTTACGGTATCTCCTTCTAAATAAGGCATATATCTTGTTTTTTTTAGATTATCATCGATGTTACCATCTCCACCAGTTAACGCTATATCAATAATAGTTTGTTTATCTGTGGATTCTATATCAGTTGATGTTAAAATTTCCATAATACTTTTATTTTTATGCTTACGAAGAAGAATAAGCGTATCTATGTTTTTTTCATCATCGTCAAATTTAGATAGTTTAACTTGTTGTCCAATAGTAAATTCTGAGAAGTGATTAACAATATTATCAATATCTTCAACAGTGGGTTGTTCATCTTTTTTCGGGTAAAGTTTACTAATATCATATTTATGTTTATTTGTATAAGAGAATGCGTCCAATAAAGATTCTTTTACAACATCTGTATTTTGTTTTTTATTATATAATTCTATCATTTCACCTAGAAATTTTTTATATGTTTTTTTTGGCAATGGAAAATCACCGTGACTAGAAGATGCTTCTATATCATAAGACGCAATTTTAATAGGTATACCATCCTCTTTATCTGATTGCGGGATAACATTTTTATAAGAGGTTTCGTATTCAAAATCACAATTAGATAGCTTGACAGCATCACGAGTAAGATTTGGTTGTCGTTTAAAAGTAATCCAACCAGATGGAGATAGATTTTGAATGTGAAAGAATCTGAGAAAGGGAGGGAGAGATGATTCATAAAGCTCTATTTTAATTCCAGAAATATTCTGTAGATTATAATCTTTCCAAGAGCTACTACGACTTTTGGGATCAAAATTATATGTTTTTATCATTGGATGTACTAGCAACCCTTCTTTTATCTTGGAATGATTTAATTTGATATCTCTATCTTGAAAATGCCCTAATGTTGTCATTTTCCCCATCTCTTTTTTTTGTACTGTATACAACTTTTTACCAGTTTTTTCTTCGTAATATATTCTTTTGATTTTTCCAGACTGTTTGATTTTTTTTACATAAACAGAATCGTTTACGCTTGGTGCGGTCCAGATGCGTTTTACTTGATTATACTCAGTCATAGAAGGAAATGAAATTTTAAGGAATATATATTCTTTATTATTGTCAAATCCATATAATTTATGGCGTTTTACGAGTTCAATGTCATCAATATATTGTATATGTTTTCCATCATCAATTCTTAGATAGTTACATTTATAATTTATATATTGTTTTATTTCTTGAATACTCTGTTTTTTATAACGAAGACATCGATTTGGTATTTTTACAAACAAGAATGGTTTAAAATCATCAATAATTACTGAGTATGTAGTACCATTTTCATTCATACCAAACAATTGCATACGAAACACTTTTCCTTCTTCATCATATACATTATCTAGTTTGATATCAATTAATTTAATAGATGGAGTGGAGGAAGGGGTAGAAGAAGTTGTTTTTTTATTTTTAATAACATTATTTGGTTTATCAGAAAGTTCTTTTTTAGTATTGGACTTTTTTGGTTTTTTTACTTTTATCTTAATCTTTCTTTTTTTAGTGGTAATAGGTTGTTGCTTGTTTGAAAGTTTCTCCATTTTAGTGTTATTTGTTGATGACATTATTGTGTATAATCTTAATAGTGTAGTTTTAATTCAATTTTATTAAAAATTAAAAATCAAAAGCAAATCCAAATAATAAAACAAATAAAAATATGTGTTTAATTATTTAATTAAATATTTATATTATAGGTGTTTCAGTATAAAATCAAGTGAAAACATAGGAGCAGTTATAAATGCAGTTGATAGACTATCCATTAAAGCGGGTTGGTTACCTTCTATATGATGTCCAAAGAATTGTAAACTCCACGCACTAATACAGATAGTTAAAATAATACTATCTGTAATAAACTTTGAACGATATTGTTGTATTAGTTTATATTGTAGATTATGTAGTAATCTTATTAATCCTTCAAAGTAAAACATCATAATAAAACCTATAGTCCAAGACCATGTAAAATAATAATAACAATACATAGATTGAAGAATTGTTAACAAATTAACAGAATAGTTTATATTTAGTTTGGGGCGAAATTGTATTAATTTTTCATCATCAAATACAATATGGAATTTTTCGATGAAATGACAAGTTGTTATAATAATTATAGGTATTGTAACAAAATGAATAATTTTATTTATAGTATTATTATGAAACATTGAATATACTTCATATTGTTGTAAATCTGTTTTACACAAACATGTATTGGGTGATTGATGCATATCAAGGTTTGATTGATTAAATGACATAATTAACTTATTAGATGAAGAAATGTTTATTTTATCGATTTCAATTTTATTTGTTTTTAAATTTTCTCTCCCTTTTTAATTTCTAGAACTTTTTAAACTAAACTAATAAATCTTCCTAATGATACTATTAAAAATATAATAAATATATAATCCCAATCCCAAAACAAAATATTTTTACTAATTACATCAGCTAATTTTGTAAAAAAACCAATACCTTTTTGTTTTTCAGTTAATATACAAGTATTAAAAATATAACGAGTAAATAATATAACTAATAACATTAAAATATTTAATCCTAATAAATACATATTTTTAGATATAAATGCTACAAGAGATAAATAAACAACAGAATATAGAAAGTGTGCAATATCTAATATAATATTATTTTTCGATAATACGATCATAACAGATATTAAAATAGCCATTAATGAAATGTAAAAATCTACATTGGTTTTCAAAAGATTAGTATAATTTAAATAAATCATATAACACATAAAAAAAATAAAAGTAGTATTTATAATTATATTTTGAATCTCTTTCATATATATAATAAAACATATTATAAATAGTATAATATGTTTAGTATTTTGAAGTAATATGATGACGATATGTTTTTAAATTTTCTCTCCCTTTTTTACTTTTTAAACTTTTTTGTTTTACTATTTTTTTTCTTATTTATTTTTTTATCTTTAACAAGGTTTGTTTTTTTACTTTTAGAAAGCTTTTTTACTTTTTTGGATTTTTTTGTTTTACTATTTCTTTTTATCTTAGTTTTCTTGATTGTAACACACATTTTTTTTACATTATTTATCATTTGTAACACATGTTCTTGAGACATACCCCCCAATTTTTCATCTAGCAATTTTTTATCTTTAATTACACGAATCGTGGGAAAACCTCTAATATCATGAATATTGAATTCATGTGTAGTAGTATCTTGAATAGTCGCTAATATAAGTTTTTTATTTTTTTGTTTTGTGGATTGACTTGATAAGTAATTATTTATTGTTGACTCCCATATTGGTTTAAATTGTTGACAAGCACCACACCAATCTGCTACAATCACCGCAACAATTACATTATCGGCATCATTAAATTTTTTTTTCATTTTAATAATAGAAGATGGTTGATCTGAACGAACATTAATAATTTCCATATACAATAATTTTATATTTTATTTTTATGGTACATGTATGTTATAAACAGTATACAACTGTATTCGTGATAAGATATTTTATGATAAATAAAATAAAATATAAAATTATTGTATATACAAATAAATGAACAACACAGTTATTATTATATTAACACTTGTTGTATTTGGTTTAGGAATACTAAATACTATAGCATATTCTCGTAATGATATTATTGAAGGTTATAAAGGTTCGCGATCCTGTCCTAATTTGTTGATAAAGAAAAATGGCAAATTTATATTGATGAATTCAAATGCTAAGCAAATACCAGGTGTAAATCCAGTAGAATTTAAAAATTTAAACGAATATGCGTCGTTTGTAAAATATCAAAAAGAAAAAGGTATTCGGTGTCCAGTTCTTTATTATGAAGAAGCATATGATGCTCAAAACAATCGCGGATATAGACAATATAGCGATCCTTTTAATAAAAATAGAGGAGTAAATAGAAAGGGGTTAATTGATGATAAAGAACTCGATATGTTGTTAATGGATGCGAATAGAGACAATCCTCCTTATAATCAAAATAATTATGCTGGTTATGATGCGGACGATCAACAAATAGGCGTTACAACGCCATTAGATAATGTAAAATCACCTTATACTCCTTCTCCAAATCCAATGGCTAAAAATTGGGGAGGACATGAATACACCGATAAATTATTGAAAATGGGTGTATTTAAAGGTAGAACAAGAACATTGGAATAAATAATATATTAAATGTAATATTTTATTTATTAAATTTATTAATTAAATATATTAATTGAATTTTTATAGATTATTAAATTAATTATTTGCTAGATGGAGCATCTGTAACTGGTCTTCGAAATTTAGATACACATTCGTTAATCTTAGCAGCTTCTTCAAGTGTAAAAACTCCCCGTCTCTGTGCCAATTCTAAAAATCCAACCATAAAATTCAAGGCATCATTTTCGGTATTTACCTTTAGATCTTTAATTTGAACCTGTTGTTGACCTCCCTGTTGTTCAGGTGCGGCTACAGTTGGTTGACTAGTGGTTTCTTGAACATTCATTTCCATACTCATTATATCTAATACTAATATATAATCTTTAAATTAAAATCATATATATTAATTAATCTTCATTAGCATAAAACCAATAAGTAGTAGTTACTCTATCGTTTTTTCTGTAAATTTCATAATCTTCTACATAAATTGAATGAAGACAGTCTCCTTCGTATATAACAACTCTATTCCATTTCAAATTAACTAGATCCAGTAATTCAAATTTATCACAACTTTTGTTATTTAATCTAAAATGATTATAAGGATAAATTTTTGTATAATCTTGACATTTAAATAATTCCTTTGCTAGATTAGTGTTTAGTTCTTTATTTTTGTAAAAACCAGTACCACCATGATTTACTTTACACAAATACCCTAGAACAATAACCGGTATCATATTATCATTTCTCATAGTATCACAGTGCGGATTACATCTATAGCGAAATTTATCTTTTTCTTTCATATAATCAGGAACAAATTTAGAAAAGCACATTCTATCTGTGGGTAAATATGAATTTTTTATAAAATTATAATGTTTACATTTTGCTTTTATTAATTTTTTTATTTCCTCTAAATGTTTTTTTTGAAAATAAATATGGTATCTATCGCCAGGAAAATAAGTCGTGTACTCTTTAACTAATTCTTGTTTATTGTAAAAATCTAAAATTTTTTGTGGATATTTGTAGAAATCATCTATAATATAAATTGTTTTTCCGTTAATTTTTTTTGTAGATAATTTTAAATTTTCATAATTTATATCAAACAAAGTAGTATCAATCTTAAACATATAAAATATATTAATATATTTTAATTACAATTATAACATATTAATATTCTAATAGTAGTTTATTTACCCTATTAGACAAATTTAATATTTCATTTTTAAGTTCATCTATTTTTATCATTTGATTATTAATGACTTCTTGTTTTTCAACTAATTTATTTTCTTGAATCTTTAATTTTTCAATTTCTTGTTTTTGAATTCGCAATATTTCTTGACTAGCAGAAAAATTTATAGCAAATAACCTAGAATGATCAATAGTATGAAAATCTTCTACCTTTTTACCATAACAATATACATGATTATAACTGGTATCAAAAATAAAAGTACCGTCATCATTCATTGTGGAAATAACTTCTATTTCATCTAATCCATTTAAACTTAAGTCATTGTATGTAAAAAATTTGTATTCAATACCATTATTATATGATAAGTCATTTGTGTATAATTTATATTTAACATCTTCGTTTTCTGAATCAATATATTTTTCCCATTTATCAATTGTAATAAACTTTAACTCATCTGGAATGAAATCTGTTAAGAATGTTAAACTATCATATTCAATTTCCTTTACTTCTTGTGCAATAAATCCTATTTCATAATCATTATATTGTCGTTTTGGATCCTTATATCGAAATGATCTTACTGGTATATTTCTTAATTTAAATAAACTTAAATTATCAGGAACATCTACAATATTTTTTTTTATTCTACGATCACTTCCTATAGCAATACCATGATATCCGTCACTATCACTACTTCCAGCAAATATATTACCATCTACATAAATACTAATTCCGCCAGCAGCCATTTCATAAAAATAATCAAACTCAATATCATCTCCACTATGTGATGCCCAATAAATATATCTAGTATGTGTCCAATGTTTACTAGAATCATATGAAGTTGATTTACTATGAATATGTAACGGAAATTTCGGAGTTGCTGTACCTATTCCAACAAACCCACCAAATTGCCATTTATCTTCTGTAGTTATTGACATAAGTGAATAAGTAGCGTTTCCATTGCCATTTACATATAATCCATTATCAGAATTTAAATATCCTGTTCCACTAGAAGGGTGAAATAAATAAGCATATGCTTCCTGTGATCTTTTATCAATATGGCAAAAACTAAAATAAGGTTGATGTCCACAATAACCAATAGCAGCTTTTCCTATTCTACTATAAGAATATTTATCACCAACATTTGTTCCAATATGCCCTATAACTGTTAGGGTATGTGTATAATCACTTAAATCGAAATCTTCACCGGGTGGAGCTATTACACACTTTCCACCTTCCATAGCAATTGAACTATTTATTGTAGTTCTATCATTACCATTATTTAAAGTGTCAAATCGAATTTGATAAGCAGAAACATTTATTCTATCTTTATTCTGGTCATTACCTTTAAACAAAAGTAATTCAAATTTATTCTGATTGGTAGCACCATATGATCTTGACTCTATAACAGTATGATTATAATCATTATCATTATATGTTCCGCTAAAATGAATCGCTCGTGATATATGTGCCTCATTTTGATCACCAATATATACATAACCATGAGTATTAATGCCATCACCAGCAACTTTTAATTTTCCAGAAGTGCTTGTTGTTCCGATTGATACACTACCGCTAGGAACAAATCTTGTTTTATTAGTATTATTTTCTTGAATATACATTGTACTACTGCAATTTATAGTATAATTGTCTATATCTAAGGTACTGCTGCTATATGGACTTTTAAGTTGTATTTTACGTGTATAAAAATCACAATTGAAATTAATAGTAGCATTTGTATCTAGATATATAGATCCATAATCATTCGATATTGTAAAGCTACTACCATAAGTTGAATCTTTTTTTATAGTTCTATACCCTATTGAAATATAATTTTGATTACTATAATTAACAGTTCTTAATATATCTACTGATGAATTACCATATATTTTTGCAACCATATTTGTCACAGCACTTCCAGTAAATGTAGTATTTGCAGGACAAATTGTAAAATGACAACTATCATTATAATTATTGTTGATTTTTACTTCATCATGTAAAATAATATTGTTGGTTGAAAATGTTATCATAGGATAAGTTGTCCCATTTGTTTTTTTATAAAAATCAAATTGATGAGGTTTTGTATAATCATATAAAAATATGCTTCCATTATTTTTATTATTTCCAATAAATAAATTTATATTTTTTCGTGTAAAATTATACAAAGCAAAATCAGTTACAGAATCATTTGTACTTAATATATTTAATTTTGATGTTGGTATAATGGTACCTATACCAACATAATTATCTGTCAATGTCAATATATCATTAAAAGTATAACGATCATTACTATTATAACTATCTATTTCTATAAATATATCTAAATTTATAAATAGGTTACCAATATAAGTAATTGAACTATTACAATCAAAATGATAACTAGGTGTAGTATTATTTATACCAATTCTACCATTAGATGTCATAACACATCGTATATTTTCATTTGTAACAAAATGTATATCACTATAATTACTATTGTTTAAAAGAACATTTATGTAAGTATTATTATTATTATCAGCAAATAAATCATCTCCATATATCCATTTACTGGATCTTCCTTGAAACATATATTGCGATGTATTATATCGTAACATACCAGTTACACTTGATATATTACCTATATTACCGGGAGTTTGTAGACTGGTACCACAAGGTATACCTATAGCATTATTTGAAGATATATCTAGTGATGTTAATGGTATATCTGTATGTATACCTATTTTTCCACCTAAAGGTTGAAAATGTAGTTTACTTGTATTATTTAAAATAGTGGATTGAATTATAGAATTATCGTTAGTTGTTCCTATATGTAAAATTCCGTTGTTATCAATAGAACCTAATGAAATTTGAGGAATATTAGACAAATCTATATTATATGATGAATAATTTGATGATATATAAAGTAAATCGGGACCAGATACTTCTAATACACCAATATTATTGTTAGTATTTCTGTAAATCCCATTTGCAGAAGTGATTGTTGCCTTTATTCCACTTTTATATTGACTCATTTATATATTATACTTTAATAAAATATATAATGTAATACGATTTAAATCATGTAATACGATTTAAATCATATAATATGATTAAATTTAATCATAAGATACAATTTAATTTAAATTAAATTTTTCTTTTAATAACATTATTTTTTTATTTATTTCCATAATATCAGTTTTTAATGTATCTAAAATATTTTTAGTGCCATTTGCATTTTCTTCTAATATATTTATATTATTTTGATGATTTGATAATTTTTCTATTTCAGAAAGTTGTATTTTATCGATTGCCTTAGTGGCAGCAAAATTTATTGTGAATAATTTATCTTTAAATAAACAGTTAAAATCATCAACTTCATGACCATAACAAAAAATATAGTCCCACTTTTTATCAAATGTAAAAGAGTTATCTGAATTACCAATTATTTCAAGTTCTTCATCTTTACTATTAGTATCAATACTATTTGTTACATGAAACTTATATTTTACATTACGGATGTTACTAATATCATTAGTATATAATTTATACAATGTATTCCCGCTATTGTCTACATAACTTTTCCATGTTACATCTTCTATAATACTAAATACACTAGGTATTGTTTTTGTTAAATTTTGAACAGCCATAGGAAGAGTTTCCTTTACTTCTTGCGCGATGAATCCAATCACCTTTTTAGTTCCATATTCGTAATCTATATATTCATACATTCTAACAGGAGTATTTTCTAAAATATGTAATGCAACATTTTCAGGAACTATATGAATATTATTTTTTGATCTTATATCTGAAGCACCTAACGCACTAGTAGCGTATATAGCCCCCTCAGTATATACAAACATTTGAGTTGAATTACTACTCGAAAGTTGCCCAATCCATGGACCAGCATGAGAATCCCATCTTAAATATGAACCAGGTCCAGCATTAATACCGGCATTATTAGGACTTTGGTTTGGTAACGCAAGAGAAGGCATTCCAAATGGAAATTCAGGGGCAGCCGTACCAAGAGTAACACCCCATTTTCCTAGTACTATTTTAGTGTCATTGTGTTGTCTAAAATAAAAGTACCCACTATTACTATGTTCTAATCGACTATTAGGACTTTGTACCAAACCAGCAAATTGAAATTTTGCATTACTATGACCATACATAGTTCCTATACCAACATATATATTATTCTGAGTATAAACTGATGTTTTTTTATCACTTGTTCTTGAGTCACTTATTAGTACATTACCTGCTGAATATGATGCTCCTGGATCATCACATTGACCTATTACAACAAAACCATGATTTCCATCAATATACATACCAGAATTAGAACCGGTATCAAATCTTAAATTTCCTCCATACAACCTTATTCTATCGGGTCCATTTGTACTATTTGATTCATCATCATCTCCTTTAAAAAATAATAATTCATATTCATCACCATAATGAAATGTGCTGTATCTTTTTGATATAACAGTATTATTATAACTATTTTCGTTTGTTCCCCCAAAAAAAATAGTTCTTTCACTTGTACTACCATCATCTCTTCCTACAGTTAAAAAGTTTTGAGTATAAACATCACCATCTATAGTTAATGTAGCACCGATTGTGGTAGATGTAGAATCACCAATAAATACATTACCTCCCCTTTTATTAATATATAAATCTTGATTCGTTTGAATACTCAATCTGCTGGTATTGTTTCCATAAAAATAAAAAGTGTCTTCAATTATTCTGAATTGATTTGAACTACTCGTATATGTAATATAAATATCATTTTGAAGAAGATTACAATTTCCAGTAGCATAAAAAGCACCGCTCATATTTAAATACATGTTGTTTTGTGATTCTATATTAAAAATATTAGATGAACTGTTATATTTTTGAATAGTATCAGATCCAATTTGTACACCTTCTGATTGATTTGGATGGCCTACCCATAAAATATTTTCATTAGACCCATATATAGTTACTGTTTTTCCTGTAACTTCCAAATCTGTAATATCATTTGATGTCCCATTTATTGTTAATGGACATTTTGGTACACATTTAACACCAATACTTTTATCAAAGTAAAGCTCATTTACATCATTTTTATATCGGAATATTTCGTTAATACTATTACCAGATTTTGTATAAAAAATAGTAGAATTTGAAGTAAATCTACTATCATTATTTCCATTATAAAAATATCCAAATCCATTATTTAAATCACCTAAAAATAAATCACTATTACCATTGTCATTTAATATTGAAATATCTGCATTAGAATCCCCTTGAATAGTGATACTTTCTTGAGGAACTGTTCCGATACCAACATTACCATTAGACAGAACCAAATTATTATTGTTTATTTTTGCGTTGTCAGATGTATTATATACCCATATTTGACCTTGAAATAAACGAGTATATCCAGGAGACGATATGAATAAACGATTACCACTATTATTTAATAAAACATTGTGTCCGCTATTTACATGACTATAACCTCCTGATATGTCTATACTTTTTGACCATACATTATTGTTTACGGTATATAATGTAGAATTACCCATTTCAGTATAGTTAGATATTGTGTACAATGGCGAACCAATTAACAACTTATCTCCATTGTAGTTTAATGATAATGAATTCCCAAATAAACTATTTGTAGAACCGTTTATAGATGAAACCATACTCCATGTTGAGGTAGAATCGTCGTAATTATATATTCTAACATTACCTGAATTATTATTATATTTGGGAGCACTAAGTGCCAAAACATTTCCTTCTCCATTTAAAGAAACAGAATGTCCTGAATAACTGCCTAATGATATACCAGATATCAGTCCAAATGATGTCCACGAACCATTTACATATTTATATACAAATACTCTCCCACTATATGTATTTGGATCATTATTTATAATCTCAGGTTCTCCTACTGCTATAATTGTTCCTGAATTATTTAATGATATAGAATAACCAAATCCATGTCCAAATTGAGATGCTCCAAACCCTCCTCCATAAGAGGATACTATTCCTTCTACCTTACCAGTTGAATCCCAACTAGTGGTTGAAGTATTAAATTCAAAAAGTCGAACATTTCCTTTTGTTGATCTACCAGATATACTAATTGATCCAGACACAGGATCGAAAATATTAACAGTTTTTATAGTAGTTGTTGAAGCTACTGCTATAATAGAACCATCATAATTTATATCTACAGAAAATCCTGCGTTGTCTGATGTATTTTCTCCTGTAATGTTACTTCCAATCTGAGACCAAATATTTAAATTATTATGATATATTTTCACAATACCATTTGTCCCTGCTTCTGGCATACCAATTATTATTTTAGTACCATCTCCACTTAAAGCACAGTTATTTACTGTGTCAGTAACTGATATACTACTAGTATTAGACCATAACATAGTAGATTGTTCGTAAGTGTACAATGATATTTTGCTTAATTTATTATCTATCACGGCTAATACAGTACCATCGCTATTTATGGAAATTATATTTTCATCATAATTATTTGAAACAGATATTGATGGAGATGTTTGTGATGTGACATATGGCTCTGATATAAAAAGATTGTATGTGTTTCCACTATAACTTATTTTAGGTGAGTAAATAGAATATTTATTTCCATACTTTTCAGCAAATGCGATTCGCCCATACATGCTATATGTATGCAATGATAAAGTAAAACTTGCTATTAATGAATTATCAAAATATAATTTTACGGTTTTATTTGAATGTGTATATTCCCATCTAACTACAACTATATTATTCAATAAAGATGTATTATCTACAATACCGATACCATTATAGGTTATTCCATTACCATGATATAAAAAGAATGTTGGCCCCATAATATAGTATCTTAAATAGCTTGATTGCGAATAAGTATTCGATAATCCTTCTCCTTCAAATACAATAGTTGGATAAAAAGAACTATCAATTAAATCTATTACTTGTGTATATTCAATTGTATAATTGCTATATTGAGGAATATAAGCACCATCAAAAACGATGTAATTATTTGTGGAATTACTTTCATTAAATGTTATTTCATATTTTGTTTCGTTTATATCACTACCTGATATAATTGAACTAAGTATAGCATTTTTTTTTATTCTTTCAACCAATAAGGTATCACCATTGTATATGTTACCATTATATTGCATGTCTCCACTAATATCCAATTGTTTTTCAGGAACTTTTCCAACTCCAAAGTTTCCAGATGCGTCTAACATGTGTTGTGTTTCGGAAACTTGAAATTTTATTTCATTATTATTTGCACCAGGATAGTCTTCTGGAATAATGTAAGTATTGTAACTAGCATCAGCTAAAGTAAATATATAACTCCATGTATCATTTAATTTATTACCTTCAAATTTATCTAATTCTGTATTAAACCGAATCATTCCGGTAGCACTACTTCCATATACTGTTCCTGGTCGTTCATTTGTATTTCCTAGTGGAAGTACCAAAGCATCTGTATTATAAATATCTAATGTTGCTCTTGCGTTTGATGTATTTATTCCAACATTACCACCAATAGGTTGAAATAGTATATTATCATTAGAATTGTTTTGTACTGTTTGAAAAATAGAATGTCCTAAATTATTAATACCGATTTGCAATACTGTATTTTTATCTACAGAACCTATTGATAATTGCGGTATATTTGAATTAGATAATGAATAATTAGTATAATTTAATGGTATACTGGAAATAGAAGGACTAGAAATTTCTAATACCCCCATATTGGTGCTATTATATTGTTTATTATAAATACCATTACCTGTAGAAATTATAGATTTAATATTTTCTACAAAATTGTTCATATTTTTATATATAAACATTTTAATAAAAATATGTTAACTAAGTATGTGATTTTCAATTGTATAAATTTCTAAAAATAAACGATTAATTTCTTTTTCTAATTCCACGATTTCGTTATTGTTTGCTTCAATAATAGATTCTACTTCACTTAATTTACTAGTTGCTGCTCTTAATCGTTGAATTTCATTTTGTTGTTTACGATCAATTTCTTGAGTTGCTGAAAAATTAATACAAAATAATGTTTCATGATTTAAAGAATGATAATCACTCACCTTTTTACCATAACAAAAAACATGATTCCATTTTTTTTCAAATGTAAAGGTGTTATCAATATTCATTTTAATATCTTTAACTATACTGCGAGAGTTATTTGAAGAGATATCATCTGATACATAAAATTTATAAATATTTAAATCATTAGCACTTAAATCATTAATATCTATGTCGCTTACATCACTTATTCTCATTTTATACTTTTTATTATTACTTGTATCATATATAACTTCCCATTCTGGATAAACTTGTTTATTTATAGTAGGAATAAATTCATTTTGGTATTGAACAGCTGAAGGACATACTTCCTTAACTTCTTGAGCTATAAACCCAACTGTTTTGGTTGAACCAACAGTTGGTGTAATATAATTAAAAAACTTTACATCAATATTTCTAACTTTATTAAGTGATACATGATCAGGAACATCCATTATGGATTGTTTTATTCTAATATCAGAAGCAGCTACTCTTGTTTTTGAGAATATACTATATGCACTGTAAAATTTTACAGAAACCCCATTTGCTGAACCATATTGCCTTGCATCGTTACCAAAACTAGGATATATAAATGAACCTGGTCCAGCAGAATATCCAGCGTCATTATAAATCCTTCGAGCCGTACCGTATACTTCGAGTGGATATCTAGGATTAGTAGAACCGTTTATTTTTATTCCATTTGACCCAAAATACATTGAAGCATTATAACTAGCAAATGTTGTTGATCTAAAATATATACCATAACTTGATTTAACATAAGTTTTACCATTTGAATGGGCAGCTACTGGCATATTATTTTCAGAGGAGCTTCGCGTAGAAGCATGAACTGTATTTCTTAAAAATGCGATTGTACCATCATCACTTGAAGTTACAGATGTAGCAGCAGCGGTTAAACTGATTTCATGATTCGTATAATGATTCATAAAAATATCACCGGCTATTTCTAATTGATATGCTGGATCAGTATCTCCTATACCAACCCTACCATCACTAGTTATTATCATACGAGTATTTGTTCCCGTCCTAGTAGTAGTATTACTTGCTAATGTATCAAAACGAATCTCACCGGCTTTAAATCTAACACGATTATTACAACGAATATATAATTCACTATCTTCAGTATTGGCATATTTTTGAACTTTTATATAAGCATGATTACCATTTGCTTCTCCATAATTTTTACCAAACCTAATTTCACCTCCATAATCATTACTAGTATTATCTATATACAAACTTCCCCGAACATGCATGTGTCCACCAACTGCTAATTTATGTGTATATCCGGTACTCGTTATGGTTGTTCCTATTCGTGTAGTACCGCCATTTGCATTAAAACAAATATCTTTAGAATTATAAGTTTGAAATCTAACGCCGTCTGAATGATTTACATTTATTGCGTTATATCGTATTTGTAATTGATCAAGATATCCATAATCAATCTGACCAGTAATTATAGTATCTCGATTATATTGAACTTGTATTTTAGAAGAAGCATTTAATTGAATATTTCCACTCATATTTTTGATATATAAATTTCCTGATCCATATTTCGATATTTGATTTGCTCCTATGTAAATACCCTCAGACTGATCAGACGGACCAGTCCATAATATATCACTGTCTGTAGATCCAGAATAAAACAACGCGGTTGGTGTGCTTGACATATAATGAGTATTTGTAATATTCTGTGATGGATTTTTTACTATTAGTGTATTAGTAGAATTTGAGTATTTTATACCTAATTTACCATGTAATTCTATATAACCTGATGCAAAAACATGATTTATTATTTGATTATCATTTCCATTATACCTTCTATTTATTTTAAATGATTCATAACTGGATCTATTTTCATATCGTATATCTAACCCATGATTGTTGTCTTTACCGATATACAAAAAAGCGTCGTAATTATTACTTCCATAAATTGATATATTTGGTGTAGTATAATTAAATATTTGAAATTTACTATCAGGAACACAATTTATACCTATTTTGTCTTTATTTTTAATAAAAAGTGTATTTTTTAATAAATAAGACATGTTTACATCACCTGTATCAATATTTTCAATAAATGGTACTTCATTGTTGTAAACATTATGGGATAATTTGATATCGCCATTTACTGTAAGTAAAGTATTTGAACTCATATCATCACCAATTAATACATCACCTGAATGTTTTATTAAAAGTTTTTTATTACCATTTGTAAAAAATTGGATATCGTTATTTGTAGATGTAACCGTATCTTGAACTTTAATATATGTATCACCATCTGAATCAATAATATTAACCAATGATTTCCAATTGTTTGATTGATAATATCCTTCAAATTTATTTATAGTTGTATTATATCGAATCATTCCTGGTTTTAATTGAGAAGGTCGTTGTTGTGTTGTACCAACGGGAATTATTAATGCGTCTGTACCATGTATATGTAACGAACATTTTGAATTATATGTACCAATCCCAACATATCCTCCATTGTGTTGTAGTATTAAATTTCTAGTATTATTATTTATCGATGATTGTATAAAAGATGTAGAATCGTCTTTTACACCAATTTGTATAATACCATCGATATCAGTAGCTCCAATAGTTAGTTGAGGGACATTTGAATTATCAAAAGAATATTGTGAATAGTTTTGAGTAATAGAAGTTAAAGCAGGACCAGATATTTCCAATATTCCTAAACTGTTAGATACAGATTTATTTATACCCAAACCGGTTGTTATTGTTGCTTTCTCTCCCCTTTTAATATTTGACATTTTGATATATATTAACTTAATAATTTTTAATATAATACTAGAGATGTATTATATTAAAATAATTATGTATTTTATAAAATTTAAGATGAAGAAATAATAGAAAGTATATTTGCGATTTGTTGTTCTAGATTCAATACCTTTAAAGATAAATTGTTATTTGTTTGTGATAATGTTGATATTTCTTTGTCCATATTTAATATTTTTAATGATAAATTATCACATGTCTTTGATAACAGACTATTTTCTTCTTCTAGATTTTCTATTTTAGTGTTTAAATTTGTGTTTTCTGATGCTATCGTATCTATTCGAGATGTTTGTTCTGCTAATTTTGAAATTTCTTCTTGTTGAATTTTATCAATTTCTTGAGTTGCTGAGAAGTTTAATGCAAATAGTTTATCTTTAGATATAGCATTAAAATCATCTACTTGTTTACCATAACAGTATACATAATTCCATGATTTTTCAAATGTAAATGAGTTGTCTGAATTACCTATTACATTAATTTCTTGTTCGTCTGAACCACTAATATCATTACTAACAAAGAATTTATAAGAAACTCCACTTGCATCACTTATATCACTGTAAAGTGTAGTATTATTCCAATGAGCATCCTCTAAAGGTCGCATTTCATTTGGTATAAAATCTGTTTGCTGAGATACGGCCATTGGCATTACCTCCTTAACCTCTTGAGCAATAAATCCAATTGTTTTATCTGTACCCCTTCTATATTTATCTTTATATTCATAATATCGACATGGTATTTTTCTTAACATTTCCAAAGCAATATCATCTGGAACATCTGTTATATTTTCTTTTATTCTTTCGTCACTAGCCATAATATAACCAATTTTTGCATATATACCTCCTTCTGCTAAAATAGAAAGTTCATAAGAAAACCAAGTATCAGTATACCAATATACAGCACCACTTGCACCCCCATTTCTTGGATAACTTCTCATGTAATAACCACTACGAAAATTTCCAGTATCACCATAGTCATGATTCCCATTTGTTGCATATTTAATACATAATGGAGCAGAAGGGCGTGTCACGCCAATGCCTACATATCCATTATCATCAATAATCATTCGTTCATTTGTTCCAGCACCACTACTATTATTTGAAGTGTGAAAAGCTAAATAAGAATGATATTCAGTGCTACTAGATGTTTCATAGCATCCTGCTACAATTCTTGCAGCTTCACCAGGCGCGGACTGAGTACTATTATGGACATAAAACATTATTGAACACCCTCCTTCACGATAACTACCTCCAAAATCACTACTATATTCAGTATGCAATATTAACATATCTTTTTTATGATTTGTTGGATCTGCTGATTCTTTGTAATATACATGTAACGGTCCAGAAGGACTAGTCGTTCCAATACCAACTTTACCGTCTTCTTGAATACGTACTCTTTCAGAACCTTCGCCGAAAAATGAAAATCTCGCACCACCTGGAACACCAAACCACATTGTGCTGTTATTCATACCAATCGCATATGGATATCCTGTACTTGAACCGGGCCATAAAACTATTCTAACTCCATTTGAACCGTATGTTCCTGGATCGGGTGTAGCGAGTCCGCCACCATTTGTTATATATGTCTTTCCATGAACATGTAATGTGGTTGCAGGATTTGTGGTTCCAATGCCTACATTTCCACCTTGATTAATAGTCATATATTCTTGCCATGAAGAACCTGCTGTATCAGTTAATGCGTCCCTAAATATAGAATTATCTGATAAATTTTGACCAAACGCAATTTTCTTTCCTGAACTATTTCCATTGTGATCCATTGATATATAAATATCACCAGCACTAACAATACCTAATGAGTGACTTGAACTATACTCATTTCCAAAAATAATACCATTATCATTTGTGTTAGCAATTTGAACTCTTGGTCCATTTGTTGTACCAAATTGTGCTATAAGACCATATGAAGATGATGATCTAAAAACATCTAATATACCACTAGGGTTATTTGTTCCAATCCCAACATTTCCATTACTTTTTATTCTCATAGTTTCTGCAAAACCTTGAGTGGAGGTTCTTCTTCCAAAAACTAAATTTCCAGGACCATTCGCACTAGTCGATGCTACATTCCCCAAATAAACACCTGTAGCACCACCAGATCCATATGCAGTCATGTAAATAAAAGCAGCATTTGTTTGTGTTGTCGCATTTAAATTTCTAGAAACAATATCCATAACAGTTCCTTTTGGACTATAGTTCAAATAACTTGAATTAGATGGAGCAGTAGTATCATTCGCACCATAACTTTCGGCATTTTGTTGATATAGTCTTAATGGTGCGCCTGTTCCTGAATAGTTCCATACTTCCAAATTTCTCTGAGGACTCGTCGTCCCAATACCTACATTTCCATTAGGAAGTACCGACATTTGACTTGGTAGCGCCTTTACTACACTTTTAGAATTGGGCATTCCTATATTAGAAGTCATTACCCGATTTGTTCCACTATTTGCGACTGCTACAAATATAGATAATTCTGGTGACCAACATACAGAATTCCAATGACTCGATGATGCCGAACGACCGGTCCATGTGATACCATCCGGAGAAGTCATTACACGAGTTCCATTAAATGCCACCACTACAAAGATGGATAATTCTGGTGACCAACATACAGAAATCCAATAGTTTTCATAACTACCCGCTAGTGCCGAACGAGCGGTCCATGTGATACCATCCGGAGAAGTAATTACCGAATATGTTCCACCATCTGCCACCGCTACAAAGATGGATAATTCTGGTGACCAACATACAGAACGCAATTCGTTACTCAATGAACCTGGTACCGTACGAGTGGTCCATGTGATACCATCCGGAGAAGTCATTATTACAGGAATATAATAATTAGTATTTAAACCCGCTGCTACAAAGATAGATAATTCAGGTGACCAACATACAGAGCACCACTTCATATCCTGTGGTGCTGAACGATAGGTCCATGTGATACCATCCGGAGAAGTCATTGTCACATTCATTCCTATTTCTGCCACCGCTACAAAGATGGATAATTCAGGTGACCAACATACAGATTGCCAATAGTTATTATTATACCCCCCTGATGGTATCGAATGATAGGTCCATGTGATACCATCCGGAGAAGTCAATACCTCATCTTCTCCCACTGCTACAAAGATGGATAATTCAGGTGACCAACATACAGATTTCAAAGAACCCGATGCCGAACGACCGGTCCATGTGATACCATCCTCAGAAGTCATTACCCGAGTTCCACCATATGCCACCGCTACAAAGATGGATAATTCAGGTGACCAACATACAGATTCCCAATATTCATAACCTGATGGTATCGACCTACCGGTCCATGTATCTACACATGCTTCGGCAGATGCATAACTTGCACGTGTTCGCTTGTTCATTGCTGTAATATTAACACCGTGAAGAGTTAATGTTGTAGAAGGGGGATTTACAACATTTTCCGTTCCTAGGGTTTGATAGTATGGATAACCCTTGCTAGTTGTAATATCGCCATTCATACTAATATCGCCAACTGAATTAATAACCATTCTCTCTTCATCAACTGTGAAAAATTGTAAATCATTGTTACCCGCTCCAGGATAGGTTTCAGCACGGATATAAGTATCACCGTCAACATCTTTAACACCTCCTAAAGATCCCCAACTACTACCTGGACCATAACCTTCGAATTGACTATTAGTAGTATTGTATCGTATCATACCATTGGAAGCAATAATATTACTACCTTCACCAGGACGTTCAGAGGTTGTCCCTACTGGAATAGTTAAAGCATCTGTACTGTATATATGAAAAGTTGAAGCAGGGGCATTTGTTCCTACACCAACATACCCTCCTAATTGTTGTATTAATATGTTTTGATTTTGTCCATTGTGTGTAGATTCCAATATAGAATTACCATTTTTATCTACACCTAATTGAAAAATACCGGAATTGTCTGTTGCCCCCAATGATAATTGGGGAACATTCGCACTCGAAAGAAAAAAAGAAACATCTTGAGATGTTACATGATCCATACCAGGACCAGAAACTTCTAATACCCCTAAATGATTTGATGCTGATCTAGAAATACCTGATTCGGTTGAAACTGTTAATTTTGCGGCTTCATGAACAGTTGTCATACTTATATAAAGTAAATATAAATATAAGGTAATAAATATATTTATGTTTTTATAATTGAGATTTATACTTTATTTATTTCATATATTTTATATTTTATATTTTATATTTTATATTTTATATTTTATATTTTATATGTTATATTTTAGATACCAATGTGTTGTTTTATAAGTTCAATCTCTTGTCGTAAAAGCTGATTTTCTTGCTGCATATTAATCATTTTTAAAGATAAATTATTACATGTTTTTGATAATAGAGTATTTTCCTGTTCTAGATTTACTATTTTAGTGTTTAGTGTATTGATCTGCGAAGTTTGCTCTGCTAATTTTGAAACCTCTTCTTCTAGATTTACTAGTTTAGTGTTTAGTATATCGATCAGTGATGTTTGATCTTCTAGATTTACTATTTTAGTGTTTAGGGTATCGATACGAGATGTTTGTTCTGCTAATTTTGATACTTCTTCTTGTTGAATTCTATCAATTTCTTGAGTTGCTGAGAAGTTTAATGCGAATAGTTTATTTTTATCCAAACTATGAAAATCTTGAACTTCATAACCATAGCAAAATACAGAACCCCATTTTTTACTAAAAGTAAATGTTTCATCTTCATTTCCAACTATTTCATAACATCTTTCATTTGTTCCTAAGTCATTATTAACATAAAATCTAAATAGAATACCACTTATATCTATATCATCAAGACAATAATATTTATCTTCGTCGATAGTAGCCTCAAAATTTCTTAGTTTTAATAATTCTTGTTTACAATGTAATTTATATGAAATATTATTACTGCTATCCGTTATTTCTTCCCACATTATTTCAGCGTTATTTAATTGTTTATAAATACTTGGAATTATACATGATCTTATCTTTACAGCCATAGGCATTATTTTTGCCACATCTTGAGCAATAAATCCTATTGTTTTTTCTTTACCTAATATTCTCCAATCTTTATATCTGTAATACCTACATGGTATGTTTCTTAACTGATATAATGCATAATCGTCAGGAACATCTTCGATATTTAATTTTATGCGTTCGTCACTAGAAACAACTAAAGAGCATCCATTATCAATTACCAAATTCCATCCAGATAATATAGAATACCTAACATAAGTACCTAAAGCACCTGGCCATACCGGACCACCATACATATATCCAACTAAATTATTATCACTATCAATATCTGACCAAGTATATCCAACCCAACTACCAGGACCTAATTGTCCACCAGTCATACTATTATTTGCTACATTGTCACCAGAATAATGTGCCATACGCCCGTCGTCTTGAGTATAAGCTGTTAGTCTAGATCCAGTTGTCCAACCATATACATGTAATTTTACTGTTGGAGTACCTGTTCCTATACCTACTTTCCCTGTCGTTGTTGCATCATTAATTAATACATTTGAATCCGTTTTACCACCACGAATATATGTATGTTCATTCGTACCATAATTAATATGAGATGTTCTATTTGTACCTGTAAAATCAGCTCGTCCATAAACATGTAATTTAGCACCAGGATTATTCGTTCCAATGCCAACATCTCCACCAGTAAAATAACTGTCGCCGCCTGTATCAATTCTTACCTTACCACTTGTACCATTGTACAAAGCTATATAAGAGCGTGTACTGGATTCTCTACCTAATTTAATTAAATCTTGTGATGATTCATTTCTTAACACTATCCCATCATATTGTGTTCCAGTTTGAACTGTTAATCTATAACCTGGTGAGGTCGTCCCAATACCAACATTTCCTCCATTTGGTTGAAGAGCTAAATTGTAATTATATCCTACACCTTGTCTAATAGTTTGTATTCTTCCATAAGATGTATTGTACATATCAATATATATACCATAATTTCTATCGCTATTATATGTAACTGCAAATTGGCTACCATGAACATGTAGTTTATAAATAGGATCAGTTGTCCCAATACCCACATTACCATTTCCTTCAATAGTCATTTTACTAGTATTACTTTTATTGTATGCCGTGTAGAAATGCATATCCGAATCATTGTAATTAGGTCCTACCTCCATTCTAATACTGCCCATAGTATAACTAGAATTAGTATTATACCAAGAGAGTCCTACTTTGGAATACGCATGGGGTGTAGTGGTTCTTAGTTGAAGTAAATCTTCCACAAAACTCTCTGCATTTGCTGTAGCACCGTGTAAGGTCAATTTAGAACCTGGACTTGTTGTTCCAATGCCTACATTCCCGTCTGCTTCAATACGTACTCTTTCAGAACCACCGCCAAAAAATGAAAATCTCTGACCACTTGGAACACCAAACCACATTGTATTGCCAGTCATACCGATCGCATATGGATACCCTGAGCTTGAACCTGGCCATAAAACTATTCTAGTTCCAACTGAACCATATGTTCCAGTGGATGGGGTTGCTAGTTGACCAGCATTTGTTACATATATTTTTTCTCGTACATGTAATCCGGTTTGTGGACTCGTCGTTCCAATACCTACTTTTCCACTGCTATTAATAACCATTCTCTCTTCATCAGCTGTGAAAAATTGTAATGCATTGTTGTTTGCTGATGGTGATGTTTCAGGAATGATGTAAGTATCGCCGTCAACATCTTTAACAGCTCCTAAAGACTTCCAACTACTACCTGGACCATAACCTTCGAATTCGCTAGTAGTAGTATTGTATCGTATCATACCATTGGAAGCATTAATATTACCTCCACCTTCACCTGGTCTTTGAAGAGTCGTTCCAACTGGAATAATTAAAGCATCTGTACTATGAATATGAAAAGTTGAAGCAGCAGTTGTTGTACCTACACCAACAAATCCCCCTAATTGTTGTATTAATATGTTTTGATTTTGTCCATTGTGTGTAGATTCTAATATAGAATTACCGTTTGAATCTACGCCTAATTGAAAAATACCGGAATTGTCTGTTGCTCCCAATGATAATTGTGGTACATTTGAACTTGTTAATTGAAATAAATGATCATGTGAATTTAAATAATTTAAGCCAGGACCAGAAACTTCTAATACACCTAAATGATTCGTTACTGATCTAGAAATACCTGATTCGGTTGAAACTGTTAATTTTGCGGCTTCATGAACAGTTGTCATACTTATATAAAGTAAATATAAATATAAGGTAATAATTATATTTATGTTTTTATTTTTCAATTTTTTATTTAGATTTCAATAAAATTTAATTTATTTTTGATTTATTGAATATTTAATTGTTGTTTTATCAACATAATATCATTTTGTAACTGTTGATTTTCTTGAGTTAATGTATTTAATTGATTGTTCATGTCTTGATTGACAAGTTTTAAGTGTTCGATTTCGTTTTGTTGTTGTTCTATTTCTGTTTGTTGAGATTTAACGAGTTGGTGGAGTTCTTTTGTTGCTGCTATATGGGTGCAGTGGATACTGTTGTAGTCTACTGCTAATGTGTTTGGTTTTTGGTGTGTTTCTACGCTTTCTACAATTTTATTACCACTTTCGTCCAATATATCGTTTCCGGAATTGTCTTTTTTATAGGTAGTTACGGTTTCTTCAACATATTCTTCTCCATAAACCGCAAATTGTAATTCTGGTATAGTTTGTATTTCTTGTGCTATGATACCAATTTCTATATTGTAATCATTATTAATTATCATGATATTGTCGGAATTATCAATAGGTATGCCATTGTCGTTTAATTGAAAATTATGCGACGCATCATAAAATGAACCAGTCGTTTTGAAATAACGCTTTGGATTAATATTAGACAATATAGAAAGAGCATTGGTAATTATAACTTCGTTATGTTTTATCCTATCGTCACTAAATAATGACATAGTGCCATGATATATTGTATGTGAACCACTAGGATTGAGGTAGAGGTCAGTCCAGGTATTTAATGCTCTATTATGTCCTCCCATTTGCACTTTATTACCATATACACCTAATATAGCACCTAAATTTTCATTTCCAAAATATCCGCGTCCTCTCCAACCGGTCGTACCAGATTCATAAACATCAAAATTAACAATAGGACTAGTGGTCCCAATTCCTACATTTCCACTATTGTAATAAATATCGGAACTGCTAGTGGTCCATGGAGAACTTCCTCCTACAAACAATGAACCATTTTGATACAAGTTACCATTGAAACTAATATCACCATTCACATCCAATCCTTGTATATAATTTGTAGTAACACTGGTTGATTCACTTAAAGTTAATTTCCAGATGGTAGACTGAAAAACATACGAATCGTTATAGCCACCATGTATGTATAAATTATTACTACTATCTGTCACATATGCTGGACTATATTTTGTTCCTGGTGTAGTGGAAAGAGATAGTTGACTCCATGTATTGTTTGATAAATCAAACTTCCATGTTTCATCAGTAATATCACCAGATGTTGTTTTGCTACCTCCAAAAATATATAAATTGTTATTATTATAAACCATTGCTGCTCCATAACTACCTTCAGGTGCTGTTCCAGTTCCATCTTGTAATTGTGTCCATGTATTATTTGTCAAATCAAATTCCCATGTATCATTCGCATGGTCTCCAGTTGAACGATCACCTCCATATATGTATAGTTTTGTAGAAGTGTAGGTATGTGAAATGTAATACCTAGTATCAGGTGGTCCACCTGTTGTTGTTACAGAACTCCAACTGTGGTTTGATAAATTTAATCGATACATATCATTGTAAAATGAAGAACCTCTACCTCCAAAATAATAAAGATAATCTGTTCCATTGTCATTGTATAGTGCAATAGCTCCTGCTTGTCTAGTAGGCACAGTTGTACCTGAAGTAGATACTACATATAAAGTGTTATTTGTTGTATCATATCTTAATACGGTATTTGTACTAGGATATCCACTAACATGCCTAGACCCAAATAAAGAATAAACATAATTTCCATATGAAAACATAAGGTTACCATATAATTCTGAAGGAATAGTGCCGCTAGTAGAATAAGATACTTGACTCCATACTCTAGTGGTTAAATGAAATTTATACATTAAATTGTCAACATTTCCCCCGGCGAATATATAAAAATAATCACCATGTATTGTTCCAGCATGACTAGAATTTGAGTTAGGAGTTCCACTACTAGCGGTTATTTGAGTCCATTCCGGTGGTATATTAGTTGTTATAACCTGAGTCAAAGTTGTTCTAGGAGCGTATCCCGATTCCCACACCCCATCTGTTGAATTCCATACCAATGCTTGACCGTCGGTAGTAGTAGTGGAATTGAAACTGATGTCGCTAAGGTCACTTACGCTGTTATTGCCAAGGGTTACTGCTTGTCCGGATGATTCTCCTATGGCGGTAATTTTTAACTTTGGAATAAACCCATCGTTTGATTGAAGACCCCATATTGGACTTAAATTTTCAAGAGGTGCATATTTAAAAGAGTGTGTGTCTCCATGTTTTAATTTAAAATAATATTTATGACTTTGTGTTAGGTCGGTTTCGTTTGATGTAATTGTTGCGGTTAATGTATACGCACCAACCGCATACATTCCAGGTCGTTCAAGTGTTTCTGTATTATCTATTTCAACATCATCAATACATAATATATATAACATTATCCAACTGGTATTATCTGAATGCAAATATTCTGTAAATTTAAACTCAATCCTATCCGTTCCTGGAGGTGCTGTATATGTAATTTCACTTGCCTCGTCCTTTGTATATGTAGTTGTAGATACATTATTAGTTCCATCTGAACGATGTGATGGTAGTGATGGCATGGTGTAAGTTCCACTTTCCACTTCAACGGTGCTACCATCACACCGTCCATATAAGATTTCCAACACTTGTCCTTGTTTGGTGATGGAGGTTGCTGGAACTAAGGTTTTGGTTTTGGGATGTTCTATGGCTGCTACGGTAGATATCAATTTTTCAGCATAACTATTTGATTGTGCTAATGAACCATTAAGAATAAAATCATCATATCCTGGATCGGTTTCTTGATTTAAATGAATATATAACTTATATGTTACTTGGGAAGTTGTATTTGGTTCGTCGTATATTTGAATACTGTTTGTGTGTGGTGTAGTGGAGTTATGAGTATCAAAAGGAACAGTCGCAATACCACTTTCATCGCCTCCATCAGGTGATAATACTGTATTTGTTGAACCAACATTTCTTACAATTCTAAAAACAGTATTACTATACCCTTCATAATTTAACATATATTGTAAATTTATTACAGAATCATCATATTTTGGTGTTATAGATATTTCCATCTGTGTTATTTCGGTAGAACTAGAAACTGTATTTGCGACTGTAACTTGTTTTGCTATTGTTAAGTATGAATGAACCGTTGTAACTGTATTGTATTCCATATTTACACCAATGGTATTAGTAACATTACTAGGTTTCCATAATTGTTCACTTGTATTCCATGCTAAGGTTGCTCCATCTGTGGCGGTTGTCGAGTTAAAACTAACATCACTAAGGTCATTAATAGAAGACGCGCTTAGGTCTGTGAGACCTCCACCGCTACTAGCAACTGCTCCTGCTTCCCACACACCATCTGTAGAATTCCATACTAAGGCTTGTCCATCTGTCGTGGTGGTAGAGTTGAAACTGATGTCGCTTAGGTCGCTTACACTGTTGTTGGTAAGGGTTACTGCTTGTCCGGATGATTCTCCTATGGCGATGATTTGAACAGTTGGTATGACAAACTCATCTGTATTGTCTGCACCAGTTATACTCCATTCACTTCTATGAACAGCACATGATGTTCGTGCTTTTGCTTTAAGTTTTATATTTTTACTTGAATTCCAAGAAGTAACAATTCCGTTAGCTGTATCACTAGATGAACCATCTGTTTTAAATGTCCATTTATAGGTATCTCTACGAACAATATTATCACCAAACATTGTTGTATTTGCGTTTGTAACTTCAACATCATCTAGATATAATTTAATTTCAAAACCTGTCCATTGGCTAGTATTATTTGTAACTTCTCTACCATATGTAAATGTAAATTCGTATATTATCGCTGTAGAACCTATTGGTGGTGTATAATCTATAGAACTACCTGGTATTAAATCGTATGTCGTAGTGCTTATAGTGGTCGATGTTGTAACATTAGGAAGCGTATAACTACCACTTTCCACTACAACCGTTCTACCATCACATACACCAGCAAGGGTTTCCAATACTTGTCCTTGTTTGGTGATGGAGGTTGCTGGAACGAGGGTTTTGGTTTTGGGATGTTCTATGACAGAAGCAGTTGAAATGCCTTGTTCTTCCCAATCATTACTAGTACCAGCAGTTCCATTGATGTAAGAAGTAATACTACTTGTATGTGCGCGATTTATATATAATTTATAAGTTATACTATCAGTTGTATTTGGTGTATCATACCATCTTATATGATATGTAGACGGAGTGTTAGCATCATTGTTGTCATATATAGCTGTAACTAATGCGTTTGTACTTTTGTCAGTGGTTGGAACTACAAAATCGTTGTTTCTTTTTATTCTAAAACAAGCATTTTCATCAAAATCTCCGTAAATATTAAATTTTATTTCTATAATTGAATCATTGTATGTAGGTTTAATTATTAAGTCAAGTTCTGAAACATGATATCCAGGTAGTGTGGTTGGTAATGTAACAGTTTGAAGTGTAGAAAAGTAAGTAGTAACCATATTAACACCAATGGTATTAGTAACATTACTAGGTTTCCATAATTGTTCGCTTGTATTCCATGCTAAGGTTGCCCCATCTGATGCGGTTATTGCGTTAAAACTAACATCACTAAGGTCTGAGATAGAACTAGAACTTAGGTCTGTGAGACCGCCTCCTCCTCCACTTGCAGAAATGGTATTTCCTGTTATGGTAATATTTGTTCCTGCTGTAAGCGTTGATTGTTTTGCATCTAGTGCGGATTGTAATCCTGATGTTTTTGCTATTGTTAAATCTCCATCGGATATATTGGAATAACCATCAATAATTATCACGCTACCCATGTAACCATGATTTCCACATTGATAGTATAGTTTAGTGGGAGTAGTGTCTGTAATTTCTATTTCAACATACGCACCACTTTGTCCAGCTGTTCCGGATGTTGTTACATTAGTAGAATATTCTGTAGTTTTATCTGCTTCTAAATAAAATTTTAAAGGATGTGTAGAATTAGTAGAATCATTCATTAAAAATCGATATGTTTTACCAGGTGTAAATTTTAAAAATGGAGCTTCTTTACCATTTATAAAGTAACTACTAATAGACCCTGTATTATAATAAGTATTGTTAGAACTTTTACCAGCAACGGTTACAGTAAACTCTTGAGTTCCTACAACAACTAAATCTTCATTTATTGTATTTTGTACAGAAGATGCGTTTGTATTAATTTGAGTCTGTAAGTCTCCTAATGTAGTAGTTACATTAGTAGCAAAATTTGCTGAATTGTCTAAAGCCGCGGCCAATTCACTTAATGTATCAAGTGTTGCTGGTGCACTATTTACTAAATTTGAAACAGCTGTAGCAACAAATGCTGTAGTTGCTATTTGAGTTGTATTAGTTCCGCTAGTTGCAGTAGGTGCGAGTGGAGTTCCAGTAAGGGTTGGAGAAGCCAAAGTAGCATAGATGGTATTTATATTTGTACCATTTTGTAGATAATTTCCAGTTACATCTAAACTATCATTAATAGTTACTGTATTAGTTGAATCGTTGTAAATTTCGATGTTACCATTTAAAGCTAGATTATCTGTAATACGAACAATTCCAGTGCCAGTTGAACCCAATTCAATATTACCACTACCCGTACTAGTAATTTGTATTCCTGATGCTGACTCGAGCTGAAGTACACCACTTCCAGTAGTGTTTAATTTTAAGTTTTGATTTTCATCGGCACCAACTACAATAGTATTCGCGTCACTTTCTAATACTTTTTGTCCATCAATGTAAAGAGATCCTGGTCCGATATAAACATCTTTCCATACATTGGAAGGGTCTCCTAAACTATAAGTATTATTCGTAGAGGGAATAATAGAGTTCATATATGATGTGGATGATGTGTTAATAGAAGATGCATCTATTACATTAAAACTAGCATCATTGGCGGAAAGATCACCGTGTATCTTAACATTATTCATGGATACATCAGTTGTTTCGTCTATTGCACTACCACTACTGGCAACCGCTCCTGCTTCCCACACCGCGTCCGTAGAATTCCATACTAATGCTTGTCCGTCTGTCGTGGTAGTAGAGTTGAAACTGATGTCGCTTAGGTCGTTTACGCTGTTGTTGGTAAGAGTTACTGCTTGTCCAGATGATTCACCTATGGCTACAATTTCTAAAGTAGGATAAATAAATTCACCACCTGCTCCTGCATTACTATCTGTTTCTGTTTGAAACAATATACTGTTATTACTGGATGCTTGATTCCGTGCTTGTAATTTTAATGTTTTTGATGTATTCCATGTTAAGAATTGACCATTAGAAATACTATTTTGAGTTCCTACATCTATTACAAATACAAGTGTATTTTCATCATCTGAATAACCGTCATGTCTGATACATTTAAAAAATACATTATCTGTACTATCTATGCTAAGTTTGAAAAGTGTAATAAATGTTGGATCGTTCCATTTTATAGCTAGATGAAATTTAAATATAACTTGTTTTGTTCCAGATGGTGGTAAATAGGAAATTTCACTACCTCTTACTGTTTGCCATGTTTCATTTAGAACTTGACTTCCTAAAGTATTATCGCCCCCCTGAGCAGATGTTAATTTACTGTCATCTAGAGTGTAACTCCCACTTTCAACTGTTATTGTTCTACCATCACATACACCCACTAATGTTTCCAATACTTGTCCTTGTTTTGTGTCAGTTGTTGCTAATGTAGTGGGAACAAGTTTTTCTCCATCCCATTTTAATGTTTGGTTTACTTGTATTCCATTTAAACTAACATCGCTAAGATCGCTAATAGAAGACGCACTTAGGTCTGTGAGACCGCCTCCTCCTCCACCACTAGCAGAAATGGTGTTTCCTGTGATGGTAATATTTGTTCCTGCTGTTAAGGTATCTTGTTTGTTGGAAAGAGTTGTAAGAACATTAGTAGCAAAGTTTGCTGAATTATCGAGTGCTGCTGCTAATTCACTTAAAGTATCCAATGCTTCTGGGGCACCATCTATTATATCTACTCCATTTATCCTTAAAGAAGTTGTTTCAATTACATTAAAACTAGCATCATTGGCTGAAAGATCACCATGTATCTTGAGATTGTTAAGGGATACATCAGTTGTTTCGTCTATAGTAGTTCCACTTCCCCCTCCTCCACTAGGAGCATCTACAAATTCTACAGCAGTTCCACCAGAATTAACTGCTAAAAACTTACTAGCGGTAAATGTTGATGGAGTATCGGTAAGACCTAGAAAATTTGAAGATCCTCCACCTCCTCCTCCACTACTAAGTAATGAGCCATTTTGATAAATATTTCCATTAAAACTAATATCACCTGCTACTTCTAAACGACTATTTGCTGTACTAGTACCAATACCAACATTTCCAGACTCATTTACCATCATTCTTAATATTTGGTTATTGCTAACATCCAAACTATAAAAATTAAGATTTTTCATTTGGTATATAAATTATTTATATATAAAATGAAATGAAATTATGTTGTAATGTTATGAGTAAGGATATCAGTAATTAAATGGGGATTAAATCCCTAAATGTTGTTCGATTGTTTGTAATCGTTGTGTTAATGTTGCGTTTTCTTGTTTTAAATTGGTGATTTCTTGTTGTTGGGATTCAACTAATTGATGAAGTTCTTTGGTTGCTGCTATATTATAAACAAATATATCATTATAATTTACATTATATGGTTGGTCACCTGTTATTTCATTACTACCTCCGCCTACACAATATTGTAATTCCGGTATAGTATTAACTTCTTGTGCAATTAACCCTGTTTCAATATGAAAAATTTCACTTGTAATAGGATTACCGGAAGTGTCTAGTTCAAAATTAAAATTTTTATCAAACATTTTTGCTGTTTTAAAATATCTTACAGGTTTCAATCTATTTATTATATCTAGTGAATTTGTTAATTCCATTTCATTATGTTTTAATCTGTCATCTGATGATATAGCAGTTGTTCCGTCATATCGTATAGCCCAACTATCATTTCCAGATGAATTTCTTGCCGAAAAAGCATAATTAGTCTGTGTTGCTGAACCTTCTGAATAAATACCATGACCAGTTCCAGTTTGATATACTACCATTTTTTTGTAATCATGCATAACTCCAGATACATCATTAACTTTACCAACACCCAAATTACCATTTTCATTTAATATTATATTTGGTTTTAGAGAAGGAGCAGTAGTATATGCTGGAATATTTGGTAATATATATACTTCATATTGAATGCTTGAACCACTATTCCATCCAAACCAAATACCATGATTAAGTTCTCGTTCTTGCCATGATGTTGAAGTTGTATGCCTTGTGTAATTTGCATTACTCGTGCTTGCTGAATAATATAACCCCTTTCCTGAATCATTAAAACTCGATCTCCATCTAATTTTTACACTAGAACCCGGATTGTTTACAATAAATTTTACATTACTTTGACCATGATCAATATACGGTGAATTTGCCAAATGTCTATCGCCTGTAAATGTTGCAGACCAACCAAAATTTCCGGAACTCCAGTAACCAGCCTCACCGCTCATAGGAGCATAAAAAGCATATGAACTTGAAGTAGAAACATATCCACCACTAAAGCTTTCACCAGGGTCTAAATTATAAAGTACAACTCCACCACCCGTATTATCTCCATGTCCCGCCAAAGCACCTATATTGACGTAATTACCTGATTCTATCTTACTAAATGTAAATTTTGTTCCATTTGTATCATCTGTATTGGTGTTAGTTGAACTTATTTGTAATTTTCCCTCTATATCCACATTATTAAAACTAGCATCGTTTGCGGAAAGGTCTCCATGAACGTTGAGGTTGTTGAGGGATATATCAGTGGTTTCGTTTACTAGTGTCCCACCTTGAAATGGAGCACCATTTTGATACAGGTCGCCATTGAAACTAATATCCCCCACTACTTCTAATGCTTTGGTAGGGTTGGATTCGCCAATTCCCACATTTCCACTAACATCAATTACCATTTTTAATTCTGGTGTAGATGAAATGGTGGGTTTTGTATAGAATTTGATTTTTTCCATTTTATATAAATAGTATAAATAATGTTTATATAAAATGATAGATAAAGAATTAAAGTTTATTTATATTTGAGTTATTGAGTTATTGAGTTGTTAAATTATTAAGTTGTTAAATTATTAAGTTGTTAAATTATTAAATATTAATTATTAAATTGCTAAATAACGCTTGATATGTTCTAGTTGTTCTAATGCAGTTGATAATTGATTGTTCATATCCATGTTAACCATCTTCAAATGTTCTATTTCGTTTTGTTGTTCTTCTATTTGTGTTTGTTGGGATTGAACGAGTTGGTGGAGTTCTTTGGTTGCTGCTATATGGGTACAATGAATACTATTGTAGTCTACTCCCAATGGTGTTGTGTTTTGAACCGCGAAACTTAATTCTGGTATGGTTCGTAGTTCTTGTGCGATAATACCAGTTTCCAATGTGTAGTCTTTGTTGAGGAGCAGGGGTGTTCCTGATGCTGATAGTGGTTGGTTTTGACTGTTTAATGGAAAGTTGTGTGTTGCATCGTATAATGTGCTTCCAGTTTTAAAGTAGTGTTTTGGTGTGATTTTGGAAATGGTGGAAAGTGCGTTTGTTATTGGTTGTTCATTGTGTTTGATGCGGTCGTCGGATGATAATACGGAACCATTTGCGGTTACTGAATCACTGAATATTGCCTTTCCACTTACATCCATTGCATAAAGAATTGTAGTATTTGTAGTATTTGTAGATACAGTTGGTGCTGATGATGATGTGGAGTTTACTGTAGTTATTGTATATGTAGTTCCTCCATGTGTTATTCGTGGATTAATCAAATGATGTGTATTATCGTTCCATTCTCCAAATCCCCATGTTCCATATATTTTTGAAGAATTGGTTAAATTACTAATGGATGCTACAGTTATTCCATTGAAATACAAAGTCATTGTATTATTGCTGGTAGTATACTCCCACTTAACTTCAACAAATTCTGAAAAACTACTCCATGTAAAGGATGGAATAGAATCAGTTTGATTAGTTGAGTCTGCTGGATGATATCTAAATACTAAAGCATTTGGAAATGTAGCATAATACATAAAATAAGTATTATTACCAAAATCGGTGCTTGAAATTCCGTCTTCTTTTAATACAATGGCAAAATGGCCATGATTTTCACCATTACCAATAGTAATTTTATGAGAATATTCAATTGTCCAATCCGTATTTACAGGTATATTACCGCCATTGCTATTACTAGTATTGTATAAAATCCAATTATTATATGTATTTCCTCCATTAAAGGTAATTTGATATTCTGTATCATACACTGGAGTCTGGTCTCTTTCTTCTTTGGCTATGGTGATTCTACCATTTAACAATATATCATTAGAACCAGAAAGGTCTCCATGGATGATGAGGTTGTTTAAGGAAACATCAGTGGTTTCATCTATGGTGCTGCCGCCTGTAAAAAGTGCGCCATTTTGATAGAGATTACCTCCAAAATTAATATCATTAACCGTAGTTAATGAATTTATTGATAAATTTGTATTTTGGTTAAATGTTGAACTTCCAATATTAACAACACTTCCATTTTGATATAATGAACCTGTGAAATTTATATCACCGCCAACATCCAATGATTTACTAGGAGTATTTGTTCCAATACCAACTCTTCCATTTGTAGAATTAAATGTTAATATATGAGGGGTTGTTGTAGATGTTGTATTTGTTACATTATTTCTTGAAATGTCTGCGACATACAATTTATTTGTTAAAGGTGTTTCGCCTCCAAATACAAATAGTTTGTAATGATTGTCACTTGGATTGTAATATTGTATTTCGGCCGTAGTAGAATAAGAATCAGTTGGTCGGTTGGAGTCATCGTTGTCTAATAAATTCCAAGAATTATCTACAAAATTAAACATGTAAGAGTCTTCTACATGTCCACTTTGTGTTGTTCCACCAAAAATTATCATTTCATTTTGCATAATAACGGAAATATGTCCATATCTTGCGGTGGGTGTTCCTGAAGCAGTTCCATCATTATATTCACTCCATGTATCATTTGTAATATCGTATTTCAATATATTATTAAAGTAATTGGTTCCATCGTATCCACCAAATACATACATGTCTCCATTGTAAATGATAGAAGTGTGTTCATACCTAGCATAAGAAGATTGAGCCAATGCTTTTTTTGTCCATGTGGTAGTGGTTAAATCGTATTCCCATGTATCATAATAAGTAGTGCTACCGCCTTTTCCTCCAAACATATACATTTTATTATTGTATTTTACTGAGCTGTGTCCGTGACGTGGAGAAGGTATACCATTATTATTACCATGTTCAGTGTCACTAGCGTTGTTATCTTTTAAAACAGTAGAATATGACCATGAATTACTTACCAAATTAAAATTGTAAATAGAATTATAGTAATAATTTCCATTACTTCCTCCAAATATAGTTACAGTTTCATCACCATTTAAAATACTACTGGTGTGTTTCAGTTTATTTGGAGTATTACTTATCGTATAACGCCATATGTCTACAGCGGCACCATTTGTATATCCTCCAACAGAATAAAATGTATTCCCTATGCTAGTTCCTGTTTGATATAAATCTCTTCTGACCGAAGGCCATGTTCCAGATTGAGAAATAGTGGTATGTGTATGTGTAATTAAATCATATTTTATTAATTCATTCAAATTTGAACCATTATATCCACCAAATATGTAAAGGTTGTTTTCATAATACGACATCATTCCAGCATCTCTTGCAGATATAGACGTTGTATAACCAGTTAAGGTATTATTTGTAACATTGTATATATAAAGTTTATTTGATCGTGACCCATTAGTCCCTCCAAACATATATAAGTTATCGTTATTTGATGTAAAATATATGTAAGCAATACTAGGCATAGAACTACTGTTGCCATCAAGAGTTACAGTTGTACCGGTGACTTCTGACCATGTATTATTAGTAAGATCGAATTTCCATATATCATTAAAATATCCACCTGTATATGGTATATGTCTACCACCATATACATAAATGTTGTTATTATATACAGTTAAAGCAAAGGAATATCGATCATGTGATGAATCGGAAACATTTGATATTTGTGTCCATGAATCAGTATTTATATTATAGTCCCACACTGAACGATACCCATTTTCATTATCTACACAATAAATATGACCTTTATATGCTATTAATGGGGAATATCCATATTGAGCTGTTGATGAAAATGTAGTTAAATTAGTCCATGTATTAGTAGATGGATTATACTTTTGAAAATTTGCTCTACTATTAGAAAGAACATATAACTCATTGTTATAAGATGTACTTCCATCAATCCCGCTACTTGCTGCTGAACCGGTTATTTGGTCCCATGCACCATCAGACGGTGTAGTTGAAGTAAACAATTGAGACCATGTATTGTTGGTTATATTATATTTCCAAACATCATTTGTTTCTGAATTAGTGGAATCGTAACCACCAAAAACAACTATATTACTACTATTGTCTATAATACTAGAATGGTTTTTTCTAGCATTTGGAGCAGTGGATGTTCCGTCATTTGTTAAACTCCAGGTAAAATTGGATTGATTTGTATACCACTGTATCGTTTCACTTGTTGTAGTAGTTGTAGATGTTCTACCTCCAGCTGTGAAGTTCGTGCTTACATCTAAAATACCATGTATAGTAGTATTGTTCATGGATACATCGGTTGTTTCGTCTATGGTGCTACCACCACCTCCATTACTAGCAACCGCTCCCGCTTCCCATACCCCATCCGTAGAATTCCATACTAAGGCTTGTCCGTCCGTAGTAGAGGTGGAATTGAACGAAATGTCGCTTAGGTCACTTACACTATTGTTGGTAAGGGTTACTGCTTGTCCGGATGATTCGCCTATGGCGATAATATTCATTCGTGGTTTCATTAATGCGGTTGTGCTTGTATCATTAAGATTATCTGGTACATTTCCCAAATAATTAACAAATAATCTTCCATTCCAACCAGCAGCACCAGCTACTTGTAATTTAATAGTTTTGTTTGTGGACCATGATGATAATTTACCATTTGAAATATCATCTGTTCCTGTTATATCTATTTGTCCTCTGTAAAACATAAGATTTCCTTCACTATTTCTTGTATGCCATTCTTGATTTTGAGATGTAATATAATTACCATCTATAAGTAATTTAAATAATAGGAAAGATGTGGTATCAGTACTGGAAACACGAGAGGATATACTTAAATGAAATTCAAAAATTACTTGTTTTGTTCCAGATGGAGGTTTGTAACTAATACTACTTCCAGCTACATCCGCCCAACTAGTAGTGGTATCTTGATAAGTAGGAACATTAGTTAAAGTATAACTACCACTTTCCACTACAACCGTTCTACCATCGCATACACCAGTGAGTGTTTCTAATACTTGTCCTTGTTTTGTGTCAGTTGTTGCTAATGTAGTAGGAACAAGTTTTTCACCATCCCATTTTAAGGTTTGGTTTACTTGTATTCCATTTAAACTAACATCACTTAGGTCGCTGATAGAAGTAGCACTTAAGTCGGTGAGGCCACCGCCTCCTCCACTTGCTGAAATTGTATTACCTGTTATGGTAATATTTGTTCCTGCTGTTAAGGTGTCTTGTTTGTTGGAAAGGGTGGTAAGAACATTGGTCGCAAAGTTTGCTGAATTGTCTAGTGCTGTTGCTAATTCACTTAAAGTATTCAATGCTGCTGGTGCTCCATCTATTATATCTACACCATTTATTCTTAATGAAGTAACATCGATAACATTAAAACTAGCATCGTTGGCGGAAAGGTCTCCATGAATGATGATGTTGTTTAAGGATACATCGGTGGTTTCGTCTATGGTGCTACCTCCTGTAAAAAGTGCACCATTTTGATACAAGTTGCCATTGAAACTAATATCTCCTGCTACTTCTAACTTGTAACCACTAGGGTCACTAAGTCCTATTCCCACGTTTCCTTCTACAATTAAATTACCTGAGTTGTCCATGTTGCTTGTATCGTAGTTTGGTCCTATGGAGAGAGCGTAATAAGTAGAAAGTTTGTTTATTTCTACTGGATTGTAGGTCGTGATGGTTGTTGGAATAGTGTATTCGTATGTATATCCTGTAGTAGAACCATTATTACCATATACATAAAATTTACCATTCGCAAATGTTGCACCATGTTTTTCCATACCAGGTACAGTATTATTTGTAATTTGTGTCCATGTGTATGTTGTAACATCTAATTTATAAAAATCACTCTTTTTACCAGAATATCCACCATATACATAAATATCAGTGTCAATCATCGCATCTCCTACGAATGATCGTACAGATGGAATTGTTCCTGACATGGTTACTTGATTCCATGTATTATTTAATAAATTAAATTCCCAACAATCAACCACTCCACCACCGGAAAAAATAATTGCTTTATTTTGATATATCTGAAATACATGAGCATATCTTCCAGAAGGTGCTGTTCCGCTACCGCTATGTAATTGAACCCAAGTTGGTGTTTGAGATGCTAAGTCTATTTCATACACATCGTTTACACCAGTATTTGTATATCCACCAAAAATGATAAGTTTACTATTATACATACCAGCACTTTGTTCACGACGAGCACTTATTGTTCCACTAGTAGAAATTAAACTCCATGTAGGAGTGCTTTGTGACAAGTCTAATTTATATAATGTATTTAAATTTGAACCATCGTTACCGCCAAATACATATAAAGCATTATTGTAAAAAACAGTTGAATGAGATGATATTGCAGAAACAAACGTTCCTGTTGTGGTTACTTGTCCCCATGTATTTGTTGATATAGTATACTTCCATACATAATTTCTTCTTGTAGAACCGTTTTCCCATCCTCCTACAAAATAAATGGCATCGTTTCCATTGTAAACTAAATCTCCAAAACCATAATATGCTGGTTCATTTGTAGGATTTTTATCAACCCATCCACCGCTATTGGTTACTGTTGTTGTAGTGTTCACAATACTAGTAGTAGGTGTTCCTGATTCCCATACTTTATCGGTGTTGTTCCATATTAAAGAATTACCTTGTGTTGTTGTAATAGCGTTAAAACTAACATCACTAAGATCTGATATGGATGTAGCACTTAGGTCTGTGAGACCACCACCTCCACTTGCTGAAATAGTATTACCTGTGATGGTAATATTTGTTCCTGCTGTTAAGGTGTCTTGTTTGTTGGAAAGGGTGGTAAGAACATTAGTAGCGAAGTTTGCTGAATTGTCTAGTGCTGCTGCTAATTCACTTAAAGTATCCAATGCTGCTGGTGCTCCATCTATTATATCTACACCATTTATTCTTAATGAATTTGTGTTTATTACATTAAAACTAGCATCGTTGGCAGAAAGGTCTCCATGGACGATGATGTTGTTGAGGGAAACATCGGTTGTTTGGTCTATGGTGCTACCTCCTGTAAAAAGTGCGCCATTTTGATACAAGTTGCCATTGAAACTGATGTCACCCGCTACTTCCAACTTGTAACCACTAGGGTCACTAAGTCCAATGCCTACATTACCTTCTACTATTAAATTACCGGAATTGTCCATGTTGCTTGTATCGTAGTTTGGTCCTATAGATAGAGCGTAATAAGTAGAAAGTTTGTTTATTTCTACTGGATTGTAAGTGGTGGTGGTTGTTGGAATAGTGTATTCGTATGTATATCCGGTAGTAGAACCATTGTTAGCATATACATAAATTTTGTTATTTGCTACAGTAATACCATGTCCTCGTGCTCCCTGTAATGTAACACTTGTTGTTATTTCACTCCATGTGTATGTTGTTAAATCCAGAACATAAAAATCATTTGAGTTACTCCCATTATATCTACCACCATATATATAAAATTTATCATCTACTACAACTCCTTTTACTCCTAACCTTCCTGAAAATGAGGTTGGACTCGATGTAGATACTTGAGACCATGAATTTGTGGAAAAATCAAATTCCCAAAAATCATTTGGATATGTACTTCCTCCAATACTTCCTCCAAACATTACTAATTTATTTTGATAAACTGATATAGTAGCTTCATATCTTGCTGTAGGAGCAGTTCCGCTACCATTATGTAATTGATTCCAAGTAGGATTTCCAGAAGCTAGGTCGATTTCATACACATCATTTAAAGGAGATGAACCGTATCCTCCAAATATTATTAATTTACTACCGTACATTGTATAAGAAAGCCCTCTTCGTGCAGTATAACTACCAGAACCTATACTACTCCATGTTGGAGTTGATTGAGTAAGGTCTAACTTATATAAATCATTAAAATTACTTCCACTTCCTGCCCATCCAGCAAATGCGTATAACGCATTATTATAGTAAACATTTCCGTTTTCTAATCTTGAAGTAAATGTTCCTGATGTTGTTACTTGAGACCATGTATTTGTTGATATAGTATAACTCCATACATCATTAGATGCTGTAGAACTATTTTCTCTACCACATGCGAAATAAATTGTATCATTGCCATTAAAAGTTAAGTTTCCAAAATAATCATAAGAAGGAGTGTTATTAGCATTTAAATTTACCCATCCACCGCTATTGGTTACTGTTGTTGTAGTGTTCACAATACTAGTAGTAGGTGTTCCAGCTTCCCACACACCATCCGTGGAATTCCATATTAGGGAATTACCTTGTGTTGTAGAAGTGGAGTTGAAACTAACATCACTGAGGTCTGAGATAGAAGTAGCACTTAGGTCGGTGAGACCACCGCCCCCACTTTGAAACAATGTCCCATTTTGATACAAGTTACCATTGAAACTGATATCTCCAGCTACTTCTAGTGCTTTGGTGGGGTTAAACTCGCCAATTCCCACATTTCCACTAACATCTATCACCATCCTTAATTCAGGCGTCTCATCTAAGGAAGATTGGGTATAGAAATTAATTTTTTCCATTTTATATAAATTATGGTTATATAAAATGATAAATTATTGTATGTATTGTTTTATTAAATTTTTTGTTTTGTTTTGTTTTGTTTGATGTATTATTTTATTTGATTATTTTCCAGACGAGTTCTATTAAATTCCTAAATGTTGTTTGATGGCTTGTATTTCTTGTTTTAAACTGTTGATTTCTTGTTGTTGTGTTTGTATGGTGGTTTGTTGGGATTTAACGATTTGATGAAGTTCTTTGGTTGCTGCTATATGGGTACAATGGATACTATTGTAGTCTACTGCTAATGTGTTTGGTTTTTGTTGTGTTTCTACACTTTCTACAATTTTATTACCGCTTTCGTCTAATACATCGTTTCCAGAATTGTCTTTTTTATAGGTAGTTATCGTTTCTTCGGTGTATTCTTCCCCATAAACAGCAAAACGCAATTCAGGAATGGTTCGTATTTCTTGTGCAATGATTCCCGTTTCAATAGTGTAGTCTTCTTTAAATGTTAAAGGGTTACCAGATGAGTCTAAGGGATTACCAGATGAGTCCACTATAAAGTTATGGGAAGCGTCATACATTTTAGTTCCTGTTTTAAAATAGTGTTTTGGTGTTAGGTTTGAAATGATAGATAGAGCATTGGTAATAGATTGTTCATTATGTTTGATACGATCATCTGAATTATTTACATAAGAACCTGACCCTGCTATACTTCCATTCACATGTAATTTGTAACTAGGACTAGTCGTTCCAATTCCTACATTTCCACGTGGGTGTAAAGTTAAAACGCTTCGTGTATAAGTAGACCCTCCATTATAGTCGTCTGCTTTAAATTCTAAAGTATTCCCTACAGCAGGGACGCTACTTGATAATGCGTAAATTCCAAATTCGTTCTCATTTTTAAAGTCGATAACCTTAAAATTTGTTGTAGGATCAGGAGTGATTACTTTCAATGCACCTCCAGATATTGTTAATTTTTCAGTAGGATTCGTAGTCCCAATTCCTACATTTCCATTTGATTTAATTGTTAAGTATTTATTATTTATATTGTCATTTCCCAAAAAATATAAGTCATCTCCTACATTTGCGATTCCCCATTTCGATGTTCCATTTTGTCTTAAAATCAAATCACAACCAGTAGATGTAGCGCCATTTAAAACTAGACGAGAATAAGTTGATGTATTTTTGAATTCAACCATTTCTCCTATTGATGATATCACTTGTAATGTGTTACCAGGACTCGTCGTCCCAATACCAACATTTCCACTATCATAATAAATATTGGAATTACTGGTGGTCCAGGGAGAGGAAGAGGAGTTGTTACTTGCCCCTACTTCAAAATCTTCTTCCCAATCATTGGATAGACCGGTTTGGAAAATGTCGGCTATGGTGGCCGCTTCCAATCCTCCTAAGGTATGTGCATATGCTTCCCATTGATGCAATTGTATATCCTGTAATTGTGCAACACCAGCAAATGCTAGGGCTCCACTATCCGTTCCTCCTGCATTTGATATTGAGGTAGGTACACTTGCTTTCTTTCTTTTCTTAAATCGCATTTTTCCTCCTGAAATGTCTATTTTATGATCATCCCCAATCCATAAAGAATTATTTGATAAATACAAGTGGCGGATCTTGTATTCAGCGCTTCCCAAATCATAGGTAGAGTTAGTAGTAGGTATAATATGTCCTCCTAAACTAATTTGATTATTACTTTTATTGGTTCCTAATACACCACTAATGTCTAGATTGTTGAAACTGATGTCGTCTCCACTGGATACTCCACCACTACTAGCAACTGCTCCTGCTTCCCAAACACCATCCGTAGAATTCCATACTAAGGCTTGTCCATCTGTGGTGGAGGAGGAGTTGAAACTGATATCACTTAAGTCATTTACACTGTTATTGGTAAGGGTTACTGCTTGTCCAGACGATTCTCCTATGGCGATAATATTCATTCGTGGTGGTCGTGCTGTTCCTGATGTTTCTCCTCCCATGCTTTCTGTGTAACCACCTATAGCATGGATTTCACTTTGTCTTGTACTCCCTCTTTCTCTCCCTTTTAATTTTAATGTTTTTAAACTATCCCATGAAGCGATGGAATGATTTGCATAATCATTTGACCCCGTTATATTGATTATAATTTCTATTATACCATACGAATCCATATATTCATAATTTCCATTGAATTCTATTTTACCAAATGCTACATTGTCTATGTATAATTGATAACCCATATTAACCCATTGACCGTCAGTTGGATTCGTCCTATATCTCCATTTGTAAATAACCGTTTTTGTTCCGGTTGGAGGTTTATATGAAATATTACTACCAGTTAAGTCTACAAAGGTTTCTGTTAAATCTTGAACTGCCGTTACATTTGGTAATGTATATGTTCCGCTTTCTACTGTTACTGAAGAGCCATTGCATATACCGGTTAATGTTTCCAATACTTGTCCTTGTTTGGTAATGGAGGTTGCTGTTGTTCCTGGTGTATAAGGGACAAGTTTTTCTCCATCCCATTTTAAAGATTGATCTACTTGTATTCCATTTAAACTAACATCACTAAGGTCGCTGATAGAAGACGCACTTAGGTCTGTGAGACCGCCTCCTCCACCTCCACTTTGAAACAATACGCCATTTTGATACAAATTACCATTGAAACTAATATCACCTGTTACTAGTAAACTATCGTTTATTTTTACCATATCCGATGAATCATTGAAAATTTCTACATTACCATTTAATGCTAGGTTGTCTGTAATGCGCACTATACCAGTTCCAGTAGAACCCAACTCTACATTACCTGCTCCTGTACTTGATATTTGTATTCCGGCAGCAGATTCTATTTGAAGCACACCAGTTCCTGTTGTATTTAGTTTTAAGTTTTGATTTGTATCGGCACCAACTACTATGGTATCCGCATCACTTTCCAATACTTTTTGACCATCAATGTAAAGAGAACCAGGACCAATGTAAACATCTCTCCATACATGAGTTGGTGAACCTAATGAATATGTATTTGTAATTGGAGGGATAATAGATTGCATTGAAGCAGTCCCAAATACATTTAATCCCGAAGCATCTACCACATTAAAACTGATATCACTGCTACTTATGGTATCGGTTAAACCATCGTCATCATTGATATCATCTGGAAGGAAAATTTCGTCTATTTTTAATGGATTTCCCTTTGCTTTGGAGTATGCTTCCCAATCTGCTAAACTAAACGCAGATGCGTTGGAACCAGGTGTTTTTCCCAATACAGCCACCGCATCTTCTAATGAAGCTTCTGGTATAGCAGACAACCCACTAGGTAGTGTGTCTTTCTTTAGTTTTCTAAATCGCATTTTACCATCGCTGACTTCTATTTTGTGGTCTTCTCCTACCCATAAAGAATTGCTGGACAAAAACAAGTGGCGGATTTTGTATTCCGCGCTTCCCAAATCATAAGTGGAGTTGGTAGTGGGGATAATGTGTGCTCCTAAACTAATTTGGTTATTGCTTTTATTGGTTGCCAACACGCCACTAATGTCTAAGTTGTTGAAACTAACATCTAAACCAGACATTACACTTGTAACTACATCTGGTTCTTCAAATGTTCCTTGTAATGATAAATATTGAAGAGATGTCATTGTTTCACTTCCTACAGTTGAGTTAATAACTAATCTAAAATATTGATAAGTTGATGGGGTTGTTAATGTATTCTCTTTTATAGCGTTGTAATCAACTGAATAATCAGACAAAGAAGCACTTCCAGTGTGAACATCAGTCCAACTTGTACCATTACTACTTCCGAATAATTTGTAATTACCTGGAGCTCTGTAATGAGTATTACTAACTGATTGAGCAACAATGGTATAACTATATACTTTTACATTTTTACCAAAGTTTATTTGAAGCCATTCACCATTGTAACTATTTGTACTTTCACTTCCAGTATAACTACCATTACTATATTTGTTATTAGCAGATATCCAAATTCCATTTGGTTCAGCAGTTAATCGTGAAAACGCATATTCTGCTGGATAATTATTATTATAATTTGAACTAGATGATACAACATAACCTGGATATCTAATTATATCACTTATATTTTCTATAGTAGATGAATAATAGGAAGCACCACCGCTACTAGCAACCGCGCCTGCTTCCCACACCCCATCCGTAGAATTCCATACCAATGCTTGTCCATCTGTGGTGGTAGTAGAGTTGAAACTGATATCACTTAAGTCATTTACACTGTTATTGGTAAGGGTTACTGCTTGTCCGGATGATTCGCCTATGGCTATTAGTTCAATAAAATCTTGAGATATAAAAATATCATCACTATTATTAGTAAATGTTTGTGATTGATATTGAACCTCATTACTTGTATTCAATGACCTAGCATGAAATTGATATTTATTGGTAGATGTTATATCGGAAACCATTGAATTAGTGATTACTACTTCAAATTCATAACTACCAATCCCTTGATCACCTGCATTGAATTTTGTATAAGTAGAATCTATTAATGTGTTATTTATAGCCAATTGATAAAAAATAATTGGACGGGCATCTCTAAATGTCATACTAGGTCTATATTTAAAAATTATTCTATCTGTACCTATTGGGGCTTTGTAATTGATTAATGATGCAGGGTCAGCAGTCATTGTAGTTGGAAGTGTATAGCCATTTGAAAAAGTCTGCACTGGCATTGTATAAGAACCAGAACTTACTGTTACAGTAGAACCATCGCATCTTGATTTTATTATTTCCAATACTTGTCCTTGTTTGGTGTCAGTTGTTGCTAATGTAGTGGGAACAAGTTTTTCTCCATCCCATTTTAAGGTTTGGTTTACTTGTATTCCGTTTAAACTAACATCACTGAGGTCATTAATAGATGTTGCGCTTAGGTCTGTGAGACCGCCACCACTACTCGCAACCGCACCTGCTTCCCATACCCCATCTGTTGAATTCCATACGAGTGCTTGTCCGTCTGTGGTGGTAGTAGAGTTGAAACTGATGTCGCTTAAGTCATTTACACTGTTATTGGTAAGGGTTACTGCTTGTCCAGATGATTCTCCTATTGCGGTAATTTGTAATTGTGGAGACATCAAATCATTTACATCTGATGGTGATGTTGGTAGATCATTATTTCGAAGAGCATGCAACCGAACTAAAAAAGATGTAGAGTGGCAAACTGCTTCTAACTTTATAGTTTTTCCGGATGTCCAAGATGATAATTTACCATTTTCAATATCATTACTTGATACATTTCCTATATCAATAATTCCTCTATAAACAAATGTGTCCGCATAAGCACCTGTGTTATCTCCCCATTCTTGTTTTTGTGATACAACAGAAGTACCATCTATATTCATTTTAAATATTACAATTCCTCTAGAATCATTTGTACCATCACCAGTATCTGTGTCTGTTGATATGTTTATATGAAATTCAAAAATGACTTGTTTTGTATAACTAGGAGGTGTATAATTAATACTACTACCCGCTACATCTGTCCAACTAGTAGTTATATTTTGAGTTGTTGTAACATTAGGAAGGGTATAACTACCACTTTCTACTACAACAGTTCTACCATCACATACACCAGCGAGTGTTTCTAACACTTGTCCTTGTTTGGTGATGGATGTTGCTGTTGTTCCTAGCGTATAGGGAACCAGTTTTTCTCCATCCCATTTTAATGACTGATCTACTTGTATTCCATTTAAACTAACATCACTAAGGTCATTGATAGATGTTGCACTTAGGTCGGTGAGACCACCGCCACTACTAGCAACTGCTCCTGCTTCCCACACACCATCTGTAGAATTCCATACTAAGGCTTGTCCATCTGTGGTGGAGGCGGAGTTGAAACTGATGTCGCTTAGGTCGCTTACACTATTGTTGGTAAGGGTTACTGCTTGTCCGGATGATTCGCCTATGGCTTGGATTTCTATTTTAGGTTTTATTAGTGGATGTCGATCTCTAGTATATGTTCCATTTACATTTTCAGCATTTGTAGTATATAATTCGATAGCATAATGCGAACCATTCGCAAATATTTTTAATTTTATTTCTTTGTTGGTAGTCCAACTTGAGAATTTACCATTAGCAATATCATTTGTGTCACCAATAACAAATAAAGCTTTATAATCTAATATTTGTCCTCTTTCTGTAATAATTTCTGATAATGATGTGGCTTGAGATGTAATTTCTATATTATCAACAAATAATGATATAATTATTTCGTACCCATCACTGGCTGTATTTGAACCGTCAAAATCCATGTAAAAATTATATTTAACTGTTTTTGTTCCAGGTGGTGGTTTATAACTAATTTTACTACCTTCTATATCAACTGGAGAAGTATGCATATCACCATTAAATAATGATGTAATATTTGGTAATGTATAACTACCACTTTCTACTACAACCGTTCTACCATCACATACACCCGCTAAGGTTTCCAATAATTGACCTTGTTTGGTGTCAGTAGTTGCTAATGTAGTGGGAACAAGCTTTTCACCATCCCATTTTAAGGTTTGGTTTATTTGTATTCCATTTAAACTAACATCGCTAAGGTCGTTAATAGAAGACGCACTTAGGTCTGTGAGGCCGCTGCCACCACTAGCAACTGCTCCTGCTTCCCACACACCATCCGTAGAATTCCATACTAAGGCTTGACCGTCTGTGGTGGAGGAGGAGTTGAAACTGATATCGCTCAGGTCGCTTATACTGTTGTTGGTAAGGGTTACTGCTTGTCCGGATGATTCTCCTATGGCGGTGATTTCAATAAATGGTCTCATATTTGCAGTGGTATTACTTCCATATTTTAATTCATGATTAGTGGAATTTGATTTTATTTTCCAGTAATATTTGTGTGCTACAGATAAATCGTATTGTGATGATGTAATAATTATTGTTTGAAATGGAATTTCACCCACTGGACCTCTACCATATCGTTGTATAAAATTCCCATTTGTACCAGCGTCAAAACTAACATCATCAATATAAAATTCACCCCATAACATAGCATCTAAATCTTGATACTGGTATAAACCTGTGAAATCAAATATTATTCTCTCTGTTCCAGTTGGTGCTTGATATGTTATTTCACTTGCTTCCTCTTTAATATATGTAGTTGGTATTACAGTATTTAAAGCTATACTACTTATAGGCATTGTATAAGTCCCACTATCAACGGTTACAGTAGAACCGTCCGCGTGTCCTCTTAATGTTTCTAATACTTGTCCTTGTTTGGTTATTGAGGTTGCTGGAACTAAGGTTTTGGTTTTGGGATGTTCTATGGCAGTTACCGTAGATACAGTTGTTTCACTAAATTCACTTGTCGGATTTACACAACCATTTAATATAAATTTTAATCTTGTTTCATTACCGCCATTAGCATATCTTGCATGTAGATGAACAAATAATTTATAGGTTACGTTACTTGTTACATTCGGTTCATCAAACACTTCTATTGTACTATTTAATATAGTCGAAATATATTCAGTATCATATGGTGATGTTGAGTATGCGCTACTATCATCAGTTGCAACATTAGACAATACGGTTGATACTCCATCTACTATTTTAACAACTCTAAATATTACATTCCATAAACTTTCATAATTAACTACCCATCTAACGTTTATTACAGAATCATTATAATTAGGTGTTATTGAAATTGTTAATTGTGTAATTTCAGTTGCATTTGATACAGTATTAGCAACAGTAACGTCATGTGCTATTGGATCGTATGTATGTGTAGTATTTATTGTTTTATGTTCCATATTCACACCAACACTATTGGTTACATTACTAGGCTTCCATAATTGCTCACTAGTATTCCAAGCTAAGGTTGCCCCTTCTGATATAGTTGTAGAATTGAAGGAAACATCACTTAGGTCGCTAATAGAAGTAGCACTTAGATCTGTCAGACCGCCTCCACCTCCACCTCCACCTACAAACAATGTCCCATTTTGATACAAGTTACCATTGAAACTAATGTCACCTAATACATGTATATTATTGAAACTGACATCATTTGCTGAAATATCACCATCTTTTAATAAAACATTTTCAATATCTACACCATTATTAGTTGTTTTTTCCTCAATAATATCGGTTTTCAATGTTCCAGATAATTCCATGACTCCACTCTGTCCCAATACCAATAATGTTACATCATTGGTAATACTATTTTTCACTTCTAAGTCAGTAAAATTAGCTTGTGCAGCAGCACTTACAATATTTCTTGACCCTATATTAAAATTAGTAGCACTTATTGTTCCGTTTGAACCAGCAGTTATACTACCGTTTTTAATATTAACACTTTCAATATCTACACCATTATTTGGTGTTATTTCCTCAATAATATCTGTTTTAAATGTTCCAGAGAGTTCCATCACTCCACTCTGACCCAATACCAATAATGTAGTTGTATTGTTAATACTGTCTTTAATTTCTAAATCATTGAAATTTGCTTGTGCTGATGCACTTACTATTGTTTTACTACCTACATGATAATTTACACCATATACATGATGTGCTGTTACATTTGATTGAGCAGTAACTGATCCATCTTTTAAAGTAACATTTTCAATTACTACTCCATTATTGGTTGTTTTTTCATTAATTGTATCAATTGACATTGTAGTAGATGGTTCCCATGCCTGATTTGTAGAGTTCCATGTTAATGGTTGATTGTTACTTGTTGTAGAAGCATCAAATGAAATGTTACTAAGATCATTAATAGACATAGTAGAAAAAGTGAAATTTGATACATCACCTATACTTGCTACTTCAATAGTTGGTGGAACAAATGTATGGATGTATGCGCCAGAAGAAACGGTTTTAATGGAAAATAATCTAGCAGGGTAATCTCCATGACTATTTGCCGCTTTTAATGTTATCACCTTACTAGAAGTCCAACTTGCATATTTTCCAGCTTCTATATTGTCTGATTCTACACTTCCTACATCAATAATGGCCGAATAATTAAAGTAATGACCATGATTATACATGTAACTACTAATTTGTGCTTTTTGATTGGTGATTTCAACACCATCGATGTAAAGGTGGATAGTAAGTGTGTGGTTTTGGTTGAAGACATTTGCTTCATTACTGATATCCACTACATTAAACCGGAAATTGTATAATACTTGTTTTGCGTTATTTGGGGGAGTATATGCTATACTACTTCCCTCAACATCAACAAGTGTAGTGGAAATATCTTGATAAGTTAACACATTTTTAAGTGCATAGGCAGTTGTTTCTCCACTAATAGTTCTACCATCGCATACACCAGCTATTTTTTCTAAAACTTTAAAATCACCAGCATTAACAGACATTACACTAGTTGTAGTTGTAGATGAAGAAGTAGTAGCAACTGTTCCTGGTCTCCATATTTGATTTGCGGCATCCCATACGAGCGCTTGTCCGTCTGTAGTAGTTGCTGAGTTAAAACTTACATCACTAAGGTCACTGATAGAACTAGCGCTTAAATCAGTAAGGCCACCTCCACCACCTCCTCCACTACTAGCAACAACTCCTGCTTCCCATACTTTATCCGTAGAATTCCAAACCAATGCTTGACCGTTTGTAGTAGTTGCTGAGTTAAAACTTACATCACTTAGATCATTGATAGTTGTATTTTCAAAAGGGTAAGTGTTTAAATTACCAATACTAGAAACCTGTAGTGTTGGTGGAATAAACTGACTAACATATTGGTTAGATGAAACTGTTTTAATAGCAAAAATGCGAATTGGATAATCTGCCTCTGTGTTATAAGCCATTAATTTCAATGTTTTTCCTGTGGACCAAGATACAACTTTACCATTTGGAATATCATTACTAGATACATTTCCTATATCTATTATACCAGTGAAAGTGTATATAGATCCATTGTTGTATAAATAACTACTGATTTGAGCAGTTTGATTGGTTACTTCAATTCCATCGATATAAAACCGAACGGTTAAATCATTGCTTTGATTAAACATACTTGCTTCATTGCTAATATCAACAATATTAAAAGTGAATGTATAAATCACTTGAGATGCATTAGAAGGAGGGGAATATGTAATATTACTACCTTCAATATCAACAAGTGTAGTAGAAATATCTTGATATGTAGATACAGGTTGTAATGTATAATTTGTCATTTCTCCACTGATAGTTCTACCATCGCATACACCTGCTATTTTTTCCATTACTTTTGATTTTCCTCCATTTAAATAAATAGAACTAGGTAGTGTATCTAAAGCAATTGTTCCTGGAACCCATGTTTGCCCTGTGGGATTCCAAACCAAAGTTTGTCCTTCGGTCATAGATGATGGTGTGTAAACAACATTGCTTAGATCATTAATAGAAATACTTTGAGTATCTATGTATTGCTTATTTATGGGGACCGCATTCCAAGTTCCAGCGGTAAGTGTTCCTACAGAGGTAATAGATGTAACATTACTACCTTTTACATAAATTTTCCCACCCATATAACCGTGATTTTGACATTGGTAGTATAGAATATTTGGTGTGTTTGATGTAACTGTTATTTCAACATAAGCACCATTATTACCAGCACTTCCAGATGTAGTAACTGATGTGCTATATTGTGATGTTTTTGCTTCGTCTAAATAAAATAAAATAGGATGAGATGAATTAGTAGAGTCACTTTGATTAAAACGGTATGTTTTACCAGAGGTAAAATGAATATAGGGTGTTTCAATGTTATTAATAAAATATCCACTAGAACTACCTGAACTATTAAAGGCGTTTGATGTTTTTGTTCCGACAATTACATCCATTAAAACCAATTTCGTGCTTTCTACTTTCGTTTGTAACGAGTTGATATTTGTAATTTCTCCAGATATGTCAATACTAGAGGTTATTAAATTATTAGAACGAATAGTTCCACTAACATCAAGTGTGTATTCCGGACTATCCTTTGAAATACCTAATCTACCTCCAATAACAACATTCGATCCGTCGATTACACCAGATGAGTTTCCAGAGTTTAAATAAAAAGTATTAAAACTCATTTGTTGTATATAATTTATATTCATTATAAATTTTGTAAAATAACATTTGTAAAATTATAATGTTATTTTATTTTTTTATTTTTTTTATTTTTTATTTTTTATTTCGATTTTCGGTTATTTCTCTCCCAAATTTTTTTTATAAAAATAAAAAGGGAGAGATATTTTCAAATTATATCCCTAAATGAGACTTTATAATCATTAATTGTTTTTCCATTTCATTTAATTTCTCTCTTAATTCGACATTTTCTTGTCGTAATTTAATGACTTCATCATTTGTATTTTCTTGATTTTTATCAAGTTCTAAAATTGCTCCATGATGAAGTGTAAATAACTGCTCTTTGTCTAGTGCTAAGAAATCATCAACTTGGTGTCCATACACAAATATATCTTCGTAAATTTTATCAAATACAAAAGATTTTGAATCGTTTTTACAATTTATGACATCTTTCATAATTTCACTATTTTTCCTGTCTGAAACATAAAATCGAACTACTGTATTTTCTTTAAATGTCACATTGTTATCATGAATAGTTAGTTTCCATTTTTTATCTAATTTACTCCATGAAATATGTTCAACAGCTGTAAATATATCCGGTACAAATTCTGTTTGTTTGGTTACTACATTTGGACATATTTTTTCAACTTCTTGAGCAATAAATCCATATACTTCACGATCTTTGTGTTTAATATGATCTACAAAACCATATCGTTTTGGTTGAAGTTGTTTTACTAAATCCATACAAACATTAGGTATCAAATCAACAATATTCTTCTTAATACGCATATCTGAAGAAGCAAAATAACTTGTTCCAGTCCATATTGCTTTGGCAGCATAAATAGAAATTTCAGCATTTGGTTGTTGTTGTTTTAAAGCAACACCACTTTGATCCAAATAACCAATATTAGTTACATTAGAAGTGGTATAACTATCTACTGTTAATGGAAAGGTAGGACTACTTGTTCCTATACCTATGTATCCTGTAGATGCTTCATCGTACAACAACTGTGTTTCAGTAAAATAAGTTCCATTCCACTTTACTAATTTATCAGTAGTTATTGCTGAAGTGCTAACATCAGTTAAATCATTAAAAACAAGTGGTATACTATTACTCAAATCAATTACATCTGTAATTAAATCACCCACTATATTACCACTTAATCCAGTAACATAATCTTCTAGTTCTTTTAATGTATCTAATGCTGGACCAGCACCACCTATTACTGCTGATATATCATTATATATTCGATCATGAAGAACACTACTTAAGTCAGCGATATCACTCATTGTTTCTTGACTTAAATCGTATATTTCAGTGGAAATGGTACTAAATACAAGAGAAGATAAATCGGAAACAATTTGTGTAGTATCATTACTTAAATCATTAATTTCTGCTGATAAAGCAATTGTGTAATTAGATATATCTGTAACTTGTTGATTTAAAGTAACAATATTTGCAGAATTATCATTTGGTAAATTAGATACCAACCACGAACTACTAGTGCTACTGTAACTTAAAAAGTGTCCGTCAGCAAGAGAATTAGTGTTTATATCATACAAGTCATTAATGTAAATATGCGACCAGTACGAGTTAGAAGTTGCGTTTGATCTTAAGAATTGATTAATATTTCCATATGTATTTGGATAAGTAGTTGTTCCTACACTTAATTGTGCTGTTGTTATGGTTGTATCAACATCTACTGTTCCTGCTACATGTATATCTTTAATCTTACGCGATGTGCTACCAATATCTCTGGTATTTGTGATATCTGGTAAAAACGCACTATTGTAACTAATGTCTGTGATAGTTGGTTCTATATTGGTAAAATGACTTCCGTTGTATTGTATCATATGACCACTTGTCAATGTGGTTGAATTTAAACTAATATCGGAAAGGCTAGTAAATTCTTCATTGGTAAGATTGGTTAAACCTAAACCATTATAGTAAAATGAACCTACTCTAAATCCGTCCGTGGTAATGATATTGTTACTACCATCTACAGATTTGGTATATCTAAATTTCAACTTGTCTAAGTCAATTGGAACATCTACTGCTGAAGAGTTAGTAGTTGTTGAGGAAGAAGAGGAAGAACTATTAGCGGCGTTGTATTCTGCTTCTGTAATACCTAAAAGAAATGTTTCTCTTTGATGATATGTAGTGTCTCCATTAATTGCTTCAACAGATAATCGCCAATACCTTCCTAATATATATTCAGGTAGCTCAACTTCGTGCATTCTAGACCCTGGTGTGAGTGTGGATTCTACACTCCAATCTGTATGGTCTGTCACAGCACTTGCCAAACTCCATGTAGAACCATCATCACTGTATAATAATTTCCATGTTTTTGCGTTTCTGCTATGAAACATTGTACTACCTGTGTTGTGAATTTGATATTTTTTTAATGCTATGGTTTGACCTATATCAACTTGTGTCCAATGACCATTTGTAGTTTGGTTTGTATCATATGTAGTATTCTCTGGTGCAAAAGCTGTAGCCCATGATGAATCAGCCTGACCATCAAAGTTTATTGTTGTGTTCGCATTTGTTGTATTAATACCATCATGCTTACTACTATAACTTTGACCAGTTAATGTAGAATTGCTACTAGCTACATCATAAGGGGTAATAGAGGAAGAAGAAGAACCAGATGAAGAAGAAGAGCTACTACCAACATATCCAAAAACTTCAAATTCGGATAACTGTGTATAGGCACCTGAACCCATTAATTCTCCTATTGCTATTCTAAAATACCTAGCAGTTACACTTTGGTTAAGAGTTACTGCTTTTGGTGTTCCTCCGGCACTTGTTCTCCAATCCAAAGTAGTTAAATTAGTCCAATCATATACTTGTGTCCAATTTGATCCATCTGTACTTGAAAATAATCTCATATTTTTAGGGTCATTATTGTCCCTATTACTTACATTTCTGGTGTAAAACTTAAATACGCTTGATGTTATCGTTTGTCCAATGTCTACTTGTATCCATTCACCAGAATATCCATTTGTTGAATTACTTGTATTATGTGTTCCACCAGAATAACTATTATCTTCCGAAATCCAAGCACCTGCATTTTCTAGTGTGATATTATTAAATGCTCCACTTACAGGATGGGTAGAACTATAAAACGATGAACCAGTATATACTTGTCCTGATAATGTTGAGTTAACACTTGCTAAATCTATAGCATTACCTGTTCCTCCACTAGCCAAGTCTGCTATTTGAGCAGTTGTTAATTCATCACTGAATATTCTTACCTCATCTATGTAACCTTCTGTATAATAAGCAGTACCATTAGCATATGTACCACCAGCATGATTCCAATATATGTCTCCATTCCATGTATTGTCTAACATAAGACAAAAATGATTCCAATCTGTCAAAGTATATGTAGCAGAACTCGAATACAATTCCCCATTGATGTATAAAGTTTCTGTTCTACCTAGATTATCATATATGGTTAGGCTTGAATTATCACTTGTCCAAACCGCAACTGTTGCATTACCTGAATTGCGCAAATCGATGATATAACCATTTAATGAATCTTTTGAAACATGTTTATACCACCAACTAATCGTTTTTGCGGTAGTAAATCCAGTTTGTCTCCATACCTTTGTATTATCAATTGGTCTATACAACACATTAGTTGTTGAACCAGTGTGGCCTACTATACTTGAAATATCTGCTGTAGTAACAGAACCATCATACGAGTTATCTTCAAAATCTTCATAGAACAATTGAGACGATAAATCTTGTTGTGTAGAAGAAGATTCGGATGATCCTGACGAAGAATTGTATTCTGTTTCAGTAATACCTAACATCTGCAATTCCAAAATACCTACACGACCCGACATGCTTGTTTGAAAGGTCGATTCGATTACAAGACGGAAATACCTGGCAGTTCTTGGAGTGACATTTTCTCCACTTATATCACTATCGACCGAAACATAGTTTGTACCATCGTAATAAGCACTTGTTTGTCCTGAAATAGGACTTGCATTTAATGTATGAACTAAACTCCACGTAGCACCATCATTACTACTTAATAATCTCGCGTTTTGTGGTCCTTGTTCGTATCCATAAGTAGAACCAGCATTACGAGCCCATATTCGGTATTCGTATAAAACGATGGTTTGTCCCATGTCTACTTGCAACCATTCACCATTAACCGTTTGATTGGTATCGTAAGTAGTTTGTACAGAACCAGTGTATGTTGGTCCATAATCTTCAGCACCGGAACCTTGACCAGATGCTCCAGATCTCCATGCATCTGTAACATTTCTATCGGTTACGTTATTAAAAGCATTACTGGTCACATAAGTAGAATAAGCGGTTGAAGCAGAATAAGTTTGCCCTGTTAATATAGAATTGCTACTTGCTACATCATAAGGGGTAGTAGAGGAACCAGAAGAGGAACCAGAAGAGGAACCAGAAGAGGAACCAGAAGAGGAACCAGAATAACTACCTCCACTTGTGCTTCCCAAATTCAATACCAAATTATTACTGCTTTCATATACACTTAATACTGCTATACTTGAACCATCATGAACCACTGAAAAGTCGTCTGGACTGTAAGTAGCTACACTTGAGATATCTCTGGAAAATTCTATTATAATAGCATTGGAACCATCGTATGTTACATTCATCATATGAGGTTTTACTTCATAATTAGTAAAAGAAACATTTCCACTTCCATCCGTAATCAAAAATGAGTTTCTACTACCGTCTGTAGTTGGGTATGTTACATCACCCAATGTTAAACTGGCACTTGTATTGATATTGGTGTGATCGGTGTTACCCAATTGTATGGTATTGGAAGCAGTTGGGTATGATTCATAACCAATACCTACTGCGTTGTAAATATCACCTGGAAGAGCATTGCTAGCAGGATATCCAGATGTACTATTGGAACCAATAAATACATTGTTATAACCTGTAGATAAACCTTTCGCTGAATTAGCACCAATTATTACATTATCACTTCCTGAAGTAAGTCCGGTAGCATTTCCAGCACCAACTCCAACATTTCGATTTCCAGTTCCAGATACACCACTACCTCCACTATCGTTACCAATAAACACACTATATCCTTGATTTTTATATCGTGCTGCTCCTACACCAATTGCCACACTAGATGATTGTGACGCGTATTCACTAGCAGCATAACCAATAATTACACCACTAGTTGTATTATGTTGATAACCAGCACGATAACCTATTGCTGTATTGACAGAACCACCTCCAATAGAATACAATGATTCTGCTCCTATTGCTACATTTTTATCCGTACTTGTTCCATTTGCTCCATACATCGCTCGATAACCTACGGCTGTGTTGTATTGCATGTCAGTTGCTCGTCCATTCATTGCTTCTATACCAAGCATCGTTGAATATTCACCCTTGTATTGTGTTGAACCTATAATTAAATAACTAGGACCGACTACACAATCACACAAATCATTCACCGTCATATTGTATGTATATCCAGACAAATCAGTAAGGGTACTACTAATATCAGCTACATCATTTGTTGGAACATAATATGTCCCGTCAAATTTCAAAAATTGTCCTGACAATACAGGTACGCTACTTACATCCGACAAATCAGATACCAATCGTTCATTTGGGGTTGTAATCAACTCAACCATAACATCTGTATCCGCATAGTGATTATACAAGTTTTCTATATCATTGTTTAATATACTATCACTATGGATTCTTAAATCTTTCATCATATAAGAACCACCATCACCATAAATAGATGTTCCAAATAATAATGGATTACTTGAAGTAAATGAACCAGAAACATCAAATTCAACATATACAAAATTCCAATTATCTTTATGTAATAATCCAATTGAATTATCAGATGGATCTCCTCCTACACCCACTGTTTCATAAGGTAAATTATCTTGATTCACAAACTTAGAAACGCCTATTCCAGAACTAATATCATTTGGACTACCATATTCAATAAATCGGTTACCTGTTAATTGAGAATGTGACAATACATTTCTTCCATCTATGATATATCCACCTGTCCAATTCTTAATCCAAAATGATATTGCTTTTACATGAATAGAAGGACCATTTTCAGCAGGCAGTCTTAGATAATTATCAGAAGAATCGCCAATAATAATACATCCCGCATTATCTTCTTCTACTACTTCATTAATTGATTTAACCCCTAGGTTATAACCGGTATTAATATTGTCGCTTATATCCATATCATTTAAATACTGACTAATGTAAGGATAAAAATCAAACAATGCTACCGTATTAGTAGATTCATTATAAGTATATCCAGATGATCGTTCAACAAGAACTTCTACAAAATTTCTATTCATAAATGTAGTGGAACTAATGTCTACAACTAATGAACCATACAATTCATCTGTAGTTACTGGTGCTACAACAGAATTTAAAATGGTTCTATTTTGAATATTGGAAAGTGTTCCAGAATTATTGTAATATTCTTTGATATACACATTGTATCCAACAGTAACAGGTCTTACTGTTTTTTGAGTAATCCTAATTTTATCAATAGTTATCAAATTATCCAATAGTAAATATTTGGAAGTAGAATTAAAAAGCATGTTTTGAGACGCGTCTTTAACATTGGTTTTTGTGAAGTTAAAATTAGGCAATGTTCCCCCTCTTCCTCCATTTGGTCCAACACCCGGAACAAAACTTTCTCCATTCCATCTTAAATATTCACCATATTCTATACTATTCAAACTAATATCACTTAGAGTGCTTATAGAATCACCAGGCATCATTGGTTGTTCACCGGTTTCAATGTAAGGTATTCCAGAATAAGATGTTAAATACGAATAGTAATTACTTCTCATATTATAGAATAGTAAATTACCCCAATGATCAAAATCCAATGAACGGATTGAACCAGCGTATACTTGTCCTGGATTACTAGTAGGATAATCATTTGGACTAAAATAATTAGACTGTTTGTCTGTATTTGTAATTTTACCAACCAATGTACTAACGGTTCCTTGGTCAGGGTCATTTGTACTAGGTACTACTTTCATTAAACGATTTGTGTAATAATAACTACCAAAATACAACGCATTACTATTAACATCCGGGTCTTTTCTTGGAGACTGAATATACCACACTCTAGCAGTTGAACCCGTACCATCCACATTACCTCCACCAGTGTAACTTGTATTACCAAAGTAATTGGTGTATCCATTGTAAGACAGATCAACACCAGATACTTTTGTTAATTTAGACATAGAATGTGAATGTATTATATAACCATTCCATGAATTGTCAAAAACAATACCGGATACATAATGGTTTGTATCGTGAGGTGTTATTTGTCCTGGAGCAATAAATCCGGTTTGTGTCATAGTTTGAATATCGAATTTCTTAATACCATATCCGTAATGACTACAACCATAGTATACATTTCCACTATAATCAAAATCAATGTTAAATGGTCCTTGATTACCAGCATTAGTAGCGTATTGTGATATAGTTACATCACTAACTGCGGTTGTTACCTCTTGAGTATAAACATTTAATCTTCGCAAAGCAGGAGTGATTTGAAGAACGTTTCCAGGAGAATATTGGTTGTCGCCGATATAAATAAACTTATCGTATGGATTGTATCGTAGATCAACAATATTTACAAATTTAACATTTGTTCCAAAACCATCTACTCTACCGCGTGCGGGAGAACCATTGTCTGTTGTATCCGTAGCACCAGCAACCAACACATCGGTTTCTGTATCCATATCATATCGTCTAATATTTCTATAAGAATTATTTACATAGTAAATATATCGTCTGGTTCCAATTTTTACATAAGTAAATTTATCTGTAAATATTCCTAAATTTGCTAAAATATTAGTATATCCGTATCCTTGATAACCGTCATGATTCGGATTTTTGGTAATGTAAATGTTGTGATTGGTAACCCATGATAAATTTCCACTACCATCTGTTTCCAATACTTGATTTGCTGAACCATCTGTATATGGGAATACTAAATTTGAAGGTGCGACAGGTTGTCCATTAAACGAAAGTATACCATTATCATTATACAAACGATTTGTTGTTATTGCGCCGTTAAATAACTCTAACTCTACTCCATTGTTCGTATCTACAAAAGCAGCATTTAAATTAGCGTATGTGTTTCCTGAAGCATCAATAAGTGCTCCTGTAATTTTTAAATCACCATTTATTTCAAAGTCAACCGTTGGAGATGTGGTGTTTATACCTACATTATTGTTAAGATGATCAAATGTCATCAATTGCGAAGAAGTTGTACTAAAATAGTAAGTATCAAACATCGTTTTATTTTGTTGAAATCGAAGACTTAGACCATTGTCAATCGAACTATTCGAAAGATTTCTATTGGTTAAAAGTATTTGAGCAGGTGCTGTTTCAGTTGGATTAGCTGATTGAATCATAATACTAGCACCATCTGTATCGACAGTTTTAAGATGTAGTGTATTATTTGGAGTAGATGTTCCTATTCCAACTTTTTGTGTATCATTTACTGTGTATAAATAAGATCCGGTATCTTCCCATGGTAAATCATCAATAGTCTGAAATACTTGAGATGATAAATCACTTATATCTCTAACTACTTCACTACTTAAATCGGATATTTCTGTGGAAAGTAAATTATTAATTGCTATAAAACTAGCATCTATACCTACAAATGTTACTGTATTATCTCCAACATTATTTAAAAAAGTTTGAAATACTAGTGAAGAAAGATCACTAATATCTCTAACAGTTTCACTACTTAAATCACTTATCTCTCTTGATAATTCACTTGAAACATAACCTGACAAATCACTAATGTCTCTAACTACTTCACTACTTAAATCACTTATCTCTCTTGATAATTCACTTGATGTATATCCTGATAAATCAATTATTTGTCGAGATAATTCAGTAGATGTATATGATGATAGATCTTCTATTTCATATGAAGTTAATGATTGAACATAACTAATATCTCTAACTACTTCACTACTTAAATCAGCAATTTCAATGCTTAATGTATTAAAAGTAATCGAAGAAAGATCTGCTATATCACTCATTGTTTCACTACTTAAATCACTTATCTCTCTTGATAACTCACTTGATGTATATCCTGATAAATCAGTAATCTGTCTCAATAGTTCACTAGAAGTATAGCTAGATAGATCACTAATTTGTCGAGACAATTCAGTTGAAGTATATGATGATAAATCACTTATTTCTAAACTAATAGTATTAAACGCAATAGAAGAAAGATCTGCTATATCACTCATTGTTTCACTACTTAAATCACTAATTTCTCGAGATAACTCACTAGAAGTATACGATGATAAATCACTTATCTTAGAATCAAGTACTGTTTCTACTGAAATAGCTCTAACCGTTTCATTACTTAAATTTGCTGAAATATCAACAATATTATGAATAATTGTATTTAAGTTAAATGATGGATCGTTTGGATCACCTAGTAAATCTGCTATTTCTTTTAATGTATCCAATGTTTCAGGAGCACCTGCTAATATATTTGAAATATCCACTCGTATCCTAGTAAATACTGCTGTAGACAAATCGGCGATATCTCTAACTACTTCACTACTTAAATCACTTATCTCTCTTGATAATTCACTAGATGTGTATCCACTTAAATCTAATATATCAGCACTTGTTTCACTGCTTAAATCAGCAATTTCAGTGCTTAAACTATTGAATATAACAGATGAATGATCTGCTATTTCCCTGGACAATTCAGTTGATGTATATGATGATAGATCTTCTATTTCGTAAGAAGTTAATGATTGTACATAACTTATCTCTCTTGTTGTTTCACTACTTAAATCAGCAATTTCAATGCTTAAGGTATTAAAAGTAATCGAAGAAAGATCTGCTATATCATTCATTGTTTCACTACTTAAATCACTAATTTCTCTAGATAATTCACTAGAAGTATACGATGATAAATCTTCTATTTCATATGAAGTTAATGATTGAACATAACTTATCTCTCTTGTTGTTTCACTACTTAAATCAGCAATTTCAATGCTTAATGTATTAAAAGTAATCGAAGAAAGATCTGCTATATCATTCATTGTTTCACTACTTAAATCACTTATCGCTCTTGACAATTCACTAGAAGTATACGATGATAAATCTTCTATTTCATAAGAAGTTAATGATTGAACATAACTTATTTCTCTTGTTGTTTCACTGCTTAAATCAGCAATTTCAATACTTAAAGTATTAAAAGTAATAGAGGAAAGATCAGCTATATCACTCATTGTCTCACTACTTAAATCACTAATTTCTCGAGATAACTCAGACGAAGTATATGATGATAAATCTGTAATTTGTCTAGTTAATTCAGACGAAGTATATGATGATAAATCTGTAATTTGTCTAGTTAATTCAGACGAAGTATACGATGATAAATCACTAATTTCATTATCTATTCGATTAATAGAAAGATCAATTATCGTGGTTTCATTAGAACGAATAACTGTTTCTGTATACAATTCATACGATATATCGTCAGCATATTCAAATAAATTACTAGATAAATCAGCGAAATCAATATGTAAACCAGATGATAAATCATTGAATTTAATGAATGCAACACCACCATCCATAAAAGCAGTCATAAATGACTGAGAAAGATCACTAAGATCTCGAACTGTTTCACTGCTTAAATCACTAATTTCACGCGATAATTCACTAGAAGTATACGATGATAAATCACTAATTTCACGCGATAATTCTGTTGAAGTATACGATGATAAATCACTAATTTCACGCGATAATTCTGTTGAAGTATACGATGACAAATCACTAATTTCACGCGATAATTCACTAGAAGTATACGATGACAAATCACTAATTTCACGCGATAATTCTGTTGAAGTATACGATGATAAATCACTAATTTCACGCGATAATTCTGTTGAAGTATACGATGATAAATCTTCTATTTCAGATGATGTTAGTGATTTTACGGTAGTTATTGCTGTTAATAATTCTTGAGACGAAACATTACTTAGGTCATGAATTTCGATACTTAATCTATTAAATGTTAACGATGATAAGTCTGAAATAGTAGAAATAGTAGTAAATATTTTTGTAGATGTTTCAGCACTGATTTCACTAATTTCACGCGATAATTCAGTTGAAGTGTATGATGATAAATCTTCTATTTCCAATGATGTTAATGACTTAACATTATTTATTTCATTAGATGTATTCACACTTAATTGAGAAATTTCCGTATTAATAGTATTAAATGTTAAGGAAGATAAATCAGACAATTCTTGTGTAGTAATGGTATTATTTGCTTCAATAACTGTTGAAAGAGCATTATAGTGAGCAGTTTCTCTTCCTGATAAATCAGCTACAGTAGATACTAATCCAGTAACCGTATCTCCACTTAAACTAGTAACAAATACTTCTAATTCACGAAGAGTGTCTAGTGATTCACCAGCACCACCTATTACATCTGAAATATCATTGTAAATACGCTCATGTAATGAACTACTTAAGTCATTTATATCATTTACTACATTAATACTTAAATCTTGTAAATCAGTAGCTATTGTTGTAAATACATAATTTGATAAATCACTAATGTCTTCTGATACACTTGTACTTAATGTTGCTATATCAGCTGTTATGGATGTAAATACTGTAGATGACAAATCACTAATATTTTCAGATACACTGGTGCTTAAACTAGATAAATCACCTGTTATAGTTGTAAATACATAATTTGATAAATCACTAATGTCTTCTGATACACTTGTACTTAATGTTGCTAAATCACCTGTCAAAGTTGTAAAAACAGCAGTGGAAAGATCATTAATATCAACAGTAGTTTCGCTTCTTAAATCACTAATTTCGCGTTCTAATTCACTGGATGTATACGATGATAAATCAACAATAGAAGAAGATACACTAGTATCCAATGCGTTTAAACTAGCATCGATAGACGCTTCTATTTTTATAGATTGAGGTGTGTCACTAGGATCAGAAGTAAATACAATATGATTTCCAGCAATAAATTTCAAACTTTCTTCTCCAGATGGAACTAATGAAGAACCGCTTACACTTCCCCCATCAGCAACAAAATCCAATTGTTTCCAATGACTTCCTAATCCAATAGTAGCTTCTCCAGATGAATCACTTTGAACCGTAAATCCACTGTCTTTATCAAATGTTAAAAAGTGGATATTATCATGAGTTACATCACTTGTTTCACCTTGTTTTGTTCCTTTTACTTGTAAAGCTGTCTTAATTATTATCTCACCACTATTATTTGTTATTTCAATACCACTTCCATCTGTTAATGTAGCCTTCTGTAGTGTTCCATCACTTTTACCTATTAATAACTGTCCATCTGTAAATCCAGTTGTAATCGATTGAATGCTCTGTGTATTATTGTTAATACTAACATTTACTACACTACTTAAATCTCTTAATTCTACAGAAGTTTCGTTTGACAAATCCAATATTTCACTAGATAGTTCAACACTTAATACTGAAATTTTTCGCGATAATTCAGTTGAAGTATATGATGATAAATCACTAATATTTGAACTTAAATTAGTGTTAATGGACGCAATATTACTAAATGTTAATGAAGAAAGATCACTAATTTCATTATTTGTTACTAATGTAGCACTTGTAATTTTGTCTACCAATTCACTTGATGTATAAGATGATAAATCAGATATTTCTACACTTAAAGTGTTAAAAGTTAACGAAGATAAATCATTAATATCAGATGAAATATTACCATCTATATTTGCTATATTAGTTGATAATGAAGTATAATGTGTTGTTTCTCTTCCTGATAAATCAGCTACAGTAGATACTAATCCAGTAACCGTATTTCCACTTAAACTAGTAACAAATACTTCTAATTCACGAAGAGTATCTAATGATTCACCCGCACCACCTATAACATCAGAAATATCATGATAAATGCGAGAATGAAGTATATTGCTTAAATCTATTATATCTCTTACAGTCTCGCTACTTAATGTTGATATACTTGTATTAATTGTAGAAGTCAATGATGAGTTAAGATCTGCAGCAGAATTAGAAATTTCTATAGTAGTAATTGAACTTAAATCAGAAATTTTTCTAGATAATTCAGATGAACTATATCCAGACAAGTCTAATATAGAACTACTAATACTAGCATTCAAAGTATTTGTTATACTAGCTGTTGTGCTAAATGTTAATGAAGATAAATCACTTATTTCAGTAGAAATAACACTAATTGTACTATCTAAATTTGTTACTTCTTGTGATACGACTGCTACATTAGCAATCGTCTCATAAACTGATTCAATACTTGAACCATTGATATTGATACCTACTGTATCAATTACATTAAAACTAGCGTCATTCGCACTAATATCACCAGTAACTATAGTATTTCCTGCTACATGTAGTTTTGCTGTAGGAGAATCTGTTCCAATTCCAACATTTCCTGTATCTGCAACAATTAAATAATCAGATGTTCCATAACCAAATCGTAGTTTATTTTCAATATTCGATCCCTTTCTATAAATATTCCAGTTCAAGGCAGATGGAGCTGTTAATTGATATCCTACATTATGAAGAGCACTATCGGTTTGATTTCTAATATAACCAGTCGTGCTACTTAATACATGTAAAATCGTCTCAGCACTAGGAGTAACGCCAATTCCTACATTTCCAGTAGTATAATAAATATCATTTTCACTAGTAGTCCATTGGCTATTTACAAGAGTATTTCCATTAATATTTATACTTTGAACATCCAAAACATTGAAACTACCATCGTTAGCACTAATATCACCAGAAAGAACTAAGCTAGAAGCACTAATATCGTTTAATGAAATATCTTGATTAGTAATAGTATCGATAAGACCATCGTCATCATTAGTATCCGCTGCTAAGAATATTTGGTTTGCGTTTAAACTATGTCCTTTTGCTTTGGCATATTTTATCCAATCTGAAATTTTGAAATCAGCAATAGTAGCAGTGCTGACTTTTCCTAAAACAGTTATAGCATCCGAAAGAGATGCGTTTGAAATTCTACTTGAAATACCGCTAGGAATACTGTCCTTTTGAAGTTTTCTTAATTTTAATTTACCATTACTTACTTCAATCTTGTGATCTTCGCCAACCCAAATAGAATTGTTAGAAATATATAAATCTCGTATCTTAAATTCTGGACTACCTAAATCATATGTATCGGCTACTGATGGTATAATATGATTGTTCATATTACCACTTGTATCAAATGGTGCAGCTGTTGATACAGCACCTACTTCCCATTGATTATTTGTACTATTCCATAATAACGCATCTCCATCAGTAGTTGAAGTTATATTAAATGATACATCACTTAAATCTCCAATACTAATATTGGATAAATCAATGTATTGTTTTGTTATAACATCTGCGTTCCATGTTCCAGTAGTTACTGTACCTATTGTTGTTATTTCACTACCATTTACACTAATCGTGTGAGTTGATCCTTCAGCAGCACTATTTGTAATAGATATGCCTGTTCCAGAAGATATTGACTCTACATAGTTTCCTGTCGTGTGTGTACCCAATGTGATCAGATTATCCAATGACGATGAACCTGTTCCACCATTCGCTATTGATAATACACCACTAACTTGCGAAGTAAGATCAATATCTCCTGTAAGAGAACTAGTAGGATAATTAGTTGCGTTTGTTAAATCAAACGCAGGAGTTGCGTCTGTTTCACCTAAAGCAATACTAACGCCTCCCAAAGAAATAGAACTATTTTCTAAAAGAGTATTCGTAATATCACCCGCTGTTAGTGTGTTTTGTTTTGTAGCTAATAAAGTAGAAGTATTATTTGACAAATCATTTATTTCACGCGATAGTTCAGTAGATGTGTAACTACTTAAGTCAATTATCTCAGTGCTTATGCTATTAAATGCTAGAGATGACAAATCAGATATTTCAGATGATATATTACTATCTATATTTGCTATTGTAGTAGATAAAGTAGAATAATGCGTAGATTCTCTTCCAGATAAATCTGCTACTTTGGATACAAGAGATGTCACAGTTGCATCGCTTAAATCCGTTACAAATACTTCTAATTCTCGAAGAGTATCTAACGATTCACCAGCACCACCAATTACATCAGAAATGTCATGATAAATACGGGAATGAAGTATATTACTTAAATCAATAATATCTCTTACAGTTTCACTACTTAGGGTAGATATTTCACTTTGAATTGTACTAGATAATAATGACTTTGTAGCAGATATTTCTATTCCAGTTACTGTACTTAAATCACTAATTTCGTTACTTAGTTCACTAGATATTAACTCCTTAATAGCAGAAACTTCTCTTGTTGTTTCACTTGAAAGATCATGTATCTCTATACTTATTGTATTAAATGTAATAGATGATAGATCTGATAATTCAGTATTAATATTCGAGTTTGCTGCTGCTATTTGAATTACAAGTTCACTAGATGTATAGTTTGATAAATCTGTTATTTCATATGATGTTAATGACTGAACCGATGATATTTCTCTTGTTGTTTCACTACTTAAATCACTTATTTCTCTATTTAATTCTGTAGAAGAATATCCAGATAAGTCTATAATTTCTTGAGATAAACTATTTACATTGGTTATTGTTTCATATATAGAACCAATGTTAGTTCCATTAATATTAACATCATTTAAATCTACTACATTAAATGAAGCATCATTTGCAATAATATTATTAGCACATATGTCTATTGTTGTTAGATTATCTGTAGTATTTAATGTTCCCTCAACATTTAATTTATATGAACTAGCAGTAGTATTGTTTGCACCAATTGTAACATTTCCCGTTGCTGTTTCTATTTTCATAGCATTTGATGATGATGATGAATTATATAATCTTAAAGCATGATTACTATTCGAAGCAGAATCGTATGCGATTATCCATTCGTTTGAAGAACCAGAACTATTTCTTATACCCATTCTCGCTGGATTACTATAACTGGATTGTTCAAGTAAAACCATGAAATAATCTGTTCCATAAAGATACATTGGTGAATAGTGAACTGGAGAAGCATTTATTCCGATGTGTTTACTGGTTGTTATTCCATGTGTTGTTGAACTAAAAAAACTTCCTCCATTTGACGATGGTAAAATACCACTCACCTGACTAGTTAAATCAATTGTACCTGTTAATGAACTTGTAGGGTAATTTGTAGCATCGGTTAAATCAAAAGCAGGAGTTGCGTCTGTTTCACCTAAAGCAATACTAACACCACCTAAAGAAATAGAGCTATTTTCCAACAAATTATTAGTTATATCTCCATCTGTAAGTGTATTTTGCTTTGTATTTAATTCTAATGTAGTTGAATTAGATAAGTCTATTATTTGTCTAGTTAATTCACTAGATGTGTAGTTCGATAAATCTGCTATATCTAAAATAATTTCACTTGTCAGTTCTGAAATTTCACGGTTAAGCTCACTAGATGTATACGATGATAAATCTGTTATTTCATAAGAAGTCAATGACTGAACATAGCTTATCTCTCTAGTAGTTTCGCTACTTAAGTCACTGATTTCTCTACTTAACTCACTAGATGTATACGATGACAAGTCTGTTATTTCATAAGATGTTAATGACTGAACATAACTTATTTCCTGAGTTGTTTCACTACTTAAATCACTAATTTCCCTATTTAACTCGCTAGAAGTATAACTAGACAGGTCTGTTATTTCATAAGATGTTAATGACCGAACATAACTTATTTCCTGAGTAGTTTCACTACTAAGGTCATGTATTTCTGTACTTAGACTACTATATATAGTAGATGACAAATCTTCTAGCTCTGTTCCTTTTTCATTACGAAGTGTACTTATTTCGCGATTAAGTTCACTAGAAGTATAACTAGATAAATCTGTTATTTCATAAGATGTCAATGACTGAACATAGCTTATTTCTCTTGTTGTTTCGCTACTTAAATCACTAATCTCTGTAGTTAATGATGAAAATACAACAGAAGAAAGTTCTGATATTTCAATAGAAGTATCGTTGCTCAATTCACTAATTTTATTATACAATTCACCCGATGTGTAATTACTCAAATCAATGATTTCATAAGAAGCTAATGACTGAACATAACTTATTTCTTGAGTAGTTTCACTGCTTAAATCATGTATTTCAGTGCTTAAACTATTGTATATAGTAGATGACAAATCTTCTAGTTCTGTTCCTTTTTCATTACGAAGTGTACTTACTTCACGATTTAACTCACTAGAAGTATACGATGATAAATCTGTTATTTCATAAGATGTTAATGACTGAACATAACTTATTTCCTGTGTTGTTTCGCTACTTAAGTCACTGATTTCTCTACTTAGTTCACTTGATGTATAAGACGATAAATCACTTACTGAAATATTTACATCATCTCCTAGGTCTTTAATATTAGTAGATAATTGATTATAATGCGTTGTTTCTCTTCCAGAAAGGTCAACCACCTTTGAAGCTAAAGATGTAACGGTAGCATCACTTAAATCAGTTACAAACAATTCTAACTCACGAAGGGTATCTAATGATTCACCAGCACCGCCTATAACATCAGAAATATCATGATAAATTCTAGAATGGAGAATATTACTTAAATCAATAATATCTCGTAATGTTTCACTACTCAATGTAGATATTTCAACACTTATAGATGTAGATATTTCAGACTTAGTAGCACTAATTTCTCTAGTAGTTTCGCTGCTTAAATCACTAATTTCTCTGCTCAATTCACTTGATGTATAGGACGATAAGTCGGTTATTTCATAAGATGTTAATGACTGAACATAACTTATTTCTTGAGTTGTTTCGCTACTTAAATCATATATTTCAGTGCTCAAACTATTGTATATAGTAGATGACAAATCTTCTAGTTCTGTTCCTTTTTCATTACGAAGTGTACTTATTTCGCGATTAAGTTCACTAGAAGTATAACTAGATAAATCTGTTATTTCATAAGATACCAATGACTGAACATAACTTATTTCTTGAGTTGTTTCACTACTTAAATCACTAATTTCCCTACTTAACTCACTAGATGTATACGATGATAAATCTGAAATTTCATAAGATGTCAATGACTTAACATCAACTATCTCTCTATTTAACTCACTAGATGTATATGATGATAAGTCTGTTATTTCATAAGATGTTAATGACTGAACATAACTTATTTCTTGAGTTGTTTCGCTACTTAAGTCACTAATTTCTCTACTTAGTTCGCTAGAAGTATAACTAGACAAGTCTGTTATTTCATAAGATGTTAACGACTGAACATAACTTATCTCTTGAGTCGTTTCACTACTTAAATCATGTATTTCAGTGCTTAAACTACTGTATATAGTAGATGACAAATCTTCTAGTTCTGTTCCTTTTTCATTACGAAGTGTACTTATTTCGCGGTTAAGTTCACTGGAAGTATAACTAGAAAGGTCTGTTATTTCATAAGATGCCAATGACTGAACATAACTTATTTCTTGAGTTGTTTCACTACTTAAATCACTGATTTCTCTGCTTAACTCGCTAGAAGTATAACTAGACAGGTCTATTATTTCATAAGATGTCAATGACTGGACATAACTTATTTCCTGAGTAGTTTCACTGCTTAAGTCACTAATTTCTCTACTCAATTCACTCGATGTATACGATGATAAATCAGAGATTTCATAAGATGTTAATGACTGTACATAACTTATTTCCTGTGTTGTTTCGCTACTTAAGTCTCTGATTTCTCTACTCAATTCACTAGAAGTATACGATGATAAGTCTGAAATTTCATAAGAAGTCAATGACTGTACATAACTTATTTCTTGAGTTGTTTCACTACTTAAATCACTGATTTCTCTGCTTAACTCGCTAGAAGTATAACTAGACAGGTCTATTATTTCATAAGAAGTTAACGACTGAACATAACTTATCTCTTGAGTCGTTTCACTACTTAGATCATATATTTCAGTACTTAAACTACTGTATATAGTAGATGATAAATCTTCTAGCTCTGTTCCTTTTTCATTACGAAGTGTACTTATTTCACGATTTAATTCACTAGAAGTATATGATGATAAGTCTGTTATTTCATAAGATGCCAATGACTGAACATAACTTATTTCTTGTGTAGTTTCACTACTTAAATCACTAATTTCTCTACTCAATTCACTAGAAGTATAACTAGACAGGTCTGTTATTTCATAAGAGGTTAACGATTGTACATAGCTTATCTCTCTAGTAGTTTCGCTACTTAAGTCGCTGATTTCTCTACTCAATTCACTAGAAGTATAACTAGACAGGTCTGTTATTTCATAAGAAGTTAACGACTGAACATAACTGATCTCTTGAGTAGTTTCACTGCTTAAGTCACTAATTTCTCTGCTTAACTCACTAGAAGTATACGATGATAAGTCTGTTATTTCATAAGAAGTTAACGATTGTACATAACTTATTTCTTGAGTAGTCTCACTACTTAAGTCGCTGATTTCTCTACTCAATTCACTAGAAGTATAGTTAGACAGGTCTGTTATTTCATAAGAAGTTAGTGATTGAACATAACTGATCTCTTGAGTAGTTTCGCTACTTAAGTCACTAATTTCTCTACTCAATTCACTAGAAGTATAGCTAGACAGGTCTGTTATTTCATAAGAAGTTAGTGATTGAACATAACTGATCTCTTGAGTTGTTTCACTACTTAAATCATGTATTTCCGTGCTTAAACTACTGTATATAGTAGATGATAAATCTTCTAGTTCTGTTCCTTTTTCATCACGAAGTGTACTTATTTCACGATTCAATTCACTAGAAGTATAACTAGATAGGTCTGTTATTTCATAAGAAGTTAGTGATTGAACATAACTTATTTCCCGTGTAGTTTCACTGCTTAAATCTCTAATACTAGTAGATAGTAATGTGTAATGAGTTGTTTCTCTAGAAGAAAGGTCGGTAACTTTTGATATAAGCGAAGTAACTGTATCATCACTTAAATCGGTTACAAATACTTCTAATTCACGAAGAGTGTCTAATGATTCCCCTGCTCCACCGATAACATCCGATATATCATGATAAATTCTAGAATGTAGTATATTGCTTAGATCTAATATATCTCGTACAGTTTCACTGCTTAATGTAGATATTTCTACACTTATAGAAGTAGACAATTCATATTTTGTAGCACTAATTTCTCTAGTTGTTTCACTACTTAAGTCGCTGATTTCTCTGCTTAACTCACTAGATGTATATGATGATAAGTCTGAAATTTCATAAGAAGTCAATGACTGAACATAACTTATTTCTTGAGTAGTTTCACTACTAAGGTCATGTATTTCCGTGCTTAAACTACTGTATATAGTAGATGATAGATCTTCTAGTTCTGTTCCTTTTTCATCACGAAGTGTACTTATTTCACGATTCAATTCAGTAGAAGTATAACTAGATAAATCAATTATCTCATAAGAAGTCAATGATTGTACATAACTTATTTCCTGTGTTGTTTCACTACTTAAATCACTTATTTCTCTGCTTAACTCACTAGATGTATACGATGATAAGTCTGAGATTTCATAAGAAGTTAACGATTGTACATAGCTTATTTCCTGTGTTGTTTCACTACTTAAATCACTTATTTCTCTACTTAGTTCACTAGATGTATAAGATGACAAGTCTGAAATTTCGTAAGAAGTTAATGATTGTACATAACTTATTTCTTGTGTAGTTTCACTACTTAAATCACTGATTTCTCTGCTTAACTCACTAGATGTATAAGATGATAAATCGGATATTTCATAAGAAGTTAATGATTGTACATAACTTATTTCCTGAGTTGTTTCACTACTTAAATCACTAATTTCTCTGCTTAATTCACTCGATGTATACGATGATAAATCAGAGATTTCATAAGAAGTTAGTGATTGAACATAACTTATTTCTTGTGTTGTTTCACTACTTAAATCACTTATTTCTCTGCTTAACTCACTAGATGTATACGATGATAAATCAGAGATTTCATAAGAAGTTAATGACTGAACATAACTTATTTCCTGAGTTGTTTCACTACTTAAATCATGTATTTCTGTACTTAGACTACTGTATATAGTAGACGATAAATCTTCTAGTTCACTTCCTTTTTCATCACGAAGTGTACTTATTTCACGATTCAATTCACTCGATGTATACGATGATAAATCAGAGATTTCATAAGATGTTAATGACTGTACATAACTTATTTCCTGAGTAGTTTCGCTACTTAAATCACTAATTTCTCTGCTTAACTCACTCGATGTATACGATGATAAATCAGAGATTTCGTAAGAAGTTAATGATTGTACATAACTTATTTCCTGAGTAGTTTCACTACTTAAATCACTAATTTCTCTACTTAGTTCACTAGATGTGTAAGATGATAAATCAGATATTTCATAAGAAGTCAATGACTGAACATAACTTATTTCTTGAGTAGTTTCACTACTTAAATCACTGATTTCTCTACTTAGTTCACTAGATGTGTAAGATGACAAGTCTGAAATTTCGTAAGAAGTTAATGATTGTACATAACTTATTTCCTGAGTAGTTTCGCTACTTAAATCACTAATTTCTCTGCTTAATTCACTAGAAGTATAACTTGATAAATCAGAAATTTCATAAGAAGTCAATGATTGAACATAACTGATCTCTTGGGTAGTTTCACTACTTAAATCACTAATTTCTCTACTTAGTTCACTAGATGTGTAAGATGATAAATCGGATATTTCATAAGAAGTCAATGACTGAACATAACTTATTTCCTGAGTAGTTTCACTACTTAAATCACTAATTTCTCTACTTAGTTCACTAGAAGTATAAGATGATAAATCAGAAATTTCATAAGAAGTCAATGACTGTACATAACTTATTTCCTGAGTAGTTTCGCTACTTAAATCACTAATTTCTCTACTTAGTTCACTAGAAGTATAAGATGATAAATCAGAAATTTCATAAGAAGTCAATGACTGTACATAACTTATTTCCTGAGTAGTTTCACTGCTTAAATCGTGTATTTCCGTGCTTAAACTACTGTATATAGTAGACGATAAATCTTCTAGTTCAGTTCCTTTTTCATCACGAAGTGTACTTATTTCACGATTCAACTCACTAGAAGTATAACTTGATAAATCAGAAATTTCATAAGATGTTAATGATTGTACATAACTTATTTCTTGAGTTGTTTCACTACTTAAATCACTAATTTCTCTACTTAGTTCACTAGAAGTATAACTTGATAAATCAGAGATTTCATAAGAAGTCAATGACTGTACATAACTGATCTCTTGAGTGGTTTCACTGCTTAAATCACTTATTTCTCTACTTAATTCACTCGATGTATACGATGATAAATCGGATATTTCATAAGATGTTAATGATTGAACATAACTGATCTCTTGAGTAGTTTCGCTACTTAAATCACTGATTTCTCTACTTAGTTCACTAGATGTGTAAGATGATAAATCAGATATTTCATAAGATGTTAATGATTGTACATAACTTATTTCTTGAGTAGTTTCACTACTTAAATCACTAATTTCTCTACTTAGTTCACTAGATGTATACGATGATAAATCGGAAATTTCATAAGAAGTCAATGACTGTACATAACTTATTTCTTGAGTTGTTTCACTACTTAAATCACTAATTTCTCTACTTAGTTCACTAGAAGTATAATTTGATAAATCAGAGATTTCATAAGAAGTCAATGACTGTACATAACTTATTTCTTGAGTAGTTTCACTACTTAAGTCACTAATTTCTCTACTTAGTTCACTTGATGTATAGGATGATAAATCGGATATTTCATAAGAAGTCAATGACTGTACATAACTTATTTCCTGAGTAGTTTCGCTGCTAAGATCATGTATTTCTGTACTTAGTGTATGAAATGTTACAGAAGAAAGATCGTTTATATCTCTAGTAGTTTCACTACTTAAATCACTAATTTCTCTACTTAGTTCACTTGAGGTATATGACGATAAGTCGGATATACTATCATTAATGTTTGAATTAAAATTAACTAATTCTGTAGAAAGCGTATCATAATGTGTCTGTTCTCTTGCAGACAAATCAACAACTTTTGATATCAGTGATGTTACAGTAGCATCACTTAAATCAGTAACAAAAATCTCTAATTCTCTCAATGTATCTAATGATTCACCAGCGCCTCCAATTACTTCACTAATATCAATTAATATTCTACGGTGAAGAGCACTACTTAGATCAAAAATATCTCTAACACTTTCACTACTTAATGTCGATATTTCGTTATTTATGGTACTTAACAATGTAGATTTTGTTGTAAATATATCTCTAGTAGTTTCACTACTTAAATCACTAATTTCTCTACTTAGTTCACTTGATGTATACGATGATAAATCGGATATTTCATATGAAGTCAATGACTGTACATAACTTATTTCTTGAGTTGTTTCACTACTTAAATCACTAATTTCTCTACTTAGTTCACTAGAAGTATAACTTGATAAATCAGAGATTTCATAAGAAGTCAATGACTGTACATAACTTATTTCCTGAGTAGTTTCGCTACTTAAGTCACTAATTTCTCTACTTAGTTCACTTGATGTATACGATGATAAATCGGATATTTCATACGAAGTCAATGATTGTACATAACTTATTTCTTGAGTTGTTTCACTACTTAAATCGTATATTTCTGTGCTTAGTGCATGAAAAGTTCTAGATGATAAATCAGATATATCTCTAGCGGATTCACTACTTAAATCACTTATTTCTCTACTTAGTTCGCTTGATGTATACGATGATAAATCGGATATTTCATACGAAGTCAATGACTGTACATAACTTATTTCCTGTGTAGTTTCGCTACTAAGATCATGTATTTCTGTACTTAGTGTATGAAAAGTTCTAGATGATAAATCAGATATATCTCTAGCAGATTCACTACTTAAATCACTAATTTCTCTACTTAATTCACTCGATGTATATGATGATAAGTCGGATATTTCATAAGAGGTTAATGACTGTACATAACTTATTTCCTGAGTTGTTTCACTACTAAGATCATGTATTTCTGTGCTAAGTGTATGGAAAGTTCTCGAAGAAAGATCGGATATATCCCTAGCGGATTCACTACTCAAATCACGGATTTCTCTGCTTAATTCACTCGATGTATAAGATGATAAATCTGATATTTCATAAGAAGTTAATGACTGTACATAACTTATTTCCTGAGTAGTTTCGCTACTAAGATCGTGTATTTCTGTACTTAGACTACTGTATATAGTAGATGATAAATCTTCTAGTTCTGTTCCTTTTTCATCTCGAAGTGTACTTATTTCTCTATTTAATTCACTTGATGTATACGATGATAAGTCAGATATTTCATAAGAAGTCAATGACTGTACATAACTTATTTCTTGGGTAGTTTCACTACTTAAATCGTGAATTTCTGTACTTAATGAATGAAAAATGTTTGATGACAAATCTTCTATATCATCTTCATTTTTCTTATCAATAATTACAATCATACCCTTCATATCGGAATGATAAATACATTGGTAATATAAAATAGCAGGAGCACTGAATGGTACATCAAAACTAATATGTGTATTATGTCCTCCTGCGTTATTTATTACACCATCATCATATGCTGTTCCATTTATTCCTTCTGTACTTTGTATTTGAAATGGGTGTCCTCCTGAGTTATTATCAAATCTATATGTTTCTCCTCTTACTAAATAAATTGTTGGATTTTCAGTGGCATTTAAATTACCTGGTCCTGTAAATGTATACGCGCTAGAACCATTTGAACCTATATTCCATATACTAGTGTATTGTAAAATATCAAACGCATAACTTATATCTCTAGTTGTTTCACTACTTAAATCACTTATTTCTCTACTTAATTCGCTAGATGTATATGATGATAAATCGGATATTTCATAAGAAGTTAATGATTGAACATAACTTATTTCCTGTGTTGTTTCACTACTTAAATCGTATATTTCTGTACTTAGAGTGTGAAATGTTCTCGATGAAAGGTCAGATATATCCCTAGCGGATTCACTACTTAAATCACTGATTTCTCTGCTTAATTCACTCGATGTATAGGATGATAAATCGGATATTTCATAAGAAGTTAATGATTGAACATAACTTATTTCCTGTGTTGTTTCACTACTAAGATCATGTATTTCTGTGCTTAATGAATGGAAAATATTTGATGACAAATCTTCTATATCATCTTCGTTTTTCTTATCAATAATTACAATCATTCCCTTCATATCGGAATGATAAATGCATTGGTAATATAAAATAGCAGGAGCACTGAACGGTACATCAATGATAATGCTTGTATCATGACCACCCGCATTATTCGTAACACCATCATTATATGCTGTTCCATTTATTCCCTCTGTACTTTGTATTTGAAATGGGTGTCCTCCTGATTTATTATCAAATCGATATGTTTCTCCTCTTACTAAATAAATTGTTGGATTTTGTGCTACATTTAAATTACCTGGTCCTGTAAATGTATACGCACTAGAACCATTTGAACCTACCTTCCATATACTAGTGTATTGCAAAATATCAAACGCATAACTTATATCTCTAGTAGTTTCACTACTTAAATCACTTATTTCTCTACTTAACTCACTTGATGTATACGATGATAAATCAGATATTTCGTATGATGTTAGTGATTGAACATAACTTATTTCTTGAGTTGTTTCGCTGCTAAGATCATGTATTTCTGTACTTAGTGTATGGAAAGTTCTCGAGGAAAGATCCGATATGTCTCTTGCTGTTTCACTACTTAAATCACTGATTTCTCTACTTAACTCACTTGATGTATAGGATGAAAGATCAATTATATCTCTAGTAGTTTCACTACTTAAATCACTGATTTCTCTACTTAATTCGCTCGATGTATACGATGAAAGATCAATTATGTCTCTAGTAGTTTCACTACTTAAATCACTGATTTCTCTACTTAACTCACTTGATGTATATGATGAAAGATCAATTATATCTCTAGTAGTTTCACTACTTAAATCACTGATTTCTCTACTTAGTTCACTAGAAGTATACGATGATAAATCAGAGATTTCATAAGAAGTCAATGACTGAACATAACTTATTTCTTGAGTAGTTTCACTACTAAGATCATGTATTTCTGTACTTAGATTATGAAATGTTCTAGATGATAAATCGGATATATCCCTAGCTGTTTCACTACTTAAATCACTAATTTCTCTACTTAACTCACTCGATGTATAGGATGATAAATCGGATATTTCATAAGATGTCAATGACTGAACATAACTTATTTCTTGTGTTGTTTCGCTACTTAAGTCATGTATTTCTGTACTTAGGTTATGAAATGTTCTCGATGATAAATCGGATATATCCCTGGCTGTTTCACTACTTAAATCACTAATCTCCCTACTTAACTCACTCGATGTATACGATGATAAATCAGATATTTCGTATGATGTTAGCGATTGTACATAACTTATTTCCTGTGTTGTTTCACTGCTTAAATCATGTATTTCTGTACTTAGATTATGAAATGTTCTAGATGATAAATCAGAGATATCCCTGGCTGTTTCACTACTTAAATCACTAATCTCTCTACTTAATTCACTCGATGTATACGATGATAAATCGGATATTTCATAAGATGTTAATGACTGTACATAACTTATTTCCTGAGTAGTTTCACTACTAAGATCATGTATTTCTGTACTTAGATTATGAAATGTTCTAGATGATAGATCAGAGATATCCCTGGCTGTTTCACTACTTAAATCGCTAATTTCTCTACTTAACTCACTCGATGTATACGATGATAAATCGGATATTTCATAGGAAGTTAATGACTGTACATAACTTATTTCCTGTGTTGTTTCGCTGCTAAGATCATGTATTTCTGTGCTTAGATTATGAAATGTTCTAGATGATAAATCGGATATATCCCTAGCTGTTTCGCTACTTAAATCACTAATCTCTCTACTTAACTCACTTGATGTATACGATGATAAATCGGATATTTCATAAGAAGTTAATGACTGTACATAACTTATTTCCTGAGTAGTTTCACTACTAAGATCATGTATTTCTGTGCTTAGTGTGTGGAATGTTATTGATGATAATTCTTGTATTTGAGAATCTATTTCACTATTTATGGTACTTATTTCTGTAGACAATTGAAAATAATGATTTGTTTCTCTACCAGAAAGATCGGCAACTCTCGATATTAATGAAGTTACAGTTCCATCGCTTAAATCAGTTACAAATAATTCTAGTTCTCGTAATGTATCTAAGGATTCACCCGCCCCACCTATAACATCGGAAATATCATGGTATATCCTAGAATGTAGAATATTACTTAAATCTATAATATCTCTTACAGTTTCACTACTTAATGTTGAAATTTCATAAGATGTCAATGACTGAACATAACTTATTTCCTGAGTGGTTTCGCTACTAAGATCATGTATTTCTGTGCTTAGATTATGAAAAGTTCTAGATGATAAATCAGAGATATCCCTTGCTGTTTCACTACTTAAATCACTAATTTCCCTACTTAATTCACTCGATGTATACGATGATAAATCGGATATTTCATATGAGGTTAATGATTGTACATAACTTATTTCTTGAGTTGTTTCACTGCTAAGATCATGTATTTCTGTGCTTAGATTGTGAAATGTTCTCGATGATAAATCCGATATATCTCTAGCAGATTCGCTACTTAAATCACTAATTTCTCTACTTAATTCACTAGATGTATACGATGATAAATCGGATATTTCATATGAGGTTAATGATTGTACATAACTTATTTCTTGAGTTGTTTCACTGCTTAAATCATGTATTTCTGTACTTAGTGCATGAAAAGTTCTCGATGATAAATCAGAGATATCCCTTGCTGTTTCACTACTTAAATCACTAATTTCTCTACTTAACTCACTAGATGTATATGATGATAAATCGGATATTTCATATGATGTTAGTGACTGTACATAACTTATTTCTTGAGTGGTTTCACTGCTTAAATCATGTATTTCTGTACTTAGATTATGAAATGTTCTAGATGATAAATCAGAGATATCCCTTGCGGTTTCACTACTCAGGTCGCTAATTTCCCTACTTAATTCACTAGATGTATAGGATGATAAATCGGATATTTCATATGAGGTTAATGACTGAACATAACTTATTTCCTGAGTGGTTTCACTACTAAGATCATGTATTTCTGTACTTAAATTATGAAATGTTCTCGATGATAAATCCGATATATCTCTAGCAGATTCACTACTAAGATCACTAATTTCTCTACTTAACTCACTCGATGTATACGACGATAAATCTGAGATTTCATAAGAAGTCAATGATTGAACATAACTTATTTCTTGAGTTGTTTCACTGCTTAAATCATATATTTCTGTACTTAATGCATGGAAAGTTCTTGAAGAAAGATCTGAAATATCTCGCATTGTTTCACTACTTAAGTCACTTATTTCTTGTGATAATTCATAAGAAAGTTCTGACTTAGTAAATGATATGTCTCGCACAGTTTCTGATGATAAATCGTGTATTTCTGTTGAAAAAATACGAAATGCTATAGAAGAAAGATCTGAAATATCGCGTACAGACTCACTTGATAAATCTCTTATTTCAATAGATAATTTTTCGAATATACTACTTGATAAATCTGTTATAGAATCTGAATTATCTGTATTTAATTGTGCAAGATCGGTTGTAATATTGCTAATCCCTTTTTTTCCTATATATTTAAAAAATGTAAGATATGGGGGATTAGATGTATTAACAGTTTCCGTTGGTGTATCTGGAAAATTAATTATACCATTTTTAATATCAAATATCCAATTACCACCTGTTGAAGTGCTAGGAATTTGTTCATTACTAGAAACTCCAGCGGACGAATATAATTTATATAAATAAGGAGCATTACTACCTTCCTGATTTTTATTAAATTGTATTGAGTCGCTTAAAACATTATTTCCACTTGCGTCTAGTTTATAGTATGATTTTTCACTACTACCTGGAACAGGTTCTAATTTTAATTTGACATATTGGCGTATCGTTTGTGTTGTATCTTCTAATATAGTTGTTGTAGCACTATAATTGTTAAAATCGGAATCACTTAATTGTACCTGTGAACTGGTTACTGATGTATTAAAACTTGGATTTGTTGGAATATTACTAATAAATACATCTTCACCTAAAACATAATTATTTGCCTTAACATTTGTTTCATTAAAATAAGGCTTTGTTTCATCAGTATTGGGAAATCCCAAATAGTTTTTGAACAAAAAGTCCACTCTTTCTTTTATATCTAACGCGGAAGTATCCGACATTTGATATATATATAATTCACATTATATATATATTCAGTAAGTGTTACGAATTATTTATTTCTTATATTTTTATATTTGTAATTTTATTATTATCCTAATGATACATCGTTATTAAATCCAATATAGATTATAATATCGGAATCACCATTTGTTGTGTCTAAAATTGGTCCCCAATTTGTTGAATTTTCTTCAAACACACAACCATAATTTGATTTATTTTCACCTTCAAATATTGTGTCAAACGATTCTGAAGCATCTTGAGAATACCATATCGCGCTAGGACTGTAACCTCTTGATAAATTACCAATTCTTGCAGTACTATTATATGTTTGTTGTATAAATCCTAAAACATTATTGTTTGAGCTACTTTTTAAATATCCTAATATAGTTGATGTAAAATAATAATTCTGTGATAAAAGGCTGTATATGTTTAAATAAGTATATTGAATACCAGAAACGGTTGCTGTTGTAGCATTCGATTCACTAAATTTGAATGCTATCCATTTGTATTTATTTCCAGAACCTGTAGTAGATCCATTTAGATAATAAGCAATATTTCCTGAATTATAAGTAAGATCTGAACTAAAAGCACCTTCATTTGGTGGTTTTGTCCATGTGTATCCTGTTACATCAGGATATCGTTGAGATGCATTACTTCTAAATCGTCCGTTTATAAATAAAAGTGTCCAATCGTTAAGTAGTTGATTATGATTCGTTATGTTGGTAATTGATATACTATTTAATTGTGTGTTAAATACACTCATATTGCTTATCTCTCCCAAATCTGTTGTTGATATTAATGGTGTTGTAATTTTTGAACTAGAATTATTAAAACTTGAATAGTCGCAATAATATGTGAATATTTGACTATTGGTTGTGTCTGTTTCACCATTTAAATTAAATGATTTCTCATTTATAGATACACTATCGCTAGGTGAAGCATTTCCGCTTGTTGGTAAACCTATGGATTGTGTAAAATATATATCTCTAAATCGGTTTGAAGTTTTACTATCTATAGTAGAATTATTAAATACATATTCACCTGTAGTTGAAATATCTACTCTATCTATATTTATTTTACCACTATAACTTGATGATGATCTATTTGTTTTACTTACGCTATTTATCAATCCAACGGTTATTCCAGCGGGCGATGAAGTATGATATCTTAGATATTGATATTGTGAATTTATATTACTATATGTTCTATTGAATGATAAATCAAAAGTTTGAACACTAGGGATACCCATACAATATGTTATTGCCGTAACATATGTCTCTGTTCCATCTCTTGATATTGTTGGATTACCTGTTAATTCGTCTATATAAACTTTAAATGTAGATGATATACTATTTCCACCAACATCTGCGTGTTTGTCAAATGTATAATTTATAGAATATCCTATAGAAGATGGAGTTCCTATGTTTGAATGTAATATATCTTGTACACTAAAAGATCCATTTAATCGAAATCCTTGTCTATTTGTATTTCCATTATAAGGATCTACTGAAGTTGGAGATGAAAAATAATTAACAAGATTAGAATTTTTATTTGTTCTAACAGGAGTAATATTAAATCCACCATAAACTAATTCTTGTTTTTCAACACCATCTATAAATATAGATATTTCTGTTAAATTATTACTATTATCTATAAATCTTCCATAACCAACCTCTGTATCTTGTTGTGTAGAAAAATAAGGGAGAGATATTTCAAATGTTCTGGTAGAATTTAACAATTGAAGGTAATCATTATTAGATTTATTTAAATAACGAACACTTGAATTACTGAGATTATCACCAGTCCATGATCCACCTGTTGGTGTAGATACCCTGTAAGCATAAGTGGATGATGAAAACCACGAAGATGTAGGTGTTGTACTACCGCTACTTGAAGGCAGTCTAGTAAATGACGATGTTATTGTTGAAGATGATTGTGAATAAGATGTATTTGATGTTAAATTGTTTCTAGCAGATGTGAAAAATTTATATTTTGTACCTGCTCTAATATTACTTATAGTTATTGGATAATTTATGTTTTTTGATACATTTGATATAGCAGTATTGGTTTGTATATTTGTATTTGTAATTGCTATACCAGAAACTATAGAAGATGTTGTTTCAAAATCAAAATAAGTATTTGAAGCATCAATTAATACACCATTCGAATCAGGTGCATTTAATTCAGTTTCATTAACAAAATAATTAAATGTAATCGAATTATCTGATGTAATTGAATTTTCAGATGAAAATTGTGGAGTAGACGGCGCCAAAGCAGTTACAAATGAAATATTATTAAAATACAGCGATCGTTCGTGTATAGTAGGATAATTTTCAGCATAATTTGTGCCATAAATTCTTATATCAAACGCGTCTGTTTTGCTTAAAATATTATTTATAGAATTACTATTTGCCTGTTCTTGACTTACTTTATTTATAGTTAGTGTTTTATATGTTGACTCATTGTAATCTTCTGTATTTGTAAATGTTTTTGGCCATATTCCTCTTGTATATGTTAACCATGTATTTGAATTATTATCGTAACTTGAATTTCCAGTATTAATATTTCCAGATATTTCAATTACAATATTATCAATAAATGGTAAATTTTTTTGTTTTATTGTATTTTGAAAAGCCAGTTTTGCCAAAATAGTATCACTAGCATTGGCTAATATATCGTCATAAGTCCAGTTTAATGTTATATCTGCTGCGGTTGATATAACATCGCCACTTACAGAAAAAGCATGTGGTTGTTGAGTCATCATTTCAAAAAAGGTAAGTTTTGTCTCACTTACTTGTATTCTATCAAATACATTGGTAGAAAGATCATTTATGTTATCATTTAGTTCATTTCTTAAATTATTAATACTAGTAGTTGTTTGTCCGGATAAATCACCCAAACTATTGGCAGATTGATTACTTAAAGCAATTATATCATCTGAAATGTCCTGTAATTTGGTTAAAATGTTTCCTATTCCTCCACTTGGATCAGTAGGATCTCCCAATACATCCGCTATTTCTTTTAATGTATCTAATGTTGTAGGAGCATCTGTCAAAAGAGTAGTTAATTGATTATTAATAGTTGCGATTGCTCCATCTATATTTGCTTCTTTTGATATTGCTCTATCTATTTCATCTGCTAGATTTTGCGAAATATCAGAAATATCATTGGTTGGAACAAAATGATTTCCATCAAATTTTACAAATTGTCCTTCTATTATTGAATTTAAACTAACATCTGAAAGATCTGTAAATATTTCTTTATTTATATTGGTTAAACCTAACCCTTTATAGATAAATTCATCTATTTGACCACCACCAATTAAATCAACTAGGTTTTTTGTTTTATCACTATTTTTACGATATGCGATTTCTAGTTTATTTACATCAATAAAGTTTGATGCATTGTTTACAATAATAGAACCATTCAAATCTATTTCTCCAATTGATACCTGAGTTCCTTCTATCGTTCTACCAACTGCTAATCTCCAGTATTGATATTCTTGAGGAGTTGATAGTGATATTGTATAATTATTAAATGTATTATTTGAATACCATGTATCTTCACTCAAGTCTGTTACATAATGTATTTCATCCCAAGATATTGAATTATTTGAAGCAAACATTTTAAATTCAGCGGGATGTGTTTTGATAATTGAATCGGTTGAATTTTGTTGTGGTTTTATTGTAAAACTACTAACACTAGTTATTGAATTATCCCCTGTATCCACTTGAATCCATTCGCCAGAATACCCTTGAGTTGTTTGAGAACCCAAATATTTTCCAGGTGATATATCAAACACTCCATTCGATAAATCACTAATTTGTTGCTGTGTTAGTTCTTCATTAAAAAATCTTACTTCATCTAGGTAAGTATCCATGTACGTTATTTCATCATCTTGAAATACTGGATAAGAATGCATCCAATGAATACTACCGCTTATTCCTTCTTGAATATTAAATGATATGTGATTCCATCTTCCATTAGAAATATCGAGTGTTGAATTTTCAACACCATTTATATAGTATGAATATGTTTTTGAAGAAAGAGATCCTTCTTTTGATATCATTAATACATTATTTGGTCTAGCAATTCCCATCCATAAAGAAACATAATTATAATCACCATTGCTACTTGGATCATGTATAGTTAACATTGATGTACCATAACCACCAGGACGGTTGTTGAAATATACCCAAAAACTAATATTTTTAACATTTGATATGTCTGTTTGTCTCCATTTTTTAGTATTGTCTATTTCAGTATGAAGTGCTTTTGTAATTGTTCCTTTATATCCTGATACATCTACAATGTCAGCAGTTGTCTCTGATCCCTGATAAGAATTATCTTCAAAATCTTCAAAATAAAGCTGAACTAATGAACTAGCTCCACTATATGTGTTATTAGATGATTTCCATGTATTACTATCTTGACCAGTTATTTGACCATCAAACGCTTTAGAAGCAGTAGAAGACGACGATGTTTGTTCTGTAGATGAAGAATAACTTTGATTTGAATGATAATTTGAATTTAAACCAGTTAATAATGCTGTACCATTACCTATTTCTGTAAGATTTTTTAAAATAACATTACCATTTTCTATACTAACATTATTGTAGTTGGATGTTACATCATTATATCGAACCATAAAATTATTTGCTTCATAAGTAGATTCATTGCTAATATCCTTTGTAAAATTAATTTCAATTGTTCCTTTATTTAAACTTACATCTGTGACAACTGGTACAATACTTTCTATCATTGTTTTTGATAAATCTTCCAAACGAATATTTACATTTTGAGATAAATCATCTATTGTTTGAAGTAAACTACCAGAAAGATCGTCCAATCTAACATTTACATTTTGTGATAAATCACTTATATCTGAAACTATTTGATTTAAACTAATATCTATTCTTCTAAGATATGACAATACTTCTTTGGCATAATATTCTGTTCCATTGTAGTAAATAAAATGTTGAATTTCTTCATCCAAACCGGTTTTTAAGTTGTCTTTTGATCCTAGATCACGAGTATATTTTATTAAAATACCAGATAAATCATCCATAGTAGTTAGATATGGAGGTTCTGCCAACCCTTTTATTTCTATTTCTGTAAGAGCACGGTCATACATTCTTATTTCATCTATTGAACCTAAACTATTGTTTTCACCATTTCTAGATAATATTTCAATGTCGGCAAATGTTGTTCTAGATTCAATATACACATGATGCCAACCTGTAAAAGAAGAAGGTGTTAAATTTGGTGTAATATCAAATAGTGTAAATGGTAAATTACTATTTCGAGCAGCTAATGTGTGTTGATTACCGTCTACATATAATTTCTTCAAATTTTCTCCATATCCAGCCAATCGATTTGTACTATCTACAAATAATTCAATTGCTAATCCATTCAATCTAACAATATCACTAACTAAAAACCAATTTTCTTGCAAACATTCGTAATCTTTTACCCAAAACGAAATTGCCTTTACATCATTAGGAATATCAGATGTAGTTAAGTTAAACAATCCTTCACCAGAAACGCCTTTTTTACTATATCCTATATTGTTTACTCCAGCTTCAAAGGTGCCCTTGTTTTGATAATTACCAATATGCCTTGTATCATTAAATGTTTCGAAATAAAGTTGACCCGATATATTGTTTGGATTTATTAATTGAGTTGTATTTGTTAAAGTGTCTGTAACCTCATTGGCACTATAATCCAATGATAAGTTGACCTTTCCGTCTTTAATGTATATCTCACCCATTTTAATAGTGTCTCCGTATTTAGTTACCTCAAAATTTACTAGATCATACGATTCCAAATGAGTAATACCTTCGTTAAATGTTAATTCAATAAAACGATTGTTACATAAATCAACATTTGTAAGTTGTGCTTTTGATATAACTACATTATTACTATTTGATACGGTTGAACCTGAATTATCGGTAGAATTATTATTTGAAGAAGATACTTGAACAGATATCACATTTCCTGTAATTGTTACATTTTCTCCAGCAATTAAATGATCTCCTATATTATTTGACAAATCTACAAAATAGTCCCATCTTACTGCTCCTGAACCTATTGTTTGATGTAATTCTGGTAAGTCATCTACTGGATCTGGTGGTGGATTTACTAAACCATAAATATTATCCGATGTTAGTAATAAACCAGACATTAATATAATATAAAATTAGACAAAAATTAATTATATATTACATCTTACACATATTATTCATTATTTTAGATTGACAAAAATCTTTTTATATTAGAAACTGTTTTACTACTAATTTTACGATGTCCACTTTTCGTTTTTATCATAAATGTTTTTAGAATATCTGGTGTTTCTTTTAATGTATTTATTAATTGATAAATCGTATTATGATGATTTAATATTTGCATTGCTGTATCAACACTAACATTAGGAATTTGACTTAACATAATTACATCAATATTTTCTGGTGTTATATTACTTTTCTTTTCACGCTTAACATATTTACTATATTTAAGAGATGGAGTGGTTTCCACTGTTTCATGTTTTGTACTTTCTACTACATTAGGATTAAGTTTAATATTGATTTTAGTGTTAGTTGATGTATCTTGCTCTTCGGAATCAGATGATGTATTTGATTTAGGTCCGTCGCGAAAATTAATGTTTTGAAAATAAGGGCGTTTTGGAGGAGATAATTTACTCGACTTGTTTATTTTTAAAGCCATATTAAGAGTAAATTCCGCTGTTTCTACCAAAGTAAATGTTCTAAAAACGGAAAACCCTTTGTAATACATTAAACTTACCATAGCACTGTAGATGGTATCTTGTGTTATTCTGGAATAACGATTGTTCCACATAGATAGGTTGCCTTCTATTAAGTAAATGATGTTGTGATTGTGTATTTCCGTGTTGTCTAATCGATAAGATTGTTCATTGTATCTACCGTCTTGAATGGAACTTGCTAAATCATTTATGCTTTTTCTTTCTATTAAAATAAGTTCTCTATCGTTGTTGTCTTTTATAATAATATCAGAAAGTGGGAGGTTTTCTACTACAACTTCTATGGGTTTGTATTTTGCATTCATTAGTTTAATAGACTCTACCAATTGGATTAGTTTTTTTTCTCTGTAGTCAATTACTAGTTTCATAGTTTTATAGTTTTATAGACTGTTTAATATATACTTGTTGCTTGCTTTAAATAACTTATTTAATTAAGTTATTTAATTAATTTAATCCAGAAACAATATCTACTTCTTCTATATCTACTTCAATAACATATTGTTCTACACTATCATCTATTCTTCTATCCGATACATTGGCTAATGGTATGGGTACTATTTTGGCTGTTTTATATGGGTATAATTTTAAATATAGTTTTTTAAATAGGAAAGAAATACAATATAATATAATAGGCAATATAGATAAACCAATTAAAAATAATAATATCAATATAAATACTTCAAATATAACATCCGTGGCATACATATAATTACCAGAAAAAATGATTAACTCCATTATTGTGTTTAATTTTAAGATATAATAGATATATTATAAAGTTTAAATATGTTTGTTTATTGTTTTGGTTTCAAATTTTAATGGGGTTGATTTTCATTGTCTAACGCATTGGATAACCTTATGATTTCATTTTCTACCTCTTCTGCTGTTTCAAAATAACACACGTCATCATAACCTAATTCTTTTATATAGACACAATCATCATCTTTTTTAAGAATAGTTTCATAACCTTCGTCATTTCCAATTGGTATTATAGACAGTGTATTGAATGTTTCATTTCCATTATTGAATACATACCGTATACTAGGCATTCCGCTAGATGGTTCAAGACGACCACCTAATTTTTCAACCCCTGATTTTTTTAAAGTTTCATACAGTTGGTTGATACATTGTAGATTCGTTTTCATGATGAGAAAGTAATCCATTTGATAATTTATTGATTTATAATAATGATTAATTTAAATCAATTTATTTCTTTTTGCTTTTAACATGTTCTTTTAACTCTTTTATTGTCATCTCAAACAGTTGTTTTTTGTTATGTTTCTTTGATTTGGATTTCTTATATTTATTGTGTTTCTTTGATTTGGTCTTCTTGTTTCGTTTCTTTTTCATTTTCTTTGTTTTTTTGTTATGCTTTTTCTTATTTTTATGTGCTTTATTTTTGGTTTTCTTGAGTTTTTTGGTGCGTTTTTTGGTTCCACCCATAACTAAACGGCGTCTATTAATATTTATATTATCAGTTATATTAGTATCGTCTAATTTTCTTTTTTCATTTATAGTTTTTGATGATATCTTAGATTCTTCGAACTCTGTTCTTTTAAGAGGGAATAAATTAAAGTTTCTTTTTTTTATTTTAATAGGTTCTCTTTTAGGGGTAGTTGGTACTTTTTCTTCTTCAATGTCAATAGATACCGTATGTTTCTTTACATTGTCTACTTCTTTTTCCCATTCAGTCACCTCTATAGGCTTACCAACCTTATTTAAAATATAATCATCATAATCATATATTTTCCCATTGACTACAATATTTCTATCAAATCGTTTTCCTATCATATCTTTTATATCTTTAGGCATTGATATATCATATGATGATTCATTATAAACATACTCACAAACTTCAATTACTTCTGAAATCATCGTTGTTTTCAAAGTAGATTTTGGATATTTTTCAATATAATCATTTAAATAATCAATAAAATAATTTACAAAAATGTTCTCATCTATAACAATTACATCTTTATCATTTTCTTTTATAATTTGATTATCTCCTTTTTTCGAGTTTATTATTAAATCATATAAGATATCACTTTCTATATCAATACTATCTTCATATTCTTCGTACTCGTCGTTAATATCTTTTAATCCAACGTTTCCTCCTCTTTTGTTTCTCGATGTTGATTTTCTTATACTTTTACTATTTATTCTAATTTTTTTTCCTAGTGTCCCTAAAATAGCTTCATTGAAATCTTCATCAGATATAGCACTTAATACTTTATAACGCATAAACAATTGGTATTTTTCATAACCTCCTACTAATTTCATATTTTTATTAATTACATTAATGATGGGTTGTAATTTGTCTTTTACTAATTTCAAACTTTGGGGGTTTACTTTAATTTTTTTAGGGAATATTGTATCACAATCATATAATTCTTGCTCTCTATTTTCGTTTATAGATTCTAATACAGATTTTATCATATCAATATTTACACGCCATAAATTTTTTTTTTTAAACCCACTTGAACCGTTGTCATAATAAACTATCCAATCTATATTAGATTTTGTTTGATTACAACATCGATGTGACCAATCATATTCCAATGATAAAAAATCATCATTAATACTTTCGTATTTTCTTTTTCCAAATTTTACAAGCCACCAATGGGATAACGCAGTTACAATTGGTAATATATGTTCACATTCCATACGATCATTTTCATTTGTAATTTTTCTTCCACATATATAACATTTTAATTTATAACTATCTTGCAATTCTTCTACAACCTCACTGGTTGAATATCCTTTTTCTGTTTGTTCTAGTGCTATTAAACATTGGTCCTGATTACTTACTCTAGATGTAAAAATTTTATCACGCCATCTATCTGTGTTTATATTAAACAAATTATTAAAATATGGAGCATATCCAGATGATTTTGCGCTTGTATCTATATCATTTCTACTAGGCAACGCTTTGTTAAATGCTGCTAGAAAACTAGGGTTTTTAAAATATGATATTCTTTTATCTACAATTTTCTTGTTTTTCTTTATTTTTCTTAATTTATTTAAAATTAATTTTTGTAATATAACTCCTCCTTTTTCTATGATATTTTTTTTTGATTTGTTACTGTTTATTAATTTATTAAAATCATTAATATTTTTAACATTCAACATTTTTGAAAAAAATGAACTGGTAATTTCAGAAGTATTTATAAATTCTGTCATATTCTATATATAAGTTATTGATTATAATATTTATTAAAATGGTTTAAATATTTGATCGGGATAATATATATATATAATGAATACCATGGCAACTACAACAGCAACTATCGATAAAGATATCATTCAAGACGGTGATGTTAACAAGGAGGATGAAGAATATATTTTCAATCCTTACAATGAAAACAATATAGAAATAACAGAAGCAGATGTTTCTGTTATTTTAAAGAAATATGGTCTACCTAGTACCTTCCACAACTTCAACTTATATAAACGGGCTTTTATTCATAAGTCGTATTGTAAACGCCCTAAAATAGAAAATGAAGAAAATGGGGTTATTATAGCCGAACGACCAGAGAATTGTATGCCTCTTAAAACCAAATCCAATGAACGATTGGAATATTTGGGAGATGGAGTATTGGAATGTATTACTAAATATTATTTATATCGTCGATTTCCAAAAGAAAATGAAGGATTTTTAACGGAAAAAAAGATCGCATTGGTGAAAAATGAATCCATTGGTAAAATGGCGTATGAAATGGGACTCAATAAATGGTATATTATGTCAGCAAATGCAGAAGAAAAAAAAACCAGAACCAATCTTAAAAAACTAGGGTGTTTGTTTGAAGCTTTTTTGGGTGCTTTGTTTTTGGATTTCAATAAAATACAAATTCACGACGAAGGGAAATGGTTTGACAATGTGTTTGTTACTGGTCCTGGATTTCAAATGGCACAAACTTTTGTGGAAAAAGTTTTTGATGAACATGTTGATTGGATGAACTTGCTTCAGAAAAACGATAATTATAAAAATTTGCTACAAGTTAAACTACAGAAAGCGTTTCAAGTTACTCCTATATACAGAGAAATGAGTGAATGGGACGAGGATATTGGTTACCATATGGGTGTATTTTTATGCATTGGATATAATCAACACAATATTAATTTACATTCTTATATGAAGGTAGAACATTTAGAGAAAAAATATAAAAATAGTAGTGTTTTAGAAGATATTGAATATTATTTGGAAAATGTTGATAATAATCTATTTTTGTACTTAGGCGAAGACACACATAAAATAAAGAAAAAAGCAGAACAGTCTGCTTGTTTAAAGGGATTACAATTATTAGAAAATAAACATTAATAGAATGTATGTAATTTTATTTTATATAAACATAAAACTTTTATTATAAGTAAATTATATATACAATGAGTTCTCTTCTTGATAGATTAAAAGTAAAAAATATTCCAGAAAAGAAGACAGAGTATAAGATATTGATACCTAGAAAAAAAAATAATGTTTTAAAAAAACCCAAACCTGTAAATCTTAATGAATCTAAAAAAGAAAAAGAAGATGATCGTATTTTTACTATAAAACAAACTGATGATAAAAAAGCAACTATGAATAATAAAGGTGTTGCTATTGTTGATATGACAGATAATAATATGGATTTTTCTGATTTTTTTAATAAAGCAAGAGGTCTAGTGTTTATGGAAGATAAAATAACCAAACAAGTTGACAATGATATAATACAAGAATCTCAAGATGTCATGGTAGATATTGATGAAATGGATAAAGAAGAAGATGATATAGATAATCAAGTTGAAAAAGAAGAAAAAGTGCAGAAAAAAGTAGAAAAAGATGAAAAAAATGTTGAACAAAAAGATGTTCAAGATAAGGTTAAAGATAAAGAAAATGAAGAAGATGGTGAAAAACCAGTAATTACTTCTATTGATAATACGGAAAAAAATAATTATTATACAGATTTAAGAATAGAAAGTGTTATAATTGGTGATACTACTGTTAAACAACGACTGCCTCCTATTAAACGCAAAGTTAATATAAAAGCAAATTCTTACTATCTTAACAATCGTAAAATATTTACTAATTTTATCAATACCCTTTTTCAACCTTACAAAACCAAAAAAGAAAAGAAAAGTGGCGATGGAAAACCAGTTAGTTTGTTTACACATCAAGAAATTATTCGTGATTATATAAACTTGTATTCTCCATATAGGGGTTTACTTATATATCATGGATTGGGAGCAGGTAAAACATGTGGTTCTATTGGTATTGCTGAAGGTTTGAAAAATGATAAACAAATTTACATTATGACACCCGCTTCTCTTCAAATGAATTATGTTAAGGAACTAAAAAAATGCGGTGATCCTATTTATCGTACAAATCAATATTGGGAATTTGTAGAAACAAATAATAATAGAGAATTAGAAGAAACACTTCATCGGGCATTGGGAATTAGTTTATCGTTTATTAAACGACAAAAGGGGGCATGGATGGTAGATGTTAACAAAAAATCAAATTATAATCTTTTGTCTGAAATGCAACAGAAATCACTTGACAAGCAAATTAACGAGATGATTATGAAAAAATATAGATTTTTTCGATACAATGGTATGCGCATGAATCATCTAACTAAGTTAGAACAGGAAGCAGAAGAAGAACATGGTCGTTCTAATCCATTTGATCATAAAGTGGTTATTATTGATGAAGCACATAATTTTGTTAGTAGAATTGTAAATAAATTAAAAAGCAAGAAAACTAAAAGTTTATCTGTAAAATTGTATGAATATTTGATGGACGCAATAGACTGTCGTGTTGTATTTTTAACCGGAACTCCTATGATTAACTATCCTAATGAAATTGGTATTTTGTTTAATATGTTACGAGGATATATTAAAACTTATCATTTTAGAGCAGATATAAAAACCAGAGAAAAGGTAAATATTGATTACATTAGAAAAGCTCTTAAAAACAATCGTTTGGTAGATTATGTAGAATATAAACCTAGTACAAAAATGTTAAGTATTACTAGAAATCCTTTTTCATTTGAAACGAAATTAACTAGAGCAAGAGAATATAATGGTGTTGTTATGGGAGAGAAAAATAAAGTAGAAGAAAATGAGTTTGTTAATATGGTTGCTGATATTTTGTCAAAAAGTAAAGTAATTATTGATGTTAATAATGTCAAAGTAGAAAACAATAAAGCACTTCCTGATACTTATGATGGATTTACAAAATTATTTATTAATCCAGAAAATGGTAACATGGTTAACAATGATTTATTTAAACGAAGAATTTTGGGATTAACATCTTACTTTAGAAGTGCCAAAGAAGAATTATTGCCTAGATTTGATCCTGAAAAAGACATAATAATTGACAAAATACCTATGAGTAATTATCAGTTAGGTATTTATGAAACCGCTCGTGATATCGAGCGGAAAGAATCTGAAAGAAATGCTAAGAAAAAGAAAAAAGCAGAAAATGAAGATGTTTTTGAAGAAGGAACTTCTACTTATCGTATATTTTCGCGATCATTTTGTAATTTTGTGTTTCCTGCTGATATAGAAAGACCATTACCTATGAAGAAAAAGAAAGATGGACAGGTTAATATTAAAAATGTAGATGAAGACTTATTGGACAATGCTGGTGTGAATGAAAGACTTAATAATGTAGATGGAAGATTTCAGGTAGATGATGATAATAAAATAGAAGAAATGGTAAACAAAGAATATGGTGAAAGAATTGAAGATGCTATGAAACAATTGGAAGATAAATCAAATCTTTATTTAACATACGATGGGTTAAAGACATACAGTCCTAAGTTTCGAAAAATATTGTACAATATACAAAAGGATGATCATAAAGGAACACATTTGGTATATTCACAATTTAGAACACTGGAAGGTATTGGGATATTAAGTCTAATTTTAAAACAAAATGGATATTCCGAATTTAAGATTAAAAAAGATGATACTGGAAGATGGTCCATAGATATGACACAAGAAGAAATAGACAAACCAAGTTTTGCTTTATACACTGGAACAGAAGATGAAGAGAAAAAAGAAATTATCAGAAACATTTTTAACAGTAATTGGGGTTTAATTCCATCCACATTGAGAGATCAGCTGATGTCTATGAATAAAAACAACTTTTACGGTGAATTGATAAAAGTATTTATGATTACTAGTAGTGGAGCAGAAGGTATTGATTTGAAAAATGTAAGATATGTTCATATTGTAGAACCTTACTGGCATCCCGTTCGAAAAGAACAAGTTATTGGGCGAGCGGTTCGTATCAACAGTCATGCTGATTTATTGCCTGAATTTAGAAGCGTAAAAGTATTTATGTATTTAATGACATTTTCAGAAAAACAACTATTGGGAGATAAAGAAGCAGAAACTAAAGAAGAACGCGAACCTAAGGTATCTCAACGATTACAGAGTAGAGATGTTAGTAAATTTAATGAAAATGTTGTTATTACAACAGATGAAGCACTGCATGAAATAAGTAGTATTAAAGAAAATGTAAAGAAAGATATATTAAAAGAAATTAAAAGTTCATCTATTGATTGTAGCATTCATACAGCAGGTAAAGAAAACATAGCATGTTATTCGTTTTCAAGTAATAATCCTAATGAATTTTTGACTGTACCTTCTTTTAAGAAAGACCAAAAAGATAAGTTTAGAAAGAAAAACATTAAAAAGGTTACATGGACCGCAAAATTAGTTGTTATTGATGGTAAGAAATATGCTTTTAAACGAGATGGACCAGATGTTAAAACAGGCGAACTATATGATTATGATAGTTATGTACAAGCAAGAAGCACTGGAGTAAACCCATTGCTTGTAGCAAAATTAGTTCCTCATCCCAAAGATCCTAATAAAATTAGAAGAGTGTATGTATAATTCATATTTTTAGATTATCATCCGTTTTATAAATTTTATAAAATATATATTATAAAATTTATTAAAATTTACATTTCAATTGTTGGATTGTAATTAATATTAGGTTTTATTTCTATCAGCCTGTTTCGTATTATATTTCTATTTTCTATATAGTAATCATTCGAGTTTACTATTCCTAGTATAAGTTCATGAATGTTTGGAGGTATTAGTGTGTAATTTTTTAAACATACTTTTACTAATTTATTTATATTTTTTGTTATTTCTTCAACATTTCGATTATCATCAGTCATCTTATCTGTTATTTCTATTACTATTTCTTTAAAATAATTGTAAAAATCTATCTCTCTTTTGGGTTTAGTCATTGAGCGCGTAACTCTAGGTTCGATATTTGGTGCTTCTTTTTTAATTTTTACTACATAAGTTATAATAGTTCTACAATTTGGACAATTATTTTTTATTTCTCGCCATGTTGACAAACATTTAGAACAAAATAAATGATTACAATTTGTTTTTACTATATTATTGTCTGTATAACATATACCACATTCCATTTATTATTACTTATAATTAATCTTTAATATTTTGTATTACAAATATTTTGTATTACAAATATTTCTTTACTACATATATATTTTTTATATACATTATGTATAATGGAACTTACAGATACTTTAAAAAAATTTACAATGATGCTTTCTAAAAAAGATACCAAAGAAGGGGTGGAACATAAAGAAAATAAAGAATGTATAGGATGTACAGAAGGTATGGAATGTGATGGTAAAGAATGTATGAGTTGTAACAGTAAAAAGGAAGGTTTTATTACTTTAAAAAAAGCAAGTGATAAAACTGTTCGTAATACATTTTACATTACTTATGTGTTTTTCTTAACTACTGCTACTATTACATTTATTGAATCTATGAGAACAAAAGACTTTAAGGCAAGACATATTTTAAATTTAGAAACAGCCATTTCAGTTATTGCTACTTACTTTTATGGAACTTTTATTGAAAAGTTGAAGAAAAAAGAAGTAGATTACAAGGAGATAAATGAAACACGATATTTGGATTGGTCCATGACAACACCAATTATGCTTTTAGTATTAGTATTGGCTTTTCTATACAATACCGGTGGTAGATTGCGTCTAGGAACTTACGCTGTTATTATTGCTTTAAATGCTATTATGCTTGGAACTGGTTATTTGGGTGAGGTTGGTACTATCAGTAAAAATATGGGATTTGGAGTTGGTTTCGCTGCTTTCTTTGCTATGTATTACTATATTTATGCTACTTTTTTAAAAGGTAAATACAAGTTTGACAATAGTTTATTATATTGGGCATTTTTTATTTTGTGGAGTATGTATGGTGTATTGTATATGATGGATGAAAAAACCAAGAATGTTGGATTTAATATATTAGACTTGTTTGCGAAATGCTTTGTTGGTATTTTCTTTTGGGCATACTTTACGAAGGTTATTACTTTGTAATATTGTTAATTTTGTGATACTTTAATGTTGTAAAAATAATAAAAATTATTGTATTAATTACATTAATTTTTATTTATAAATAGAATTTCATGTATTTATTCGGTTCTTTCAATTACTATTGAATTCATTTCAAAATCAACCGGATTTCGTCCATATTTGTTAGTGTATATTATATTATCTTTAAATATATTCATTGTTCCTAATCGAAGGTCTACCTTCATCCAACATACATATCCCTTTGGTATTTTTTTATTAAACATCATATAATGTGTTTTCTTACTTACATCTTTTATACCATGAAATTCTTTACATCCACAATTTACTTTTAACCAATTTGCCATTTCATCGGTTACTTTATTATGATCTCTCCAGTATTTCTGAATTTTTAAGTTGGTGGGTGGTTCTTGTATTGGTAAGTTATTCATTGTTATTTATAATGATTTTTTTGAATAATTATATTTAATCAATTTTATCGGTTTCTTTTGTATTTATTTCTTGTTGTGGTTCTATTACTAATTCTTCATATTTCATAGACAATTCTTCATATTGTGTTTGTAATTTATTATACTTTTCATTTAAAATAGCAAATTTCGCTTCTACTTTCGCTTCTATCTTGTCATAAATCATCTTTTCCATTTCTGCACTTGTATTTGATGAAGGCGCTGGTATATCTGATCGTTTTAATTTTAATTTATTAAGTAAATTGTTAACATCTATTTTATGTGTTTGCTTATTGGTTAAATTATCTACATTCGATGGGGATTTAAATGTCACCTTTTTAGATGAGTTAGTTTGTGTTGTTTTTAAAATAGATACAGGAAGAGATGTTTTTTTACTACCTGTATCTGGACTTTCTTCTATAACTAACTTCATTGGTTGACTGTTTTCATTATTTTGTTGAGGAGGTTTTATCCAATCAGGTGGTTTATCGCTATATGTATTTGCTATTCTTTGTAATTCTTTTGCCCTATCTTCTAATGTTTGATTGATTATAGAATCTAAATTTTGAATAGGTTCATCTTCTATAGTATCACTAAAATCAATCTCACTTGGTTTTTTAGGATTAAGTAGTGTATTATATTCTTTTTTATAATTATCAAATTGTGATTCAGATTGATGTTTTTGTTTTGTATTATCACTTGATGTTTGAAATGTATGAGATGATGGTGGTGGTTTTAACACCATTGTATTTTTTTCTATTATTTTTTGTTGATTGTCAATATATTGATAACAATCACTTAAGATATTTTTATTCATATCTTGAAGGTTTTGGTAATTAAATCTATTTTCATGATAATTTTTTAATTTATCATTAAAAAAATCAACAAAATTTGAACGACGAACCGATTGTTTATCAAATTCACCTTCCAATATTCCTATTAATAATGCTATATTATCTTGATCATGAATTGACATAATATAATAAATATTATATTTTTATTATATTATCTTTACTTTGATTTTAAATTGGTTTATTAAAAAATCTATTTCTTAATCTTAACATGTACGCGTCCGATACTTTTCGATTTTGAAATTTTTCAAAGCATCGGTTTTGAAGCATTTCGGTTATAAAATACATACTATACATTCCACATTCGCTATCTCCAAACTGATGTCGTTTTTTATTTTGAAGATATTTATATGTTGTTCCTAATTCACTAGATTGTTGTATTACATTATTAATAAATTTTTTTATTTGATTAGGAGGAGCATCTCCATAACTATCAAAATAGTAAATCGTTTTTTTATTATCATTTAAAAATACGGCTACCCAATGTGACCCTGATTTATAATGAGGATCTAAATTAAATATAATTCCTATTTTTTTATGTTTTTTCTTTAAATGATGCTTTAATTTAAATTTACACAATTCATCCCATACACATTCACCAAACATTTTATGACTATCGTAGTCAATAGGACTAGGACCGATAAACTTAAAACACTTATAACGATGCTCCCATTGATTCATTACTTTTACAATATCTAAACTAGATAACCATTCATTTGGATTATGTAACCATGATTTTGGCATTTCTGGTGAAAAAGTTAAATCATAAATATTAGAAGGAAGTCCTTCCTTAATACAAAGATGTTTTAACCAACATGATTCTCTTTTACAAGCATGTTCATGTTCCATTACTGAACGCAATGATTTCCATATAATATATGGATCTTTCGAAGTAATTTCATGATTTGGATGTTTTTTATTCCATGTTTCTTTAATCTTTAAAAGAACTGGTTTTGAATAACATGTATACCCAAGACCATCTGAGTTTACAGAACAAGCATCTGTAGTTTTCAATTCAGTAGTAGTTTTCTTTATTTTTGACATTATTTTTTTCGACTTTTTCGTTTTATTTTTCTTATTTTTTATAGTTTTCTTATTTTTTGTATTTTTTATTGTTTTACTTTTCATCTTATATGTTTGATAGATTATTTTTACAGGTAAGTTTTTTATTTGTATAATTGAAAAAGGGAGAGATATTCGTTTATAATGAATCCCTTCTTTAAAATAAACTATACCAGTATTAACACTATATGCGTATTGAAATGAAAATGAAAATAATAAATTATATATTATAAAATACATCTTTACAATATAAATAAAGGTGTATTTACTCATTAAATACTATAAATAGTAGTTTTTAATTTTGTTTTTTAATTGTTTTTCTTCCATATTTACAGTGTTGTTTTTGTGAAAAACCTTTTGGATTATTACAATCAATACTATCTTTATATTTTTGACTCCATTTACCTCCTTGTTGGGGTTTGTTTTTTTTTGTTTTTAATCTTCTTTTGTATTTTTGATTTCTTTTTTGTGTTTTATGAATTTTAAATACCAATCTTTTTCTCTCCCTAAAACCGTTTATCAATGTTCTTTGTCTTAAGAAATTAAAATATCGTTTTGCTAAATTATACCTAGAAAATATATATTTTGCACCTTTATATCTAGTTTTTCTATACTTGTATATTATTTCTAAACGAACTTTTAATATCATTCCAACTTGCCATATTCTTTTATGAGAATACTGTTTTGTTTTAAACAAACGCTCTAAATTTTTTATAGTATTAATAACATCATTAACTGATGAATACTTTATAGGTATAGTATCGTTTGGATTTTTATCAATATAAACATCGAAAGATTTTTTTGGATCATTTGGATTAAATAAAAACTGTCTTTTTTTTACTTTTCGAGTTTTATTATTAACCATTATATATTTATTTATATACAGTTTAGATTACAAATCTAGATTAATAGTGTTGGGTTTTACATTTTGCTTTGCATTTTTAATCTTTTTCTTATTTTTCTTTTTTTTATTTATCATTACCGTAGCACTTGTTTTTGATTTTACTTGAATATCCTTTTCTTGATATTTTACATCTTTTAAATTATAACTCTTTTGGACAGGTATATGTATTTCAGGTTCTTTTTTTGTAATATGTTTAATTACAAATCGATCCATCTTATCGTTTGGTTGTTCTATTTTTTTAAACATTATCTCATTTGGATCAGGAATATCTTTTTCTTTATAAGAAGAAATTGGTTTATCGACATCTAAATGTTTGTATTCATTTTGTATTATTTCAGATTTATCTATCATCTTAAAATGATCAATTGCTGTTAAACAAAAGTGATCAAAACTGTCTTTTATTTCTTCACTTACTGAATTATCCCTTAATAAATCCTTACATAACTGAAATATTCGTTTTCTATAAAAAATAACATCTTTTTTATCAACTATATGCTCTTTTTTAGTTTGATTTTGTTGTCTATTATAGTTAGTTAAATACATTAAATCTATAGATGTCGTATTTGTTTGTTTTAAATTATCTTTATTAGAATGTGAATTCATTAGATATTAATATATAACAACATTAATATGTAATTATATTAACTTACAAATCCTTTGTTTGTTGACGCGTATGGTTTTGAAACAAGTTATTTGCTAAATTACAAGTATTAGGGTTAAATGGATTAAAATATTCTGTTTTATTTAAATATTGGAAAGGTACTTGTTGTTGATTTGAATAATCTTGGCTTTTATATAATTCACTTTTTGAAGAAGGAATAAAATCGTGTTGACCACCTCGTTGTAATGGAGCAAAACGATTAAAAAGCAATGATTCATTATCGATACTATCGGCATATCCACTGTATGGAGCGGATTGTCCTGGATGAAAAGTTTTTGATGGATGGTAAATAGAATGTTTTGCTTTTTCAACTTTTGATATCTTTCTACAATCTATCATTGGCATCAAAACCTTTCTTGTAGAAACAGGATGACACATATAACTAGATTCTAATGTTTTCGATGGAATATTGCGTTTTGATATTGGCTCGCTTATAAAGTTTCGAGTATCAACATCTTTATATACATAGCTTGAATATACTGGAGCATTGGTATTACCAACTTCTTTACTTATCTTAGTATTTGTTTTTTCACTCATTATATATAAATTATGATAATAAAATATATTAAATAGATTTTTCGAATTAATCTAATATGTGTGGAATTTTTGCTATATTAAATAACAAATACAATGGAAGTGATACTTACAAACTTTTTATGAAAGGCGCTGGTAGAGGTCCTGATATGAATAAATTTATTGAATATGAAGGATGGGTTGGAGAAAATTATAATATTGATATTGGTTTTCATCGATTGGCAATAAATGGATATAATGATGATATGTCCGATCAACCATTTGAAATAAAAAATTGTATATTAATCTGTAATGGAGAAATTTATAATTGGAAATATTTATATGAAATTTCAGGTATTAAACCTACTACAAAATCAGATTGTGAAGTAATTATACACTTGTATAAGAAATATGGAATTCAATATACTTTAAAGATGCTAGATGGCGTGTTTGCTTTTGTATTGTTTGATATTGAAAAAGGTTTACTATTTGCTGCACGTGATTTGTATGGTGTTCGTCCAATGTTTGTTGGAGAAAGTGATATTTGTCAGGAACAACATATTATGTATGGATTTGCTTCAGAAATGAAACAATTAATTAGCGATGATATAAAAGAAATTAAACAATTAGAACCAGGAACATATGCTACATTTAAATGTGACTATGATAATGGAAAATTTCATTTTGTTAAAAATAACAGGTTTTTAGATATTCCTTATGTTATTAATACTAATTATATGCAATTGGAAAATTATTATGAAGATGTATACAGAACATTGTGTAAAGCAGTAGAAAAAAGAGTAGACAATACCGATCGAGATATTTGTTGTTTGTTATCAGGAGGATTGGATAGTAGTTTAATAACATCTATTGTAAATAAATATTATACAACAAGATTTCCTACAAAAAAATTAAATACATGGTCAATAGGAATGAAGGGTAGTGAAGATTTAAAATATGCAAAACAAGTAGCTGATTTTCTAGGAACTAATCATCATTCAATTGAATTGTCTAAAGAAGAATTTTTAAATGCCATACCTCGCGTTATCTATGATATTGAAAGTTACGATACAACCACTGTTAGAGCAAGTGTCGGTAACTGGCTTATTTCTAAATACATAAGTGAAGAATCAGATTGTAAAGTAGTTTTTAATGGTGATGGCAGTGATGAAGTATGTGGTGGGTATTTATATATGCATTCTGCTCCAGATGCTTTGGAATTTGATAAAGAATGTAAACGATTATTAAAAGATATACATTTTTTTGATGTATTGCGATCCGATCGATCTATATCTACACATGGGTTAGAAGCAAGAACACCGTTTTTAGACAATCATTTCGTACAAACTTATTTATCAATTCCTGCCAACATTAGATTTCACAAACTACATGGTGTTTGTGAAAAATATATACTAAGAAAAGCATTTGACAATAAAAATATGCTTCCCAAGGAAGTTTTATGGAGAACAAAAGAAGCTTTTAGTGATGGTGTAAGTAGTAATAAAGAATCATGGTTTGAAACTATACAAAAAAAACATCAAGATGAAAAAAAATATTATAAAACTTTGTTTCATAATTATTTTAAAGAAAACAATAATGTAATTCCATATTATTGGATGCCACGATATGTAGATGCTACAGACGCGAGTGCTAGAACATTAGATATATACAAAAAACTAACTAAAACTAATTGATTTATAATTTATATTTAAATGTAATTTATATTTAAATGTAAATATGTCTTTACCAATTCCACTTAATAGAAATAACTACCAATACCAGTTTAAAAAACGAACTACAAATCCATTAAATAGAAATTTAACTATTGTATTTTGTTTGCCTGGAAATAATTTCTCAAATAATTTTTTAATGTCATGGTCAAACTTACTGATATATTGTTTTACCCATGATATAAAACCAATAATATCTTGTAAACAATCTTCAAATGTTTATCATGTTAGAAGTATGTGTTTAGGTGGTAACTTAATGAATGGACCAAAACAAAAACCATTTGATGGTTATGATTATGATTTTATAATGTGGATTGATAGTGATCAGGTTTTTACAGTAGACAATTTTATTACATTGTTGAAACACAATAAACAAGTTGTTAGTGGTGGATATTTAATGCATAATAGTGATAAATACGCCATTGTTAAGGAATGGGATGAATCCCATTTTGTAAAAAACGGATGTTTTGAATTTTTAAATAAAAAATCACTTAATCAATGGTTGAGTAAAAATTATTCAGGAACACCGCGTAAAAAAGACAATTATACTGATTATACAAATTGTAATTTTCCATTAATAAAAATCTCATATGCTGGAATGGGGTGGATGTTAATTAAAAAAGGAGTAATTGAACAATTAGAATACCCATGGTTTGAGTCAACTACATTTAATTTTAAAAAAATAGTTAATGGAAAAGAACAAATAATTAAAGAATTTGCAAGTGAGGATGTTGCTTTTTGTAAAAAATTAGAAAAATTAAATATACCGATATACTTTGATGTAAAAGCAATTGTAGGTCACGAAAAAACAACTATATTATATTAAATTTATAAAATATATATATTTAATATAGATGAAAGCTATTGAAGTTGGGGAATATTTATTTTTATTATTTACATATTCTGGTTATTTCTTATTTTTCTTAGCATTTACTGGATTATGGGAAGATGCGTCATTGTATTTAGAGGATGTAACAAATTACTATAAAATGGTAATTGGACTAGTATTGTTGTATATATTTAATCCTTACATCACGACAAAGATTAAACCTATTCACGAACGAATGGCATTTAATGCTGGTTTATATTTACTGTTGTCTGGTAATTTATTATTAATATTTAATAACTTTGTCGAAACTACTAAGAAAACAACTCAAAATATTCTAGAATCAGGGTATTATAATTTTGTAGTAAATTAATAATCTTATTTAAAATACATATTAATATAATGATATTATATAAATGATAAATTATATAAAATCAACCATCTTATTATTGGCTTTAGATGCTATTTATTTAAAGTCTAGTTCAAATCATTTTAACAAAGTAGTAAAAAAAATTCAAGGTAGTGAATTAAAATTAAGAATACTTCCTGCTATAGCTTGTTATTTGGTATTAGCATTTGCTATTAATTATTTTATTATCAAAGAGAAACGATCCATAATGGATGCGTTTTTATTAGGATTTTCTATTTATGCTGTTTTTGATTTTACAAGTATGGCCATATTTAATAATTGGGACTTGGTTACTTCATTAATGGATATGACATGGGGTGGGGTATTATTTGCAAGTGTTACTTATTTGACTTATCAGTTGTAATATTAAATTTAATATGTATTTTAAAATAATACATATTAAAACCGTATAACCTGGTTCATTTTTGATATAAAGGTTGGTAGATTGATACCAATAGTAATACCAATTGCCGAAGAGGTAAGTATTAAATCATTGGTAATGTTTTCATCTTTTCTAAATCTTAGGTATTGAACCAATACTTCAAATACATATTCTTTATAAGCAAACAAAAGTGTGGATATGAAAAATAATTGTCCAGATACATTAAATAACATGTTTAAAAAGGTTCGTTCTGTATTTAGCGGATCAAATAAACGCATGGATAATTTTGTTACTGTAAATGTACCCATTACCCATAACCAAACCATTATAAACATATCAAACCAAACAAAATGTTCTATTATTTTACTATCTCTTTCTAATAATTCATTTGAATAATCTGTCATTTCCATTATAAGGTATATATTATTATGACACTTTATTTTTCCAAATAATCCATTACTGTTAAAATAACATATTCTTGTTGACTAATTTTTTGAAATACAATTACTTCATCATATTTTACTTGAAATACTTTGTATCTATTTTTACATAACATATGAAGTTTATTACTTTCAAATATAATATCTATTAAAAAAGCACCATTAGTTAATTTTATGTTATTTGGATCTTTCAAATTTATCCAACGAACAAATTGTCCAGGTACAAAATCATTTACATCACTACAATACCTATAATTTTTTAATTTTTTATGATATAATTTTAGTGTATCTCTATCCAATTGAAGTGTTTGAAGAATATCATTTTTATGTTGTTGTATTTTTTTAGTATTTAATTTTAAGATAGAACTATTTGTGTCATTGTCCAATGCTTCTAGTAAATCTTCATTATTGATACTCATTATACATAATAACATAATAATTTTAAATACTCATCGTAATTTGATTTTATGTGACATTTTTGTTCTAATGGTGCCTTTTTTTCATATTTTTGTAAAAAAGTCTCCAAAAAAAGTCTCCAAAAAAAGTCTCCAAAAAAAGGCACCCTTAGAACAGGTCAAAATTTTCCTAAGGGTGCCTTTTTTTGGAGACTTTTTTACAAAATCGCGATTTTTTGCGTTTTTCAATATTTTTGATATACAAACTATATATGGTCTTATTTAAAAATATAAATTTCAATCATGGTCATAGTAAAAAATTACAAAAAAAAAGAGCACCGAAAAAAAGGCACCCTTAGAACGATTTTTTTACCAAAAGTTTTTTGAGATTTCGTTTTTCCCAAGAAAAAAATTGTCCTTTTTGCAAAATTGAAAAAAAGTTTCCGAAAAAAATCGTTCTAAGGGTGCCTTTTTTTCGGTTCCTTTTTTACAAGTATGGTTTGTAAAATTTCACTTATGTATTTTTTAAGACCATTTTTCGGTTGAAAAAAAATATTTTTCTAATGGTGCCTTTTTTACAAAAAATGATGATTTTTTAAAATTTTTTCAAAAAAAACTCGCCACTTTTTGTAAAAAAGGCACCATTAGAACAACTTTTTTGAAAAAAACTTAAAAATTTTTTCTAATTTTATATAAAAATGAAAAAAAAACAGGCAAAACGAGCAAAAAACGAGCAAAAACGAGCAAAAACGAGCAAAAAATTTTTTTGTGATATTTGTGACTATTCTACCTCTCGTAAGTCCAACTATGATAGACACCTTGAGAGCATAAAACATTTAGAAAAAATGGAGATAAAACCGAAAAAGTGGCAAAATTCGACCAAAAAAAGCGTTTTTAAAATTTGTGAATTTTGTGACTATACAGCGTCTAAAAAGTACAATTGGGAGAAGCACATCCAAACCACAAAGCATCAAAAAAAAGTGGCAAAAAGTGGCAAAAAAGTGGCATTTAGACCACAACAAGACGATAAAATTAAACCTAAAAAGTCAAATGAGACCATAAAATCTGAACAAGACGATATAAGACGATTAACTGAACAATTACATACTATAATAGAGACGCATAATGCTTTGGCGACACAAAATATTATTAATAATCAGCAAAATATTACCAACATAAATAACAATATTTCTATAAATGTTTTCTTGGACCAATACTGCAATGATGCTTTGAATTTACAAGACTTTATTGAAAATATTAAATTTAAGCTCACAGACATTTTAAGCAACAATAATTTGATAGAAAATTTTGTTTCTAAAAAATTATTGAAAAATTTACAAGATATCCCATTGACTGAACGACCAATTCATTGTACAGATATTAAACGCCGGAATTTTTTAGTAAAAGATAAGCATGATGGTTGGATAAAAGATAATGTAAATGGCTATAAAAGTCCTTTATACGAAACTGTAAACCAATTACATACACAGGCTTATATAGATTTTTATAATGAATATGATAAGATAAATCCACTACCACATGACATTGATAAAGAAGTTATTAAATGTAAAATAGCAAGTGAATTAGTAAATAATCAAGATCGTTTTAATAAATCAACAATAAATGAAATAGCAAAAACAGCAGATATTAGGGACCTATTAAGTGAACATACAGATGTTGAATTAGTAGACTCTATTAATAACTTAATTGAAGATACAAATGATGATTAATATAATCATTAATTGATTATATTAATAATAATTAAAAGCTAGTAAAACCTCCTAAAGCATCATTTGCTGCTAGTGGTTCCATCATTCCCATATTCCCTTGTGATTGATATCCCATATCATTGTACATATTATTACTTGCTCCAGATTCCGTTGGTTGTTGTTGCATAACTTCATTTTGTTGATTTTCAGTAGCATTCATTTGAGCGTGAGTATTTAAATAATCTGCTCGACTTGCTTGGTGAGTTGGTGCTGGTTTTTGTAGTTGTTTAATTGGTTGAGTAACACTAACTTTGCTTTCTTTTTTTTCTTCCTTTTCAACTGGTTTTAAATTACCATTCCATAAATCGTCAACTCGTTTTGTCAATTCAACAATTTTTTCTCCCATTTTTTCACTTGTAAGATAGAACATAATTACTATATTTAAAAAATTAATAGATGCGTGTGCTTTTCCACTGTAAGTAGGTACAAATTTTACTAATCTATCAACAAAAAATACAGCTGCTATTAACAATGTAAGATGTATTAAAATTTCACCAACCAATTCTATGTTTCCTTTTCTTGGATCAAATGTTGGAAGTAAATTATCAATTAATTTTACTAGCGCCAATAGTGGAACTATAGATATAATAGCATATTGTCCTATATTTAATAATTCAGATTTGGTATCATTATCGAATGAAAACATATGAGATAAAAATGTATTAGAATTGCTAACTTCAGTGTTAATCTGTTCCATTATGTATATGATTTATAATTAGAAATTAAAAATACAATATTCCTAAATAATTAATATTGTAATTCACTTTATTTACGGTGTTTCAATGTTTTTTTATTATTTCTTTTCTTATTATAATTTCGTTTTTTTGTTTTTATTTTTTTAGAACCCCCAATTACATTTGTTTTAACGCTTTTTTCTATTATAGTGACTATATCCAACATATGATTCATCAATGATAATATTTGATCTTTAGATAAATCCATCGTTTTAAAATTATCAAACCTTTCTATTATTTCTTTTTTATTTTTCCAATTTTCTCTCATTAATATATTTTGCATTTCGTTTTTAATTACAAAATCATAATCATTTGCTTTAGGATTATACTGTAATAAGAAAGACCAATTATGTAATGGAAATGTTGCTTTAACATGATATGCTAGCAGACTATCCTTTGTTTTGTATAAATGAATATGCATTTCTTTAACAGGATTATACTGTATTTTTATGATATCGTTTGGAGCTATTTTATTTTTCCATTTTTGTTTTTCTAATAGTTTTGATAAATTATCTCGAGTTGATTTTAATGATAATTCATCTTTTTTGTTTTTTCTCCATGATCGTTGAGGACTATAGCGTAATTTCATAGTGTGTTGCTTATTTGTAATATCTCTTAACCCAAAAGATCTTTTTGGTTTTGTATATTTATTTTCATCGTTGAATAATTTACTGCGTAATGTTCTACCTTTGGATTTATTTTTACTTTTAGACTTATTTTTACTAGTGCTTTTTGATTTGGATGAACTATATGATTTACTTGTAGAAGGCGAATATAAAACAGAAAATGATTTTGGCATTATATATTATCATTATAAAAATATTAAAGATAGTGATTGTTTTATATTAAATGCACCCTGAACGACAATATTTGAATCTAGTGAAATATATTATTAATCATGGCTCTAAAACTAAATCTAGAAATGGTACAACTTTAAATACTATAGGAACAATGTCTAAATATCGATTAATAGATAATACTATTCCTTTATTAACTACAAAAAAAGTTGCTTGGAAAACATGTTTAAAAGAATTATTGTGGTTTATTCGAGGTGATACAAATAATGAAACATTACAGTTGCAAAATGTTCATATATGGGATGGAAACTCAACAAGAGAGTTTTTAGATTCTAGAGATTTACATCATTATAAAGAAAATGAACTAGGGCCAATTTATGGTTATCAATGGAGAAATTGGAACGCTCATTACAATGGACCGTATTATGACCATAGAGGAGATGGTATAGATCAATTATCTGATATTATAAATAAATTAAAAGATCCTAATGAAAAGTATTCTAGAAGGTTGATATTATCCGCATGGAATGTATCGCAATTAGATCAAATGGCGTTACCACCCTGTCATGTGTTGTCTCAATTTCATGTATTAAATGATAATGAATTATATTGTACTTTATATCAACGAAGTGGAGATGTAGGTTTAGGTGTTCCTTTTAATATAGCTTCTTATTCATTTTTAACACATATGATAGCTAATATTTGTAATCTAAAGGCGACTGAACTTACACATTATATTGGCAATGCTCATATATATGAAAATCATATTGAGCCTCTTAAACAACAAATAGAAAGAGACCCATATGACTTTCCAAAATTACATATCAACGATAAATCGAATATAGATAGTTTTAGAATAGAAGACTTTACTTTAGATAATTATAAATATTATCCATCTATTAAAATGGAAATGGTAGCTTAGTGTGTTAATTGTAGATATATATTTTATTATTATATAATATACTATGTTTAATAATAGAGTAGCTTCAAGACAATCAAATACACAAAATCAAGACAGAATTGATGCTGTAACATTTGCAAAATTAAGAACAAAAAACTTAGAACAGCGAATTGTAGCAAGACACGATAGAGAAATACGATCTTTAAATGAAAAAGTACAAAAAATAGTAAACAATCCAGATTCTGAATTAAACATAATGAAAGAAAAATATGAAACGCAATCAAAAATTTTATCTGATTATGAAACTAAAATGTTGAATTTAGTTAATTATATTAGAAAGCTTGAAAAAGGATTAGAAGCAGTTAAAGGACTTTTGGTTAATAAAACTAATACACCTGATACTAGCAATGTAGTTTCAGCTCCTGTTGAAGAAAAAGTAGAAGAATCTGTTCCTGTTGAAGAAAAAGTAGAAGAATCTGTTCCTGTTGAAGAAAAAGTAGAAGAATCTGTTCCTGTTGAAGAAAAAGTAGAAGAATCTGCTCCTGTTGAAGAAAAAGTAGAAGAATCAGCTTCTGTGGAAGAAGTAGAATCAGTGGAAGAAGTAAAAAAAGAATCAGATGGTGAAGTAGACGAAAATGTTTCTTTAGAAATTGTTGAAGAATAAATCAAATTTATATTTATACATATAAAATTGATTTGATAAAATAATTATATTAATTTAGGTAATTAATAAAATGTTGACAATTACTATCAAAAATCAAAGCAAAGTATATCAATTCACACAGATTCTACAGAATCTAAAAGGTATATCAAATGAATTAAATTTAATATGTAAAGAAGACGGTTTATATGCTCAGGGTATGGACTCAAGTCATATTTGTTTATTTGAGATGGATATAAAACCAGAATGGTTCGATAATTACAATTGTACAGAAGAGTGTATAATGGGAATCAATTGTGAAATGTTATTTAAAATTATATCTTGTATAAAAGAAGGACAATACATTGATATGTTGTATAATACAGAAAATGGCGACAAATTAACTATTGATTTACTAGGTAACAGTTATGATAAATCATTTGAACTGTCTTTAATTGATATCGAAGCTGATATGGTAGAATTGCCTAGTAAAGAATATACAGCTGATATACGGTTTGTTTCAAAAGATTTCGCTGAACTAGTAAATCAATTAAGTATATTTGGTGATAAATTAAAAATATCATGTGGTGATAACATTGTTTTAAACTCTGAAAACGAATTTGGAAAGGTTGATATAACAGTAAAAGAAGATGATATAATTGAGTATATGATGGAAGAAGGAGAAACTATTGAATCTAACTTTGGTATTCGATTCATACATATGATTACAAAATTTTCAAACTTAAACAAGGAAGTTGCTATTAATATTAGTGAAGAATTTCCTATAAAATTAACATATAATTTAGATGATTGGAAAGACAAAGAAGATGAAGACGATGAAGAAAACAATAATATAGATAATTATATATCATTTTATCTAGCACCTTTACTAGAAGATGAATAATTATGTATTCGGTAAAAATAAACAAATGTATTCTGTTGTGTAATTAAATGAAATATTTGTTAGAAATAGGATTATTTATAATTGTATTATTTTTATATTTGCATATTTACTATCATATCAAAGTAAGTAATGACTTAGAAGTATATTCTATTCAACAACCTTCGAAAGATAAATTAGAAGAAGTATGTAACTTAAGACAACCATTATATTTTGAAATGACGAATAAGGAGATTACAGATACATGTAATTTATCATATATCGATGAACATTATAATCCATTTGATATTAAAATTAGAGACACAAAATCCAAAGATAATAGCAGTTTGTATTTACCTGTTTCTTTAAAAGAAGGCATTGAATTATTTAAAAAGGATAAAGAATCAAAATATATAACAGAGAAAAACCATGAATTCTTAGAAGAAACAGCAATGTTAAAAAATTATAGATATAATGATTCTTTTCTTAGACCACCTTTGGTTTCCAATTGTAAGTATGATTTTATGACAGGATCAAAAATGTCTCACACGCCGTTGAGATATAATCTTAATTATAGAAATTTTTTTTATGTTACTTCAGGAACTATAAAAGTTTTATTGATTCCTCCTAAAAATTCAAAATATCTCTATGAAAATAAGGATTATGAAAATTTTGAATTTTGTTCTCCTATAAATCCATGGGATGTACAAAAAAATTATAAGAAAGATTTTGAAAAAATAAAATCTTTAGAACTTACTCTGGAAAAAAATAGTATATTGTTTATTCCTCCATATTGGTGGTACAGCATACAATATCAAGAAATTTCTAGTGTTGCTTGTTTTTATTACAGAACTTATATGAATACATTAGCTATTTCTCCTGAAATATTTGTAAATTTACTTCAACAAACAAATGTAAAACATGAATTCTTAGAAAAAGTCCAATAAATTGATTTATTTATTATATTATTAATAATAAATAAATACAACATACTATAAATCATTAATATTTACTATCATGAGTACAAATATGCAATATAAACTAATTATTGAAAATAGGAAATATGATAGTTATGATTTGGTAGATATAAAAACTATGACAAATGTTGAAAAAGCAAAAAATACAATCAATCCATTATCAGAGAAATTATTTAATCACGATATATTTACAATTGATAATGGCAGATGTAATTTACTTCATTCAACTATAAAGGCAGCGACATATATACCTGGTGTATTGGTATTAAAAAATGATAGACGGTTTGGTAAATATAAGACAAAGTTCTTATATAAATGTATACCAGATGATAAGAGATTACCTATATTCTTAATACCATATAATATCAAACAAACATTTAATAAACATCTTGTAAATAAGTATGTTATATTTAAATATAAAAATTGGGACAATAAACATCCATATGGTGATTTGGTTAATGTTCTTGGAAATGTATCATCGTTGGATACATTCTATGAATATCAACTGTACTGTAAAAGTTTATATGCTTCAATTCAAAAGTTTACAAAACATACAATGAAACAATTAAAAAAACATTCGGAAGAATACTTCATCGAACAAATAAAGAAAAAATATAAACTAGAAAATAGAATTGGGAGAGATATAATAACAATAGACCCAAATACAAGTAAGGATTTTGACGATGCATTTGGGATAATAGAAAAGGATCATGAATATATAATTAGTATTTACATTACAAATGTAAGTATGTGGTTGGATGTGTTAAATGTATGGGGTTCTTTTACAGAGCGAGTTTCTACTATTTATCTACCTGACAGAAAACGACCTATGTTACCAACAATACTTTCGGATACATTATGCAGTTTAAAAGAAAATGCTATTAAATTTGCCTTTACATTAGATTTACATATAGATAAAAATACATTTACATTAAATAATTACAAATTTTCAAATACAATAATAAAAATACGAAAAAATTATGTATATGATACAGAAGAACAAGAAAATGATGAATTATATTTAAATTTAAAAAATGTGTTGGTTACCTTAAATAAGAAGAAAGAATATAAATATATTGATACTATACAAACAAGTCATGATTTGATTGCTTATTTAATGATTTGGATGAATTACACATGTGCCAAAGAACTTGTTAAAAATAAATGTGGATTGTTTAGGTCTTCAAAAATGAACGATACATTTAAGCCACCAGATGATATAGATATAAGTATACAGAAATTCCTTAAAATATGGAACAGTTATGGTGGTAAATATTGTAAATATAAAGATTTGGAAAGACACGATATGCTGGAATTAGACGCGTATGTACATATTACAAGTCCAATACGAAGGCTGGTAGATTTATTAACAATGATGTTGTTACAAGAACGATTGAAATTAATCGAATGGGGTGATGAAGCTAAGAAATTTTATAATTATTGGACAACAGATGAGTCAATTGAATATATTAATACAACTATGCGTTCTATTAGACGAGTTCAAAATGATTGTCAATTACTTAATATATGTAGTAGTAACAAAGAGCTATTGGAAAAAGAATACAATGGGTTTATATTTGATAAAATAAAACGGAATGATGGATTGTTTCAGTATATGGTATACTTAAAGGAATTAAATATGACGAATCGAATAACAACTCGTCATGATTTTAATAATTATAGTTATCAAGAATTTAAAATATATATATTTCACGATCAAGAAAGGTTAAAACATAAAGTTAGGTTAGAAATTCAAAAAGATTTATAAAGTTATAATTATTTTTAATTAAACCCTGATAAGTAACAACCATTTCCATCCTTTAATTTATTAGGAGTAGCAGTATCAATAATAGCAATTATCCAGAATGTAATAACCAATACTCCATGACAACAAGTATATACAGTAGACAATTTTTCAATGTTTAAGTAATTTGGTTGTTCCAATTCATTTACATTGGTATCTTTTGGTTTAAAATCATATAATATAGTTCCACATACGCAACAACAAAATAATACAATTGGTCCAAATGTTATTGCTATTTGAATTCCAAATAAATCCCATCTTTCCATTGACGCATAACCAATTCCAATAAATTGGGTTACTGGAAATATGTTTAGTAGTAGCGGTGCTATAAAATTTATACCATTAGATACACAATTATCATCCTTCAAATCCCAACATTTTTCAATAACACAGTATGTTGTGTTGCCAATTATCTTGTTTTTTAAACATGATTTATCACATAAACAAGGGGTAGTTTCATTAGAACATTTATAATTTTCAACTTGCACACTTTCATTATTTAATTTACGATTAAATTTTAAATGTCTATAGTGCCCATTCGACCCACATATAAAAAAAATAGCAAATAATATAAGAGATAAAACTTTCATTTTAATTGGTATAAAAATAAATTGAAATATCTTTAAGATATTTATATAATTACTATAAAATGAGTTATAGTAAATTATCTCAAGAGCTAACAAATAATATTAGTAAAATAGAAAAGAAAAAAGATGGTATTTATTTTACACCACCTGATACTATCATACGAAATCTTAAATTGTTGTCAAAACATATGAAACATATTGATACGATATTAGAACCATCGTGTGGGTCAGGTGAGTATATTAATTACATTATAGATAAATTTAATGACAAACATATAACAGCAATAGAATCAAATGAAAAAATTTACAATTCTATAAAAGATACTTTTGATTCAAATGTACATTTAATTAATACAGATTATCTAACATACAATTCATACCATCCTGATACAAATTCTACTCCCAAAAAGTTTGATTTGATAATCGGTAATCCACCATTTTATGTAATGAAAAAAAGTGATATTAATAAATCATATCATCCTTATTTTACAGGTCGTCCAAACATATTTATAGCTTTTATACTAAAATCATTAGAGATGTTAAATAAAAATGGTATATTAAGTTTTATATTACCTAAAAATTTCTTCAACTCGTTATTTTATGAAAAAACAAGAAAATATATATATGAAAATTACAAAATTTTATATTTGGAAGAATGTAACGATAAATATATAGAAACTCAACAAAAAACAATACTTTTAATTATTCAAAATGTTGAAAAAACAAAAACAATACCATTTCGTAACAATAAAAAATATGCTTTGATAAAAAACCAAAAGATCGTGTTTGGTATTCCAGAAACGATAAGTGAGTTGAAAAACTTATATGAAAATTCAAATACATTAAGTGAGTTAGGTTTTAAGGTATCAGTAGGAACTGTTGTTTGGAATCAGTGTAAAAATATATTAACAGATGATGATAGTAAAACATTGTTAATCTACAGCTCTGATATTAAAAATGGTAGTTTAAATATTCGTCATTATACTAATCCAGAAAAGAAAAATTATATTGAAAAAAAAGGATTGACAGGTCCATTATTAGTTATTAATAGAGGATATGGTGTTGGTAAATATAATTTTCAATATTGCTTAATAAATAAAAAAGAACCATATTTAATAGAAAATCATTTGATAACAATAAAACCATGTAAATCTGATTTATCAGAGGAAGAACTTATTAAATTATATAGTAAAATAATAAAATCATTGGATGATGAAAAAACAAAAAAGTTTATAAGACTGTTTTTTGGAAATAACGCGATAAATACAACAGAGATAAATTATATTTTGCCTATATATTTGTAACAAAATATAAGATAATATAATAGTGATTATGATTTAAAATATTTTTGTTTCTTTTTTTCTTTTTTACTTAATTGTTTTTCTGTTTTTTTTATTTTTTTTTCTAGTGTATTTGCTTTTTGTTCTTCAGCAAATCGAACACCTCTTGCTGTAGTTTTACCAAATTTTTTAAATGTATTTTTCTTTTTATCTTTTTTTGTAGAGCGATTGCCATATTCATCTTTTTTACCCATAATTAATATATATTGTGATTAATTATTACAATATGTATAAAATTTTCGTCAATTTAATTAAATTAAATTAATATTAATTCTCCATATACTCTCTTTAATTTTAACACTTAATTGATAATCGCGGAATTCTAGTAAATTATTTGTACCGTATAATGATTTTAAGAGGAAATATTCATTGCTATTTGAAACATTTATATTCGAACTCATTCTAACAAATATTGACATATCATCTCCACCGTAAATGGGGAAATTATATACCACCCCATCTTCTCTTTTTTGTATTCTCGATGGTTGTTCGGTTTGTATTTGACTAAATAAACTTTTAAGATATGTATTATTATCTAAAAAATCCATAGTTGTTATACCTTGTTTTAAAATATTAATTATTTGTTGTTCTAAGTTAGAACTATTTATTTGATTTCGTATAGAACTTGTGTTTGTTAATAAACTTTGTGAATTTGGATTATTAACTAAAACATCACATACATATTGAATAAACATATTCGATAAGGTTGATGATGTAGTTGGAAATGATGAAACAAATCTTCCTTCTACATGTGTTAATGATGTAGTTAATAAATCTAAACGAAGACTACTTGACAAGGAACTAATTCTTTTGGGTTCATAAATAAAATATGCTGTGTTATTTATTAATTTGTATTTTATATATTTTGCAAAATTCCTTGCTGTAGTATGGTTCGCATTCATTATAAAATTATATGATGATTGAATATTAGTTGAAGAATTTTCCTGAGTAGTTTTTATACCTTGTACATCTAGATATAATGGTGTATATGTTCGAATTGTTGGTGAATATGGATTGAAAATAAGACGATTTTCAGGTCCTAATTGAAGCGAACCTAATATACTTAAACTTTCTATCATTAATTTAAAATATTCAATATCTAAGGTTAAACTACTACTAGCGGGTATAGTTAGTTTTTTATAACCATTTACTGAAATGCTAGAATCCATCGTAACGACAACATGAGTATTTTCAGGTATTGTTATGTGTTCACCTGCTTTTGGTGGTTTTCCAGAAGACCAACTATTCGGGTCATCCCATAAAGTAAAAATATTTGTAGTTGCATTTGCGAAATTGGTGAATAATCTGCTACCCGCGGATGTTTTAACATCTCCAAGTATATTTAAACTGTTTGCCATTAACAAGATATCTCTCCCTACAAAAATTAGTTTACTTGATCTAGGTATGTAAATTCGATTATATCCTTCGCTTGCTATACTTCTTTTTGTAATCTTAATAGCAGTGTTTTCAGGAACAATAAAATCACCATTTGCTTGTGGTATTCCAGAAGCATCCCACGCATCTACATCATCAATGTAATATGTTTTATATCCAGGGTATAATAAATATGTATTTCTAGGGCGTTCTGAGTATAGTTTTCTAAAACCAGAATTTCTACCTAATTTTAACACTCCCTCAATTGTTAAACCGTATGTCTTAAATGTAAAATTATAAACATTTACATATAATATACTTGTAGAAGGAATGGTTAATGTTTCAAACACTTGACCATCTATATCTTCTCCATTATCTACAATAACCATCATGTTTTCTGGAATAATGATATTTCGTCCACTTATAGGAACTATATTATCGTCCCATATAGTAGGATCATTCCAATATTTTGTCGTGATATTTGTTTCTGAGACATTATTAACTACGATTTTTGAATTGTTTTTAAATACCAACTCACCAACCACATTTGGATCACTATTAAGATATAATTCAACATTTTCTCCTTCTGTAATTACTTTGGATGTATCGGGTATATATAATTCATTATAATAACCAGAAGATATGTTTTCTGATGTCATTATAATAGTAGTTTCTATTGGAACACTAATATTATAACCTGGAGCGGGTACTACATTATTATTCCATGCATTCGATATATCAAAATAATATTGAAAATGCGAATCGTCGTTTATAATATCATTGTAAATATCAGAATCACTTATAATTTCAACCGACGACCCTTCAGCTAGTTTAAGAGTTCCGTCTAATGTAAAATCTTGTACATAAAGTGTATAATAATTAATATTTATAAAAAATATACTAGATGATGGAACATTTAATTTATTGTATGCTTTTATTGAAATATTTGAATTATTATCAACTATCATAATTGTATTTTCAGGTATATTTATGTTATCACCAATATCAGGTATATTACCACCATTCCAACTATCAACATCATGCCAAAAAGAGTATTCTAATTTACCTGAAATTTCTGATACAATAATTTCACTATTTTCAGCAGAAACAACCTGACCATTTATCGTAGGACTTTGATTTAAATAAAGTTTTGTGTTTTGTTCAACAAATACGAGTTGTGATCCAGATGGTATTGTTAATCCAGCATAACTATTTCTTGAAATATTATATCTGGTAACCTTTATAGTTGTATTATTAGGTATGGTAATGAAATCACCTGCTTCTGGAGTAGATACACCATTACCAAAAGCATTTGGTTCATCAAAATAAAAAGTATTCATATAATTATATTATTGTTATATTATTTTTGTATATTCTTTACCTTAATAGATATCACTTATAAGTATAATGAATTATTAGTTACCACTGATTTTAAAGTCATTTTATGTATATTTTGTAGTGTTGATAATAGTTTTACATTTTCTATAATTTCAGCAACTTTTTCTAATTCATTTACAATATTATTTATTTTCAATATAGCTTTTACAAAATCACCTAGAAATATTCCCCAATATTGTAATTCTTTAAATATTTTATTAGTATCTTCTTCGTTTTCAGAATTACACCATTTAAATACTAATTCACATATATCATAGTGAAATTCATAATTTTTTGGAACAGAACCACATACAAACATTTCTATATCTAAGTACTTGTTTATATATGATTTAATAGTTGTTATGTTTGTTTTACATATATAAGGTATGTCTAATATAGTATGATCTACAACTTTGTCGTCATCACTTAGACGAATATTTGTAAACATACTAATTAATACAGCCAATTCTTGTGAAGTTAAGTTACTTATTTCATTTATATTTTCAATAATATATTCAGCAAATGGAAGGCTAGGAATCTCCTGTATAATAGATGCTGCTGAACCTTTAATTGTTAAATCATATGATGTGTTTGATTCTGTTTTTAATTCTATGAATTTGTTTGTTTGTAACATTTTTATGTGTCTATCTATGTCTTTTTGAAAATAATTAGAATCTTCTATTATAGAATCATTAATTTTATTATATTGATTTTCTGATTTTTTGAAATTAATTATCACTTTTATGTCCTTTTCTAAATTATGTTCTCCCCATTTTTTTACAGTTTTTTTGTATTTTTTTATAACCGATTGTGGTACATGTTGATTATGGGTATTTGTAGTTGTATTCATATACTCATAATAACTGATCGCGGCCTTAAATGATGTTGTAAATTCATATTCATTTAGAGTATTTTCTGCTTGTTTGTAAATATGATATAATTCTTCTTTTTTACCCTTTAAGTAAGATTGTTGTTTGGATGTTTCATCATATATCATACTATTTTTTAAATAGTCGCTAATATTTGAATTACCGGTAGTATGCATGTATCTTAATATCATAATAGGTGTTATTTGAATTTTTGACTGAATTGCTTGTGAATTACCAGTTACCATATGTCTATATTTATCAACATCAATACTATTTCTGTTTACAAAGAAGTTATTTAAATGATAAATATATCCAACTTTATCAATTCCACGACGACCTGCTCTTCCAGCCATTTGCGTGTATTCATGTGGAAATAAAAGTCTGTAACCATTTTGAGTATATTTTTTCAATGCTGTAAATACAACACTTCTTGTTGGCATATTTATACCAACAGCAAATGTTTCTGTAGCAAATAACAATCGTATGTATTTTTTTTTGAATAATAATTCTATCATTTCTCTGAAAATAGGAGTTACACCAGAATGATGTATTGCTATTCCTTTTTCTAACATTTTAATCAAGTCAGTATATTCTTGTAATTTAATGTACTCTTTCCAGTTAGACAACTTACTTACTAGTATAGATTTGCATTCTTTTCTAATTAATTCTGCCTTATTTTCGTTATTTTCGAATAATGGTATAGTTATTTTTTTTGCGTATTCATAACATTGTTTTCTAGAAAATACAAATACTATAGCTGGTAGTCTGTCGTTTTCTTTTAAATATTTTACCATGTTATTCATAATAAAGTATTTATTTGAATTTACCTTTTTATATTGAAACAATGCTTTGTCTATTTTTGCGATTTGGTGAACCGCGTTGTCATCAAATATGTCATTTTCTTTTAAGATAATTGGCTTATTAATAGTATCTTCAATCAATTGTAGTGTTTTATCAGATATTTTCTTTTTGGCAGTTTCTGGTATAGTGTAATATAAATGATGAATAAGAGGTACAACACGGTTTTTATTACTACATAAATAAACTTCTTTATCATTCGATTGATTAAGTAACATGCATAATTTTTCTGGATTTTGTATAGTAGCCGATAACCCCATTATTTGTGTTGTTTTTGGTAGCAACATAATTGATTCTTCCCATACATGACCTCTATCCACATCATTAATATAGTGAATTTCATCATATATAACACATGCTAATTCGTTATTGATATCCATTTCAAAATCTAGTGTGATAGATGAATTATTTTTTTCATCTTTTTCTTTCATCTGAAATAAATTATTTCTAAGTATTTCAGTAGTCATTATAAGCACATCAGCATCTGGATTATATTTAATATCTCCTGTTAAAATACCAAATGATATATCAGAGTATTTATTTTGAAAATCATTAAATTTCTCATTACTAAGCGCCTTTAATGGGGAGCAATAAATTACTTTTTTACCTTTACTTACGAAATATTTTATTGCATTTTCTGCTGGTAATGTTTTTCCACTTCCAGTATGTGCTGTAATTAATATATTTTTATTATTATAAATACCATATATTGCCCATTTCTGAAAATCAGACAATTCAAATGGATATTTTTCAAATATATGATTATATGAAATATCTGTAAATTTACTTGAACAGTTTGTAATCATTTTATTAATGTAAATATTAATAAAATAATTATTAATATGCTTATTCAATTTTATTATTATAAAAAGTCAAGTTAATTTGATTTGATATATAATTTAAGATGATATTATTTCTTTTTTTTTCAATAAATGATCCTATAGTGGGGATATCAAATAAAAATATATACCTGTGACTTAGTAACCGAATAATATATTCGAGTAGTGTATGTTTTCTAGGGGTATTTATTTTTTCTAAATGTGTATTTTGTATATGATTTAATTTTTTTATATCATTTTTATGTGCTATTTTGTATTGTTTACAATATCGTTTAGTATTATCTGATAGAGCCGACGCATGTACCATATCAGCATCAAATAATACATATTGATCATAATTACCAGATATTGTAATTGGTTTAGGTATTATAAAATTAGATTTATGCGAATTTCTACATATAGATAGATGTTTTCCTTTAAAAAAATAAACAATTAATGTGTATGATGGATATACCAAGTTTTGAAATCTTCTAGAACTAGTTACATCTCTATGAAACGTATATAAACTAGAGTCTTTTATTGTGTATGAATAATTTAAAAATACATATCCTGGTGGTAGTAAATTTAGTATATAAGTTTTTGTTTGTAATGGAAGATATAAATTACAATCTAGATTTGTATAATTGTTATTATTATAGAAAACATGAAAGCCATCATTTTCAATAGTGTATTTTTCTGGATTATTTAAATTTTCTTCTTTAAAGTATAATGGAAAAAATAAAAATTGTATCAATGCTATTATAATTATGAATTTACTAACAGTCATTTTAGTATATATATTTTATATTTTTAACTATTTTGCAAACATATATTTGCGAGATCGTTTTGTATGATCATTATCTTTTTCTATTTCATGATTTATATACATGTAAATCATTGCTATTATGATAATTGCGTACATGACAGTAGTTTCAATCATTTTAATATTTGTGTTATTTATGTAATATGTATTATTTCATACATAATAATATATTTTAATCAATTTATAAAATCAATATAAAGATTTGATATATTATTATACTATATGTCTAGCGAAGATAAAAGTAATGTTATGGAATTTGATAGTTCACATGTATTTGTAGGTAGAGTGAAATGGTTTAATAATAAAACAGGATATGGATTTATCACATCATGTGATGATAAAAACAAAGATGAAGATGTATTTGTTCATCATAGTGGAGTTTTTGTATCAGAAGAACAGTATAAGTATTTGGTTCAAGGAGAATATGTTGAATTTAAACTTGTGAAAACATCAGAAGGTAGTAAGTATCCTTATCAAGCATCTAATGTAACCGGTATGTGGGGTGGTAAGTTGATGTGTGAAACGAGAAATGAAGTTCCATCGAAGGGGGTTTCTACGAAACAATCAAAAAGACCACGATATACTAAATCGGTAGAACAATCTCAATAGTTATATATTATTATAAATTGATTTAAATAAATTAATATATAATAGTCATAAATGGAATCTAAACTAATTGACGAAACTGTTTCTTTAAATGAAGAATTTACCAATGTTTTATCTCAATTGAATGGATTAAAATCATATTGCACTTCTGTTATAAATCAAGTGAAGGCTTTGGAAAAAAGTGTTAAAAAACAAATGAAGAGATACGATCGTGAAATAAAAAAACAAAAATCGAAAAAAGATAATAAAAAAGCATCTGGATTTGCTGTTCCCTCAAAAGTCTCATCTACATTAAGTAATTTTATGGGTTTGGAAGAAGGGCAATTGGTTGCTAGGACAGAAGTGACTAAATTTATAATAAATTATATAAAAACAAACAATTTACAAAACCCATTGAATAATCAATGTATAATACCTGATAAAAAACTGAATAGTTTATTTAATTATGAAAATGATGAAACGAAAGAGTTAACATATTTTAATATTCAAAAACATATGAATAGACACTTTATTTAATTATAAATTATTTAATTTTTATTTTTTTTGTCGGGTATATAATCTTTTATTTTTTTCTCTAATTCGCCCATGATTGGTTTGCAGTTGTAGTATGTACCAACATATACTCCTGAAGCAAAACCCATTAAAAATTTCCACATAATATAATATAATTGTATATTATATTATGCTACTTGATCATGAAAATTTAAAATACAAATACAATGAGAAAATATTTGGGTTAGTAGTTGCTTACATAGTTGCCTTATCAATTATTACTGGATTATATATGACAGGAGCAAATAAGGCTATAATTATATCTGCTATTGTAGCATTTATGTTTAGTGATCCTTTGTCTCATTTATATGCTTTTTATATATCAAAAAAAATGGAGAATTTAGATTGGAATGCGTTTGGATTACAAATTTTGATACATTTGTCTATAATTTTTTTGTTTATCGTTTCAAAAACACTTAAAACTGCTTTAACTTTTAGTTATTTATCCTTTATAATAGTTAGTTTATTTGTATTAAGTTATTATGAATTTACTATGCATCAGCGAATTACAGTTATTATTGGATTATTATTAGTAGTATTATTTACTATAGGTATGGAAAGAGGTTCTAATAGTTTACTTAAACTATTTAAATATGTTTGAATAAGATTATATAATAAATGAAAGTACAATTAATATCGGATATCCATTTGGAATACTATAGCGAATATCCAGGGTTACATTATTTTGTAAAACCAATAGCAGATATACTAGTTCTTGCTGGAGATATTTGTTATTATAAACATAAATTTTTTTTAAACTTTTTTCAAGAAGCTTCTTTTTATTTTAAATATGTTATATATGTTCCTGGAAATCATGAATATTATACAAATACATTTGTAGATATGAATTTTACAAGTTTTTTATGGGTTGATAATGAAATCGAAAATATGTTATACCATTTATCGAATGTTAAAATATTACAAAAAGGGACATTTGTAATAAATAATATAAAATTTATAGGAACTACTTTATGGTATGATACACCTGGTACAGATATTAGGTTTAATAATATATTACATACTCAAAATGATAATTTTATTTTATATAATAATCATTTGATGCCTGATCCAAATATATTATATAATATTAATCGATCTCAATATTATTGGTTAAAAAATGAAATAAATCATTCAAAAAATTATTTTACTATAGTTGTTACTCATTATTTGCCTAGTGAAAAATGTATAAGTAAACTTTTTAAAACATCTCCAGATAATTACTTATTTTATACAAAATGTGATTCTTTATTTAAAGATGTAAATATTTGGATGTATGGCCACACACATGTTGGACAACAACAAAAAATAGATAAAGCATTGGTGTTATCAAATCCCAAGGGATTACCAAAGGAGATGGGTCGTTATAAAGATTATAAATTTAACAAAGAATATGTCATAGATATTCCATTTTTTTCAAATATGTAATTTCATTAAAAATATATAATAAAAACAAAATATTTTATTATATATTCAAATGTCTTCTACAATTCAATATTTAAACCTATTAAAAGAAGAAGAAAAACTAAATCGTGAGTTGTTTAATTTAAAAATAAAAAAAGTTGAACTTCAGAAAAAGGTATGGAAAGAATGCATACATGATTGGGAGAGATGTTCCGATTATAATGATGATGATTTGTGTAAGTATATATGTAAAAAATGTTCTTTATACAATAATCATTATTTATATTCGTAATTAAATCACTTCTAATTTACAGAATGTTCCTCCACCTAACCCACATTTTTGCATTATCTGTGTTTTATCTAAAGTTTTTATTACAGGGCATTGGTGTCTTTCTTGTGGGCGATGTATTCCACAAAATCGCTTTTCACATTTACAATTAACAGCAGCTATTGATAATTTTTTTTTACATCCTTCAAAAGCACATCTATTTTTTTTGTTTTTTTTCTTTTTCTTTTTAATATTTTTTGTGTTATCATCTATGTGTTTGTTTGCAGATAGATCCATGATATTTGAAGTATTGTCCATTTTAAATTTGTTTACAAATATGTTTATGTATAAATTTATACAATTCTATATTTTTGTCAATTTGTAATAAAAATAAATTATAGAAAATAAACTATAAATTGATTTTAAATAACATAAATATATTTTTTGATTATTATTAATAAGATGTTAATTGTTTCAGTAGAAGGTAATATCGGTTCAGGTAAATCGACCTTAATTGGTAAATTAAAAGAGAGATTAAAAACAATAGGAGATATACCTATTATTTATATTGATGAACCAGTTAAGGTATGGAATACTATTATGGACAAACGTGGTAATAATATTATAAAACGGTATTATGAAGATCAGAAAAAGTTCGCATTTCAATTTCAAATGATGGCATATATTACTCGTATTACTCAATTACGAAGAGCAACTGAACAATATGGTGGTAGATGTATTATTATAACAGAGAGAAGTATTGAAACCGATAGACAAGTATTTGCTAAAATGTTATATGAAAATGAAACATTAGATAATATATCTTATACAATTTATTTGAAATGGTTTGATGAATTGTCTAGAAATCTAAAAGTTAATAAGTTGGTTTATTTAAAAACTAGTCCAGAAGTATCTATGGAACGAGTAATTAAACGAAATCGTCCGGGTGAAACTATATCACTACCGTACTTAAAAAATTGTCATGATCATCATGAAAATTGGCTTGAAAAAACAAATGGTGTTTTAAATTTAGATGGTAATATAGATAATTCTAATACGGATGATTTTGAAAGAAAATTAGATACAATAAAAATAGCAATAGAATCATGGTCTAGATTTGCGTTTAATTAAGTCAAAATTGATAAAAAAGTGAAACCTATAATTTTTTATATTAAAGTTTAATCTAAAAAATTTAAAATGAAAGAGAAAAATATTATATCACCGCTTTTACAATACCCATATGTAAATGAATTGGGTAATGGTTGTAAATCAGTTGTAAAAAGAAACGATTTATATGTTCAATGTAATAAATCGTGCGATGAAGACTATTGTAAAATATGTAAATTAAATTTAAATTTGATTGATGTTAAACATAGAATTATTAGTGGATTTGATGGTAAAACGCCGAATCAGTTTAATATGGTTTGTTATAAGAAAATTATGAAAAAAATGGGAGAAACAGTTTCTAGTTTAAAAAAACAAGCAAAATCGTTGAATTTAACATTAAATATGAATTTTGTTGAAGAGATGTGTAAAAAGAAAAAAAAGAAAACAAGAAAAAAAAAGGATCCAAATGTAGATATAAGTATTGTTAGTGACAGTGATGAAGAAACAGAACCTCGAGTAGTTAGAGGTAGAGGAAGGCCTAAAAATATAAATAATAAAGACAGTAGTGATTTAATGAACGAATTAATGCATGGAACAGAAGAAGAAGAAGTTACTAATTGTGAAGAAGAAAATGAAGATGATGAAATTATAGTTGAACCTTTTGATTATAATGGTGATCAAGAAAAATTTAAAGGTCTAAGTTTATACAAAGATGAAAATAACATTATTTATAATAATCTAGGTGAGGTTTTGGGAAATTATTACTCATCTCAAAATGTAATTGAGGATCTTATTTGAAAATTGATAAAAATATAAAACATAATTTTTATTTTATAACTAAAATCTGAACCAATTAACAATTACACTGTGATAAAATGAATTTCAATAAACTAATAAGTTTGAGAAGAGGTTATATGTTTACATTTGATAACCCAACTATAATGTCTATTAAGCGCTCTCCGTCGGATGTTAATTCAATGTTACATGAACATCAGTATGGTGAAAAATATTCATTAAGTTATGAAACAAATGAATATATTCATTTTGCTATATCTAAAAATGGAATGTATATTGATTGTAAATGGAAAATAGAAAAACAAACCTATGATTTACTAGTTTATATAAAAAATAAACTAGGTGATAAATGGGTACGATATGTTCCTGGTGAGTATGTGATAAAGGTTTTGTAAATTATATTAGTAAATTATTATATTTTATTATCTACATTATCATTATCATTTGTATTCTTATTATCATCTAAACACTTGCAATTATATATATATTTAAAATCTATATTTGAAGCAAATATATTTTTGTCACATTTATTTATATAATGAGTTATTAATGTAGTAATTTTATACAATGAAAACATATTTATTACAAAACAACAAATACTAGACATTGTTATAACTATAATTGTTGTACTTTGTTCTTCAATTGTTAATTTATAAACTAGTAATATGGATATTATTAAATGATTTAAGTATTTCGATAAGATATTCATGCTTATTTGATTCCACCAAAAATGATCACTAGGTGATTTAAAATATATGCCTGCATTGTTAAGAAAATGTTTTGTTTTTTCTCTTTTGATTTGTTTGATTAATCTAATAGATAATGGGTTTGAATATACTCCAAGTTGTTTTATATTATTTAATAAATACTTTATCCCATGAAATTCATTGCCGAATTTATTATGTAATAGTTTGTCTTTTTCTTTTTGTAAGTTTTCATTTGTATCTTTTTCATAATCTACCCACTTTATATATGTTTCCTTCCATTGTTTTAATGTATTCATATTTTTAAATATTTTTTTTATACTATGATGTTTATGAAGTCTCCAAGCGAGTTGTATTCTATAAGCGTTGTATTCAATAGTAGATATATCTGAGTTATATTTAATACTATTTCTATTTTGATTGCGTTTTAATATCTTTTTAGAATTCATATATTCAGATACATATTTTGAATTTTTCATTGCTTCCAGGGCGGCTTCAGAAAATTCACAACCTTCTATTTTAAATCTAAGTATTCTTTTAATTATATTTAAAATTTTCATGACAACATAGTCTAAAAATATAAATGAAAATAAATAATATCCATTATAAACCTGACTTATACATGATAATAATCCTATGCGTGAGAAAACTTCTGTAAGTCTAAATACTATAATATTTTTTATATATGTACTAGTGTAACTAATATTATCTAAGTATTTAAACGGTCTTTCCATTTTAATTCCCATATAATTAATTATCTTAAGACTGTTTACTTCATTTGATATTAATGTATTTGTTAAACTTAGTAATGATATTTTTACAGATAAATAATATGTAATTAATTCTAAAAATGTTTTGTTATTTGATTGATTTAATATAATAAATAATTGAAATAAGGCTTCTGGACCACTTTCTAACAATGCTTCTTTAATTCTTTTGTCTGTTAATTCCTGTATATCAAATATTGTCAAATCATTTGTAAGAATAAATAATAATGAATTTTTTATATATTTAAATTGTAATATATCCATTATCATCCATTTACATGCTTTTAAAAATAATTTAAATATAACTTTGAAAAGAACACAATCATTTTCATTATTGTACTTTATTATAAACTTATTTTCATAAGCGGCATATGTTCGAAAATCATGATCATTTAATGATAATAAAGCTGAACTTATAAATGAAAATAATAAAATTCCAAATGAAGTATAGAAATATTCAGAATTTTCATTTTTTAAATCAACGGTTACAATTATATCAGAAACTATGTCAAAAATATGCAATACTAATGTAAAAAGTAACATCAATCGTGTTTTTCCTTCATAAAAATATGATGTAAATATTTTTTTACACATAGTATTATATTTATAAAAATATTTAAATACCTTTTAGATATCAAAATCTATATAATATATATTTAAAAATAATTAAAACCGGAAATAACGAGTGCGATCTATAGGTTATGTAGTGAAGCGGTAGGAAGTCGTTTTACATCATTGACAGGAGTGGACCAGGTGAGGGCATGGTATATGATGTTTAAAATAGAGATGGAATCAATG